GAGGAACTTCTGGGTCAAGCGGAGCAAGCGGATCTTCCGGTTCATCCGGATCAAGTGGAGCTACTGGAAACGCAGGGACAAGTGGTTCAAGCGGAACTTCCGGAACCTCAGGCTCAAGCGGAGCAAAGGGGGCAACCGGAACTTCCGGGTCAAGCGGAGCAAGCGGATCTTCCGGTTCATCCGGAACCTCAGGCTCAAGCGGAGCAAAAGGAGATGCGGGTACTTCAGGATCAAGCGGAGCAGCAGGAACTTCAGGTTCAAGCGGAGCTAGCGGTGCTAGCGGTACTTCAGGTTCAAGCGGAGCAAGCGGATATTGAACAGAATCTGGTGGTGAAATATACTATGCTAATAATGTAGGAATTGGAAATACTAATCCAGCAAAACGTTTTCATATAACTGGATCGGGTACAGGGGCATTAGCTCCAGCTTTTAGATTGGAAAACACTGACTCATCAGTTGCAGATTGGCAAATGGTAGCACATAGTTCTAATTACTTTTCTTTTAATGAAGTAGGATTATCTGGAAGATTTTATATAAATAACGGCGGTGATTGTGGAATTACAGTAGTACCAACTACTTATAGATTTGAGGTTAATGGTGGCTCATCGGGCGGAGATATTCTTTGTTTCGATTTATATACACATGATGGAGGAGTACATACTTCTGATGCTAGGTTAAAAGAAAATATTGTACCCGCTACACTGGGTCTTAATTTTATCGATACATTAAATCCTGTTAGCTATAAATGAAAAACAGTTCCAGAAAGAGATCAAATGGAAACTGGTAATAATGTAGCCCTAACAACTATAAATAAAGAAGTAACTTCAGAAGAAATAGTATTTGAAAACGGCAAGTATGTAAAAAAAGTTACAACATCATTACAAGACGTAGAAGTGCCGGTAATAGATGTACATGATTTATATAATGATGCTGGGGAAATTATAGGCCAACATGAAATACCTCGAATGGAGCCTTATGAAACAGTTCATCATACGTTTCCTGAAGAAACATTTAGCCGAACCCATTATGGATTGGTAGCACAAGAGGTAGAAACCGCTCTTACTAATGCTGGACTAACCACTACAGATTTTGCAGGATTTATTTATGAAGATAAAAGAGATACATATGGACTTAGATATACTGAGTTTATAGCTCCAATGATAAAAGCTATTCAAGAACTGTCAGCCAAAGTAACACAGTTAGAAGCTGATTCACATACTCATGGCAATAATTAAATAAAACTTGACTATTTTCATCCCCTTAACTATATTAAAAAGTGAAACTAATTAGAGAAGAAACAATAAATAAGGATTACCTCATTATAGAGCAAATAAAAAGAGATGTGGAGAAACTTGATCAAGAAAAACGTCAAAACCCATTTTCTAAAGTTTCTACCTTGATTAATTCTAAAGTAAAATCTCTAAAAAGTTTGCTTTTTGAAACAGTAACAATTTAGTATGAGCCTAGTATCGACAGGGAACATAAGTTTAGACATTAAGTATATATTTTTAAGCTTTGCTCAAGAGTTATTCTTGAACGATGCTAAATATATTTGATCGGCAAATGTATTAACTACCGGCATAATTATAGCGGATAAATACGCAATTGATTTAGGAGTAGTAGCACATAGACCGTCTATTGTATTGTCAAGAGGAAGTATGTCTTGATTAAAGCTAGGACTTGATCAAAGAATTAATACTTCGTCATTAGCTTACGGTAGCCAAATAGGAACTATGGGAGGTCCTCAGGGATCAGCAAATCTTGCTAAGAATGCTAAATTTACTGACTTATTGAGAACCTCAATAACTTTTCATGTACTAGCAGCAAATGGGGTTGCCGCAGATGATATAGCTAATACACTTCATATAGCTTTACTCGCTAATAAACAGGCACTTAAAGCTAAAGGGGTTCATAGAATTTTAGGAATTACCGTTAGTGAAGAACAATTAGTTAATGCGACAAGTGATATAGAAGTAGCTAGTATTTCAATAAGAGTTGACTTTACTACCCAAAGAACCGTACAATTAGGAGAGAGACAATTTAATTGTAGAGTTTATGTTGCAGGTACAGAAGTAGATGAAGGAATTAATTTTAGAGTAGATACTAATGGGACACAAGTTGTATTTGGCACAGCCCCAGCAAGCGGTACTCTTTTAACTTTAACATATGTAGATGCTGTTACCTTAGATACTATTACTTTAGCGGCTTTAGGAACGGGAGACGGAAATACTGTTATTTTTACAGTACCAGCTTCAGGAACAATTTATGGATACTATACGCTTTTGAGTGAAATATTAATAACAGGACCAAATGTAACTTCTCAGATAATAACTAGCGGAGTAACTACAAGCGGCTTAACAACTATATCGGGATTATGAGCAAGTGTTAACTAAAGAAGCACAAGAACAAATAATAAAAGAAGCGTTTTATAGTGAACTTGAAAAACTAGGAGTACTTGCCTGGCTTCCAAGATTAATGAGTTTAATAGGGAAAAAGGGACTAGCTTCAGGATTAAAGGCTACTAATACTGGTAAGTTTTTTGCAGGAGCATCGAAACATAAAGGATTTCAAGCTAAATTAAATTATTTTTCTAGATACGCGAGCCCAACTAATATGATGAAGGGAAAATGGGGTAAGGTAACACAGACTGATTTTAAGAGTCTTAAAATGCAAACAGGAAAAGGGAATATACCAAGAGGGATTAGAACCTCTATAGGTAATACCGCTCAAAACATAAAAGAATTGACAAAAGGATTAAAAGGGAAAAATGTTTGGGAAGGAATGAGCCAAGCTGGAAAAAATATAAAGGATTGGGGCGGAAATCAGCTGCGAGGATCTTTATATAAAGAAGTCAATGTAGGAAATAAAGGCGTTGATTTAGGAAATAAAATATTTAAAAGAAAGGGAATATTACCTAATAGTAAAATTTTAGGGGTAACCAATAGAGGAACAGCTTTAGTGAGAAAAAAAATACCATTAAATGCGGCATATACGGGGCCAGGAATGATGGTAAGCACTCCTCTTATGATTTCAAAAGATAGTAAAGGTAATAAACTTTCGGTTACAAAAAGAGTAGGCCAAGGCGCCAAAGATGCCTTATTGTGGGGGATAGCCCCTCCAATAGGAGCAGCGGATATGCTAAGGTCATTTACAAAATAGTTAAATGGAGGATATCTAAATGGCTTATACTAAACCAGGTGTGTCGGTAGAGCAGGTCAATAATAACACTACACCAATTCTTCAAGCGCCAAACCTAACAGCATGCATGATTGGAAGATCATACTGGTGACAGGATCCAGCGTTAGATGAATCTACGTATAGTACAAAATATACTGATGCAGGCGGACTGACCATCGCATTGTCTGGAATAAATTCTAGTTACAATGAACTTACTAGTGTAAGTGGCTTAACAACGGTAGATTTAATAATTACTAAAGGTAACGGAACAAGTAATACAATACATGTACCAATAGCTAATATTACTAGAAGTGGACTTAATCACTTAGTAATAGATGCTGGATTACTGGTAAGTAACGGCGGAGAGGCTACCGGAGAAGCGGATGCCAAAGTAGGGTATTTAGCTACAAATTCCGGCTCACAAGGATTTAATACACACGCAAGTGTTGCCGATATAAGAGATGTCTTAGGCCCTATTGTATCTTGGAACCCATTAGCTTTTGGGGTATACCTAGCTATGTCAAATTCAGGATCTGAAATTCAGTCTTATGGAGTATCGGCAGATAGTCCTACGGCTGTAGGTGGGTATTCTGATGCATACGATGCTTTAGAAACTAAAGAATCTTATGCCTTAGTACCTTTAACTGAAAAAGATTTAGCGGTTGGTACAATTAGTACTCACTGTAATACTATGTCAGCAGCAGCTGGTAAGAAAGAGAGAATAGCTTTCGTAGCTCCTCAGGTGTTATGGGACCCACTGGGAACTGCCCACGCAGAAACTAGTTCACAAAAATTAGTTACTGCGGGCTTAGTAGGTGACGCAAACTCAGCTTATGAATCTAAACGTATATTCTCAGTACACCCTGATGCAGGATATCTACAAGAAACTAGACATATTAGTACAATTCATCCAGATTGGATAGCTAGTAGTTTTAGCCTTTTTACTAATGTGAGTTTTTCTATATATGAGTTATATGCTAAATTTGCAGCGGATGTACGAATTAATAGTGTACTATACAAGAAAGGTAGTAAGATTACAAGTACAATTTGGAGTGCCTTAGTGGCAGCTGAATGGGGTACTGCAGGAATGGTTACGGTATTAGTACCTGTACCAGGATTTTATTATGGAGCAGAGGCCGCGGGGTTAGTAGCTGGAGAATCTCCAGAACAACCACTTACTAGGCTTCCGATTTCAATAATGAAACAAACATATGGATCTCAAGATTATTTTTCTGAAGCTCAATTAAATAGAATGGCCCAAGGTGGTACATATATTATGACTCAGAATTCTGATTTTAGTTCAGTATATTGTAGACATCACTCGAGCACAAATGTAACGAGTGTGGCAAAACGAGAGCTTAGTGTAACTAAGGCTGTGGATTATACTTCTAAATTTATTAGAGATGGGTTAGATCCGTATATCGGACGAAATACTATTAGTCCTAGTTTTTTAAAATTTGTAAATTCAGTATTAGTGAGTATAGGACTATTTTTAACTCGAAAAAACTATATTGATGATTTACAAGTGGTATCAATTGTACAAAATAGCGTTAATGCGGATACAATAGATGTAGAAATTAATTTACTACCTTTATATCCAGCCAATTATATCACAATCAAGTTAGTATTCTAGGAGGAATAAATAATGGCAACACGAACTTTAAATGATTGGGATTTTGACGTAGAGCACGTACAAGATATTACTAGCGGAAGTGATTTTTTATCTTCCGAATCGGTAGTTATTTGTGCGGGACCGCCTTCAGTAACTAAGGCAGCCGCTTTTAATGAATCTCATTTAATACCAATAGGAGTGGTGCAAAATGCACAAGTTAGTCAAAGTAAACAACTTCAACAATTTTTTGAAGTAGGTTCAAGAGAGCCGTTCTTTATCCCAGGTAGAACATTTGTTAATGCCTCATTAGGCAGAGTAATGTTTGACGGGCCATCAGTAATGAAGGCTCTGTATATGCAGGGAACTGCAGCTGACGTGCCGACGGATTTGGAAGGATTAACTACAGCCGATTTTGCAAATGCACCATCTAACCCTCAAGGGGGGTCTGGAAATTTTTATATAAATTTATCGGCTAAATTCTTTAATAACCCTTTAGGTTTAGCATTTTTATTAAATGATATGGACGACAATAGATATGGCGGTTTTTATTTAGAAAATTGTTTTATCCAGCAACATACACTTAACGTGGCAAGTCAACAAACTGTATTGTTTGAAAATGTATCTATAAGATGTTCTCGATTAGTCCCTCTTAATTGGAAAGAAGCATAATTATAAATTTAAGATAAAAAAAAGGAAGGGGGCAATGCGCCCCTTTCCTAATATTTCTATAAAAAATGGACTATTTAGCCCACTTTCCTTTATTTACAATCCTAGAAATTATACTATAAACTCCTAAATCTAAAAAAGCATCTTCTACAGATTCGTTTTGTGGAGACCTTCCGGTCTTTACCACAAGATTCAATAATCGTTGCATTTTATCATTCATACGAATAATTATTCCAGTAGTAGACAACCTTTTATCTTCGTCTGTTTTTAAGTTGGTTCCCATACTGATATTGTTTGGACCATAATCCATTTGTTTCCTACAAAAGATAGCAAAATCTTCAGCCTGTATAGCTTCAAATTCTTTCATCATTTCTGGATATTCTTTTTTACAGAACTCAATTGGATTTATAATGTCTGTCATTTTTATATATTGATTAGTGCTTCCAATGGCCACTAACGTGAGAGTCTACTTCCATAGACACGTCGGGGGCATAATAGTTAAAGGCTAGTATCATTAATTTTTCTACCATCTTTGCTACATCGTCTGCATCATCTTCGTGTACTTCTAATAAGATTTCATCGTGTACTACGTTTACTAGTCTAGCATCGTAGTCTTTTTTGTCTATTTCTGCTTTGAGTAAACAAAGAGCTTTTTTTGTAGTACTAGCTCCTGCTCCCTGAAAAGGGAGATTTTTTGCTTCATTCATAGCGTGAGCAACTTCACCTTTATTATCCCAATCTACATGAGACAAGTCTACACGGCGCTTATCTAATGGCGAATAATTATATTTATTTTTTGTGGCGTCAGCTACTAAATTATCAAGTGTATATTTTATCTTTGGAAATGTTTTAAAATATAATTTGATAAGTTTTTTTGCGCCATCTAGGTCTAATCCTAAATTTTTCCCTAGTTTAGTAGGGCCAATTCCGTAAATTAAACCGAAGTTGATGGCCTTAGTGTTCCCACGTAGTGCCAACATTTCTTTTCCTTTATCACATAAAAAATCAGTTTCCGGATCTTTCTTCCACACCTTTCCAGTATCTGGATCTAGAAAATCATCATAAGGTCTATTATATATAAGACTTGCTGAATAACTATGTAGGTCCATGCCCTGCTCAAGTGCATAAGTAAATTTAGGTTCTTTGCTTAACTGCGTTAATAATCTCAATTCTTGCCCAGAAAAGTCAGCGGCAATTATTTTATAATCAGAGTGTTGAGATGTAAATGCCGCTCTATAAACAGCCTCTTTAGGAATATTCATTAAGTTCGGCTCTTTCCCAGCCATTCTTCCTGTTTTTGCTCCAAGTTGAACAAACCTCGCATGAATACGTTTATCTAATTTATGTACGTTTTCATTTAAGAAGGCTTCTCCATAAGTGGTTACCCTTTTAGTAGCCTGTCTATACTCTAGAAGCGCGTCGATGACTTCATGTCTTACACTTTTAAGAGTATTTACATTCGTGTTTTCTAAGGGTTTTCCTATAATTTTTTCTAATATAGGTTTTATTTGTTGATGGGAATTATAATTGATAATGGGTTCTCTAAATAAATCTACAGAACAATGTGGTATGAAGAAATTATCTAAATCTTTTTTAGCTTTGGCGGCTGTATCAGCTGCTAAGGTTTTAAGAGCTAACCATTTAGGTTTGTCTACATAAATTCCATTTAGTTCCATATCTCCCAACACTCTTGCAGTATCATATTCTAAAGTACCCAATTCTTTCATACCACGTTGCGCTAATAAATGTTGAATTTTAGCATATAATGGTATCAAATACTTAACGTCTAATCCAGCATACTCTATTTGGTCGTCGTCAAATTTATCCCCAAATTCCATTTCTGAAAAACTTTTTTGAGAACTTTTATCTAAATCGACGCCGAGAAACTTTTTAGCCACTTTAGCTAAACCGCTTCCAATATTTCGCCCTTGGACTAATAGTTGGTGTCCTAACATAGTACAATGTATATTTTCTATTTCTATCTTAAAATTAGATTTTGTAAATTGATATTCAAATTTGCTATTATGAGCTATCTTTCTTGTATCCGGTAATTTTAACCAATCTAATAATTTGAAAATATGTGTTCTAAGTTTATAAACATCATAAACATACTGTCTATATTCATTACCTACTTGTATAAGTAGTACTTTATCAGTAAGTGGATCTAATCCTGTAGTTTCAAGATCATAGCCTACTCCTTGTAAGGATTTTAAGTATTCAAGAGATTTATCTAGCTGTTTGCTAGTAGTTATGTATGTCATCCATAAAATACCTGAGTTTATCAGCTCTCCAAGTTCGTCTTAATTTGTTGAGAGCTTGTTCTTTAATTTGACGAATACGTTCCCTAGTTAAGCCTAAATCAATACCAATATCTCTAAGAGTATAAGGTCTAATATGCCCAATACCAAAATACATTTTCAATATTTGTTTTTCTCTAGCAGGAAAACTGCTTATAACGTCATCGAATTCCTCTCTGAATTCATCAATAAGATGTTCTAATTCTACTGAAGAGGCTATTGCTGGAATTACGTTTGTAAGCGTATCGTCGTTATCTGTGTGGGGTTCGTCAAGATGAATAACTGTATAGCTATATTTTAAATCCTGTAAAGCGTTAGGATTATCGACTAATTCTGCTATTTCATCATAACTAGGAACACGCTGTAATTTCGTTTCAAGGTATTCTCTAGCTTTTGTTATCTTTGTAACATTTGTTATTTTGTTTAAAGGTAGACGAATCATTTTTGCATGCTCATGAATGGAAGCCATAATAGCTTGACGAATCCACCATACAGCGTAAGTAATAAATTTGAAATTACGAGAAGTATCAAATTTAGAAAAAGCTTTAACTAATCCTAAGTTTCCTTCTGCAATTAAGTCTTCTAAACTAATACCTTGATTCTGATATTCTTTTGCAACTTTTACAACAAATCTTAGATTTGAGGTTATTACTGTATCATAAGCTTTTCTATCACCAGCCTTTGCTAAGCGCAAGAGTTCTGCTTCTTCTCCCTTTAATAAGGGGTTGTGATTTTGGATTTCTTTTAAGTAACGTTTCATATATCTAGTATCACATAAGACTGATTATTTTTTGAAAAGTTCCCCACACCGTGTACCTTTGTAGTATTTATACTTCCTTCATATTTTTTATGATGGTGTGCGAAAACATAATGTTTTGGTTTTAAAACTTCGACTAATTGTCTTAAATGTTTACTACCTTCATCATGATTAGTTTTTTTAGAAAAAATTAAATCTGAAGCAGCTTGGTGAGTTACTAAGACGTCAATAGAAGTATCGTCAGTGGTGGCTCGTATACTTAATTCCTTAATTTGTAAAGAAGTATAAAAGCGTTTATTTCGATCGACTAATTTTTTCTCCGGCCAGTGAAATTTAATAGGAGACCATATTCCTCCTAAAACACCAATCCGTACATCACAAATGGTATGAACTCTAGCTTGAGGTAAATAGTGTATATTTAGAGAGTCTAAATACCAATGAGTTAGATTATTAAAATCTTCATGGTTACCCATAATAAAATATATAGGTATATCAAATCTCTTTAAATTTTGAGCAGTTAAATCTTGTATTATTTTTTTTACATTCCAAAAATTATGACGTACTTCTTTAGAACAGGCAGCCTCTTCCGATCGATATAACCCAAAATCTCCGCCCTGCACTATTGCATCTACTTTATGTTTTTTTACAAAAGAATATACATTATCAATGTTAGAGTGTACATCTCCTATAAAAGCTATTCTTGCGGCCATGGTTCACTATCTCCTTGAAAAATTACTGTTTGCCCTTTTAAACTTACTTCCACTGTTTGCCCATTTTTTAGGGCATTACATACCCAACATAGGGGAACTATACATTTCTTAGAGTTATCCCAATTATGAAACACTCTATCATATTTTTCTTTTTCAATGTCTCCTATCTGGTTTTGGGTATTCCAAATTTCTCCCAAGTCTTTACTCTGCCTACGTTGCTGTCTAAGATGTTGATCGCCGTGCGGTGCGGTAGTGTTTATATTATGACTCATTAGAATATATAAATAAACCTAGCAGAATTTACTACGTCACGGGTCCAATTTAAAATAAATTGAGCACCAATTTGACCAATAATTCTATTTCCACCTTGGACTATGCCTGCCTCTAATTCATAGGCTAATTGACAACTTCCATTTTCTACTTTTTCTGGCAAAGTTTTTAGCATATCATCTAATGTATTAGTTGGATGCTTAGTAAAAGCAGCTATGGAGCGGCCCTCACTTCTTAAATCTATCCAATATACTTCTGGGTTTTTCTCTGCAAAGCGAAACAATAGTTCTCTAAAAGCAGTATTATCTACAGCGCTTACTATGCAATCGTATCCTGTTAGCTGTTCTTCTGTAAGTATGTTTTCAGTAATGGCTGAAAACCCGTATTTTACTTCAAGACATTCTGCTTTATTATCCATTATATCTTCAGTTTCATAAGTAGTATACGGTAAATTTTTACTTTCAACAGTATCTTCATCTGCAAAGTAAAATAAAGTCTTATGAAATTGATTGTGTTTATTATAGTGATCTATATCTGGGGCTATCCAAGAGCCTATCCCACCACCACCTACTATTAATATTTTTTTCATTAGTTTTGTATAATTATTTGTGCTTCGTTAAATTCTCTGATTACACCATCAAAATACCAAGCTGTCATACTCCTATACATGGGAGAGAAGATAATATATACTCCTTCATAACCTGCATAATTTAAATCAGTGGTAGAAGGTATTGGGTGGTGTCTTGGGTGTGTATGTGCTATACCTACAAGATCATAATCTGCATCATCATGCATATGAGTAGTTTTGCTCAACACATTGAATAAATCTTCAGGTTTTGGAGTATAATACACTTCGGCTTTAGAAGATATTTCTGTGTTTCGCATTCTCATATATTCCATACAATGCCAATAGGTATCGCTGGATTTACTACCCAAGAGAGCCCCACAGATTTCTACTGTGGGGTCCTCTAAGGCGTGATTGTAAATATCAGCAATAACACTAAAATTACAAACTAAAATCATTATATGAACTCGATTAAGCAGCGTTTAGGAATTCTTGCTTTTTTACAAATCTGCTCTAGAGGAGCAGGAGCTTTTCCAAAACGTTTCCAAAAATTAGCCTTAATGAAATTATAATCTTTAAATGTAATCCAGTTTTTTCCTGGAGGGCCATATAAAGCCCATATTAAACCATTAGGCATATCTAGTTCTCTGGAAATTGTGTCAAGATTGAGGTTAACCCAATGCATGGCATATATACCAGGGCTGCCAGTTCTTACAGGCACTGCTTTAGAGCTATCTGAAGGGCGATGACATGGGTGTATTCTGTCTAGAAGACCTCTACCTCTTACAATGTCGTTTGCAACCTTTGAAAATCTTCCTAGATATTTATTCATTTCAGTTCGAACAGTATTAGGAGTTATATTCAAATTCATATCTCTTAAATTTTGCATAATATGTTCAAAATGTACTCCGTTAGCGAACTGCTGGTGAACATAATCTTTTGCCCATAATTGGCCATTTACCGGAAGTCCCCAACGCTTGTGTTCTATCCATTGTATCCCTGCGGCTTTAAAAAGTCCTCGCAAAGTTTCTGAAGTAGTGTTTAACCTTTCGGCTAAATCAGATTGAGTAGTTCCTATCTGTACAATAAAAGGAGCAGAACCCTCAGGAAATGAAGGTTCCGCTGCTTTAGTAAGTTCTAATCTTTTACCAGCTCGTCTTAAAGTTGGAATGAAATTATCAGCAGTAGTAATGTTTACTCCGCTACCTCGGCTTGTTGTCGTATTCTGTTTTCTCATTTGTCTTATTCCTAAGTTATCCGCCAGCTAAAGCGTTTGTTAGTACAATATCAGTTCCGATTACATCTGCAACACTAAGCCCATTAGGACTACGAAATTGTTGATCGATAAATAACCATTTTGATTCATTGTTTGTTTTTTCTTTTATCATGTCGATTGCGTCGAGAGGAGTCCCATACCAATCATCGTGACCACTTTCAGATATAATCTGTACGTGAACCTGAAGGTTGTCTTCTTTTTTATTCATTATAATTTTGTGATTATTATAGAGTTGTTATTTGCTGAGCGACAAGATTGTCGTTATGTAATGCAAATAGTCTATTTACTAATTTGTCTTTTCCTACTTGTGCTGTGGACTTATCCACAATACAAACATAATTTCCAGACGGGTATCTATATACCTGAGAACCGTCTGCACTAACTACATAAGTATCTAATTTACCTTTAACAAGATATCCGGTAATAGTTTTTCCGCTTATATTATAAGCATCGATTTTGATATTAAAACGTTTTTCTGTGTCAGCTAATAATTTTTTACTTTTTTCAACTGCCTCATTAAATTCTCGTTTTGCACCATCCAGTAAGCCTTTTATATCAGAGCTACTTACATTTTGAACAATGGTACCATCTAAGAGAGCGCTAACAATTTGTAGAACATTCACATAATTTTTAAATCTTATAAGTCTCTGAGTGTCAGATACTCTAAATTCTTGTTTATTTAAAACTAAATAGTTTATATTTTTTTGTCGTCTAATTGGAAATTTAAAGGAAAGCATGCCGCCATCTAAGGGGTCTTTTGCTTTTACATCAACACCATTTTGAAGATACCCATGTATTTCTAAAGAGCAGCTGCTAACTGAGTGTAAAAAATAATCATAGTCTTCTTGTGAAGTAAAGCAAAGCGCCCTCTGAAGGCATTCTGCAACTTCGCTAGCATTTACTCTATGTTCATTTATATATAAACGTTTGCTTACTACCCCATTCGCATTAGTAGTGTATTGTGCGTCAAGATTAAAGGAAACTTCTCCAATTATACCAGAAGAAGCGTCTGACTGAGCTTCATCCTCTACGAATCTATCTAAAATTCTTTCAAAATTTAAATCTTGAATGTCGGACCAATACCATCTTAATTCACTTATTAAAGTTTTAGTCCAGCCTTCATTTGGCTTAAATATTCGTTGGTTTTCATAGGTTATTTCTGTAGAGGAAATTGTCATTCCGTTTAAAGAGATTGGTTTAGTATCTAATTTATCTAAACGAGCAGTAAATTTTTTACTCAGATTGGTTTTAGCTACTTCTTCATTTTCTTCTCTTAATTTAAGTTTATCAGCTTTTTTTACAACTTGTTGTATGTCTCTACTTTCTAAAAGCATAGGAAGTTCCCCAGCTTTTGAAGCGGACGCCCACAAGCTTTTTAAAATTGTTTCAGTAGGGAGCACGGGGTGATCATCAGTAAATACTAATGTTTGAACACGACCCGCAGCGTCTCCATCCCTAAACAATATTCTACCGATGTCCATGTAATTGTATAATTCGTGATCGGGAGTCAGCATACTTATATAAACTCTATTATTGTATTGATTCCAAGAATTATTATAACTATAAGAATTTTTATTACTTTGTTCTACTGTAAATACAACTCGTCTGTTAACGGATTCTAATACAGCGATAACTGCTGCAAATTTCTTTGAAGGGCTACCATTATAGAATAAATGTTCAGGATTTACTTCTTTTACAAAAGTAGAGGTTCCTTTGCTATTTAATTCTGATAGAAGCTTAGAGGCTCTTGGCCACAAGTCAACTATTGAATTATCGATTACTCCTAGTTCCATATAATTTCCAGAAATCTCAGTATTTATAAAAATATGAGTATATAATTCTTCCCAGAGATTACTAATATTTTCAAAAACTATATCTGTAAAATTTACAGATAGGCTTCTGAAGAAATTAGAAAGGGCCCCAAAAGAACGTACGGTAGTAAGATCTTCTGGAGCTATTTCTTTTATTTTAAAGTTATATACGACAAAAAAGTTTTTGTCATTATCTTCTATTTCTGCACCATAGGTTTCTAACGTAAAATTAAGGTCGTCAGAAGTTCGCGTTGAGTTGTTAAAGTTTCTACCTTCTAAATGACACATAGCTTTGCTAGTTGTCAATTGAAAGGTGATACCTGATAAGGTACCGCTGTGCATTTGAAACTCTTCACTATTAAACAAGGCGAAGGGTTTGGTACGTAATGTTTCCTGTTGTTCTTCACCAATTCCTAACTCATAAAGTGAGTTTAGAGCTGGTATTATTTTCAGTTTTACTTGCATGTGTTTTAATCAAAAAGTCCGGTTTTTTCTGTTAATTCATTGGATTCGGAAGTACTCTCCTTCATGTCACATATAGTTAACACTAGGAAGTCTTTTGGGTCTGGATATAAATTTACTTCTTTACCTTGTAAGCCTTTCAGCGTACCGGCGTCGTAATAATCTAAAACTTTTGCTAAAGTGCTACCTGACGATAGCTCACCTTTCGAGTCGAGTGTAAACCATAATCCCTTTATCCCTTGGGACTGTTTATGGTCTTCTACCCAACAATCAGATACTTGAAAAGTCCTACGACCATCATTAACTGAAAGTATAATTTTATCCGCAGTTTCCCCATCTCTGGTGGATACTGTTGTTTTTTTCACTTCTTCTACTGTTCCCTGTCGTAACTTGCTTCCGACTCCTAAATCTAAAAAGTCATTCATTGTTTTCTTATTTGGTTGATATTCTTTAATGTCTTAATCTAGTAACTTGCTTCCGTTGTGTGAAGACTGAATACCATCTTCTACATAAAAAAAAGGTTAGGATGGCCCTAACCTCTTCTTAATTCTTATACCAAAAAATCTAAATTTCGCAGCTGTCGTTACTACAAAATTTTTCTACTTCGGCATTGTTTCCCTTAACTTTCTTGAAAGATAAGGATTTTATGTTTTTAATTAATTTATTATAAGCATCTTCCGTTATTTTTTCGTAAGGCATTTGCGGGTAAGCACCTCCTTCTAATTTTGGAAGAAATGAAACAGATTTTAATTTGTATTGAAATATATCTAAGGCCTGCTCTATGTATGGGCCTTCCGTTTCCGGGTCAAATGTGATAGTAACAGAGACAGAGTTATCTGCCCAGTACTTTTGCATAAATGCAGCCATCTCTAACTGTTCCCACATTGATACATCTTCTAAGGTTCTTATGTGCTCTCCAACGTCGACTGGAACTTCTACTACTGACGTAGTTGCTTCTTGCCCAAAGGCTTTTTCTACAACATATCCTGCCTTTCGTAAAGGTTCTAATAAAGGACTATCATTAGCTAAGCGTACACGTCTAATATAAAAACGGCTTTCTGGGTAATGCTGTCCAGGGGTAGCGCCTACTAGTATAGAAATGGAACCACTAGGTTTCATTGTACTTAGGCGTATAGACCTAGGAATAGCAAACCAGTCTGAGTATGATTCATCATAGTTTTTTAGGGCTGCGTATCCCTCATTTAGCCAATGCTTTAAAGTATCTATAGAATTGTTTGCTAAGAATTGAGCTACGGCACCTACGCCTGTACCTACTCTTCTATTTCTTAACATAATTTGATTGGTTTCAGGCCAATGGGTATCAAGTAATGTTATTGTTTTAGAGTATAAATAGGCATATTTTAGAGAGCGTATAAAGTCTTCAAGAGTGTCATGTTTGCTTAAGAACACCTCACATAAATTGCATTTTTCTCCGCTTTCTAAAAATATTTCACCACAAGGGTTAGTGCCCTTAGTTTTCGTATCAGCTCTTAAACCACTGTTGGTTTCACCAAAACGTCCATTTGCATGGGCATTCTCTGGCCATAATAATCCGGGTTCTCCATTTATTCTTATTCTTTCAGCAATCTCTTTGTAGTTCATACCTACTGTGCCTATCACGGAATTGTTACTTGCCCAGCCATATTCTATACGATCTGGATTTTTCTCATAATTTTTTAAATCCAAAAATTCGTCTATAGGTAAGCCTGCAAGTAAAATAGCGGATCTTCTTACGTTTCCAGCTACTACAGTTTTGCCAATAAAATTAAATATATCAGCGATAGTTCTAATAGTAATAAGGGATCCAGCATTATGTGATAAAGTTTTCTCTATCATAATATGCATCTCTTTTAGAGGGCCTGATCCAGAGGATACCCCTCCAAAGGTTTTTATAGGTAAGCCTTCTGCTCTAATTTCAGTATAATCAAAGATAGGTTTAGGTATTTTATAAAAGAAAGATTTTATTAATATGTCTAAACTTTCTACCCAACCTTCCCTAGAATCAGGAATAACAAAAACTTCAGTACCTTCTAATTGTCCCTTTACTTCAACAGTGCCCGCACCTAATAAGTCGGCCCCAATACCAACACCGCACATAAGCATATCCATAGCAAATGTAAAAGGTTTACTGGGATCTTGTTTCATAGTTTCAGTACTAATAAAACTACAATTAAATAATGCAGGTGTTAATTTTTTCTTTTCAATTATATCGGTACCTTGCGCATACAACCCTCTTCCTGGTGCTAAAATTTTCATAGACCACATTCTGTAGTACATTTCCTGTGCAGAAAATTGAGCTTTTTGAGGAACCCAAGCTAGTCTAAGTGATTCTATCCATCTTTTTTGAATGTTATAGGTACCTTCAACAACTCTTCTGATGGTTTCCCACCATTCCTCGTTTTTGCCATTCTCCTTAATTCTAGAGTATGTACGTTTGTAAACTAACTCACCTAAACCGTTAAATCCAAATGGAGGTTTTTTTCTTTTGTATTTGTCTATAAATGTTTCAGTTAGTCTAAAAGGTACATAATCTTCCATTTGTTTTTTCTCCATTAAGAAGGTTGTTCAGAATCCGAAGAACCGAAACCTTTATCCCCACGAGCGGTTTCAGTAAGTTCTTCTTCCTCTCCTAACTCTTCTAGCTGTATAAGCTGTCGTCTTAAAATAACCATTTGAGCAATTTTGTCACCAGGCTCTATGGTGTAAGGGCGATATCCAGTGTTTTTAAACATGACAGCTATCTCGCCTCGATAGTCAGAGTCTATGACTCCGGCAGTCACTTTTAAAGCATTTTGTAGGCTAAAGCCGCTTCTGTCCCAAATTTTACCAAAGTAAGAGGTGGGTATTTCAAAGGATAGTCCGGTGTGAACCGCTTTTGTTGTATTTGCTGGAATAACAATTTTATGATCGGCATATAAGTCCATGCCAGCTGCGCCATCATAGGCCATTGTAGGGGACTTAGCTGATTTAGTCAGCTTTTTAAATCTAATATTCATTTAGTTTGTAGTGGTTTCTGGTGTAATTTTATTTTCAATAATCTGTATATTATTAATAAGTGTTATGGAGTCTATAGAAAGCATAGTAGGGGTTTTAAAATCGGCAGTAAGAGCCGTTATATCTATATTTTGGAAATCGGTTTCACCGAAAGGGCGAAGTACAATAGCATCATCTATCCCCTTCACTAGTTCAATAATTCCTACATAAGATTCTCTATGTAAACCTTCTCGAACAATAAAGCATTTTGGGCCATAAATATTTATAAAGGCGCTTATACTATCTTTTGAGAACATAATTTTTTTACCTTGGTTAAGTAATGTTCCGGCTCTGTAAGCCATTCATTTTTAAAATCTTTAAAGGGTATGGAACGTCTACCTTCATCATCATACCAGTATTTAGTAATAATGCTTAAAGGCGTAATATATACCTTAGTTGGATGTATTTTTTTGAAATGAATTAAGAAAAAAGCTATTCCACCTAATTCCTTAACCATCTCTAAATACAATAATTGGTGTTGGTGTATATTAGCTAAAGGAAATCTAGTTTTTATTTCAGTTTCCTTCGCATCATAAGCAATAAATTTACCACCACCAATTAGTCCGGCATAATCTACAGTTGAGGTTTGTGCAATTAATCCTCGTTGTGTATAAACAATAGGCACTGGTATCTTTAAAATCAAGGCTTTTCTATCTCGCCTTAAATTTAAATTAATAGCATTTGCTGTCTTTTCTAATTGATTAACTTTCATTATGAGAACCGCCTAAATATTTAGAATATCCTATTTGTTCTTCTAACTTCCAATTTAAATTAGCAGTTATATACTCAATTATATGTTGAGGAATTTTTTTAAAGAATTCTTCTTTTAAATAAAAATCTTTTTTATTAAAAGTTTCAATACTTATAGCACTTTCTAAACAATATTTTTCTAAAATTATTGTAGAATCCCAAATAGCTAGATTGTATTTTATAGCTAAAAAATCTAATTCAATTTTTGGATTCTCCAACAACTCTTCATATTTTATAAATTCTATATTTTTTACCACTTTCCTTAATAATAAAAATAAAGCTATTTTTTCTTCTCTGCATTTAAAAATATTGTCAAATGTCTCTACTATCTTTTGTTCCGTAATTATATCATAAGACCTAAAATCATTAGATAAAAAATCTTCCCAGCTAACCATAGCTAATTCAGGTAAATGGTGAGGGTGTTCAAACATACCTAATAGCCAGGAATAAGGATTCTTGTGTATTATTAAAAATAAAGTGTCTTCAGGAATTGGTATTAAAGAGTTATAATTTGGCAATCCATGTTTCCAGCCGTGATTAAAAACTATTTCAACCTCTCTGATATTATCACGTATAAGATACTCTAACCAGGTAGTTCCTGAATGCCTTTCCCCAAATAGCTGTATTTTAGAAATCATTAGGATTCAAATGGATTGCAACTAATCATTTCTTTAATTTGATCTTGTATAGAAGGTATTTCATCTATTATAGGTTTTTGAATATCTTTACTATTTACCAAAGATCTATCACAACCTGGGGTTGCTTCAAAGAGATCCACTTTTATATCTAAGTTATACTCGGCGATTAGCAACGTTAGTAACTGGTATTTGGAAATGATTTCAGGAGAAAATATATGTCTAACTCCTTTCCAGTAAGTTTCCTTAACAATAATATCCCTAATAATTTTAGCTAGTTGCCAACAAGTAACTCCGTTCCAAAAATGATTTGTGTATCCAAATACTTTAGAACCCTCTTGAGTTTTTAACCACTCTATTAGGGAACGTTGGTTTCCTTCTCGCTCTTCACCAATTAAAGAAGTTCTGATTACAGTAATATTTTCAGGCTCTCCTAAAGCCTTTGTTTTTCCATAATCATCGATAGCGTCTTTAACATCTACCTCTGAGTACTTACCTTTTTTTCCTGAAAATACGCCATCGGTAGTAATATGTATTACATTGACTTCAGTAGTTTCTGCTAAATCACTTAATAGATGTGGAAATATACTATTAACCTGTATAGTCTCATATAAGCCCCTAACTTGCATTCTTGGCCCAATGACCCCGGCACAGTTTATTATGACGTCCTCGGGGCCAATTTGCTCCAATTCTAGCCATTTAAGAACTGTAGCAGGCCTACATAAATCGAATTCTTCGGAACCCAAGGGTACTAGGCCTTTAATTCCTATTAACGCGGAGCTTACATAACGGCCTAACATGCCATTAGCTCCGAATAGATACATCATTATATTGTCTCCTTTAAAATTGTTTCTAAGTCTTTTTTTGACACGGCAAAATCCTTACTGTTATATTCATTATTTTTTAATAAAACTTCATCGTTATAAGTATTTTTATAATGCATTAAATAATATTTGCCAGGATCAGCCACTCTCCCTAATTCTTCTTTAGCAATCATAACCTCATGAATTTTTTCTGAAATACGAGGTTTTCCTATTTTGTATTTTAAACCAAAATTTTCTTTAAAATAATCAAACATATCCTTAACTAAAAAACTTTTTAATTTAGGAATAATATTAAACCCAGTTAATGAAAAACCTATAGGACGGCTAAGCGCGTAATCTATTAAATTTACAGCTTCAGCTACTGAAATCATAAATCTAGTCATGTCCGCACTATACAATGTAAGTGTATATTCGTTAGAAATGGCGTTCTTTATTAAAGGAATAAGACTTCCTGTAGAACCTAACACATTGCCATAGATGGCCGTGTTTAAAACACAGTCTCCAAGAGAGTTTTCAGAATTTACTATGAACAATTCTCCTGCTACAAATTTCATAGAACCATATAAGGTGGTTGCTGCTCTACTTTTGTCTGTAGAAATAAAGCAAGAATCTATATGATTAGTTTCTGCAGCGGCTCTACTGTTAAGAGCTCCATTAATAATTGTTTTGACGGCTTCACTTGGATTTTGGTCAACGGCTTCTATTTGCTTCATACTAGCCGCAAAGATAGCTTTGGAATGACCCATAGAGGCTTCTATCAGCCTTTCCTTATCATTTACGTCACCTATGACACATTTAATATTTGGGAATTGTTTTTTTAAATAATAGTGCTTTGCCTCATCACGGCTATATACGGTAATCCTATTAGTTCCATAATATTCTTTAACTAACGCAGTTCCTAAAAACCCCGCTCCTCCAGTAATAAAAATACGTTCATCAAACATTAGGAAGACCTCTCTCGTATTGACAATCGAGGTAAAGGTTTTAACCATTTACCTAAAAACCACGAGTTCTTATATACAATTTCATCTATAAAATTATAGGCAAGTACTAGAATATGATCTGGATTATACCCACGTAGAAAATCATTATCTAAGATTGGTATATGAGTTCCAGGTGTGAGTTTATTTTGTCGTAATGGAGAGTCATCTATAATAAATGGAATCTCATCTTCTGTAATACCCATAGTGGATAAGTATATATTAGCTTGACCACTAGCTCCATAAGCTACTATTGTTTCATTTTTCTCTTTAATATTATGCAATGTTTGCTTTATATCTGTTTTAAGATTTACTAACTTCTTTTTAAAAACTTTAATTTTATACTCAGTCAAAGCTGGAGGAAAAAAGTAAAGGGGGGTTGCCGGCTTAGTTCTACTAAATATAGCATGTAAAGATGTTCCATGTATACTAATATACTCATAAGAGTCTAAGTATAATCCATGTTTATCCATTAGAGCAGTTAAAGACTCTATTGTATAATAAAATAAATGCTCATGATAGAAAAATGGAAAGCACATCTCATCTAGTAAATAATGAAAATCCTGCACTTCTATAATTAGTTTGCCGTCAGGACTTAATAAGGTATCTATACCATCTATAACACTTTCCAAATCTTCCATATGGGCAAAATTGTTAGCGGAAAATATAACATCCATAAGCCCAAAATCATTTTTTATTTTAGTAGCTACTTCGTTATCAAAATAGTTATTAACTAGTGTAACTCCTTTAGGAACAGAGTCTAAAGCAACATTTGATGGGTCTACATTTATTACTAAATGATTCCCTAATTCCATTAGTCTTTCTCCTAGTGGGCAAGAGTTTCCTCCTATTTCTAATATACTAGAGGACGAAGCTAATTCGTTATGTAAACTTTCGGCTTCCGCATAAAAGTGATCTTTTAAAGTTTTAGTAGCGTGTGTATTATAAAAATAGTTATCGAATAGCTCATGTTTTGGTATCCTATCTTCTTTTAAAACTTGAGCTAATCCACAATCTTTACAATATAAGATTCTAAGAGGTTTTAAAACGTCGTCTTTAATATCTTCTAAGAAATTGCCTGCTATAGGTGCATGATCCATAGAAAATATAATATCGATGTTAGTTGAGTTGCATATAGCGCATTTCATCTTTAATTTTTGGTTTTGTAATAGTTAAGTCAATACTGAATCATGTCATCCAGCATTGTTTCAAAAGTATACTTCGGAACCCACCCTAATTCTTTTTTAGCTTTAGAGCAGTCTCCTTTTAATACATCTAGTTCTTCTGGACGTAAGAATTTCTCATCAACTCCTACAAAAAATTTCCAATCCGGTAAGCCCAAAGCTGTAAATACATAATCTACTAGGTCTCTTATTGAATGAGAAACTCCGGTGCTACATACAAAATCTCCAGGGGTATCCTGTTGTAGTATGAGTCACATAGCTTCAACATAATCTTTAGCATGGCCCCAGTCTCTATAGGCATCTAAATTTCCTAAATAGAGCTTACCACTAAGTCCAAGTTTTATTTTAACAGCTTCTTTTACAACTTTATTAGTAACAAAGTTAGTTCCACGTCTGGGAGACTCATGATTAAAAAGTATTCCATTAGAAATAAACATATCGTAAGCATTTCTGTATACATGAGTTAAATTATAAGCATAGACTTTAGAGCATCCGTAAGGCGATACAGGGGCTAATGGGGTAGTCTCTCGTTGGAACCCGTCTGCATCTATACTATTACCAAACATTTCAGAAGAAGAAGCTTGATAAATTTTAGCTTTTGGACAAACAACCTTTACAGCTTCAAGTAAATTTAGAACTCCGAGGGCCACCACATTAGTTGTATATGTAGGTTGTTCAAAAGAAATTCTAACATGCGATTGGGCCGCAAGATTATATATTTCGTCTGGCGTAGAATCCTTTAACGCTTTAAGTAAAGATACCATATCTGTCATATCAGCATATACTAAATTAAGTTGTTTAAAAATAGAGTCTAATCTAGCCGTCTGATTTTCCGCAACTGAATTACGTTTTAAGGTTCCTCAAACTTCATAGCCTTTTTCCAACAATAATTCTGCAAGATAGGAACCATCCTGTCCATTAATTCCCGTTATTAACGCTCTTTTCATTTTTATAATTCCTCGTTTATTAGTTTGCAAATAAAGTGAATATCCTCGGGTGATAACCCTGGGTGATTCGGTAGGTACATTCCAAATTTTGAGATATAATCTGCATTAGGTAAGTTGACTGCGGCTCCGTTATGTTTCACATAAAAAGGTTGTGACCCCATTGACCCACAAATTAAAGGACGCACTTCTACGTTATTTTCTTGTAGTTTTTTTACAATTTTATCTCTATTAGTACTTATTATTGGAAAAGCAAAATTAGAAACTATGTCATCCTTATGAAGGGGAGGGGTCCAGGCTAAATGCTGTAAGAGTTCTCTATATAATTTATAGTTTAAATGTCGTATATCAATATTTTTATCTAGTTTATCCAATTGTCTTAAACCTATATAGGCCTGTAAGTCTGTTGATCTTAAGTTAAAGCCAGCATTATAGAAAGTATATAAAGCATCAAACTCTGAAATATTCCAAGCATTTTGTAATTGATCTTGAGTATTGGTACTTAAATCTCTATCCCAACCATGGCTTCGTAAAGAAAGTAATAACTCATATAACGCAAAACTATCAGTACTTACAAACCCACCTTCAATGGTAGAAATGTGATGTCCAAAAAATGTAGAAAAACTAGACATAAGCCCCACTGTTCCAAGCTTTACCCCGTGGTAAGTTGAACCTAGGGATTCGCAAGCATCTTCTAAAAGCAGAACGCCATAACGTTTACATAAGTCTACAATTTCTGTCATATTAGGAACTAATCCTAAAACTGAAACTAACATTAGGACTGAAATATCGTTAGATTCAAATATAGTCTCTAAGACCCTTAAATCTACTGATAAGTTATCCATATTAACGTCACACAAACTAACGTTGTACCCCAACTGTATGGCGGGCGCTAAATCTGTAGCCCAGGCAACTCCAGGAATAACTATATTATTATTTTTTAAGTACTTTCCTTCTTTTAAGGCCGCTAACATTAAGAGATTAGCAGAAGAGCCTGAATTACAAAAAACAGAATATTTTCTTCCTAACCACTTAGACCATTTCTCCTCCAATAACTTTGTTTGAGGGCCCTTTGTTAATCTAGGATATGTTTTTAACCATTCTACTAAATTATCTATATCACTATTATCAATAGCATCATTTATTAAATTTATCATTAGTATTTATTGATTTTTATTTAAGCTGTTCATACACTTTCTTTATGCCCTCTTCCAGAGGTGTAAATTCGAATTCTGGAAATAAGGACATTAATTTAGAAGAGTCTATATCTTTTCTGTGCTGTCCATTAGGCATTGAAGTATCATATCTAACTTCTAAATGTTCGGCATTAAGAGCTTTTAAAGCTATAACTACCATTTCATTTATACTTAAATTTTGATTTGGTGGGGCTATGTTTACATTTTCATATGTATCAGTATAGATCATTAGTTTTATAAGTCTTGCTAAATCTCCGGCATACATAAATTGTCTAAGAGGAGTACCATCACCCATTAAGATTATAGTAGAATCTCCATTATCAAGAGCTTTCCTAATTTTAGTTAATAAAGCAGTTAAGAAATGACTTTTAGTTGGATCAGTTTTATCCCCATCTCCGTATAAATTACATGGAATAATATAATTATAATTAGTATTATATTGAGTATTATAGGCATCAATTTGTACCGCCATAGCTCTTTTAGCATACGCGTAAGAGAAGTTAGTGGGTGTGGGAGGGCCATCATGTAGTTGTTCCTCAGCCATCGGATATACAGTAGCCTTGCCTGGAAAAATACAAGAACTTAGGATTCCAACAAATCTTGGTGTTTTAGTTAGCATGGCATATCTAAGTAAATTAGTATTCATCAGAATATTGTCCGTATAGTATTCTGCAGGATGCTCAATGTTATCTAAGATACCTCCAACTCTCGCGGCCAGGTGTATTATACATGCGGGTTTTAGATGATAAAACAACTTTCCTACATCATCTTCGCTTCGCAAGTCATAGTCATCGGACGACAGATACACAGCATTGGGCATAATTTCTTGCAAACAACTGCCCACTAGACCACTTCCACCGGTTACTACTGTTAGAGTTGACATATTACTGTTAACCACACTCATAAATTATAGGCCAAATATTTTATACATAAACTTATCTTTTTCATAAATCTCCATTTTTAAAGCTGCAGGTATTTCATAGCAATCCACAGGCTTTCTATTACTTTTCTGAGGTTTTTCAGAAGCTTCGACTTTTTTCACACTTTTAGGGCCGTTAAAAGGGACGCCGTGTTGCACACATAAAGCCTTTAATTCCTCAGAAATATTTTTTTGATGTAAGATGTGGTAGTTGTTTTTTATCCACTCCAACTCTTCACATACTTCGTCATTAGATTTTAAATCAGTTATTTTTTTAGACCCAAATTGATCTAGGAAACCAAAAGTATAATACCCTATTTTTAAACGTGTTAGCTCTTTAAAAACATGATAGTCATAAGTATGATGCTGTCTAGATAAAACATTTGCGTGTTGCAATAAGAATTTATTGTCAAACATATTCCCCAATATTTTAACTAATCCCAAATCTCCGCTTAAACTATGTTTTTCAGAAATATAACGATTAATATGCCCTTCATTTGGATCTAAGGGCTTTGCATGACTTTCCTTAATTTGGGCATACTTAGGATCTAAACATCAAAAGGTAATTAAAGAGATATAGTAGTCTAAAGGTTCTCTGACAATACAAACTTTTTGTTCATTAGAAATTAAGCCATTATTTTTACAAAAATGATAGTTTCTATGGTGTCCCAGAGTGTACCCTTTGGGTAAAACTCTATGCGCATAAGTTCCAGCTGTCTTTGGCTGATGAAATATTATGAATTCTGGCATAGTATTGTTAACCATTCCTTAGAGTAAACTTTGAATTGTGGATATTTTTTTCTGATAGTCTTTACTACTGTGTTGTTATCTTCAAGAAAACATACAAAAGTGTCAGATAAAAATGGAATAGCATCCTCTAGTGTCTGTAAAATAGTTTCATCAGTGTGGTAGGCATCATCAACAAATATGTCTATAGTCCTACCCTTTAATATTTTTTCTAAATAATTAGAGTTAGATACAAACTGATCAAACTCAAATACTTCCGGTAATTTATTTGGAAAAGCTCCTAAATCTAACAAGGTTTGTAGATTATCTTCAAAGTAAGTTAAACTGATGTCTAAACCTATTACAGAGCCATTGGGGAATAAATCCCCCCAAAGAGCTAAACCGGAACCTTTTAAAATTCCAACCTCTACTATTGTAGGAGCCATGCTGGAATTAACAAAGGGTAGTAAATGTTGGGCATATTCCGAATTGTAGGCAGTTGGCAGCATTCTGTCGCCACCCTGCATACCTATTGTCGATAGGTATCGTTCCGATCTGGGGTCCCTTTCACTAACATGTTTTATGGGCACGTTTGTTATAAGGCCCCCATATTTTTTTTCAGTTGTTTCTAGAAATTCTTCTAGTTGTGGTATAGTGTAGCTCATGTAACTCCTTATAATTTAATACTTGTTTCTCAGTATAGATCTGATATGTTTCTATCCCGATTCGCAGGACCAAACCAGGTTGCTGGAAACACTACTTTCTTATCTTTATTTTTATTTAAGTAAGCCCCTCACCAGGAAAAACTCGAGTTAGCAATGATGTTATGACTACACCTAGATAAAATATTCATATCTATAAAGTCTTTCTCTCCTTCGATGTATACTGCGCTATCCCCGAACACAGATTTACACCAAGGAACGTCATCGCTCACAATGATTTTTTTAGTATTCTTAGGAAATAAATCTAAACCTTTAAAATAGTATTCAGGTGTTAAAGGTAAATGAAACTGTGGGGTTTCTAAATAATCCCCCCTTCTAACATGAATTCCGATAGTTTCTTCTGTAAATAGATTTCCATACTTAGAAGTGATATATTCATTAGTTTCAGATGGCAATTCAAATAGATTTTTAATAAAAAGCTCGTTATGTTTAAAATACTTATCTGATTGAAAATAACCCGTTAGTATAGAATTGTTAGAACAATTTATTTTTTTAAAATGAAAATAAGGCTCCTTGTACTCATTCACACAGGCACTTACATTGGCATGCGGTACTTTCCAAAAAATGGTATCTTTATACACATTTACACGATCATAGTAGTGAGTTCTACACTGTATAGGCTGATCTAAGTTAAATCCGTATTCTCAGTCATTGTCGATAGCTAAAGAAACTACATTTGCTATTTGAAATAGTAAGTTCCCCAAACCACCCATTAAGTTAGCTGTTAGCATTGGCTGCTTTCCTTCTTTTGAAATTTTGTATCGCTCGGTTGGCATTGACAGCTGCTTGCAGAAAAGTGGCACCGTTTGAAGCAGACTCTGGCAAAATTCTATAGTTATATAAAATTGCGTCTACAAAGTAAGGAGTAGTAACTTCGCTAAGTTTATATACCAAATCCTTGTCTCCTCCAGGACTGAGTGTTAGGTCATATCCTAGACTTTCGTTATAAGTAGTTCTTCTAAATGTTTTTAAATGGCTAGGCGGACAATCGTAAATTGCCTCATGTTCCCCTAATTTTCGACACCACCCCTCTTTAAGAGGTAGTAGGGTTTCATCACACAGCATAAAATTTGAATATACGAATCCACGCGCTCCTTTATCATACTCTTCTAGAATTTTTGCCGTAGCTTGCGGAAGCAGTGCATCGTCCGAGTCTAAAATACCGATAATGTCAGTTGGGGAGTTAGCAATCATATTTATCATAGTCTGCAAACTTCCTAGATTTTTAGAATTTTGTACACAAATAAATTTATCATTATTAGCTACTAGGTTTTTTATAAATTCTGCGGAGCCATCAGTACTAGCATCGTCTGTTATAAAAGCGCATCACCGGTCACAGTCTTGTGCCATTAGCGACTCATATCAGTCTTCTAAATACTTTTCTTTATTATAATTTGGTGTTATGTAAGTTATATATTCCATGTAAAGATATGTCCTTATATTTCTGAGGGCTTTAATCCTCATTTTTCTGTAAAGTATTTGGTATTGTGTCCTATTATGTTCACAGAACGATCGCCGTTTGCATATAAATTGTTTCCGTGAGATGCTTGGGTCCCTACTTCTCCATTTTTTAATACATAGCTAGCATCTTGCAGCCTCTTCCCAAAGTCTATGTCTTCGTGTCCGTAATTTCCATCAAAATTTATGTCGAAAAGACCTATAGCATCTAACACTGTTTTTCTAATTCCTAAATTAGCGGTACTGAATCAACCATCGGCGGTCTGACCATTTCAAAATTTTATAATTCCTCTAGAAACATCGGCTGTTTTTAAAGTGTCTAAATGAGCTTGTATGAAGTTATTCGAAGTGGGTATACAATCATCATCTAGCAAGATGATATAAGGAGAAACACACAAAGCAACAGACTCATTGAATCTAGCAACTCTGTGGTAGCCAGCATCCTCATTTCATATAAATTTTGTAATTATTGAGTAAGTTGCGGCATTGATAGGGTCACAGCTTCCGTCATCATTGATGATGAGATTAAAATTAGTGTTAGTTTGTTTCCCTAACATTTTTAAGGTTTTTAACAGTTCAACTGGCCTGTTATAAGTTGTGATGCAAATATCTATATCTTTCTTTTCCATATTAAAAACCTATTTTCTCTTCAACTTCGAAGGGAAATTTATTAATTGTTAAGTAGTGATGCAGTACGCTTTTGTAATGCCTATTTTTCAATTCTTGAGAAATTCATAAAAATTCTTGAACCACTTTTTTATCTAAAAACGGGTATCTACTTTCAATACCATACGCACCTCCTACATACTCCTCTTTGGCCAAGTAAGACTCCATAGACGAGCCGTAAAAAGACGCTCAAGGAAACACAGTATTCAAGTCTTTTGGAAACAGTCCTCCAAAATTGGAATGTGGGTATTTCGATTTCCCACCAAACCCGTAATCTGAAAACAATTCATCAGCACCAGCTCCGCTTATGTGAATTTTTAATCCAACGCTCTTTGCTTTTGCGCACAAATACGAGAATTGATTAGAACCGTTATCGTCTACAAGTTTTAAGTTGAATTCGTTATAGCTGGATGAATCTGAGCGTATGGTGTACACGAAGCTGTCTGTATTACGTACTATAAATTGATGTGCCAAATCCAAATCCTCGGGACGCACTGTGTACTGATCGATGCGAGTTGTGTTTTTTAAAACATCATATCTTTCCGCTAAAATCTTTTTATTCTCGTGGCCAACGTGAGTATAGGCTTGAAAAGGTACTTTTAGTTTGTGCATTTCACAAGCAATGGCACCGCTGTCATACCCACTAGATAGCCCTATAAAGATTTTTTCTCTGATGTTAGTTTTAGCACGTTTTTTAATGCTTTCAGAAAAAGCGATCGCTCAATCGTCAAAATCAGTTTTATATTGGTCTAAATTAAACTCGAAATTAGCGAAGGATCTTAATAGTTGCTTCGTTTTTAAATCAAAAACAAAGGTTGTGTTTGCTGCACATTTTTTTATATCAGTAAATCCAAGCTTGTATAAAGGATCGGCGTAACTTGCTATTCCGATATCCTGCGAGTTAATTGAAAAAAATAGAGGTTTTGTTTTAAAGGTATCGGTACTAATAAGTAAGATTCTTTTATTAAAGTCTACTAACGCCAAAGCAAACTCCCCATCTAGCAATTTTGTAAATTGCTCCCCATACTCCTTGTATAGTGGAATAAGACATTTTGTATCATTATCAAAGCCATCGAAATTATAAATTTCGCCGTTAAACAATACAACGACGTCGTCTTCTAACAAAGGCTGCGAAGTTCAAGCCCCTGTTATACTGAGCAAATTGTGCAAAAAAGTTATGCCATTAATATTTTTAATGTTTGTACTATCGGGCCCACGCAACTGGAGAAGTCTATTGATCTGTGGTAGATTTTCTACATCTTTTGTAGTTAGTAAAAAAGAACACATGCTATGACTTAGTCCTTATTTGTGGTATCAATTTGTTTTTGTGTAGCCCGCCATTGGCATATCCAGGCAAAGTACATATAGATACAGCTGTTTTTCACGCTACAAAGGGCAAACTTAGTTGGTCTCTGGAAGAATACTTACAAATTTGCTCTCACCAACGTAAATTCAATACTTTGATTTTATCAGTATTTTTGCGTATGAATGTTGGAAGTTCATACAGTCCATTATTCTTTGGGTAGCATTGGCTACGATAGTAGTCCATTTGTCTATGAATGTTTTCAGGTAAGTCATATTTTAATTTCAATAACTCAGAAGCTTCTTCATAAATACAAGTTCTATGGGTATGTTTAAATACTCCTAAATCTTTGTTATGTAAATACTGCTCACAAAATTCTAAAGGATTTTCAATTACCTCATGGGTGGGATCGTGCCATATTCAATAATTATAATCTGGGAAAAATAAATGAGGCATTATCTTATAAATTTTAGCATTTCGTCTATTTCTATATAGAGAGTCTAAACTAAAATCAAGTGCTGGTAATTGAGTTCAGCCTTCACATTTTTGTGGTTTGTCTACAAAGGCAAAGTAATCTACATCTTTAAATATATTGTTAGGAGTATGTAGTTTAGCCACATTCCCACAAATAGCTGTTATAATTGCAACTTTAGTCATGTATTTTTTTTACGTAATTTAATTCCTGTCTTATAGTTTCTGTAGCAATATTTTGTTGAACCTGACCTGACCAGAGTCTGTTTACTACTAAACAATCGTCTAAAATTTGAGGTAGGCCGAAGGTATCATATAATCGTTTATAATATTCTACATCCATTAAATATATCAAATTTTCATCGAAAAGTAAAGGTTTATAATTTCTTATAGCTAATACGCTTGGACTACTGATAGTATTGACTCCGTGGTGAATATTAAGACCATATCGTGGAACCATTTTAGCTCCCGAGGTTGTCTTAGAGCCTGTTACAGCTCAAACTACCTCTGAAGTAAAAGTTTTATAAATTTTTTCAAGTGAAGTATTTTTATATAAAAAGTCATCTTGAAATAAGATTTTTATTATATCTCCACTACAGCATTTAATGGCATTATTAATATTGGCAGAACTATTTCCACGATTTAGCTCATTTTTTATATATATAATATTTAAAGTATCTTTATACTTTTTACATAAAGCTTTTATGCTCTCATTAAGGCTATGGTCTGATACTACTACTTCGAAATCCTTAAAGGACTGTTGTAAGAATATATTAAATTGGTATTCTAAAAATTCTACCCCTTTCCCTAACATTTCATAAGTAGGTATAGCTATTGATAACATTATATTAATTCCTTAATTCCATTGTTTCATAAGTGTGTTTTTCACGCAGCCTCCTATTAGTTGTATTTTATATATTTATACACCTAAGCACTGAGAATAGTTTCTTTTCCCTTTTAGTATATCACTAAAACCCTCTTCTTGTCCACAAATTCTTGGATTAGCAAAATAAGTATTTAAAGTTGGCTGTAAGTTAGAATAATAATAGTTATCTATAGGAATATTTAACTGCTTTAACTCTTCTACGATTTTATGAAATACAAAATGTTGATCATTTAGTAGATAAGAGTGTGTAGTTAACCCCCTACTCTTAGCTATATATTTTGAAACAGGTATTGCCGGTTCTAAAAAATTAGCTCCTAAATAAAATAAATCTCAATCCTCTGGTAATTCTGTACAAGTTTGTTTTAGTCTATCAAAAAAATTATTGCAAAATAATACATCATCTTCTAAGATCCATATAGTTTTATACCTATTTATACTGGCATCTTCTATAACTTTTTGATGACTAGTAAGACATCCCCAAGCTCCTTTACAGGCCCCCTTCCAGTGAGAAGGTATAATTGTTAATGGGTCGTCAGCGTCTATAGCTTTAAAAATTTTTACAGTAGGCAAACTATCATTTGGTATACTAGCTCCCCATTTAGTTTTAAAAGAAATTAGTCTATCCGGTCGTTTATGTAAGTTAATACAATAAATGGCGTCTATGTCTGTCAATTTCATAATTAAAAGCCAAGCTCACTTGTGTAGTTACATACCCTTCCTTGGATATCACTATAGCTATTATTGTCCTGACCACATAATCTAGGTACACTAAAATATGTATTAAATCTTTTTTGTAAATCGGTCACGTAGTATAAGTCTATAGGATCTTTTGCTACGGGCAATTCCTTAATTATAGTTTGAAAAATATTATGTTGATTGTTTAAAAGGTAGGCGTGAGTAGTAAGGCCTACAGTCGTGGCAAGATGTTGTGATACACGTTCAAGCGGTTCTTGTGGGTTATAGCCTAAGTATAGTCAGTCCCAATCCTCTGGTAATTCATCTAATACTATTGCTAATTTATTAGAAAAATCAGCATCAAAAGTAACGTCATCTTCTAAAATCATAATAGTTGTTTCATTGGAGGTTACAGCCTCTCTAATAACTTTTAAGTGACTTAGAGTACAAGCATAAGCCCCAGGCAGGCCCCTTCAGCCTGCCGGGAATGCTTGAGATTGACTACGAGCGTCTACCGCTTCGAGAATCTGTAAGGAGGGTATGTCAACGTTTGTGGTAAAAGCATTTTTGAATCTTTCTTCAAAAAGTGTTAATCTATCTGGTCTGCGTTTTAAGTTTATACAGTAAATTTTGTCTACAATGTTATTTAATTGCATCTAAATTAACTCCTCTAGAAAATTGTTAAACACTTGTTGCTGTTCTTCAAAATTTATAATTTCTCGTATTTTGACTGCAGCGTTATGTTGTAAATTATGTCTATAAGTTTCGTCAGTTAAGTATCTATCTAATTTAGATTTAAACTCAGCAGTAGACTCAAGAATAATACTTGTTTCATCAGTAATCCATCGTTCCATAGTCTTGCCCCTAACGAAGGGTTTAAAAGCTATTATAGGTCTTCCTGTAGCTAAACTTTGAATTGTAGCAAACCCATAACCCTCTTTTTCTTTAATATGCATAGTAGCTATTTCTTCCTTGAAACTGTCGTACAAGTTAGGGCCACTTATGTATCCATTAGGCTCCCCAACTCCATATCTTCTAAAATCTAAATTTGGAAATTGGGCCGTACATTGAGAATACAAAGCTAAAGAGTGTGCCCAAAATTCCCCATAACTATTAATATAGCTATTTAGAACAGTAAGGGATTCTTCTGGAGCTTCTTGGAATACTTCATAGTCTACAGGGAGTAGTATATGTGAAGAATGCACACCTTGTAATTTTCCAACCTGATAGGCATGTAAATTAGCTGATAGTACGTTCTTAAAATAATTAAAATTTATTACTCCAGTATGGTATTCATTTCCATAATAAGAGATGTATTTTACAGAGGAGCCTTTCTTATTTATAATATTATTAATAACATCATTCTGCTGCTCAAAACAAGGGTTAATAACTGCGTCAATTATATCAGTATCTAAAAATTCTTGATAACTAATAGTAACTCTATTTTTAGTAGACGCAGTATATTTTAAACCGTATTTTATAACCGGTACCCAACTTTGATCTAAAAAATAAATATTATGATCAGTGTTTTTACTTAAAAGAAAAAATGCTTCATCTACATCTGGGTGCATGGAAGGTAGTAATATATTCATTAATTTAGTAATGAGTACCAAGAAGCTTTTATATTAGCTTTATCTACCTGTTGTTTTAAAATAGGAATAGCCTTCTGGGCTTCTTCTTTCCAATACCCATAATTCTTTTTTACTTCTTTTATTTGTGCAATTGCTTGACCCATGTCTGGATTATATTGCATACCTATAGACCCTACGTCATCAGGCCTTCCTGAATAGTAAGCATCGCTAAAGTCACCACTTTCTACCCATAAAATTCCTGGAATATCTTTTAAATCTAAATGAGCAGTGTTTTTACTTAGTATCACAGGTATTCCTTGTAAAAGGGCTTGCCTAGGCGTAATACTATAACTCTCTCCAGCTGATAGAAATACATAGCAATTTAGTAATTCCCACCAGGATTGGTATTCTTCGTTATCTAATGTTTTATGTTGAAGAATAATATTATTGGGTTCTTGGGCAATGTGTTCCTTTAATTGGTTCATCATAACTGGAGTATTTACAAATCTTCTGGAATGAAGTTTCAAATAGTCATTTTCAGTTTTACAAGCATTAAAAGCATCAATTATATTATCTACTTTTTTCCTATCCCAAAACCCACCTGAATACCCATATACAAATTTATTGGGTTCTGGATTATTAATAAAGTTTGGAAAGGAAGCTATATGTTCTACTTTATATATTTCAGTTTCTGGGTATTCTTCTTTTAAACAGTCAGTTAGCCATGAATTTGTAACTACGATATTATCAAAAGTAGGTATTATATCTTTTAAAGTAGAAACTCCAGTGTTTTCCCACATTAAATACCAGTAAGTATTTGCGTCGTAAGTGTTTTTAATCCAGGAAGTTAAATTATTATTATATTCAATAATATTAGATTCCAGGTCAATTCCTGATACGTGTACAAATTTACAATTTTTGTAATCAAGTGGCTGTCTAATATGAGCATTTTCATATTTTTTATATAATTTAAGCCATTTAAAATCTTGTTCATGTTTTTTTAAAGTAGTAGGCATAAAATTAGTTAAAGTGCTTAAAAATATAAAATTTCTATGTAAGCGATCTAGTGGTCGATTGAAAGAAATATGTTTAAAATCTTTAAATACATGTTTATATAGATTACATAGGTGTGCCCCCAATCCATCTTCTTTGTAATGAAATCCGTGAAGAATAACTGATTTATCAACCTCTCCTGTAGGTTCTAATTCTTCACAACTAATAGTTCCCAAATAAGCATCTATGTCGAAGACTTTCTTTTTAATGATTAGATTGGTTATATCTAATTTTTCAAAAGTAGATTTGTTGCCCGACACAGCCGCCATGAGCCCTGAAGGTTTTTTTAAATCATTAGGGTTGGACGGACTAATTGTACATTGTATAGGACCGGTGAAGTTAGTGCCTTGGTAAAAATTAGTTACTACGTTACAGGTATGTTTATTATTATTTGCTTTTATTATAGTTTTACATTGCAGAGAATTAACTAAAAGATTTTCCCATAAAAAATTTAAGTATACTTCAATATCTACAGTAGTATTATACTCAATTTCTATAGAATAAATACTACCGGCTTTAAAATCTTTTACGTTTTTTAACCACCAAGTTTTATAAGTTCCTAAATCTTGTATCATTTTTAAATTTGATTTAAGTAAAGGCGCCGGCTATTAACCAGCGCCTATAATACTTATTAGTCAAAAAGACCGCCTTCTTCTTCTTCAGCAGCTTCAGCTGACTGATATTGAGAAAGTATATTTTTGTGACCACCTTTGCCATTACTACCGATATCAGCATATACTGATACAGTTTTTCCTCGAATAGCGCCGACTATATCTTCTACTTCTACGCTTTCTGATATAACGTCTGCTTTATCTACAGCTCTTAATAGATTTATTACAAAAGGAAGAGCCTTTTCTGTCATAGTAAAGGTATTCCACGCTTTCCTATTTTTGTGTTCTCCGTCTGCTACTGTAAATGTCACATTAATTGTTTCATTGTTATTTGAGGACTTTCCAACTTTTATGTCACCTATAGTGCATGTGTATCTTCCTTCTGGAAGAGGGTCGAAAGTTCCTGACTTATCTGCGGATTTTTGTAAATTATATCCCATCTGTGTTGTCTTTGGTTAGATCATTTATTAATAAAATTGCTTCGTCTTCTTTAAGATCCAGCACACTGTTTACGCTGTAGTCTGTTGCTAAACGTTTTTTGGTAGCTTTTTCCCCTACTTTTTTAGTTATTTTTTCTAAGGCCATTAGGGTACCGGCCTGAACACCCGCAGTTTTTAAAGCTTTACCTTTAAATTTAATTTCTGCATGTCTTCCGACGGTGTCTTCTAATGCTTGTTGCTGGTTAAAAACAACTGGCTCTCTTTCTAAAGTCTCGTTACCTAGATATTTTGTAAAAGATGCGTATGAGAATTCAAAAGGTTTGTCTTTTGGTAAACGGTTAGTTCTATCTTTTTCTACAATAGCCATATGTTTTGTACCTTCATTATATAATTCTATAACGACGTCAAACATGAAAGGCATATCTTTTGGTACATCAGGCTGCGTCCCAATAACTTTCATAAAATCTCCATCTTCAGAGGAGTATAAAGTTTTAGATTTAGCAGTTACAATAATATTCATGTCTAAAGCTAGCATCTTATTTACCATGTATTTTACTTCAGCTTTTATGTGTCTGTAGTCTAAAGGTTGTAGTACATAATCGCTTTTACCATTTTTGATAGCCATTTTTTTAGTAAAACCTAATATTATTTGATCATAAATATTAGTAAAAGGATCTACTACTAACGTCTTTCTATCCCGAGGGTCCTCTAATAATTCATCAATAGCTTTTTTTACCATTGTTGGATTAGCTGTCTTAATCCTCTCGAAATCAAAAAATTCTCCATAGTACTCCGTTCCTTTTTCTGCGTCTATTACCGCACAATTTGGAAAATGTAATGAAGCTACAGATTTACCAGTTCCGGTTGCTCCATAAATAAGCATTTTTAAACGTGTTGCCTGTTTTTCGGCAGGTTCAAATAGTGAACTCATTCTTTGTATTGGTTATTTTGTGTATCTACGAACAATATCATAGGCTTTATAAGTAGCTTCAACGTCTCTTAAACAATAATCTTTTATTGCTTCTATTCTTCCAGCTTTAAAAGCTGTGTATACGTCTTTAGCTGCTATATCGCCTTCCTTAGGAGAAGGTATTCCTAAGAAGTCACAAGCTAATCTTAATGTGGGAGCCGCGTATCTGTCGTAGTCAGAAATATGGTTCATTACATCAAAATGTGGGTGCTTTTGAAATCGTCTAGTATCTGTGAAATCTTTGGAAGTTGGAAGGATTTTATGCATCATTGAGCGTTTTACAATGAAAGGTACATCGAACCCTAACCCATTATATGACACGTAAAGGCCATAATAATGATTCTTAACTATATTCCAGAACTTTATTAGGATTTCTTTTTCTTCTCCTATTAGGCCTAGTTTTTCGAACTGGCCCTTGTCGTTTGTCTTCATTAAACCAATACAAATAATTTCTCCAAAATAAGGGCTTGTCGCCATTACGCGATTCTTTAGTTCCTCTGGAGATTCGTCCGATTCTTTTTGTCTGTTTATTTTCTTTTGAAGCTCTTCCTCTGCTATCTCTGATAGCTTAGTTTGTTGAGGAATAGTTTCAATATCTAAGGTCAATGTGTCCATAGTTTTTATGGTTAGTTCTATATATTAATATAACCATGATTTGCTTATAAAAGCAATGGTTCTTTTGTAGGTGCTATACGAAATAAATCTTTATGTTCTGGAAATCGTGTGTTAGCTTCACTTAACAATAATTCCTCATTGTTAGTTTTGCTAGACAGGTGTCCAAACATAAGCCATTCTACTGAGTCCAAGTCAAGATCCTCATCAATAAAGTCTAATACTTGGGCGTTACTTAGATGTCCGTAAGGACCGTCTATTCTGCCTTTTAGTATTATGTCATATTCATGGTGACCCCATAAGGTTTCGGTATCATAGTCCGCTTCAAGTAAATACGCGTCACACCCTTTTAAGGAGTGCCTTATCAGTCTTGTAAAACTTCCAGTGTCGGTTAGATACCCAAATTTCTTACCATTAGATAAGTCTTCAATTACATATCCCACACTATCAGCTACATCGTGTTTAGTACTAAAACTAGTTATTTTCAAATCTTCTAGAGTGGTACTTGTGCCAGCTTCGTGATAAATTACATCACATTTATTAAATGAGGCTTGCTTTTCCATAAAACATCTTTCTGGAAGATATATTGATTTACCAGTTTTTCTACCAAAAACTCCAGCACCAGATATGTGGTCTCCGTGCTCATGGGTTATGAATACAGCCTCTGGCTCAACATCTCCCATAGCTTCTTTTAAGCGTTTGTAACTTACTCCTAAATCTATAAGTATACTAATCTTATCAGTACTAATTAAACACGAATTTCCAGAACTACTGCTAAATAGAGAGTGTATTCTCATAATAGTATTTGGTTAATCTGTGGTAGTCAAAATTCCAGGCTTTACTCTTACTACCCTAACAGAAGCTTTATTAAATTTTCTGATTTGCAGTTTGCTATCATAAATTTTATCTTCTTCATATAGCTCCGTTAATATTGCCTTTTGGCTATGATCTAAGCTGCTACCTGCGGACCTTAAGGACCGTGATACCTCATTATAAGCTAGTGCAAATATAATACTGGGGGTAGGTTCGCTAGATCCTTTTATTGTACTCCAAAACCCTACTATAGGGGCTGGAGATTGATCTACATCCATAATGCTGTCGGCTTGTAATCTTAGCCTTCCGCTTGAAATAAGTTCATTAAGTATTTTTAGAAATCTATCAGACGCTAACTCAGCTGCTGCTTCTGTTACTAAGCTTTGAACTTTTTCTTTTAAATGCTCAAATAGTCTCTCTTGAAAATCTTTAGCTTTTCTTCTAGACCATAAAAATTCAGATAAATATTTATAACTAGTACTGAGTAGGGCTACATTTCTAGAAATTCTAATATCATTAGATTGCCCTTCTACAATTGCATAGTATGTGCGTAAAAAATCGTCATAAGTTTTTTCTAATAATACTGGGTTTTGATTTAAAATATGGTGTATATACCTTGCGGTAAATCCTGGATAGTATTTACTTACTCCTTGAATCTTTTTCCCTAAATCTAAATCTCGTTCGTAAGTTCCATCAAGATTTACCATAAACATACGGGATAAGTTAGAAGCTTCCCCTGCTGGGGTGTCTTCTCCGCTGAACATAATCCAACCTCTTATTACATAAGTTTTAGCTATTCCTAAAGAAGCGTTCATTCTAGATCTTGTAGTATTATCTGCAAAATTTTGCATTAATCCTAAAGCAGCATTATAAGCGCTTGTAGTAGCCATGTTCTTTTGTTTAAAATCATCAATTGCAAATATTGCATCTTTAAAAAAGTAACCAATTCTTCCAATACTATTTGCAGTGGATCTCCATGAAGCTACAGTTTTGAAATTTCCATATAAAGTTTGTAACATATTAACAAAGTAAGATTTACCCCTACCTGTCTGGCCTCTAACAAAGAATAGGTATCTTGTTTCATCACTGCCTAAAAACGGAAAAATGATAGGCAAATAGGCATGACCTATAGCTGTATGGGATACTTCAAAACTAGAAAGGCGAATTAGATCTTCTCCAATACTTTCTCTAGCTATTTCAAATTCTTCATCACTAAGCATACACATGTCTAAATCACATGAAAATTGCTCATCTGCTAAACTAATGATGATTTCATCGTTTTCTCGTACACCATCTTTATCAATTAAAACAGAAGGGGTTCTATAAACTTTAGGGTACAAGTCTCCTTTCGGAATATTGTTGTATCCAAATTGTTTTAATACGGTGATGTCTTTTGCTTCTGAGTATTTTTGAACTGCGTGTTGTATTGTAATAATATTATCCATGAGTAATTGGTTTGGTCCTAAAACGGCGGTTACATAGGCTCTAAATTCATTAGGGTTAGAGTAATCTTCAGCTGTCATACAGAATTTTTCCTCTCTATTTTCATTTATTATATCACCACTAAGTAAGGTTTTTTCATGTAAACCATCCGCCACTCTTTTTACTTCGTTTAAATTAACTATAAAGCTAGATATTTGCCTAGTACTTGGGGCTTGATCTTTCTTAGCAGGCATTCTCTCATAATAAGCTGTGCCTGATTGAAATACAAAACTTAATTTACTAGTCGAGTTATCTTCTGCTAGGTTTTCTCCTTTGGCCCAATGGTAGAAGGCTATAGGGCTGTTTGCAGTTCCTATCTCTTTACATTGAAATTCACAAACATTGTTGTATTTTGAGCTTTGAAGTTTTTTACAGGTGATTGGTAAATAGCCCTTTTGTTTATCAGCTCTTACTTTATCCCGCATTTTCTTCAAGTGATACTCGGTAGTTTTTGCATCATAATGATGAAGTTTAGACAGAAATTCTTTTACAAAATATTCTTCTGCATCCTCTCCCGCATTGATAAATAGATATCCAAAAACTTCTCTTAAGTAATTTGGACAGGTTTTTTGAGTTAAACAATTATCCCATGAATTTTTTAAAGCCCTACATCTATTTACTATTTGTAAAAAAGAAGTGTCTGGAGTACTAAACTGTTCCAGTTTAGCGTATTTCATGGTATCTAAGTTTAATTCGTCTATAAATTTACTGAATTTTTTAGATTTATGGTGGAAGCCATTAGGTCCTTTTACTAAATTTCCCATATCTTCCATAGTTGGGAGGTCGGATTGTTTAGGAAAAATTTCCCATTCAATACTTTCATGAACCTTATCTAGGCTACTAAAGATATTTTCTAAGCCTTCTTTAACAGCTCCTGCGTCAACTGGATGCTCGAAAAACATCCATACGTGGTAGCCTTTATGCCCCGAATGTTCAATATAAGATGGTATTTCAAATTTAGATAATAGGGCTTGTGCGGCCTGGGCTTGTTCCCAAAGCACTTCTTCCCATTCATCTAATTTAAAATCTGGAGAATTCCAAACATCTTTAATTACATCTATATCTAATACTGCCCATTTTATTGTGTTCTCAATTGGTATCAATTGGTATAGGCCTACTGTCTGCTCCCCTTTTAAATGCGCATTTATTATCTCGTCGTCTATTTCTTCTTTAACCGGAAAATACATACCCTTAGGGGATTGTACGGAATATATGTCAGCCCGATGAACAAATAATTGTTTAAATACTTTTAAATCCATATAATGGTATGATTAAAATTTTTGTTCGTTTCTTAGTGAATTACATTTAAAATTGCAAAATAATCCACATTTTAATTTACCATCAGTAAATAGATCCGCAGACTTAGTTTGTAGAGTTGCCCACGTTTTAAATAAATGTTCTTTATCTAAGGGACAGTCAATTTTGTTTATTTTGTAAAAAGCTTTTTTTAGATTAGGTTTCTTATTATAAAGTTTCCCGTATAATACCTTGTATTCTAAATATCTCTTTACCTCTTTTAAAGCTTTTTCAGGGAATTCAGTATAATTAGATAGTAAAGATTTTAGATCTTCATCGCTAATTTTCAACATAAATTTCTCTGGGGCTACTACAGCTAAATGGGCATTTATTCTACTACGTAACTGCTCGACTCTCGTCATTTTAATATCTTTCCTACCGGTGCCCCATCTGTCCGCTATCCGTAAATCTAATAAATCGTGTATGTTATCTTCTCCAACTCTACCAATAAATTTCTTTAAGGAAGCGCTCGATTTGCAAGCTACGATATTAAATAAATGATTTTTAACAAGTAAGACTACTTTTTGTGAAAGCTTCTTTGGAAATCCCCATCTGTATAAAATACGTTCAGCTAAAATTGCTCCAACATTTTCATGTGAATAAAAATGTAAGCCAGTATCAGTTATAATTTGGGTTTGAGGTTTACCTATATCATGCAATAACGCCGCCAATCTTAATATTAAAGTATTTGGGCGACCTATTTTTACAGAATCAAGGGCATACATAATATGCCTATCTAAGGTTAAGCCTTCTTTTTTGTTGCTTTGGGGTATGCCGTATGTATGGGTGTACTCTGGAAGTATTTGATCAGAAATCCCTAACTGTCTTATTGTATTAAAAAAGTTACTTGGAACCTCACTGCGGGTGAACAGTTTTTCTAATTCAGATCGAAGTTGTTGAGAGTGTACCGTACTTATTTTCAATCGATGCTCTTTTATACTCTTAACTGTTTCCTCCTCTATCTTCCATTCAGATCCTAACAAACTATGAAGTACAGCACATCTTAAAATCCTTATTTTAGATTCCAATATTCTAGTTGCACCATCGCCAACAAACTTAATAATTTTATCATGTATGTCACTTATTCCGTTGTGAAAATCTATCCACTCTTCTGTTATAGGCTCATAGTATAAACTATTAATAGTAAAGTCTCTTGAATTAGAATCTTCTAATAAACTACTTGTAAATTCGTAGTTATAATATGTATTAGATAATGTTACCTTTTTTAGTGGATATAGTATAAATTTAGTATCATTATATTGTATTGTAATCGAGGTGTCATAGGTGCTAATGGATGTTATCCTGGAAGCTAATTTCGTTTTTATTTGTGCTAAAGTGCCTTGTACTGCGATATCCCACTCTGTTGGTATCTTCTGCATGTATAAATCTCTAGCAGCTCCCCCACAAACCCAAGCTTTGAATCCCATTTTATTTAAAAATCTTATTATATGTTTTTCCATTAATAAGCTTCCTCTTCATATAAATGACCATCTTTATCTGATAGCATCTCGGTCCAGCGAGATGTTGGTCCAAATATAAATGACTTATGTTTAAATCTATGGTAATCGCAAGAACACCAAGCAGAGGTTTTCTGAAGAGGGGGTTTAAATTTCGTATCGGCATCTACAGCCTTAGAATATTTTCTTTTTAACTGAATATCCGGCACGGTACACCAACCATTTCTAAACATTGTACTTCTATAAAAGAAGAATCTACAAGTAAAACAGCAAGCCGTAATTCGAAAATTCGGCCTTTTTAAATCGTTTTCTAATAGTTCTTCTGTGTCTGTTGTAAAATTATAGGTTGGTTCATAATCTTGTGTCATATATTATTTTGGTTTAACTATTAAATATATAGCTAAATTTTGTTAACTCCAATTAAAATTTTGGAGAAAAATTAGTTGCCCCGTCGACAAAAAGAGTTCCATCCTCTCTAGCTGTTGCCCACTCCTCTGGAGTAGTAGGGCGTACTGTAAGAATTCCAGAACAGGAAACTATATATTCTTGAGGCTGTATATAACATTTTGCTAATACTTCTCTACGTTCTCTTAATTGTTCTGGGGTCATATTTGCCTCAAGTTCGCTTGCTGTTAAATTACGAGATTTGTCCATAAGAATCCATCTCCAAGTTAAATGTTTTTAATATTTGGCTTTCTATGCTCATTTTATAATCGTCTACTAAATCGCTAGATAAAAATTTCCCCTCATTGGCTAAATCGTCAGCTAAATTACTTAAAGCCTTATGCTGATTTAGTATTTCTATTAAAGTATCTCTAGTTTTTTCCATGTTTTAATTTACCTATTTTATCTATAGTAATGCCGTTCAAGTGATCTACTTCATGTTGTAAAGCAAATACTACCGGCATAAATTCTCCATATAATTTACTTTCTATTTCTTCAAACTCTAAATTTACATATGAAATCCAAATATTAGCTCGTCTTTTTACTTTATAAATCTGCCCAGGGCCACTAAGGCACGCTTCTAGCATATCTACTTTTTTACCCATAGGTTTTACTATTGGATTTACAGCTACCAACCACCCATCTAAATTTTTTATGGTAATGATTGCGGGGCATTCTGGCCCGTCGGTTTCTTTATAAATTTGAGTCGCTGCCAATCCTGCGCAATTCGCTTTCATAGATTCGGCAGTCTCAGTTAAATCTCTTACAAAGTTTACAATGTGTTCTGGCCACTGACGTACGCCTTCTACTGCAGAAGTTAATCCACCAGTCGAGCCTTTTGGTATCTCTACTGGAACCGCCTTTACATTTAGTAAGGGACTTCCAAATTTATTTATTTCTCTAATCATCTAAGTCTCCTAATGTTTTATATATTTTACGTCTTGCGTAGTATTGGTACTTAAGAAGATCAACCTTTTTATCTACAAAGTCAACTATTATTGCTCCCTTTTTACCATCACTTTTTCTCATAAGTCTTCCAGCTGATTGCCTAATTTTAACTTCTGATCTTATAGGGGCTGCTAAAATAAGAGTGTCTAAATGTGGTATATCTAGTCCCGTGCTAAAAAGGCCATAAGTAGAAATTACAATTCTAGTTTCTTTTTCTCTTAATTTTTTCATGACAGCTTTACGATCTTTTTTCTTCATTTTAGAAGTTAGTTTAACAGACCCTTTAAGCTTTGTTTGTAAGTAATCTACCTGCGATAATCTTAGACATAATATACAAATATAACCTTTTTCATAATCTTCTTCAATAGTATCTAAAATCAATTGGTTACGATCCGTATCCTCTGAAAGATCATTAATCATCATACCATATTCTTGAGTAGAAAATAAAGGAAACGTATATTTAGTAGGTATAATTCGTACATCGGGTGTAACCAATACATCTGCTAATGCGCTATTAGGTACTGTATGTAACTTAGGACCTGTTGCCCAAAATATAACCTTTGTTAACCCATCTGCTCTTCTAGGGGTTGCTGAAAATCCCCATTTATACTTAGCCTTTAACTGTACCATAGTTTCCATGTAAGTTTCAGCAGCAACTATATGAACTTCGTCTGCTATAATTTGTCCAAATGTATCATTTATACTATCCCAGCGCTCGTCTTTTAATTTAGCCATAGTTTGGTGTAAGCCTACACTAATAGGTTTCACATCAAATTTACCATCGCCAATAAATCCTATATCTTTTTTTCTTAAATTTGTGAACTTGGCGATCGCTTCAATAGTTTGATTAGCTAATTCCATTGTATTAACTAGTACAAGGGTATTCTGTTTATTGTCTACTATCATTTTTACAAATACTACAGTCTTACCACTTCCGGTCATAGCCTCAATAACTCCACAAGTTTTCCCTATACAGGCATTTACTATATCTTCTTGATAGTTTCTTAGCTTGCCTTTAAATTTTAAGGTAGAGAAAATTGAATCAGTTTTGTGTGAAAATCTTAAATCTACTATGTTCTTTTTAGAAATCTGTTGTCGGTTGTTTTTAAATATGGTTAAGATTTCATTAAGCGCGCCTACTGGCACATACATAGCATCTTCAAGATCTTCAAAGTATTTTAATTGCGACGGCGTTCCCCAGCAAGCAAGTCCCATATCTAATTTTTTATTAAATACAGGGTTACTGATGGTTAGGTAGTCTCTTACTAATTTTTTGTTGGCTGTTGTCAAGTTTATCAGTTTAGCTTTATTATTCACTTCAATTTTTATCATAAAAATTAATGGTTAATCGCTTCGCTTCATTATTCTTATACCAAAAAATATAGGCAATTATCCTTGGAAAGTTCCACAATGTTGTTTATATTTAAAATGAAATTAAATTAAATTAACCGACGTAAAATATGAATAATTATTTAGAACAGCTGTTTGATAACGGCTATGTAGAAAAAGAAGTGGATATTATTCCAAAAAAACTTATAGCTATATTAAGGACTATTAATGGAGAGGATCAACTAGAAGTTGAACGGAGCATGAGTGTGGTAGAGGGGTCTAGAGCCTATGTATTACATGAGTATAGTATTCGACTTTTAAGTAGAACTCTAATTGAATATAAAGCTATTAAATTTAAAGATTTTGTAGATGCTGAAACTTATATAAGAAAGCTTCCGTCATTACTTATCGAAAAACTAATTTTAGAGCAAAATATTCTTGATAAAGAATTAGCTAACGAACTAAATTTGGAGAGGGTAGAAAAATCTTTTTTCGGACAAAAGCCAGCAGAGCAAGAGTCAGAGCAATCGTTAGAGGGCTCGACCCCGGGAAAAGAGGATCTTTAAGAGAGTATATAATTCTTAGAGGCTTAGCCGAAGAGGATACATTAAAATTTTTAGAGACCACCTTGCTGGCTAAATCTCAAATCTTAAATCTTGAGTCGACTTCAGATGTAGAACAGTATAATAATTTACTTAAAAAATATCATCAAGCAGTAATTTTAGGACAATCAGAACTGAACGGAGACGATAAAACTCTTATCGATTCACAAATGGATAGTTTCAAAACTCATTTTAAAGATAAAAATATAAAAATAGAAACTAAAATTCCAATAGATAAAGAACTTGAATTTGAAAATATTGACATTAATAATTTAAAGGCACATTTACAAACATAATAACGAGACCTCACAATGGCTGAACAAGAAGTAACCTATAAAGTAAAATTAGATGAGACCGATTTAGCGTCGCAATTATCTAATGTACGAAACCAAATAGATGCGACTATTGGGCAGGCATTCGCTAGCCCCACAATTCCAAATATTGGTAACATGGATAGCGAAGGTCCTGGATTTTTTAATAGAGCTTGAGAAACTTTTGCAAATCAAGCTTCTAACATGTCGCTCGGATTTGACCAGTTTAAGCAAGATGTCAGTAGTATACGAAATGTAATCTCCCCACCTAACCAAGCCCCTTCTTTTCAAATGCCTGACGTCCCTTGGGGGGCCACAATACCTAATACTGCATGAGGTGAACTGAAAGGTTCTTTAGGATTTGGATATGACCCCACACAACCCATAACTCATGGTGATTTCAAACAAAGATCATTAGAGGGTCTAGCAGAACGTGTTGGGGACTATAGTGGGAATTTCACATATACTACTTTAGGATCCTCTTTAGGATTTGGAGGTATTATTCCAGCAATAGCTGGGATGTCAACTGGACTTATGTTGGACATGACCGCTAATGTGTTTGGCAGTGACATAACTACCCGAGATAATATGGCTAAAGGCTTTCAAGAATTGGGAAAATATTCTGGAATAAATCTATCTAGAAATGCTGCTAGAGACATAGCTGGAGATTTAGTAGATAGGGTTTCCGGATCAGAATTTAGAGGAAAAGGGTACTCTCTTGAAGAACTACAATCAAATGTTTTAGACTTTGGAGAAGCTGGAGGCTTTTCTAACGTACATGATGCTCAGGGATTTCAAGAAACTGTAAAAGGTTTATTAGACAACGTAAGAACAGTAGCTCACGCTTTAGGTACTTTCCAAGAAGAAGCTGTCCAAATTATGGCTGAATTAGAACAAAGGGGGATTGTCGGTACTGCCGATATGGGAACTTATTCTGCAAGAATGGCTGGCGGAGCTAGATTAGCTGGAATGAGCGGTGGAGCCTTTGCTCAAACTATGTTAACTGGGGCTGACATGGCCATAGGGACTGGACTTTCTCAACAAATGGGAGCTTCTCTTGCTGGAGATTTAACTGGATACGCCAACCAACTTCTTAAAACTAATTTAGGAAGCGAATTAATAACAGATTACGGGGGTGTAGGAGCAGTAGCTAATAAAATGCAACAGCAGCTTATGGGATATACTGGTGGACCCCATGCTTTTTTACAAACTTTAGGAAATACGTCAGGGCAACCCTTAATTTTAAATACTAATGAATTATATGGGGCTATTGGATCTAATATGAATGACCCCTTTAACTTTTTTAGAGCTTCTGCCAATCAATCTGCTAATATGAATGACAGAAAATCTTTTGAATTATCGTTAGGAGCCCTTGCTCCCGGTATAACTTTAGCTGACGCTATGGGATCTCCAGACCTTGAATCAACAATAGGTATAATTAGCAGACAACAGGGTATCCCGGTACAGGATGTTGAACGTATGCTACTTCAACTTCCTTTTGCAAAAGAATCTAATATACTTAGTGGGGGTGACGCCTTAACTGAAGTAATTAAATCAAACTCAGATACTGAAACAGCTTTATATAAATTTGTAACCCAAACTCCAGGAGTGCTAGCAGTACCCTTTAAAGCTGTTGGTAATTTTCTTGCTGAAGGCGCTTCAAAGTTTTCTGATGCTATGGAAGATACAATAACTTCTTTAAAAGGATATGAAGTATTCAGGCCAAGTTCAGAGGCCAGATCTATGACGGAAGAAGATCTTGAAGAACGTTTAGACAATGCTACAACGATTATGGAGGGGGTATCTGTTAGACGTCTAGCCTTACAAGAAAAAAAAGATAGAGCTTCAGGGAGTATAGCTAGAAGTAATCTGTTATTTCAAACTCCTCAACAAGAAAGGAATGCAAGAGCTGTCTTTAGTGAAAAAGTTATTCTTACAGAGGAAGAGAAATTAGCTGAAAAAGATATAGAACTATATAAAGTTATGATTTCACTTAAAGCTTCTGATACAGCTGCTATGGCTGAGATATTTCCAGATGATTTTGAAAAAGCTGCTTTTGGAGTAATGCTACGTACGAAAGAAAGATATGATTCTATTAAAGGCGGAGGATCTATAGATAATATAGAAATAAATTTAGAAGACAAACTTTCAAGACAAGAAGTTGCCAGTACCGTCAATGAGTTATATAGTACAGATAAATTAATACAGCAATATTATGACCAACTACCTACTACACTTGTAACACAATTGGAAAAACGTAGAGAGTCTATGAACAATGATGAAAAATTTGCAAATGACTTATCTGTAATGGGGAACACTATGGAAGAAATGACAAAAAAGAGTACTACAGCCTTACTGAATATCGACCTTAATATTTCAGCATTAGTTTCTAATAAAGACCTAAACTCTAATGGGAAATCTGGATAATAATGCAAGAAACTGTTAGAAATTTATCTAGTTTTGAACTATATCTAGAAGGAATTAAAGTTCCATTTTCTTCGATATCCATTAATGAAGTGGAAGGAGGTCTGCCGTCGGCTAACATGTCCTTCCCACTAGACTCTGGGGCTTTAAAGGTCTTGCCAGGAACTATTGTACAAGTGTTTGGTCCAAGTTCTAATGGTACTACAGAGAAATTAGTATTGTTATTTGAAGGGGATATTCAAAGCAAAAGTTATAGGAAAACCCCAGTGGGTAGAGATGTAACAATCAAATGCCAAAGCCTTTTAGCTGGTTTGTTTAAAACCTCCGTCTACTCCCCTACTTCGCTAGTAAGTGATCGTTATATAAATAAAACAGCATCAGCAAAAGCTTATATCATAAAGCCCGAGAATTTAAATACAGAATCTTCTAATTATAAATTAAATGTTTTAAAAAAAACCGAAGAAGTTTTAGATATTACTGTTGACGACGTAAATAGTATTAAATTAGATATATTTAAAATTTGAGGACTTTTATGGCAAGCCATCAATAATGATGACAATGTAAAAACTGGTAATTTTATAAAATTAACTCATACGCTTAGTACTTATTTTGAAGTATTCGACGTATTATATGGGCTTAATGCACAATCTTTTAGAATAAGTGAATCTATATTTGCTTTTCCAAACCCTGAAAAAATTAATGCAAATAAATTAGATTTAATGAAAAAAATGATGGGTACCCCTAATATGAGTATTATTGAGTCGCCGCCTATTGGATTATCGTCCATTATTTCTCAATTTTATAATCTTTTATTTTATAGAATGTTATACCCTGCAGCCTTTACAAATTCATATTCATTTTATACTACAAACGCTAGTCAAGTTCCTACAAGAATGTATTTATTACCGGATTTAGATAATTCCCCTCCTGCACTTTGTAACGTATTTTTTCCTAATCAATTAGATTCTCTTAATTTAGACATTAATTACCAATCAATACCTACCAGGCTTACAGGCACTAGCACTACTCCTTTAGGAAAATATGAGGGCGTAGCTGGTCCTCTAACTACTTATTTACCTCACACCGTAGTGCCCTCAAATACTCCAATTTTTAAAGATGAGCTACATGGAGTAGACTCTGGATTTACAGAGGAAGAGCTATATAGGGGGGTTCGTAGTGAATTGTTTCAAATAAATGGGGATTTAATTTTTACTCTAATTGGCCAAGAAGCTTCTCCCGCATTTACAGAAGACTCTCCTTTTTTAACAGCTTTACATGATTTTTCAGTACATGAATTTTCAAGAAAAAAATCTATGGGTAAATCTTGCAGTTTACAAAGTGAGTGGAACCCCCACAGAATGATAGGAGTTCCTGCCTTAATTTTTGATATAGGAGCTCCATCTGTGACGGGAGTTATACACTCAATAATAACCTCCATCACTCCTAAATCTATATTTAGCAAAATTAATTTGAGAAACGCTAGAGTACTATATGATGAAGAATTAGATGGGCCCTTTTCTTCCACATCAACTTCCATTAATACTTTTAATAAATTTATTATTAATAATTTTACCAGCGACCCCTATTTACCCATTAATAATCGTTTATATAATGAAGACCTCTATAACTTTGATAAAATAGGAATGGATACTTATAGTTATTTATTATTTGGTAAAGGCTCAAAAAGGGGTAAATTTTTAGATTTATCTAAAGCCGGAGCTCCTGCTAGTCCTCCATTTGTCAATAATCCTCCGTTTGTTAATTATAACGCTAACTTAGAAAGCATGAAGACTACTTCTAGAGTTGACCACTCCATTCTTCATTTTTTACGAGACTATTCTACTCCCGATAATTTATTAAAATCAAATGAATTAATAAAGGAAGATGATTCTTTGTCTGTAACCTATACTAAATATATGTATTTAGCCATTCAAAAAATAAAGAGTTTATATATACAAGCTAGACACTCTAAAACTAATCTTCAAAAATTTACTGATAAAATTACTTGAAGAGATTTAATAGATAAGAATTCTTATTTAACATACTTAAACGTTAGCAACACTGGTAATAAAAAAGATTATAAAGACCCTGCAACTTTACTTGATAAGGCCAATAATTTAAGGGGGCTTTTAATGGTAAAGTCTGAAGAGGAGGTTAGTACCAAATTTTCTCAATCAAAGTCTACAAAAGAATGAGTAGAAGCAGAGTTAAGGAAAACTACTTCAGATATGTTTTTACCTTACAATATTACTAGATACGCTCAAGTAATAGAGGCTTTTAAAACTACATTAAAGTCTGAGGTTGTCTAAGGAGCACAGTAATGACAGATCACGTATCACGAGCTATAAACGCTATACAAGATGAAATTAAAGGAAGTGTAAATAACCTTATTTCTCCATTTTTAAACGTAGGAAACCAACTATTAGGAACTCTTCTTCCAGATTTGGGTGTAGAAAAAACTTCACCTAATAACTTAGCTGAAGAAATAGAAAATATGACTGACGTTGGAGCAGTGCTTATGGTATACTCTAAAGACCCTGGAGAAGTAACTCATCGTTCTAATAAATTTTTCCTTCATTCCCTTAATTTTACATATAAAGAGAAGGCGCAATTAAATGAAACTTTTGATTCACCAGCTATTTCATTTTTTGGGGATTCAATAAGAATCTATAATTTTGCAGGAACAGCTATAGATTACGCAAGTGAAAGTGGGAGGGCTTGGGAACATTTTCATCAAAGTAGTTTAATAAAAATGTATGATGATATATTGCGCGGTACTAAATTAGTTCAAAATAACAGTATAGCCATTATGAAAATAATGAATCATACTATTTGGGGGTATCCTTTAAATTTTAGAGGCGGTTATAACGCTGCACAAGATAAGGTAGCTAGCTTTTCTATGAGCTGAATAGTCTTAAAACACACCTTGACCTTTCCTAGTATAGTTACGGATGATAACTTAAAAACACTGTACACAACAGTAGACGCAAGCGTAGATCAAGCTTACTTAAATAATATAAATAGTGTACTGGATAAAACAAATAAATTACTTATATTAAAAGAATACGATGTTAGTTTAGAGTCACTGCCTGATTTAGATCATATACCGTCAGCTTCTCTACAAAACCACTTAGAGGATCTAACGTCCTTAAATTTTTATGCGAAGGTTTCAGAAAATATAAAAGCTTTACAAGATGATTATAAAAATAAGCTATCTGCCGGCATTTCCAATGTGTCAGCTGTATTGAGTACGCAATTTCCGGGTGGTTGAGATCAGATAGACTCATTTTTTCAAGATTTAGGAAAATACTCTACTGGAGCATTTAGTACTGCGACAATTGATGAGAATGAATTTTTAAATTTTCAACTTTCTCTATTAACTATTTTAGAAATAAAAAATAGATTAACAACTTTTAAAATACAAAACCTATTATCATAATGACTACTTTAAAACAAAAAGAATTAGAATTATTTAATCAATATAGATCTGGCGACAATGAAGCTAGAACTAAATTATTAACCTCCCTTAAGCCTCTAATTAGGGGTCAGGCGAACAAATTTACTAATTCGGGACTTCCGCCAATGGCTATTGAGTTAGAGGCTCATAGGCTAGCTAGCGACTCTTTAAACACATATGATCCTAGCAAAGCTCAGTTAAATACTCATGTAACTAATTGATTAAAGAAATTAAGTAGATTTGTTACTAATTATCAAAATGTTGGACATATACCAGAACCTAGAGCCTTAATTATAGGAAAGTATAATGCTATTTTTGATAATTTAGAAGCTGATAAAGGTAGAGAGCCTACTATTACAGAGTTGGCGGATGCTATGAATTTGCCTCCAGTTGAAATCGAAAGACTACAAACAGAGCTTAGGAAGGATTTATCTATTTCTTTACCAGAGGATAAAGAGGATATAGGTGGCTTTTATTTTCATGCTAAACCTGGCAGTTTTAATAAATCAAAAGAAGCGTTGGAATTTACATACTTTGATGCTGATCCTATAGATAAAAAAATATTAGAATATACTTTTGGTATAGGTGGTCAGGGCATCTTAAGAAATAAAGATATTCAAAAAGAATTAAAACTAAGCGCTGCTAACTTAAAAAAACGAAAGGAAGAATTAGCTACTACTTTAGATAGTATCATATAATGAGTATAATTACTAAATTAGGATTAAATGATTCATTAAGTGCTCTTGGCATTTCGGGAGATACTTGTAACTCATCAGCAATCGCAGATAAGCTACAAGAAGCTACTGAGCAATTAGGGCAAGATACTCAAGAAGCTATTAATTTAATTGCATCTAAGTTAGGTGGTAATTTCGTAATAACTATAGGAGCCCTCTTAGAGGATTTTGGAGGGGCTAGTTGAGGAGCTTTAAAAAATTCATTGTTTTCTAATTTACTACATGGGGATTTCTTAAGTTCTTGGGCGGGAGCAACATCTTTGCTTTTAACATTTGTACCAAGTACTGAGATTGTTTTATTATACTGGGCGGCACAGACTTTAGAAACCCAGCTACGAATACGTGATGAGTTTGCAAAAGCCTTATTAACTGAGTTAGATATTATTTTAGAATTTGTAAAAGCGTTACAAGGATTAAATGCGGGAGCTACTACTCCGGACTTTTTTGCTAACATTGCTAAAAGTCTACGACATATACAAATTGCTGAAAGAATAGTGGGAATAGAAAGGGGCAAACAATTAAATAAAAATGCTGAACAAGTTAATATTAATATTGATAATATTAAGGTTGCCAGATTAGAACTTCAAAACGCTATCGACGATCTTACAAGTGAGCAATATAGTGCCATTTTACGAGAAGTTGAAGATCTTCATAATGAGTATGGATTAGAAAAACCCTTACTAACCAATCCAGACGCTGCTATAGCTACTGGAGAGTGGTTAAACAATTGAATATCTTATTTTAATAGTCTTAGTTCTAGCGTAAAGGATAAATTTTTTGATGAAAATGGGAAACCCTCTGATGATTTTAAAGAATTTTCTGCCAAACTTTTAAGACTATTTCCAGAGGTATTAAGAACATTATCATTATATACAGTTGTTTCAAATTCAACAAACATATTAGTTGAAAAGTTTCCTATAGTGCTCAGTCTTAGTAGTTGATCTAGGAAGCGTCTTAGGAAGTTATTACACCCACTTCGTTCTAGTGAGTGAAAGGATTTTATAGCATCTGATATTACGAGGACAGCTTCAAGTGTTTTTTCTGACCCAGCTACAAATAAAACTACCTGAAAACAACTGATGGTATTAGGGCAGGGAGCTGAAGCTGCTATTTTGGCTTTTCCTAGTTATTGAGATTTTATACAAGATAGCTCTAATCTTGGAAAAACACTACTTGACCCAGCTCTTAGACAACTAAGGGATGTTGAATCTGACATGATTGCTACAAAAAAGGCTGCTAGTCTTCACTCTAGCACTCATGGGCAAGTAAAGTTTAAATGAGTGTCTCAAATTTCTTCTGTTGATGCCGGACTAGCTGTGCTTACGGGTGAGAATTCTTTTTTTGAACGTAAATGAGGTATTAATCCTTTTACAATTCAATATGATTTTGAACAAGCAGGTATTGCATTAGAGTCGTTAAAAACTTATATTAATAATAAGCACGAGAATACTGAACCTGGAGATGTTGCTTTTGAGATTGCTCAAAAATACTTAGGACCTCTATCTTTTGATGTTTTAGGGCTTATTCATAACTCTACCCAAACTATTGCAGGAGTTCAGGCCGCTAGGGTAGCTTTGAGCGAACAGCAAGTATTAGATAGACAGGAAGCCGAATTATGTAATATATTTACAAGGACTGTAGAAAGTATAGAAGGGTTTAGTGCTATACAGCAGTATTTAGAAACTGTAATTCAGAGTTTAGAAAGTGATTTATTAAATAATGGAGTTATAGCAAAGCTAAGAGACGGAAATCTTTCAGATTTAGCTGAAATTCTAGACACTGGAGCTCTCATCACTGAAGGAGTTAAATTAGCAAATTGTCTAATAAATAAAGATGGCGTAGTATCTACTAAGTTTTTAGAAAACTGAGCTGGATTTTTAGGTATTAGTATGTCTGACGAAGAGATAGCTAAATTTAAGGGAATAGAAAAATACAAAAATATGGTTTTTAAACAATTAATAGACACAAAAGATATGTTATACGCTGCCCTAAAAATACATACTGAAGAAGTTAACGAGGTTAGTTAAGGTGAGTTTAAGAGATATAAAATTAGTAAATTTTTCAGAAACTAGCAGCTCTGTCTCATTTACCATTAGTTCTGTATTAAATCCAGTAATCGGTAGAGACAACTTAATACAAAGAATTGTTAAGAAAATTTTAACAGCTAAAGGCTCTAATGTTTATGATTCAACTATCGGAAGTTCTTTTGCTAATTTATTCCAAGTTACGTCTACTACTAGAATAAAAGAAATTGAAAATATTTTTCCTATATATTTGGAAACAATGGTAGAACAATTAAGAGACGAACAAGAATCTGAAATTTTAGAAGGAATCACAATACCTGACGGAGAATACTTAGAAAACATCATAATGGAGTCGGTCGCATATGACGACACTTTTGGCGGATGGTTAGTCTCCCTACGAGTATTTACATTAAATAATTCTTCATTTTCATTAAGCATACCTTAGGATAAAAAAAATTATGGCTATTGACATTAAAAATTATATTATAGAAAAAGTAAGAATCTTAGATCCTACTATAGACACGCGACCTGGAAGTGTATTTAGAGATTTCTTTATAAATCCGCTAGTTCCTATTATAGAGCAATATGAGGCGGAACATAATGCGGTTCTTAATACTTATAATGTAACTGATTTAAGTATTTTAGAAGAATCCCAATTAGACGCTACAGCCGCTAATTTTTTATTAGAAAGAATTACTGGGAGTAAAGCTACTGGTTATGTAAAAATGTATTTTTCTGCACCTAGGTCTATAAATTTAGGCCAGGGGACCGTTTTGACTAGCGCTTCTGGTAGACAGTTTGAAGTTGTATCTGATTTTAGTGTTACTAAACTTCAAATGGAATTAAATACTGGAGACTACCCAAACTATGACAGTGGGCTTATTCCGGTTATTGCTAAAATAGCTGGTTCAGAATATCAAGAAGAGCCTAATACAACTTTTACTTTAGCATCTTCAGCTATCACTCCAATTAAAATTGTAAATACAGCAGTCTTTATTGGCGGTACTGATAAAGAAACAAATACAGCTTTTTATGCACGTATTAAAAATGAAATAGCTAATTTATCTTTAGCTTCTTCGGCTGCTATTGAAACTCAAATTAAAAATTTAGTAACTACTGCAATAGCTGTAGAGGTTGTAGGCGCTGGGCATTTTAGAATGATTCGGGATTTAACTACTAGTATTGCTAATGTTACGAGTTTTTCTTCAGAAGACTATTTTTTAGTTCACTCAGGAATGCACTCAGGTTATGATAAACCTCATGTGGCTTACACTGGGGCATTTCAAGATATAAACGAAACCGAAGCTATTGACTTTCCTACTCCAGCATCCTGATCAAGAGAATTTTCTAATGATTTTTATACAGGAATTTATAAACTTACTGACGCTCTTTATGCTGAAGGCTCTACTTATGTACTAGTCAACGAATTATTTGGTGATGCAGATCCTATAAATCAACAACCCTCTCTAAATATGTTAGCCGCTTCGGGTTTATGAGAATTTCATGATGGCATTAGTCCTAGCCAAGATCCTTATTACTTAGACGAATTTGGAATTGATATAGCCAACCAACGCCTACGCTTGGGTAAAACTTTAGATAATACGGATTTAACCAATAATAGCGACGTAGCCTTAGCTTTATCCGAATTACAATCTATTTATACACAATTCTCTAATGCTCTAACTTTAACTGATTTTAACATCGCGGCAGAAAACTATACAACATTAGTAGACGCAATTAATTTTAATAGCGTATCCCCTATCTTTAGTAAAGAAATTGACCAGCATACCGGTATAGAAATAAGCTGTACCATGGAAACTACTGATGCAACTGAAAATGGGGAAATGGCTTATATTACTGTATTAAGAAATTCTAAAATATTTAAACCACAAGATGGTTATGGGTTAGCTTGGAGAAAACAACCTGAGTTTTTAATTAGATTACATACTAATTTAATTAATGCTTCCTATACTTACCCAGGAGGAACTACCCAATATACTACAGATGCTGCTCGTTTCGAAGAAGAATTCCAAACTAGCTTATTATCCACTTGAGCTGTTTCAGCTGGCGGTACTGGAATCCCTAATACTTATTGAAAATATAATGTATTCTTAGTTGATAATGATATATTACAGGAAGAAGTGTGGATTGGTAGTGACCAACTTTGAGACCAAACTAATGGTATGAACCAATTCTTACAAGCTGCAAAAGTGTGGATAGAACCTAACATTAGGTATGGTTTTAAACTTAAAGTTTACGCTAAACTGGGATTTGAAGGTTGGGTCTGAGATGACGAGTCTGATGTATATAATGTAGACACCCATAAAGTTATTGATAGAGGTACTACTTACCCACCTTATATACCTACCTCAGGAGAATTACAAACTACAGAAACTGGGATAGGTACGATAGTTAGTACTAGGGGACATTTTGGAATTTCTGTAGCCCAAACTATGAATTATGAATGGTATGTAGACACTTTAATAGTAAAATCTTTTGAAGAAACTTTTCCAATGCATCTATTTAAATTTAAATTACCTTCTGCTGATTTTAATTCAGCTAATCAGTGTGAAATAAATTATTATGGTGCAGGTTATGACGCTGTACAATACGGTATAGATAGTAATACTGGACATTCTAAAGTTGAGGCAAGAGTTTATAATGTGGTAGACGCAGTTTGAGAAACTTTAGGTACCCATACCTATACCCCTGCCCAAGTAGAAGTTAGTAAAACTTTAGGCAAACTTACTAAAACTTTAAATCCTTTATCTAACTATTTAGATAGTGATGGATATACTAATATAGCAGCTGCTGCAGTAAATACTGGAACTAGTTTTCCAAACGACACCGAACACACCCTAAGAAGTTATTATGTTGAGGCTAATAATATAGTAGCTGAGGCTTTTCATCGAGGAAATGCTATGGATATCTATGTTCACGATCCTTCAAATATTGTAGAAGGTTCTGTTGTAGCCACTATGTCGGAAAACTCCTTACATTTACAATCCTTAACTGGCACCCATAATTATATTCAAGAAATTATAGAAGTAAGAGAATTTATTTCACAAGTTGCCTTTGACACAAGCAGCTACTCTATAGTAAATAATAATACTGGTACAACTTACTCTAAGAATAGTAGTTACACTATTAATTTTAGTTTAGAAGGAATGGCAGGAACTATTCTTGAAGTAGTTTATAGATATTGGGCAAAAGGGGATACGGTAGATGCTTATTTTACAAGCGCTGATAGAGTTTACCCCGTAGCAGATCAATCTATTAAAGTAATGCCGCCAACCATAATTGATATTACTAAATTAGAGTATTCAGGTGGATTAGCTGAAACAGAAATGAAATTAAAAATAAGAGATTATTTTAATGAACTTACTTCTACCACTTTTGATAAGTCAGACCTAGTAAATGTATTATATACTAATGGGGCAACATTTGTTAATTTAAATATGACAATAGATGCTCAGGAGTATGATCCTTTAATGGCTAAAGTTACTACGAGAGTTGAACAAACCTTTACAATTTCTTCTTTAAATGTCGGTAGATTTTATACGAATTTAACCTATCTATCTGGAGTTTCTCAAATATAATGTTCAATCCAGAATCTAATATAGAAGCTTCTCAAATATGAAATAACTTAGGAACTTTTTATAATTTGGTAGACGCATCTTCCAAAACTATAATAGAAAATTATTGGGAAGCACTTGTTAATGGGATGGAAGGTGTATTTTATAATTTATATCAAACTGAGTTAACAAAATATTTAGAGTATACTTTAGGATACCTGGAGGAGTCTTATCAAACTTACCAAATAACTTTAGACGGTTTGGGCGCAAATACAGAGTATGGTTACTTATCCGCTCCTACAGGAATTTCTGCTTCCCCTCAAGCTCCCGTAATAAGTGGGAATACTTATGCTTATGTAGTGAGCTCTTTAAATGGTGTAGGAGAAACTTTAGGGGCATCTCCGGCTTTAGCTATTAGTGGTGGGAGCAATTTGGTAACTAATCCAAATACTGTTAGTTGAAGCGCTGTTACTGGAGCTGATTTCTATAATGTTTATGGTAGGGTTATTGGAAGCACTTTTGGATTACTTGCTACTGTGTCAGGACTAAGCTACTCTGATGTTGGAACTACTCCTGGATCTAAAATAAGTAGGAGTTCAAATACTGCAAAAAATACATATTGGTATGCATTACCGGAGAACAAAATTTTCTTAACTATTCCCACTATTAGTGGTATAGGTTCTGGCCAAACTCTTGTAGAGGGGAGCGATTATGAAATTGATAAATTACATAAAATTAAGTTTTTAAAACCGTTCCATACACAAACATTTAATATTGAGCAACAAACAAATCTATCTTGACTTCTTAATTCTGGTAAAAATAAACCCTTGACTTTAGTTAGAGGGTTACGCTATGCTTTTGTAGTTGACGATACTACTTCAACTTTTACCATTTCCGGAGCTTCTGGAGAATTAGTGACTGGTACAACTGATGGTACAATTGAATTTACACCAGTAACTGCTACTCCTGATACTATTTATTATACTGGAGGAAATTCTATTTCGATAGTGAATTCTCTAACTAATGAATTAGTTATGGATGATAATAAAACGCCAACTGTTTGAGGAGATGAATTCTTTTCTGTCAGCGGCTTACTTTTATTACCATCTTTAACTTCAATTTATTTTCCAGCTTTTGGCCTATCTACTGATCCAGAATCTCTAATTGTTTCTGGATACTACCAACCTTTTACAAGCGGATACTACAGTGGCGGCTTAACTTACTTTGAACAACGAAGAGACTATGCAGTTCATTTAAAAAATTGGGCATTTGCTTACGCTGCATACTTAAAAAAACAACCTACAGTAACTAACTTAACACAGGCTTTTGAACTTCTATCAGGCCTACCATTTACCTATGAAGCTTGTATAGTAACTAATGTTACGAATAGTGGGGGTTATAACTATGTTGTTACTGATGAAAGGACTTACGAAATTACTGAAAACTTAGTATTAAAGGTAGGCATTGGAGATTCATTATCTAAATTTGATATTTTATGTTCGGGTATCGCTTTACATGATTATATACAAAGCCCTACCGTTGTTTCTGGAATTTTAACAAAAGAAGGTCAAATAACTGAATTTGATGTTAGAACAACAAGTACAAATGGAATTGGATCTATCTTTAATTTTAAAAATGTTTATTCTACAGGAGTTCTTCCTGAAAATGTAACTGGAGTAGTTGGGTAATGAGTAGAATATTATTAGTTCGTGGAGTAGAATATGTATTTAATCTATCAGATAGAGAGCACGATTTTATATTAAGTACAGACTCTACAGGTGGAACTTTAACTGGAATAATTACTAACGGAGTTACGATAGAATGAGAATTTTATGACGGTTCTGTATGAAGTGGCGACGTACATTATTATTTAGATAAACCTTATGCGGGAGCTACTCACGCTATTGATCCAGATTCAGAGAGGGTATATAAATCTAAAATTAGTTATACTCCTAATGCTGCCACTCCAGATACCATATATTGTCAATGTAGTGAGCATGTAAATGAGGGAGTTACTATTTACGTATCTACAGTTGAGGGTACTACTTTAAATGAATATGAATGATACTATCTATTAGGAATAAATCAATCTAATAGGCTGAGCTATGTTAATAGCGATCCTACCTTAATAGACTCATTTTTATCAGAAAGATTGCCAGCAGGAGTAAGAGTGAAAAGATATAATAAAGCGGCTGCGGTAACTGCTTTAGGCGACACTACCTCATGGCATCATCCTATTTCTGCTGAAATTGTTTCACTTTCAGGCTTGATTTCTGACATAGAAAATGATATATTAACATATACGTGGGCACAAACTGCTCCTTTAGCAACTATCCTAACGTTATCTGGGCTAAGTAGTCCAATAACAAGTGGAAACTCTATAAATATGACAGCGGCTTTATCAATTCCGCCAGTTAGTACTTTATACGATTTTAGAATAACAGTTGATGATACTTATAACGCAAGTAGAAACACTATACAAGTAAAGGTTTCAGGCTTACAACATTTTGATAACTGAACATACACATCTTTTGCAATGGGCGATTGCCGATTACCCTTTAGCGAACTACCTTAATGGAGAAATAACATGGCTATAACACTTTCAGGCTTAAATACAAGCATGACCCCAAACACGGTTCTTTCGCTGTTAAGTACCAATTTCGGCACTGTAGAAACTGCAGTAAACGCTAATACCCTTAAATTAACTGGAGTTGTTGGCACAGCAATAGGAGCTGCTAACGAGCAGGAATTAACTAATAAAACTATAACCTCTGACAATCGAGACGGTTCCAAAGGTAATATTTTTGATATTAGTAGAAAGGATATTGGAGATAATTTATTTAAATTAACTGCCTATACCCGAGCGGGTGTAGCTGATGGTATCATTAATAATGTTGATGTTAATGAAACAGAAATGTATAATTTAATGATAAGTGGTGGCAACGGAGTTAAAGCTCAGGTAGCCTCAAACGTTCTTAAATTAACCATGCATCCGACAGCAGTGCTTACTGATACAGTATCTATGGTAGTTGGTAATGCCACATTAACTTCAGGATTTGAATATGATTATGCAGGTACTGGGTTATTTAGAGATAAACTAGGGATAGGCTATCATACTTCGGCTTTATCAGCAAATTTACATATTAAACCTACAGCGGCTGAAAATAATATTACAACAAAAATGGAGGTATCTACTAGTTATTCTATAACAGAAACTAAATTGGTAGGAGCTTCTAGTTCTATATTAACCTGAAACGGTACAACCCTAACTCGTTCTGTAGCAGGTACTTCTATAATGTCTTTAACGGCAGCTGCTATGGATATAGCTGGGAACATAACTTGTTCTGGTAACTTAGGCGGTACTTTTATAGGTACTTTATCTGCTTCTGCTACGCTAGCTTCTAACCTTATTGATACTGCTCAAATTCAAGATTTAAAAGTAACGGAAGCAAAACTTGCTGCCGGCTCAGTTACTAATTCTAAGCTAGGGACTTATTCTGTAACAGGAGCTAAGCTAAACCCTAGTATTGTTGGAAATTCCATGCAATACTCTTCAAGCGTAATAAATGTTAAAGTTGCCAATTCTACATTAATAACTACAACTAGCGGGCTACAAGTAAATACGCTTACGACTGCTGAGTTGCCAATTACGGCTACGTCAGGCATTGCCACTGCGGATTATATCTGAACAGGGGATCAAATATCGGCGGCTGCTCAAACAGGTTGACATGGGGATACTACCAGAATAATTTTAGCGCCTGGAGACTTCATCAATAGTAGAGATCCAAATGATGATACTTATATTATCACAACCTCAAATAATGATTATTGGCTTATGGGTGATACTTACATTAAAGCAGTAATACCTATACCGGTAGGTTATAGAGCCACCGGGGCCTGTGCTTGAGGAAGTAGCGCTGATCTCACTTGAGCAGTATTTCAATCTAGCGTTAAGACTTATGCTGCTACTACTTTATTAGCCTATACACCCGCCATACTAACTGGAGCGGCTGAAAACATTATTGACTTAACAAACCCTTCCGATGAAAAATTAGGGGCAGGGTTTGATTATGTAACTATGATAGTTAGAAATGCTATGGGTGGAAGTAAAAATTTTTATGGCGCAACAGTTAAAATAGAAAAGGTATAAAGGAGTAAATAATGATTAAAATGAAAGTTCCATCGGGGACTAGACAATCGCTAGAAACTGTATTTGATAATGTACAATCTTACATGTTTGATAACTTATCAAATAGAGTAAATTTACTATTTGGAGATAGTTATGGGCAAGCTTTAGATTTAGATCAAGGATCTTTATCTACTAATAGTACTGGATTTGCTGTATCTGTAAACGCCTCTACTAATTTTAGAACAAAAATACAAATTTTACCAGGAACTATTTATTTTAGTAATGGAGAATATTATAAAACTACAGATATTTTATCTGCAAGTTTAAGTAGCTCTGTAGGTTCTTTAACAGCGGATACTTATTATTTAGTTGAACTTGTTTATAATGAGTTAGGTAGCGAGCCTATAGCTGCGCAATCCTCTTTTGTATATGACACCACTTCTAGCGCTCCATACTCTCAAAAAAATACTAAATTTTCGGATAACGTTACAATTACGTTTACTGAACTTACTTACGGCTCTACGTCTATTACAGCTTCCGCGGGTAGACTACCTTTAGCAATAGTTAAGATTATTTTGGGAAATGACGGAAATCTATGATTACAGAGCGGTGCAAGCTGATCATATACTGACGGAACAACGACTTATACACCAACGGCTACTGGAGAAGTGGACCTAAGAGCCTCTTATTTATTACGCCTTAATTCTAATTTATACGATGAAACAAAATTAGTGCTAAAGGATAGAGATAATACTGGTGCTAGAAAAATGACAGGTTCCCTAGAAGTAGCCGGTAATGTTTTAACTTCTGGATTATCAGTTTTTGGTACTGGTTATTTCTCTGGAAACGTAACCATTAGTGGTTTAGCTTCCTCTCGATCATTTAGACTTGGAGCTATACATACTACTGCGTCATTAAGTTCTATATTTGATTTTGTAGTAACCGACCATAGCAGTTCTATTGGAAAATTAAGTATTTCCCCCGCAACCTATAATAGAGATATTTCTTTTAAAGACAAAGATGGTAACCCTGTTTTAGTAATACATAATGCCACTAAAAATATTTCAATAGGTTCTGATACAGATACTCATACCTTACATATTACCGGCGATATGTTACTTACTGGAGCCTTTACTCCTGGGTCAATTGCTTCGGCCGGTAACATTGCGTCCTCTGGAATAATTTCAGCAGCTTCAATGCAGGTAGGAGGAGTAGACGTAAAAACAGATGCGGGAACTCCTAATAATATCAATAACTTTAGAATATATGATGTTACCCTTACTAATGATCCTAATGAAAAAATGGCTTACTTATGGTTAAAATGAAATTGGGACGCTATTTTGCCTGAAGCAATTGCATATGATACTGGGCTTGTTACCTTGCCAACTGCTTTAGAAAATACAAATGGAGAAGGCTTTGATACTCAAGGTGACTTCAGAACTAGTACCTTAGTAAATAAAAAATATTTACAATTTTGGAATGGCGATAAATTCTTAATCACTAATTATGATTCAACAAATAAACAATTTACTATAAATACTACGGGATTAAAAGGTAATGCTTATGGAACTTATACTAGTGCCAATCCAGTAACTTTAGATTCTACAGCTCACTCTTTTAATGCTACACACTTATGCGACATTGTAGATGGTCCTACGACTACTGGATATCGTATAAAAATTAATGAAACTGGAAGTGCGGAAAAAGCTTCTAGATCTATAATTTATGATTTAGATCGCTATCAAGTTAGATACCCAAGTTATAGTGCTAAATTAGAATTAGAAAACACTTATGCTATTTTAGCTCAAGCAGTTAATATAAATAATGATGGTATATTACAGACAATGTATGGAAGCTCTTATGACCCAGATCACGTATCCGGTGGACAAACTCCCATTACTTATAATATACCTTATAGACATACCCTGCCTAATATTAGTACAGAGGGTGCAGTAAGCTTAACTTCAACTAATTTTGGTTTTAATATCAACCTTACGGGTTGGCAAGTTGCTGGAGACGCGTCTAATACCGCACAAGAATTTGAAGTAGCTTATACTAATTTAGCTACTGTAGATTTTAATGATACTTTAGAAACTACTCATATAATTACAAAAGATAGGTTTATACCTGTAACAGCTAACTCTCCTAATACCTGATCAGTAGCGGCTAGACCTTTACAAAATAAACAAGTAGTTGGAGCAATAGCTGTAAATTCAGTTGTTGCCGGTGGCGGAGGTGTTCCTCCTACAGACCTTTTATTAGCAACTATTCCATTTAATGTAATGACAGCTTCTGGAATATTAACAAGTACTCCTGATGTAAACTCATTTGCAACCTTTACAGAAACTGGTGGAGAATTTTTTGGAAGTGACGCTTTAAATGGTATGGCTATTGACGTAACTATTTCAGGAGGGAGTACTCTTTCTGGTAGAATTATTGATAATACTTTATATAATGATAGTGGTATGGCTCAGAAATTAGCTTTATCTGATACTACTGGAGTATTAAGTGGGGATGCTTGGAATACAGGTACTTCGTTAACTGGAAGGCTTATAGAGGAAATTGATAATTTACCTATTGATTATATTATAACTAACATAGCTATAAGCGTTAAATCAATTACTGGAATATCTGCCGGATCCCCAGGAGTTATTAGAGCTTACCAATACGGTAACTCTTCTAATTATGTAGCCTTAGAGATTAATGGCGTAGGGGCAGTAGTAGATACTTCTGCTAATTTAGAAATTACTTCATCAGTGACTAGTCCGCGAAAAATTGTAATAGATGCCTGAGACCCTACAGCGGTAAATAATGCTTGTAGCATGTCGGGAACAATTCTTATTTGGGCTAGACCTATAGTAGCAGCATCTGGAGCTTCCTAATAACTAGTGGCAACTTATAGTGAAATATTAAAACGTGATAATGTAATTATGGACGGAGTGTTAGTAGCACTCTATAATTCTGATGGTAGTATTAGAATTGACGTAGATACCACAGACGAGTTTGGTAGATTTTCATTTACCAGCCTTGCAACCGGATATTACCAACTACAATTTTTTGGTAAAAATTATGATAGTGATGATATTAAATATATATCTATTATAGAGGATTTACCTACAGGTGAAAACTTCGATCCTAAAATTCGTCAAGAACGTTTAGTTGCTATGTTTAATAGTATCTCTTGAACTAGTAGAGCTATTATTGAGGCTTGTGTAAATGAAAATTTAGCTAAATCTGGAAATACTATGAGTCTAAGAGACGACATTATACAACCTCCAGCCTCGCCAAGCCCTTTAACTGCTTACGTTTATCAAACTAATTCAATAGATTTAGAGTTACCGGATAAATCAGATAAAGCTACTTTAATTGCTGATTATACTTTACAAGGAAGTTCTAATTTAAAAATAGAAACTACTTTGTCAGGGATTGTTGACGCACACTGATTTACATGATTAGACACTACTAATACAACTCCTATAGGTTCTGGGGAATATTGGCCAGCCGGTTTTTATGATCTTCGAGACGTAGAGGTTACTACTAGTGGAATTACTACTAGTGGCATAACTATTTCAGGCATAACTTTAGGAAACAGCGGTGCTGTTAAAATAACATTAACTACAGACTCATCATCAGTTGGTGGGTATTTAACCAGTTTAGGATTTTTTACGAATTCTGTAACTGTATAATTAAAAAAAATGCCAGTCCCAAAATTAAATAGTAACGGTTATTGAGCCAAGACAATTTTACCTACTGAAGGTAACGCTGGAGTCCAAGGAATCCAAGGCCCTCAGGGGGCTCAAGGACCTCAAGGCCCTATCGGTCCTGTAGGTGTTCAAGGTTCTCAGGGGATTCAAGGATTTACAGGGCCTTCAGGTATTTCTGGCCAAGAAGGTAACCAAGGAAACCAAGGAGACCCCGGATTAAGTGGTCTTTCTGGAGCATCGGGGCCAGATGGAAATACTGGGTCTCAAGGAGATCCAGGAATAAGTGGGGTTCCAGGGCTTACTGGTCCAGACGGTAATGAGGGCGCTCAAGGAGAGGCCGGAGTAGGGGGTATTACAGGGCTTACCGGTCCAGACGGAAATACTGGGTCTCAAGGGGATCCGGGAGTAAGCGGTATTACAGGGCCTGACGGGCCTGACGGCAATGAAGGTGCTCAAGGTACCGTAGGAGTTTCAGGTTTTACCGGACTTTCAGGACTAGATGGTAATGTAGGCGCTCAAGGTACTGTAGGTGCTTCAGGTTTTACCGGACTTTCTGGGCCAGACGGGGTTGTAGGCTCGCAAGGGGCCGTAGGTCCTTCAGGATTTACAGGAGCTGTTGGTCCAGATGGGGACCAAGGTGCTCAGGGAACTTTAGGAGATACGGGAATTACTGGAGTTTCTGGTCCAGATGGATATACCGGGCCACAAGGCCCGGACGGAGAAGGGGGGCCCCCCGGATTATCAGGAGCCCTAGGACCTTACAGTTTTTCTTACTCGTTAGCACAAGACGACTTTTATTGAGTTATGTATGGGGTCAATTACAATGGTACAGGTGCAGAATATATAGCAGAGAATCCTACACTTATTTCCGGATTAGGTGATAATAATGCTATGTTTATGCTATTTAATCCCTCCACTTCTTCACATTATTTGATGTGGCAATTACAGACAGGCATTAACATAGATGTACAATTTGATGTAGACCCTCCAACTACTTATTCTGGAACAGGGTCTGTTATATTTGCTTCAGGATTTAGTCAATGGGGAAGCGCTGTATACGTAACAGCTAGCGGTGTGGTTGACCCAGATGAGTGGCGACACTACGCTTGAACTCTAGCCGCTTATGCAGATTTAGATACTACTAAAACCTTAACTATTAGAGCTGGTGGCCCAAAAGGTGACCCAGGGGACCAAGGCCCTCAAGGCCCTCAAGGTGAGGAAGGAACCCCAGGAGTGCAGGGGCCTACAGGTTTCTCTGGGATTCCAGGAGTCCAAGGATTATCAGGTGTTTCTGGCGTTCAAGGACCTACCGGAATTTCAGGAGTTAGCGGTGTTCAAGGATTATCAGGTGTTTCTGGTGTTCAAGGACCTACCGGAATTTCAGGAGTTAGCGGTGCTCAAGGAATTTCAGGACCTTCTGGGGCTCAAGGGCCTTCAGGAATTTCAGGTCCAAAAGGTCTTCAAGGGATAGATGGAATTTCAGGACTTCAAGGTCCTTCTGGACTCTCAGGAGCTAAAGGTCTTCAAGGTGTAGACGGTGATCAAGGAATTCAGGGCCCTACTGGTTTTTCTGGAGTGCAGGGGTACCAGGGGTTACAAGGATTTCCTGGACAACAAGGATTTTCTGGACTTACAGGAGCTAAAGGGGTTCAAGGGGTAGACGGAGACCAAGGTGTCCAAGGACCTACTGGTTTTTCTGGACCAGACGGCCTTCAAGGTATAGATGGAGTTTCGGGACCTCAAGGGCCTTCAGGAATTTCAGGACCAGATGGAGCTCAAGGATTCTCAGGGCCTTCTGGATCTCAAGGGCCTTCAGGAATTTCAGGTCAAAGCGGTTCTCAAGGATTACAAGGGCCTTTTGGATCAACAGGACTTCCCGGACCGACAGGGGCTTCAGGTATAAGTGGGGCTCAAGGGCTTTCTGGTCCCTCAGGAATTTCAGGACTTCCTGGGCCAACAGGGCCTTCAGGTATAAGCGGGGCTCAAGGGCTTTCTGGGCCTGTAGGATTTTCAGGCCCTCAAGGTGCAAGCGGTGTTGTAGGATTTAGTGGTCCAGACGGAGTTTTAGGATTACCAGGAAGTGATAATTTAGTAACTAATTATGATTTTGAACATGCAGGTACTAATTTACCTGATGATGGTGGTATAATTTATGGCTGGATACAAAGTGCTACCTATTCTGTAGGAACTATAATGTCCTCTTTAGTTGACTTAGAGACTGGGCAGAGGAATACTACTGAGTCGAAGTCAGGGGAAATTTGTTTAACATTAAGTGATGGTCTTGGCCCAATTGATGGTTCCAACGTAATGACCCATCCAAATCATTTAATGCCTATATCTGATGATGAAAATTATTTTATATCTTTTTATCATAAAAAAACTAATTCTGAAAGTGCGGTGTCTGCTACACTTACTATAACTGAATGGGATATTGATAAAAAATATATTGGTGAATTAGTAACTACAGAAACTTATAGTAGTTCTACTTCCTGAGCTAAAGGTTTAGCTATTATTGGTACCCATGTTGACACTTTAGGTACCATTAATACTTCAACAAGATTTATAGGTATTACTCTAGCTAACGCTACAAGTTCAGAATCACCTGTATATGTAGAAGATATAAGGGTTAGTAGAGAACTTTGAGCTGATTCAATTGCAATAGGAAAAATTAGTTCTTTAGATGGATCTACTTATTTTGATCTGGATAATAACGAAATAGGATTAGTGAGTGGATTAAATACCGTAAAACTAAATGCCACGGATGGGCTGGTAGCAGAACATAATGGTATTAGACAATTTGACGCTGGGGTTAAAACTGGAAGAGGATACTTTAAAGGTGGCCATTTAACAGGTAGAATTGCCAGTATCCCTGAACATAACTATTCTTTTAATTTAGGAAACAACACATTTGCTGGAATAGAGGACATAACTATTACAATCCCAGCTAATTATACCTTTGATGCTATATCTATGGTTTTTCTTAAAACAGACTTATTTATCTGTGGAGGATATACAGATGTACTGGGATTATCGTCTGTTCCTCGTATGTATAAAATAAATGTACATACTAAAACAGTTACTTCTCAAGATATTACAGTTCCTGGAGCTTCCACTACAGATTATCCAGCACTATACTCAATTACTACAGACGGCTCTCTGCTTTATACGGCTATTATCGATGACGAAACCGAAGAAAGCTATTTGTTTAGCGTAGACCCGGACGACATGTCAACACATACACACATTCATACGCTAGCAGTTGCCGCTTCTATGTTAATATGTGATGGTAGTAATATTTGATCGTGTAATGATGGTGCAGCTACTTGAGACACTAATGCTCTTGAGAAATATAGCATAGCAGGAGATTCCTCTGCTACTATTGCTGGATTTGATGGGGTAATGTGAACAGATCGTATATTATATGATGGTACTTATATTTGAACAGCGGAACAAGGTACTTGAAATGGACTTCGTAAAATGGCAAAATATAATATTGACGGAGCGTCCTGAGATACCTCTCTTCCTGCGTGAGGAATAAAACCGATTTTTTATGATGGTATAGATGTCTGATGTTTTTATGGAGCATCACAATCAGCTAACCCTACATTAGCGCGTTTTAAGCAATCTGGAGATGTTCCATTTCAATGGCAATCATTGCTTGTATCTACGCAGGTAACTGGCGGGATATTTGCCGGAAGAAAAGCCTATTTAACATTAGCGTCTAGTGCTAGTTTAACCATATTTAATACAGAAACAGCGGTAGAGGAGGGCAGTATTCCCGTAGGAAGTGCTTACGCTGGAATCAGAAACGCTGTGTGAGATGGTGCAAATATCTGATTCCCTTCAACTAGTGGTGGTTCTGGAGAAAATTTAATTATTAGAAAAATACCAACTTAATCATGATAGCATATTTAGATTTAACAAAACTTAACACATTCCAAGCCGTTAGTGCTAATGCTACTATTAGTGGAACTATTAGCGGTATTAACTATCTATCTGGACTTCCGTTCAGAGATCAATTATTAAATACTACTGTAACTCTTGATAATTTTATAAGTGATATACAAACTAAAGTAGATACTATTAGAGACGCATTAGAGCTTATAGATCCTTATGTAGTTACTACGGTTAGTGGAATCGGTCTTGTAAACACCTTAACTTCCAGTGGATACTATGATATAGACCCGCAAGTTAGAGCTGTTATACTAGTTAATAATATAGCAGAATCGGGTATATATGTAGCCGCTGATTATTATAGAGATCAAAGCCAATTAGTAGCTAGACATCAAGTACATAACGATTTAATTAGTGATTTACATTCTTCTTTTGATCTTACTGGCGGAACTATTACTCCTAAAAAAAGTATGAGCTCTGCAGCTATATCTTATAAAGGATTATTAGATCATTATTCAACCCACGCATACTGGCCGTCAGATGCCGCAGCATATTACATACCACTTGCTGGAACTTTAAATGAACAAGCTGCGGTTGATTATTCTACTAAAATGATAGCTCCGTGAGATGGCAAACTACTTGTGGCCCAAGTATATCCTGACGCCACTGGCGGTACTACGGATATTGACATATATATAAACGGAGCTATTCCTGGAGGAGGGGGCTGAACTAACAAGCAAACTCTCACAGCAAAGACTCTTACCAACTTTAATTTTTCTGCAGAATTTTCAAAAGGTGATATTATTTCTATTAAAGTAGATCCAGCTACCGCGCCGGCGGCTGTAACTATAACTTTGAAGTGATTATATGATACTACTTCATAATATTAGTTGATATTTACCTTAATAATTGTTATATTTAATAAAGAAAGATTATACAAACCAATAAAATAAAGTATTATGGATTTAAAAGATAAAAGAGAGAAGTTAATTGAGGAAAATTTAAAACGAGAACATCTTGTTGATAATTTAAATGAGCAAATAACTAATATACAAACTCAAATTGTTTTAGAAAAAGAGGCTCACGACTATACTAGAGGTCAAATAGAGTTATTGGATAAATTACTTAAGGAAAGTACGGAGGATAAATAATGTCTGTTTTAAGCAAAGCTTTAGGATCTGTTTTAGGCAAGTCAGGGGTTGGCGAAATTTTAGGCAAGGGTGCTGATATTGTAGGAGAATACATATTAAGTGCTGATGAAAAAGCTGATATGCAAAAGTGGTTGGATGCTGGTCAAATGAAAATTAATTTGGCTGAAGCTTCTCATAAATCTATATTTGTAGCAGGTTGGCGCCCATTCATAGGCTGGGTGTGTGTCTTTGGCTTAGGGTATCAATATGTATTTGCTCCTATTTTGGGAGCTATACTTGCACTGTTCGGCTCTGTAGCTATTTTACCTGTATTAGATATGGCAGTATTATTTCCTTTAGTAACTAGTTTACTAGGTATTGGTGGAATGAGAAGCTGGGAAAAATGGAAAGGAGTTAACACTAAATAATGAGTACTCTTCTCGAAGGGCATATAGACCCAATTGCGGGATCAAATAATTTTTCAATACAAATAAATGATCATATTGCGAAAACTACTTATATTTTAGATGAGACTGTAGAAAGTAGAAAAGAGGGGGAGCTTGTAATTAAAAGAGAACTCTCAAAGTTAGCGAAGAAACATGAAGATAAACTATTTCCCAGTTATATACCTATGAGTATGAGTTGTAAAAGCTTATAAAAGTATGGGTGCGTATTCCCATTTGGTTTATGGGAACGGTCTTCAAAACCGTATGCCGGGGTCCAAGCCGGTTATGAGGGTTCGACTCCTTCCGTGCCTGCCAATTTTAAATTAAATTAAACCAAAATAAAAAAAACATGTGGAATATTTGCAATATATTTACTAAATTCAAAAAAGAGGAAGAAATTCCATTAGAAATAAAAGATATGACTAGTGTCCTGCCCTGGCATGAAACTAGGGTATGGGCTAATAGAGCTTTTAATAGGATTAATAAAATAATTATACATCAAGCGTTAGTGTCTGGTGCTACAGCAGAGTCTGTTAATAACTATCATATTACTCCAGGAGAAAATAATCATATTTCACCTAATGGGGCCCCTCACATTTGTTATCATTATGTTATAGAGAAAGACGGCTCAGTGTTGCTTTGTAATAACTTAAGTAGTATTGTTTGGCACTGTAAAGGCCAAAATACTTCTTCTATAGGTATTCTAGTTATGGGAGATTTTAACGGTGTAGATCATTCAGGAATGGACTCTCACCCTACTAAAGAGCAATTGCATAGTTTAAAACAACTATTAAATACTCTTTTAAAAAATGAAAAACTAGACTTAGATGAAACAGAAATTTATGGACATGATTCTTTTGGCAAGCCAGCTTGCCCTGGATATATCCTAATCAACTTTATAAAAAACTTTATTTTTTCTTAGGAGACACTAAAAATGAAAAAATTAATGAGCAGAAGCTTAGACGTAACAGATTTTATTCTTAACGAAGACTTACAAAAATTAGCTGAAGTAGTAGAGGAATTATCTGACTCTGTTAAGACAGCTCATGTACAATCACTTGAAGAACTTGGAGCGTTATCCGAATCCAATGTAGCTTTAATTTTGTGGCATCCCAGTCATGGGAAATTGCAAAAATTTGCTACTACTACCCCAGAACTTGTAGAAATTAATATGGCTTTCTTAGATGAGGAGAAAAACTCGTTACCAGAAGAAGTCGTAAAAATTGCAGCTACTAACTTGACATGTGCCGCTTTTAATTATGGTATACAAGTTCCTGAGGGTTTAAAAAATTATCATTCTGATAAATTTGTTCCAAACACTTTAGATATTCGTACTATTAATGAAAAAGCTTTTGTAGAAAAAACTAGCGAAGTAGTTGAATCAATTGAAAAGTATGCGTGGGCTGAAGAAAAAAAATATCCCTTACATACCGAGTTAGCTGTAAAAAAAGCAGCATCTTATTTTGATACACATCATCAAAAAATGGACACAGTTAAGAAAATAGAATTTATAAATAATACTATGGAAGCTGCCCAAGATATAGATATTGAACTTAGTGGTACTGCTATTCAAAAATATTCAGAATTACGAGATGAATTTAATGAGGACTTTTTTAATTTAATACAAGTTAGGAAAGGATTTATTGGCGAATCTGACACAGCTAGCCACTCATTATATGATGATTTAATAAAACAAGCTGATGACCTTGGAGCCATTAAGACTGCCGAAGCTTTATATAAGATTGATGAGAAGGTAGGATTACTAGGAAGGTATGGGCATGGAGTAGAAGACCCGATGGTTACTACTATGGCCTTTACTAAGGAAGCCTCCAGAGTAATAGACGGAGTGACAGTTACGAGAGAAAAATTAGCTAATGTCCCAGATATGGATTTAGCTGCTGTTGTTGGTAATGGGGTTGTTTCCGAATTACGAGGTGAAGAAGCTTTAGATATTTTAGAATCATTACCTACCCCTATTAAAAAAGACGTAATCAATTTATTATAATGGAAATAATTATTTTAGCCGGAGCCGTATTCATACATGCGGCCGTTTCTCTATATCAAGCTTTTGTTATTAAAAATAAAAAAATTAATATTAAGAATGATAAATATATACAATATGGTTTAACAGACGAAGGGCCTATACGGGGAAAGCTTAAATCAAAACCAGCAGAGTATATACCTGCTGAACAATTTGAAGTACCTATAGAAGAGGTTGATGGTAAAATTATGTTTGATTATGAAGTAGGGGCTTCAAACTTAGCAAAAAGTATAGATGATGAAATAATTAATAATGCAGGGAGCTTAAACTAATGAAAGGATTGGATTGTGGAACTGGTAATTTTGTAGCTGTAGATGAAAACGGTATGCGTTTACAACGTAATGCTTTTTTAACTATTGATAAAACTACTACTACTACTAGACAGCTAAATTTATTAAAAGTACCATACGTTGAAATTAATAATAGATTGCATATTATAGGTAAGAAAGCGTACGAATATGCCCAAGTTTTTGGTAATAAAGAATTAAGTAGGCCTATGTCTCAAGGGTTATTAAACCCTACAGAACAGGATGCTTTTCCAGTATTAAGGGAAATTATATTAGGGTTAGTAGGGAAAGCAGAAAAAGAAAAAGAACGCATAGTATATTGTGTTCCTGGAAAACCTATAGATAAAGTCCAAGAAGTTAACTATCATGAAGATGTTTTAAAACAAATAATTGATTCTTTAGGATATGAAGCTAGAGCTATAAATGAAGCAATAGCTTTAGGATTAGCTGGATTACAAACTGCGGGGTTAACTGGTATTTCTATTTCGATGGGGGCTGGTATGTGTAATTTAGCTATTATGTATGCGGGGATGTCTACCTTAGAGTTTAGCGTAGCTAAATCGGGAGATTGGATCGATGAAAATGTAGCAAGAGATTGTGGCATTTCCTCAGCTAAAGCTCAGTATATTAAAGAAGCTGGAGACTACACTATAGCCCCTACTTCCGACGTAGAGCGCACTAGAGAGCAACAAGCTGTAAAAACTTATTATGAAGCTATGGTACGGTACTTACTATCTAATATAGCAAATCAATTTGCATCTACAAGTATGCCTAATTTCCCAGACGCAGTTCCCATAATTATTGGTGGAGGGTCTTCAATGGTTAATGGGTTTATCGATGTATTTAAGGACCAATTTCAACAAAAACAATTTCCACTAGAGATTAGTGAGATAAAATTAGTAGACGAACCACTTACTGCTGTAGCACGAGGATGCTACGTAGAAGCTCAGTTAGAGGAGAATTAAAATGGATAAAGCAGAATATGTATTTGAAAAATACGCAGTAATGAAGGTTCCCAATTGGGCAAAACCTTTTGCTAAAAATAAAAATAAAATATTACATATTACCAAGCAACCTAAAGATTATAATTTAAAGATTAAGCTTCGAATGTTACAAGGTGGCAGATTAGATTCTTATTTATATAAAAATAAAGCTGCATTAAATAACCCAAAGGGTGGTTTATTTAAAGATATAGTAAAACCTAAATGGCGTGAAAGCATCTGGAGAAAACCACTCAAAAAATAAAATGTTAATAGAAGACTTACTAAAAATACCAGGCGTAATAGAGCCGGAAACTTTACATAAGCTTTTTCCTAAATTAAATAATTTAGAAAGACAGCAAGTGTTAGTAATAAAGCTTTTAAGGGAAACTAGACAGGCTTACGAAGACATGGATGTCTTTGAGAACGTATGTTTAGTACTTAATGGTATTAACCCGGATGTAGGTAAAACAGAAGGATGCCTTCCTGAATTTATTTGGAAGGCTTTGGATATCATACAAAATATGCATCCTAATTTAGAACTTAGTTTTGAAGTGACTCAATATATTAAATTTATGTTTATAGATAATGGATATACCTTTTTCCACCCATTCGCTAATATAGACGATTCTATGCTTGACGTAGTAAAAGATAAAGCAGGCAGCGGGCCTTTTCCTCTTGAAGAGGATAGGTTGGGTATACAGGCTGCAAAATATTTAAAAATCATGGAGTACATTAAATAATGCCAGTACGTTACTTAACAGAAAACGACATAGATGAATATAAAGGTAAGAAGTACCCTAATCCATTTTTTGATTTATCACAGAATTTTTTACCAAGAAATATAAAAACGTTATTTAAGTTCTGTAAAACTTTTTATTATACTAATGAAATTTTACGAAATGTTATTAGTAAGATGACTGAGTATCCTATAACGGATATTATATATGACACCTCTATTGAACCAGATATAAAAGAGCTATATGCTAAAGCGTTTAAAAAAGAAATACGCTTAAAGAATTTATTAATTGAAATTGGTTTAGATTACTATACTTATGGTAACTGTTTTGTATCTGCCTTTCTAAAGCAAAAGAGATTTTTAGCTTGTAATGTTTGTGGTACAGAGGCAGAAATAGCTTCTATGCGTGGGGTAAAATTAAAGAAATTTGTATTCCAGGCTATCTGTGAAAAGTGTGGGCACGAAACTCCAATGAATATTAAGGATGAACCTTTAACTACAATTAGTAGTTTAAAATTCGTTAGATGGTCTCCTGAAAATATTGATATAGACTATAACCCTATATCAGGTAATGCTCGTTATTATTATGCAATGCCTAATAAGATTAAGCAAGGAATTTTAGTAGGGAACATGGCCATACTAGAAGATATACCTGCAGTCTTCTTAGAAGCTTTAAAGAAAAAGAAAAAAATTATGTTAGATAACAATAATTTATATCATTTTAAAGCTCCTACTTTAGCAGAGGAAGATATGGGATGGGGCAAACCTCGTATATTAGCCGCTCTTAGACTAATTTATTACCAACAAACTTTAAAACGTGGTAATGAAGCGATAGCTAATGACCATATTGTACCTAAAAAATTAATATCGCCAGCTAATACAGGCGCTATGGATCCTTATTCTATGATGAACTTAGGGAAATGGCGCGCTAATATTGAAGAGCAAGTTAAAAAATGGAGAAGCGACCCTAACCATGTAGGTATTTTTCCTATTCCAGTTCAATATCAAGAGCTTGGTGGAAATGCTAGATCTCTATTATTAACTCCTGAAATGAAATTTTTAGAAGAAAACGTTATTAACAGTATTGGAGTTCCTGTAGAATTTATTAAAGGTGGAACTTCGTGGACTGGTTCTTCTATTTCATTACGTATTGTAGAAAATGGATTCCTAACTTATAGAGAAGATATGTTAGATTTCATTAATTATTTTGTTATCGATAAGATAGTTACCTTATTAAAATACCCTTCAATCGAAATTCAATTGAAGAAATTTAAGATGAGTGATGACTCTCAATCTAAACAATTATCATTACAATTAAATGAATTAGGAGCTTTATCTGCGTCTACACTTCTTCAAGACTTTGGTTATTCCGCTGTCGAAGAAGAGATATCTAATACTAAAGAAAATAGCGCAATGATTGATCAAGGAATTAAAAAAGCTATTAGAGAAGCCGAGGCTCAAGGCCAAGCTACTGTGATAATGACTAGGTATCAAGCTAGAGCGCAAAAAGCTGCTGAAGACGAGCTATTAAGATTAAGAGCTGAAGTTTTTGAAAAAGAACTTATGGAAGAAAATGCAGGCTCCCCAATTGACCCATATGAAGTTATAGAAAAATATGCTAAAACCCTAATGTTCTTTGGGCCAGAGGAACAAACTCAGGCTATACAGGAAATTAGTAAAACTGCACCAGTAACTGCAAACTTAGTTATGGAGCGTTTAAATTATTATATGCAAGCAGCAGAGGTTTCTGAAATTGGCGCCCAGGGAACTCAAACAGAGCCCAATCAAAAAACGCCTGGACAGCGTAATAGTAATAAGGTAAAAACTGGCCCGGAAAAAACTAAAGGACAAACCAGAGGAACGCCTTAAGGAGAATATGATGGAAAAATATGGAACATACGAAGTTTTTAGAAACATAAAAACTAATGAAATAAAAAGAATCCCTTATGAGGAAACTACTGATTTAGAAAAATTAGCAGAAGATGGTTGGGAACATTTAGACCATGACCCCCAAGATATGGGGATAGAAGATTTAGCAGCCAATGATCGTAAAAGATGGGGTGGCTAATGGTTAGTTTTTTTGGAAAGAAAAAAGTAGGCACTTTTCGCCTTAACTATGAGTCTGAAAAGGCTGAATACGAGGATATTATAAATAACCCTCGTTACTTAGTGGAAGATAGATTCACTGAGTTTACTTACGATAAATTTGGTAAGCCTATTATCACAATTTGATATTTTGATTCAGTAATAGATGAGGCCCTCGAATAGAGGGTCTTTTTTTTATCCTAGAAATTTATAAGAGTGCCCATCTAAATTAGGCGATAGGAAGGGATTTAAGCTCATTATATTAATATATGCACCATAGGCACCCCTTATACGTTTAACAGTGTCTAGCCCTATGTTTTCGTTGTTCTTCATCCATTTTACATAAGAGTCTTTGCTACCATAACGTTTATAGTCTTTATAATTCAATTTTCCATCTATACTGCCCAAATCATGGCCCACTAAAATAATATTATGAGCTCCCAAGTGAGCGGCTAAATGCATTGCTGTATGAGTACTACATTTAGTTATAGTTAGATATTCCTTATTAGTCCAATCTAGCTTTTTATTATTTACTCCTACATTATGTTGGTGTTTATAATAAAATAGCCTGTTGTACCTTTTTTCCTTAAATTCGGGAAATAGCTGCTCTTCTAATTTAACAAAAGATTTTGCAGTCTTCATCCCGCCCGCATGCTCAGGAATTATTAATTTTGGCCAGTCGTATAAACCAGACCCGGCTTCCTCAATTAGTTCTGAATTATAATCTTGCATAACTATATAATCGCATATGTCTATAGTTCCGTAAGCCTTGTATGAAGCGTTTACACTTATGACAATTTTATCATTAAGGAATTGAGATTGTAGGTAATCAGCGGAAGGCCCTGAACATAATATGTATATGTCTGAAGCTGCCTGCATACCTGATAATTTTTTAATATTTTTCACTAGTCTTAAAAGTATGTCCTTCTAGGTTAAAGTTTATGAATGGATTCAAAGATGTAATATTTACACCATAATGTTTTATTAATTTTTCTTTTAAATTAAGAGTATGAGCTTCTATTGTTTTTAACCAATTAAGATACTTTTCATTAGTTCTTACTGACTCACCCCTTTTGGAAGTATTATATTCTTTTATTTCTGTAACTTCGTCTAAGGTACCACAATCATGGCCCACTAAAATAATATTTTTAGCACCCATATAAGCCGCCAAGTGTATAGCTGTAGTGATAGTAGACTGGCTAACTATTAGTTTATCTAAGTTAAAGTCAAACTCTTCTGGGATTTCTATATTATTTTCATTATGGAAATACCTAATTGAGTTTTCTAAATCTATTTGATTAAGTGGATGTCTAGAATGGCCTTCTCTAAAATTAGAGAATAATAAAGTTGCGTTAGTTTTTTCTGCATAATCTATGACTTCCGGATTAGGATCCTTTATTACTATATATTCTGGATTATCTATAGCATAAGCTGATTGGTTAACACAGATAGTAGTTTTATTATTAAAAAATTCTTTATCTATATATTCTACAGAAGCTCCGGAACCTAAAACCCAAACATCTTGATTCTTTTTTATATTCTTTAATTTGCATAATTCTACAGGCGATTTCTCTAATGCTTTATCGCTAAAATAATTATGATAATTAGTTATATAAGGTTTATAGGTATAAAAATCTTTATGCCCACTTTCCAAAAATCGATCAAAATACCACCCATTCTGTAGGTATTTATGAGAAATACATTTTTCAAAATAAGCAATAAATTTCGGGTATACAGATTCTAAACTAAAATGTTTAATAGCCCAATCTCTACAATCTTGTGGGTCTATATCTTTAATATTTCTTATAGCATAAGTAAAATCTTCCCAGGTTCTTCCTCTAAAGCCTACAACTCCATGAGGAACTGTTTCTGTATAAACTCCCCAATCCGTGGTTACTACAGGCGTCCCAGACATTAGGCTTTCTATGTGCACGTTGCCAAACGGCTCTACATATTTACTTAAACAAAAAGTAAGGGTTGCGTTAGCTAATAATTCTTTTTTTCTATCTCCAGCAGCAACGCCTACATATTTAATTAAACCTTCCTTATCTTTTAGTTTAGAAGAATCCCCATTGCCGGCCACATATAGTGTAGTTTTAAAATGTTTAGCCAATTGCACCGCTACATTCATCCCTTTAGCGTCTCCTAACCTTCCTAAGAAAAGAAAATAATCTTCTTTCTTCTTTTTAAATTCAAAATTTTTAGGATCAGTATACCCAGGAATAACTGAATGAAACCATTTGTTGGTGTCTATATACCCATTAACTCCATAGTAAGTATTCATCCAGGCGTTACTTTCAAAACATAAGTAGTCGGCAAAAGTAGATAAATAGCCTATACCATATTCTATGGTAGCTCCTATAGCTTTTAATTCTCCTAATTTTGGAGACCAATTTCCATATCCCACTAAAATAACGTCAGTTAAAATATCTTTAAAATTTTCTTTAACTTCTTCAATTAGTGTAGCTTCCGCATGTTTATATAACTTTGATTCGGGTTTATATAAATGGTCTTCAAAGGAAGTATTTGGATCTCTATTTTCACAATGTGTTTTCCACATCTCTTTTGAAATGTATTCTATATTTTTAGTACAAATCATTTCATTCCCCTCTACTCCATAATATATTACCTCGTGACCCTCTTCAGTAAACTTTTTACATAGAAGATACATTTTAGTAACGTAAGGATCTGTAGTTATATGTGGATCATTTATAATAACATTTTGATGCGGAGCACCAATCATATGTATTCTTATTTTATTCATTTTAATATTGTGAGTAAATTGTGGTATAAATATCGATCCAGTAATTAACTATGCCCTGAGGACCCCAATACTGCTCTGCCCAAGTTCTATTTTTTGCACCTTCTATTAAAACTTCTTGTAATTGGTTAGTTACTACAAGATTTTCTAAAAAGTTTTCTAAGTCCTTTATATAGACATTTCGTATAGGATTAGTTGACGCCCCGGAGATCTTTAATAAATTATTAGAAATCTGGGACGACATAGAACATATTACTAATTTTCCTAAACCTAATCCCTCAAAACTAGACATGTGAAAGCTATCAGTGACACATTCGTCAATAATAATATTGCAATTAGCTTTTCTAGACATACATTCCTCAAAGGATACGTTATATATAATATCAAAATCAAAGTCTTCGGGAAATTTTTCTTTAAGTTTTTTAAGTACAGCCGTTGTAACTTTAACTCCTTTATCGTAAGTATCTACTCCTTCTAAAGTGCTAGGTGAATACCCTACTTTTATTCTAGAATCTATTATTTTTTGACTATAAAGCTGTTTATCTTCTAAATCCATAAACATCCATTTACTAGGCATACAATCTTGATATTCTGGTAAAGTGGCATGGTATTGGGGGTTAACTACTTTAAAGCCTTTATAATTTAAAAGCACTCTCCAAGGTTCACTGTGATAGTGCATTAACGACGGAGTTCTAGTAAATACAAAATTATTATTAAAGTGTACAAAGTCCCCTATACTTGTATTTTGGCTAACTACTGCTCGATGCTCTGAATACTTATTTATACCAGAAGCTAAATGATCTGGACATTGTGCCAAATTTGTTGTCTTATAGAGACAAATATTCATCTAAACTTCTTTTAAAATTTTGAGTAAAGCTTCTCTTTTATCTTCCCATCTGAATTTAGTTTCAACATTCTTAATACACTCTAGATTAATATCCTTTTCTTTGTCGGATTCTTTCCATTTTTTGTATTCAATATCTAAAGCTTTCATCATTTCAAAAGGGTCTACCACTGGGCGTAAATGCCCATTATCCATAGACATATTAAATATTGCTAAATTAGGTACTATATGCCCCGTGTCTCCTAACATTTCAGGAATAGCGCTATTTTTTGGGGCTATACTTGGAGTACCTGTTGCTGCCGCTTCAATTAATGATAAACCACAATTATGGACAGTTACTTGAGCGCAGGTATATGATTCTCCATTAGGTACTTCTAAATCATAGCCTAAAAATTTAGGACTATTTGAAAATTCATCTGAAGAACTTATACTCTCAATAGGTAAATACACAAACTCTTTATCCATCTCTATATTAGAATGAGAAGTTTGGTCAAACACTAACGTTATGATGTATTTGTAATTCTCTTCCCTAATAAAGCTTAATAGCCCTGTACTCAAATATAAGTCTCTTAACAAGTATGCAAACTCTTCAGACTTAACTTCATATGATAAAGTATTTTGTCCGTGAATTACATCAGACATTATACCATTTAGTAACTCTCCCCTTAATTCTTTATCTAATGCTAAAAAATATGTAGGAATAGTTCTTTCTGATGCTTTTTCTCCAAATAGATGTCTAAATAATTTTAATAAAGGTTTTGCTGCTATTCTAACATAGCCAGCTTGATCAGAATATGTACCATCATATGAACCTTCTACATTAAAATATTTATTAAATATATAATCAACATACTCAAATAATTCTGCTTTTCTATGTTTAAAATTAAACATTATACCTCTATCTGTTACATGCCCACATCCTAAGAAAATTCCAAAAAACTTTAAAATCTCCGCATTTATTGGTATGAACCTTTGCAAACTACTTCTTCGTTGTTTACTATTTATTTGGGTATCTGTTATTTCATAGTTAGGGTGTGGAAGTCCCATATCTGCTAAGTCTATTTGTGTTGGAATTTTATTTTTCCATTTAGGACGTCGTAAAGCTACTATGTCTCCGACGTTCAATAGTTCCGCACGCTTATAACTTTTATCTTTTAATAAAAAAGGATGATCGTGAGAACAAAGAATTGGTTTTGAAAACACATCCATAGTTATGGAATATATTTTTCCATCAAAAGGAGTTCCTAATGTTTTCTTTACTTTCGACCAATTACCCTCGTCATTTATTACTTCATCTTCAGGGGTAACATGCTCTATTCGTTTATACCCATCTCTACATAAAATTAAGGTGCCTTCGTTTAGTTTTCCTTCCCCTATTGTAGAAGATATATTAATATTTGAGGCATTATAAATTTTGTTAATTTCTGAAGAAGGTACTTCACCGCTGTATATATTCCTAGCATTTACTCCTAGTATAGTATCGTCCCCATCAGTGTCGCTATCTACAAATCCAGCATTTAATAAGTGATTCTGTAATAAGTTTGCGGCTCCTGGCCCCATAGTCATTTCTGCTGACATCATATGTAAATACAAATAAACGTCCCGTCTATTCCTTTTAACTACTTCTACAATATCACTTTCAGGACACATATTTAAATCGCATTTTTTACGATTAATAGGCATATGATTTCCACATTTACAAACTTTGTACCCTTTTGCAAACATACTGAAGGCTCGTGCAGTTCCGGGTATAAACTTCCGTGGTTGAAATCTATTAACATTACAAACAGCAAACTTATTTGCCCATTTATAGTCTTTTCTTATTTCTTGGATTTTATCGTAAGGTAGTGGATAAAAAGTAGTTTCGTTTACACCATGGTATAATTTGTGTATAGGTATTTTGATCTCGTAAGTATCTTTTAAAATTTCAATTGCCCAATCTGTGTAAGCTACTACTGCTGAGGAATGCTCAAATATTTTCTGCCATCCCACGCTAGGAGGTGTACCGTCTATAGGGAAATAAGATACTATCTTAGTATTTGGTAATACTTTTTTTAATTCGGGAATGATTTCTGAAATATGGAAGATATCTTGAAATAAGAATATTACGTCAGGCTTTTCTGCTTGTGCAAGGGCACACAGTTTCTGGCCGCCCAGGGGATCTTCTTTAGTTACAGGGTATACGAAATATTTAGAAGTATCGTATTTAGTATTTCCAAAGTAGTTTATACCTAGTATAGATACTTCATAATAATTGTGTAAATCTTTAAATAAGTTTTCAGCTACTATTCCGAACCCCGTCGGTACTAAAAAATCACTCCAGATAAATAATTTAGGTTTCATTTATAATTATTGGTTATGTCCTTTATTAAATATAAACAATTTTTAAGATAAAAAAAAGGACCGATCCGAAAATCGGACCCTTTTTCTTAACTTGAGCTTGCACACTCGGAGTATTCCGATATTTTTAATAACCTTTTCCCAGATTATACTAGAATTTTGGCCGGAGCGGCGGGCAAATCTAGTATACTAGTATACCATTTTGGGGACGGGATTTCCTGAAGCGCTCTGAAGGCTGTGCGGCCTAAACGGCATCAGCTCGATCTGAGGTAGGCTTCGAAATCGTGGACGTCTCGGCACGCGAGCTCATCCGGGCCCCGGGGGCCTTGTTGGCCAGTGGGCCGGCTGGATGAATTCACCACCATGTGGTTCTTCTGTCGACGGAGCGATCGCCGATGACGGTCGCGGTCGCCAGCTGTTGACCGGTCGGTATGATCACGTAGATCTGGATGATGACGACGCGGCGAGTAGCAGGCCTACCAGTTGTCAGCATCTTCCTTAGTTAACGGCCATCATTTTCTACGGCGTCTTCTTTACCAGGTACCCTGGCGGACTGGGCCGGGCGGCAGGTGGGAGGAACCTTTTCGAACACGTGTCCAATTTGAGATCCGGATCCGGTGTCGGCGTACGCGTCAGCTGCTGCTGCAGTACTCTTCCGGAGGCGCCGCCGTCGGGCTTGATTCGAATTAGTCTGGAAAGGATAGTAAACCGAAAAATGGAAATCCCAGAAAAAAGAAAATGTACTTGAAACACGGGGGACCTGTGGTAAAACGCTGGTAGGGAGCGGACCTTTCTCAGGGCCGTTCGCTACCCGGTTTTACCCGTGGTCGCTCCGTTGTTTCATGTATCACTTTTCTTTTTGGGCGTTTTCATTTTGTTTACTTTCTTTCCATTTAAGTTCGAATCGGGTTATTTTTCTGCAAGGACGTAACATCCTTGTACAACGCTGCAAGCAAGTGCGTTTTTTTTGCGATTTCTCACACGTACCGATGATTTTACTGTTATAAAATCTTCGGGACGACGTTCCTGAGATCCGAGAGAATGATTTTCGTGGCCAAAACGGTTCTCCGTAGTCATTCCATCATTTTTGGGGGTTAAAAACTTCCAAGTTGTTAACGCACAAAATGTGGAATACGGTGGAGACTGTTCTGGCGTATCGAAAAGCATTCTCGAGGTCCCGAAGGTCCGTTGTGTTTGGTTTTTGTTAACCTACTACGTAGCCGAAACAGCCACGCCGTCTATTTTGTATAGACTTTCAACTAAGAAAGCAGATAAGGAAAAAATCCCTACCTAACACACTTTTGAAATTTTGTATATAGAGTCCCCACAACTCTTACTAGTTCCCATTCTGATTCCTTCGTTAGTCTAATAAGGGAACTTGAAGTAAATCTCCGTGGTCATAAGTGTTTAACCCTCTGGATTAAACAGTTTTAGCTCGGGGATTTGTTAGTTTGGGGTATTATTAGTTTTTTCCGTGTCCGAAGCAGACACGACATTTATACTACGAGGATCGTTGATATAAATACAGCTAAGAGTTGTGAGGAAGAATTAGCTATTTGGCCTCTTCTAACGAAAGGACTCTATATTTCTTAATTATTCTTTTTAATTTTAATAAACTACTTCGAGCCATTTTGGCATATCTAACTTGCCATGTTTTGGCATATAATTGGTGAGCATTGCGAAAATTTGAAAATTCAATCGCTACGCTTTCATACGCTTCATTTAAATCACTAATTATTTCTTTATCCATTGCGTATATTGGTTATTGACGATCTCCAGCATTTTGAACAATAAGAGCAACTTTCTTTATGCGCTAAAACCCCACTATCACATGGGCATTGTTCTTTAATTAATCTGGATTTCGCTCTTTCTTTTTGTTTTTTGGATATATTGAAAAAGACATTGAACGGTTCGGTTACTTCGTTAAATTCATCCGCCATTCCTGTATAGCAAAAGCCTATTCTATCTTTTCCAAATAATTTTCCTAATTTTATGTAGTTTTGAAGATTTGCATTATCAAAACTTAATAGAATTTTTGTAACGTTTTGTGTTTTTAAGAGCTGACTTATATAAGTATAATATTCAGGTTTTGTTAAATTTTTGGATATGATAAAAAATTTAAAATCTAAATTTTGAATGAATTCCAAATGTTTTGGTTTAAAATCTCCTGATCCGTATAATCTTACGGGCATTTTTCCTAATCTTTTATAAGATTTAGCTTTGCTTTTTGTCAGTTTTGTGTATTCAGTGTTCAGTTGCTGGGCGAACCCTTGTGGGTTTTCAGTTGCCCATTGTGCGTTTCTCGTGATTTTATTGAGATAAGCAGAATAAATTCTTTCCATATTTTCGACATAACAGTATTCACATTTCTGTTCACATGTGAAATCTCTGTTAAAATCAACTGAAAGGATTGTTTTGCTATTCTCTGTAAACGCACGCAACTGCATAGGCTACTGTGGTTTAGAATACAGCGTGGCTCTCGTTGGTGTACTTCATATCTATACCCTTCATATAATGTTCATGGGTGATTCCTACGATTGACCTCAATCTTGAATCTCTAATTTTCCTTGATATATCCAGGGCGTATATTATGCCGTCAACTGCCGGGTCTGCCGGTACTTTGACATATAATATCCTGTTGGTACTTTTTTTCTTTCCGGTCTCTAAAACTATCTTGTAATGTTTATATTTTCTCATTATTAACTGTCACTTGAGTTGTCGCTAGGTTCTTCGGTTGTCAAATCAATAACTTTGGTTTCTGCTAATAGGATTGCAATTTTTGCAAAAGCTATTATTAGCATCAGTCCAATTGTTTTGCCTAGCTTGACGTCCATTTCTTTTAGTGCCTCATACTACATTCATTTTAGCTATTTCATCTATAAATTTTTGCCCTTGTTCAGGATTTAAAAATCTAATCCATTCGGCATAACCTCTTAATTGCTGGTATTCCCTTTCTGTTATGTCGACGTTTCGTTTTTGATGTAAAATAGCTCTAAATATTTTTCGTTTATATTTTGGAATACCGTATTTGTCGTTTATTACGATTCCAGTTACTGACATCCGTCTATGCGGCCTCATAATTCTAGTCTTTTTGTAATTTAGTTTAAAATGATATTTTTGTACCATTTTGGTAATTTCTATTATATGATCCAAAAGCGGATAGCGTTTGGAGAGATGACTAAAACTAATATCGTCAGCGTATCTAGTAACTATTAGTTTATTTTGTTTTGCAAAGTCTTGTAAATCTATATCCATTTTGTAACATACTAAATTAGCCATAGCCGGACTCGTAGGAGATCCTTGCGGTAATGCCCCATTTAGCGTAATTAAAGACGTAAGTAGTCTTGCGTCTGCTTCATCCCATTCAAGGGTGTGTTGGTTATTATAACTATGAAGCCTCTTAATCATTTCAGGTAAAACCATGCTAGCTGTTACAGAATCGAAAAAACCTCTTAAATCTATATTTAATAAAGTCTTATTTCCAAAATGTCGTTTAGCACCTTCTTTTACGCTGATATTACGTCTAAACCCTACCGCTATCGGGTGGGTCTTAAATTTATATAAGAAATTATTTAAAAACTTTGTTTGAACTTGTTTTAAAGCCTCAGACGGCTCATTAAGCCACCTTAATTTTCCAGACTTTTTTGTAATCGGGAACCTTCTATACTGCTTTATTTTAGTAGTTACTAATTGTTCTATTTCAGTTTTTGGTGTTTCTATTAATTCGTAAATTGTCATTTGTTAAAAAGATTATATTGCCTTAATAAAGCGTCTGCGTCCTCTTCAAGAGATACACAATACTTACTAAGAACTTCTAGTAAATCATTTTCTGTTATCATACTGGAGGGGGTAAGTCCTAAATGTATAATTTTTAATTCTGGAACATTGCTATGAAATGTATAAAATATAGTATAAACCATATTAAATGCATTCTTTTTCACTGCAATATCTATTTTTGTTATAAATTTAGTATTTAAATGTACACAGGCCCCGTCCTTAGTTAGATTCGGTAGATGAGGACTTATCTTCTCCATCATTTGAATCTTTAATTGTTTCGTTGTCTTCATCGTTGTATACTAGTTCTATTGTTAATTCAGTTATATCTTGTACCGTTTTCGTAATCAGTTTTTTAATACGTTCTTTCTTCTCATTCATTTTATTTCTTTTGATTACAATAACTTAATGTAAAAAAGAAATCAAGCGATGTTGACTTCTTTTTTTATAGCGTGTATTTTTTTTATTTTATTTAGTCTTTTGGTGGAGTAAATATTTCGTCATTTGCGTTCTCATTCTCTCCATCTGTAATTCTTTTTCTTGCATTAAAAAATATCAAGCTCTTGAATATATAAATTGGGATGAACATTTTGCTCAAACCTCCCTTGACTCTTAACCTACTTTGCTTTATATTTAAAGACAAAGTTTAAAATGCAGATAGGTTCTTCATCTAACTTCTTATACCATAAAAATTTAAAAACAATATGGCAGATTTATTAAATTACAACAAACAGAACTCAAATATCCAACAGGCTATCCTAAAGTCTATAAATAACGTTTTTCCAGTCACCGCCGGTGATAGAACTCTAGAAATAGCTAATTTAAAAATAGTTGACAATCTTAGTTCTGACGATTTCCCTAAACAGAAAGAGTTAAAAATCAATAGGCGTAGCTGACAAATACCTTTATACGCTGATATACTTTTAAAAGATAGCACTGGAAAAGTTATTAACCAAAAAAAGAATGCTAAGATAGGAAATATCCCTAAATTAACAAATAGGTTTACTACTATTATTGAAGGAAATGAATACCAAACCGTTAATCAACTTCGAAGAAAGCCGGGTATATATGCTCGTATTAAGAAGAATGGTGAGTTAGAAAATGAATTCAATTTAGAAAAAGGTCTTAATTTTAAAATGCAATTAGATCCTATTTCTGAAAAATTTGTAGTTATTTTCGATAATAGAAAATATAGACTCTGAACTTTATTAAATTTATTAGGTGTAGGCGATGAGGCTATGCGTAAGGTTTGGGGTACCAAACTATTAGAAGTTAATAAGAAGAATGCTCTCAACACAGAAATTTCTGAAATGACTTCTATTTTCACTAAAATTTATCATAGAGATCCTAAAGACTACTCAGAAGTTCTTACCAAATTAAAAGACTATTTTGAAAACTTCACTAAAGTAGACCCCAACACTACCCTCTTAACTTTGGGTCGAAAACACTCTAATGTTAATGGACAAGCTTTACTAGACTCTTCTAAGAAATTATTAGATATTAATAAAGGTACAGCAGAACCAGATGACAGAGATAGTTTAGTTTTTAAACAAATTTTATCAGTAGATGACTTACTTATTAATCATTTTGATAAACAAAAAGACTCTCTTACTAAAAAATTACGATCATCTATGATGTTCAAAGATCAAGTACGAGAAATAGTAAGTGCTGGTACTTTTTCAAAACCTATTAAACTATTTTTTACTACTGGCGATTTAAGCTCAACTCCTCCACAAACAAATCCTGTAGCTATTGTATCCGAATGAAGAAAAACCTCTCCTATGGGTACTGGTGGAATAAAAAGTAAGCACTCAATTACTGAAGAAACTAGGGATGTACAGCCTACACACTTAGGGTTTATAGACTCTACAGCTTCTCCAGAAGGTTCAAAAATTGGAGTAACTTTAGGAATGACCTCTGAGGTTGTTAAAGAAGGTAATGAGCTGAAATCTCCAGTATATAATACTTCTGGTAAACTAGTATATATTAGTCCTTTAGAATTCTTTGAAAGTTATGTAGTGTACCCAGATCAATATGAAATATCTGGCTCTACTATTACTCCTAAATTTAAGTCAATACACGCAATGTATAAGGGTGAACTTATACGTATTGCCCCAAGTAAGGCTAATTATTATATAAGGTCTCCAAGATCAATGTTTTCTTTTGCCGCTAATGCTATTCCATTTTTAGACGCAGTTCAGGGTAATAGAAGTGCTACTGGTGCTCGTATGATGACTCAAGCTATGGCTTTAGATAATAAAGAAGCTCCTTTAGTACAAACCTATAGAGATAAAGATTCTACTTATGAAAAGATTCTTGGTAATTTTCTTAATCCAGTATACGGACCTAATTTAAAAGGGAAACCTCGTACTGGAACAGTTAGTAAAATTACTAAAGATTATATTTATATCATTGGAAAAGATGGATCTAAAACTAAAAAAGGTTTATATAACAATTTCCCATTAAATCAAGATGGTTATTTAGATTCTACTCCTTTAGTAAACGTGGGAGATGAGGTTAATAGTAAAACTATATTAGCTGAAAATAATTATTCCAGTGGAGATACCCTGTCTATAGGAAAAAATTTAACTACAGCCTATATGACTTATAAGGGTTATAATTATGAAGATGGCGCTGTAATTACAGAATCAGCTGCTAATAAACTTTCTCATTCTATGCTCCATAAAGTAAATGTATTTTTTACTCCTAAATTATCTGCATTTAGTTTAGAAAAATTTAGTGCCTGGTACCCAGACGCTATAACCCCAGATAATAGAAAAAAATTAGATAGCTCTGGTATTATTAAGGTAGGAGAAACAGTTAATCCAGAAGATGTATTAATTGCATTTTTAGTTAAGCGTGAAATGGACGACCATGAGGTAGCTTTACATAAATTAAGTAAATATACTTTTGGACAATTTAATAAAAATTTAACTGAATGGTCTGAAGATGAGCCGGGAGTGGTAACTGATGTAGTTAAGACTGGTAGAAACATAGATATTTATGTTAAATCTACCCATCCTTTTAAAGAAGGTGATAAACTTTCTGGGCGTTATGGTAATAAATCTATTGTTACTAAAATTATTCCAGACGCAGATGCCCCTCATAGAGAGGATGGTACCCCTATTGACATAATGTTAAATGCTCATGGAGTTCCTTCTCGTATGAACATTGGTCAAATTTTAGAGACGGCAGCTGGTAAAATTGCTAAAAAAACTGGTAAACCTTATATTGTTAAGAATTTTAATAATCCAGAAGGTGACAGATCTGCAGAAGTTTTAGCAGAAATGAAAGAACTTGGTATAGAACCTGATGAAACTTTAACAGATGGTAAAACTGGCAAAGCTTTTGATAATCAAATTTTTGTAGGACAACAGTATTTTTTCAAACTTCGACATATAGTCAACAAAAAATTAGGGGCTCATGGTATCGGCCAATATGATATAGACGAACAGCCTGTAGGAAAGGGTTCACAGCATGTAGGGATTTTAGATAATTATGCATATCTGGCCCACGGAGCAAAAGCCAATTTACGAGATATTGGAGAGATTAAAGGAAGGTCTAACGATGAATACTGAAGAGACCTACAATTGGGACTGCCGCCTAGTAAGCCTTCTAGAAACTTTGTATTTGAAAAGCTAACAACCTATATTCAAGGTCTAGGTGTTAATGTTACTAAAAAAGGTAATAAACTACAAATTTTACCATTAACTGACAAAGATGTTACTAAGCTGTCTAATGGCGCATTAGAAAAGCCAGGAACTATGTTAGTTGGTAAAAATTTAATGACTAGAGCCGGTGGATTATTCGATGAAAAGATTACTGGTGGAATTAGCGGCACGTTATGGTCTCATATTAATTTAGCAACTAATTTACCTAATCCTATGTTTGCTCCTGCAATTACTAAAATATTAGGTATTACTGACAAGAAATATAGCGACATTATAGATGGGAAATTAAAGCTAAAAGGTAAGTCTGGAATTCCGGCTATTATCTCTGCTTTAGAAGCCTATGATGTTGACGCTGAGCTTGTTAAGGCTACAGCAGCTTTAAAAACTGCCCCTGTATCCTCGGTGAATAGTTTAAATACTAAGGTTAGGTATCTACAAAATTTAAGTAGAATGAAATTAAACCCAAAAGAAGCCTATACTATTACTAAAATACCAATATTACCTCCTAAATTTAGACCTATCTATTCTTTACCTACTGGTGATTTAATGACTAGCGATATCAATAAACATTATAGAGATATTGGGGTTATAAACACAGCTTTAAAAAGTACTAAAGATATTATAGGCGCAGATGAGGTTTTAAGAGCTAATAGATCATTGTATGATTCTGTAAGAGCTATGCAAGGTTTTATAGAACCTATAACCTATGGCGGTGAAAAGTATAAAGGGATTTTAGAAGAAATAGGAGAAAGTAAAAAAGGCTTAATACAAGGAAAATCCTGGGGCAAGCGTCAAGACTTAAGTGCTCGAAGTACTATCATTGTTGACCCCGATTTAGGTCTAAATGAGGTAGGTACTCCATTTAAAATAGCTTATTCTATTTATAAACCTTTTATTATAAAGAATTTAAAGGAATTTGGATTAAAAGCTACAGCCGCAGTAAGGGAATACAAAGATGAAACTGATTTAGCAAAATCAGCTCTCGTTGATGAAATGAAACGTAGACCCGTAATTATGAACAGAGCTCCTACACTTCATAAGCATGGAGTTCAAGCTTTTAAACCTCAATTAGTAGATGGTAAATCTATTAGAATGAATCCTCTTGTTATGAGAGGTTTCAACGCTGATTTTGACGGCGATACTATGTCTGTAATGGTACCTGTTTCTGCTGAATCTGTAGAGGAAGCTAAAAACATGATGCCTAGCAAGATCTTATTTAAGCATGGAGATAACTCTATTGTTCCAGAGATTAGTAAAGAATATGTTTTTGGAATACACCAGCTAAGTCTTATTAAAGAAAAATCTAAAGAATCTTTTAAATCTATTTCTGACGCTAAAAAAGCCAAAATTCCATGGACTACTCAGTTTGATCTTAACGGTACAAAAGTGACTATAGGGCAGTTTTATATTAATTCTGAATTACCTGAAAAATTAAGGGATTACGAACGAGTATTAACTGCTAAAGTGTCTGAAAAACTTTTAACCACTATCGCAACTACTTACCCTAATTATTTTACAGATGTAATTAATTCTTGGAAATCTTTAGGAGCTATGCAGGCCACTTTACATGGCAATACCTTATCATTAAATGACTTTGTAATAGATAGAGCCTATAGAGATGATCTTTTAAAAGAAAAACTTCCTGCAATTAATAAATTAAAAGGGCAGACTAGAATTGACTCTTTAAACAAATTAACTATAGAAGTTCAAAAAGCTCAGGATAAAAGTGTACGGGGTAGAAATAACATCTACGACATGTTGGATTCAGGCTCATTTGGTAAAACTGATTCTGTACGACAAATTTTATCTATGCCTGGGGTTCTAATGGACACCAAAGGCCGTCCTATCCCCTATCCTGTGTTAAAATCGTATGGAGAGGGTTTAGATACCCCTTCTTATTTTGCGTCCTTATATGGAGTTCGTAAAGGTAATATTGACAGGTCCGTAAATACAGAGCAATCTGGTGCTTTAAACAAAGCGTTATTAAACATTAATAGACGTTTGTTAATAACTGTAGAAGATTGTAATACTCGTAAAGGTTTAGAAATTGGCGTAAATGACAAGAATGTTATAGATCGCATGTTACTTAACTCTGTATCGGGTGTGGGGAAAAGAAATGACATTGTAGATTCAAATGTTTTATTAAGAGCTAAAAAGGATAAATTAAAAACTCTATGGGTTAGATCGCCATTAACTTGCGAAGCAGTTGAAGGGATTTGTCAAGCCTGTTATGGGTTAATGCCTAATGGAAAATTATCTGTATTAGGAGAAGCGGTAGGAGTATTAGACGGACAGGCCATTACCGAAAGATCTACACAATTAGTTATGCAAACTTTCCATACAGGGGGAACTGCCTTAGGTGGCGGTGGTGGTGGTGCTGTAACTGGTTTCCCACGTTTAAAACAATTATTTTTTGTACCTCAAAAATTAAGTGGAAAAGCTACGTTATCTACTGTAAAGGGGACTATAAAATCTATTAAGAAAAATCTTACTGGAGGGTACTCCGTTAGGATAGAGGGTTATGGGGAAAAGAATGATAAAACCTTTACTATACCTTCCGGTAGACTGCCTATTGTAACAGAAGGAGTTAAAATAGGAATTGGAGACGCCATATCTGATGGAATTATAAAACCTCAGGAACTTGGAGAATTAAAGGATCACTTATCAGCTCAGAAGTATTTAGTAGAAGAAGCTTCAAAAGTTTATGGGGGAAAATTCTTTAATAAAACATTTGAAACCGTAATTCGTGGAATTAGTGATAATGCCCAAATTACAGTAGCTCCTGAGGGTAGCGGATTCCTAAGAGGAGATAGAACTACTATAAGTTATTTAAACGCTCTAAACAAAGATAGAAAAAAAGAAAAACTTCCATTAATCGAATATGACGCATATTTTAAATCAATAGACTCATTAAATGCTGATAGCGACGATTGGTTAACTAGAGTTAGTGCGAACAGAGTAAAACGGGGCTTAACTGTAGGAGCTGCAAAAGGCTTATGAGCTAACATTCGAGGTAAAGACCCTGTACCAGCGTTCATTTATGGAGATAACTTTGGTAAAAACACTAATTATCAAAAGGGGGAATTCTTTTAATAAATGCCCTTTTTTAAAAAGGCAGATAACCCTATAGTCGTTTGACGACAATATGAATTTAATGCTGAGGCCTTAGATGGCCGTATTATATTAATTTCAAATGAGGAGCCTTGCGCCCTTATATCCCACCACCCTAATAAACAATGGGGGTACAATATTGGTACTATAAAATTAGTTAGTGCTGGAGAAGGTTGGCCTGAGGTAGAACGATTAGGTCATGCTAAAGAGCTACCTAATGTGTTTTACGAACTTGTACCTAAAAATGAATACCAAACCTATCTAAAAATACATCCAGAATATAAAGATAATTTAGAAACTGCCTCTGAACCAAAGGTAGTTCCTCCGATCAAACAGCCGAAACCTACAATTATAGATATACCAAAAATAAAAAAAGAGGTTCCGGGACTTACCAAAAAACGATTAACTAAAACACGCTTAGCGAAAGATTCGGAAGCTCCAATATATACATATAAGACTCCCGGACAACGTTTCTAAGGAGGCTCAATGCAACACAACTCTCAAGACTGTAGTAATAAACACCAAGCATTACGACAATTGCACCATTTATTTTTTTCTTCAAAATCTTCTCCTGTAAAATTAGGGGATTTGAAATTTTTAACTAAAGCTCAGGAAAAATTTTATAAAGCTATGGAGAAGAAAACAATAATTTTCTCAAAAGGTCCTGCAGGTACAGGTAAGACTCATTTATCAGTGCACTTCGCTTTAAAACAATTAGCAGATAAAGAATCTCCTGTCGATGGAATAGTAATTTGTAAACCTTTAATTTGCGTAGATAATGAAAAATTCGGATGATTAAAGGGGGGTATGAAAGAGAAAACTGATCCTTTTATGAACCCATATTGGCAAAAGTTTGAAAAAATAATTGGGAAACAAATAACAGATATTTTGGAAACCACTGGTATTATTAATATTGTGGTACCAGCTTTTTTAAGAGGTATGGAATTTGAAAACAAAGTAGTTTTATATGACGAATCCCAGAATTCCTCTTGTACAGCTATGAAGACCTTTTTAACTAGATTAGGAAGAGATTCTAAAATGATTATAACTGGAGATCCAAAGCAAAGTGATAAGGATGATATCAGCGGTTTAGAAGACGCCATGGCACGTCTATCCAAAATAAAAGATATTACTACTGCAAACTTTACCAGGGAGGATATTGTTAGGCACGGCTTGATACGAGAGATATTAGACTGTTACGAAGACTAAGAAATTAATGTAAAAAGGAAAGTAGGCGGGGATGTAACCCGCCTATTTTTTTAGTTTTTAGTCGAGCGTTACATGCGCGAATATTGACTCCGGAGGTGTACTAAAATACTTTAATAGCGCTGGGCATAACCAGAAAGTCATTCCAGTAGTTGCTTCCTCATACCAAGTTCCCATTGGAAATTCATCCTCTTCCATTCTTGTAGCCTCCACAACACTGTCAGGGTATTTGATTCCGCTAAAGAATAAGTTGAAACCAGTACGAACATCTTCTGGATGCCCTCCAGCCATAGTTATTAGGGCATCAATCATTTCTGGAGCCCCGGATACGAATGGTTCTCGTAATAGGCCTACGGCCTCATCATCGAAGACCCAGGTGCCCATATCCCAGTAAGGTCTTATAACCATTATTGAATTTTCTGTTGTCATATTATTCCTTTTTTTTATTTAGTTAATGGTACTAATAATTCTGCTAAGTCTTCAGCATTTATGGCTGGAGGCTCTGTCGCAGGCGCTTTAGGAGAACCCCAAGCACTGAAAAATCCGTCTGGGTGATGGAACCAGTCTGGCAAATATTCTTTTAAATGATTACCCACATGTATTTCTGGAGAACCATTGCAGCGTTTCACACTTAGATTGTTTCCATCTTCATAAATTACAAAAAGAGCCCCACGTCTAAATAGATGGGTGCCTGTATACTTACTTTTTGAATTTTTTAAAATAGCAATTTTGTCATAAACTGTATTAGCTAATTTAGCTTCTGTCTTAGCTAACATTCTAGTTTTATAGTCTAATAACATACCACCGATTACAGGATACCAAAGTTGAACGAACTCGGCGTCGTCGGGACATTCTAGTCGTAAGAATTTCCATACATCCCAAATTCCTAAATAATCAGCTTTTTCTATATAATGATATATGTGTCCGTAGCGCTCTAATCCTTTTAGTAATAAATTTAATTTACTATAGGCGCTATTATATTCTCGGTTATTGAGAGTATTCAAAAGTTCTGTAAACGCAGCTCCTGTAAGTTCCCCAGATTTACCATCCCCCTTCATACCTTTTCCGTTAGCCCATATATCTATAGCTATATCTTCTTCTTTTAAACCTTCTCCATCCCAATTTGCTGGTACAAAAATTATGTCACTGTAATCCAACTCAGGATAGTGTAATAACAGCAACGCTAAACAACAAGAGTTATCTAAATCTACGTGCTGATGAGTATAAATCTTCATTCTAACCTTTCTAAAATTTATTTAATAGATATCTCTGAACCCAGAGACTAAAATCTTTTACGATGTACTTTCTACGATCCTCTTTTGTATCAAAATCTAAGCAATCAGCTGCAGCAAGCATACTATATAAAGCTTGTTTTATTGTTTCCAATAGGTCGTGTTTTTTAACATCTAAAGGACCTTTTTGGGTTCCTTCAAGAATGTTAGTTACATCGTCAATTATTTCTTTGACTTCTTTTGGTATCTTGGACGTTGAAAACATAATTGTTCTCCTTTAGTCGATGAAGGTATGTGATCTTTTGGATTATGCGTAAACGCCATATGCCAGCCCTCTTTACCTAATTTCTTTAATTGAGCTACTGTAAAATCTTTGATAGGAAGTTGCATCCATTCCCAAGTACATTTTCTTAGCTCAAGATTCATTATTTCTTGTACAGTTTTCTCTGTACCCTCAGTGCTATTCAAAATTCGAACTTCCTTTATAACAGGAATTTCCTTTTCAACTATTCTTTCTTCAAATATTAATTTGATCCCTGTATCCGCATATTCTTTAGTAGCTTTTTTAGCTGAAGTGCTTAAGGGTTTTTTTTCAGCCTCTTTATTTGAGGCTTTAAAGGTATCCATCGTTAGGCCGGCCCGCTTGTCCTCTACGGTCATACCGGCTGCCATTTCCGCCTTACTTCTTCTAATTCTAGTCATCTTTTTCTTTGGTTTGTTCCTCGTTATCCTCAACAGTTTCCTCTACTTCTGAAGGTATCTCTTTTGGATTTTCTTGAACTTCTTCTTGAGGCTCAACTATATCTGCTTCAGGTATTAGCTCAAAAATAATAACATTATTTTCATCTATTACTAACACTTTTCCAGTTTCTGAAGTTAAAGCAAAAAGTTCTAAACGCTCTTCCAAAGTAGCTGGCAATCTTACCGCAGCTCCTTGAAACAATATTTTAAATTTTTGATCATTAATTTCTGCAAACATACTTACGAATCCTTTTCTTTATTTAGATTTCTTTGTAGATTTCTTTGAAAGTACTTTTGCTTTTGTAACAACTTCTAGGCTCTTCATATGCCCTTCCAGCAATTCTTCTGTACTATAAAAACTTCCGCAATTAGCGCATATATTTCCTACAGGCATTGGATTAAGGGCTGGTGCTCCATGAGGGTTCTTGGGGTGCACCGCTGGTATAAATGCAAAAGAAATCCCTTGAAAAAATACTGTAGAACCTTTACATTCTTTAGTTAAACACTGCAATAGTGCAAACGTTTCTTCTGTAGATTTTTCTTTTGTATCTGGATCTTTGGATTTATCTTTTTTAGGTTTAGAAACTACATTACCGTTCATATCTAGTATTTCTGCCATAATTTGTTTTTTTCCTTATTTGGTTAATTCGGGTGTGGAGGTGGGGAGAATCGAACTCCCGTCTTAACATGGTCCATATCAGGTCATTCACATGCTTAGTCTAGTTTGCTAGTTAAGGTCATCATTCTTGACAAATTGTACCTCGCTCCTTTAATGTTTGTCGTAACCCCCGTAAGTCGTTTGGGACGGTGCGTCTGGATTATTCGTCCCACAACACTTGGACTATCCGATAAATGATGCCTATTTAACTATCGGAGTCAATAAATAGACATTAACGAAATCGTAGAGGTTAGTCTACGCCGCTAATTTAACTGCTGGTCTGCCAGTTATTTTGTTTTGATTGCTTAGCCAATCACTCTGCGTGCACCTGTATACTTGTCCATACTAATCGAAACCGGGCACCCCCACTGAAATTTTGTTGTTATTCGCCTAATAGTTTATTTTCTATAATCTCATACAATTCTTCTTGAGTCATAGTTCCGACATGAATCGTAACAAACTTATTAGGATTAACAAAGTAAAATGCTGGAACTCCTCTAATTGCAAATTCTTGAGAAGTTTTAGATTCTTTATCTACATCAACTTTATAGAAATCTATTCTATCGCCATAGACTTTTGCTGCTTCGGCAAATATTGGACCCATTACTTTACAAGGTGGACACCATTCTGCCCAAAAATCAACGATAGCAGGCTTTGTTCCTTCGTATTCTATGCGGCCCTGATCGTCTATTTTAAAATTTTTTAAATTCATTTTTTGTTATTTGATTATTTTAGAGACTGCCCGAAGACAGCCTCTTAAATTTTTTGGATTTAGTCTTCGTCACCAATTTTTCCGTCACCATTGATGTCAACTCCAGTTAACTTTTCAATGTTTTCAATTAAGGTGGAAGCTTCTTTTATCTTATCATTAAATAACCCAATTCGAGAGGTATTTGCAGTTATTTTTTTCTGATAAGCTAAATTAGTTTTATCTAAGCTTTCCATAGCTTTTCCAAGCTTCTGTGCTCCAGATCTTAATTTACTGATCAGACTATCAAAGTTACTGAAAACTCTTGCAATTTGTCGTTTTCCTAAATAGCTTTGTAGCCATCCTGGTAAAAAGTTCATACTTTTTCCTTTAATTTTCTGTTGATAATTATAAGCTTTTCCATAAATTCAACACTAATTTTAGATCTTTTATTAATAAATCTTCTATCGCTGAATCTTCTAGTGCTTTATATGGGTCAATAATTCCTATAAATTTAATTCCTCCTGATATATCAAGAATCTTACCATGCTCCCTGTATAATACATAAGAGTGTGGTTTGCTTAAATAATTACAAATTATATTTCCAATACCAACTATTATTTTCGGGTGCACCACATACTTAACTTGCGTTACTAGATGTGGTAAACAGTTATCTATTTCCCAAGGAAACGGATCTCTTGCGTTAAATGGATTACACTTAACTATGTTTGTGAAATAGCATACATCCTCAGATATAGGCGTATCTTTTATTAATCTTCTTAATAATTTTCCACTTTTTCCTACATAAGGAATTTGCTTCTTTTCTTCACTTTCTCCAGGGCACTCTCCCACAAATAAAATATCTGCAGGGGTTTCCCCTGAACCGATCACAACTTGCTCTCTATGCTGATGTAAATCACACTTTTCGCAAGTTAAAAGATTTGTTTCAAAATCAACTTTTAAGACTGGCATTTTGTAGAAAACTTTTGTTCAATCCAACTAAATAGCGGACTAGGTTTTCCAAATCCCCCAATAAAATCTCCTACAGTAGCCAGGCCGATGCCAGCTAAAGCTCCTAGTAAAAAGATATGATATATGCTAATTACTAGGAGTTCGAAGAATAAAGCAAAAAAGAAAGCTATTACCCAAAAAATTATTCTACTGTCTATAGTTTTTCTTGGATTTTTTTGCATCTTTTTTTCCAGTCTTTGGAGCTTGTCGTTTAGTTGGGGCGGGAGCTTTATATTTAACTTGTTTGTCATTTACCCAAATCCACCCACGTTTTCGTGACTTTGATACTTGTCGAGCGCTAATTGTTGCTCGAAATTTTTTGCTTACTTCTATTGCTAGTTCAGCATTTGTTTGTCTTAGTTTTGCCATTAAGTAGCATTACCTCCTTGAGGTGTAACTGTGACATCAGTATATTTTTTTCTTGCTTTTCTACAATGTGTAAAAAATGAAGTCCAAATCTCTTGTCGCATTACTTTGGTTATCTCGTCGTGTTCTTTTAAGGCATTTTTAATCGCATATCTGCGGCCTTCTATTCTATTGTCTAAATCAGTGATATTCTGGACAGCCTCTCCCCATAATTCTGGAAAGCGGGCATCTTCATCAGTGATTTCTACAGATGTCTTCCTCACAATAGGTACAGCTTTGCTGTGAGTTTCTTCCCGTTGTGAATGAAATCTTAACTTTATCATTGTGCGTTCCTTGTAACCCCTTTCGTGATTACATGTTTTTTTTGTTAATTAAAATAATTGCTTATAATATATCCATTGCTAGAGTTCTTATACCAAATGTATGAAGGTTTTAACACCTAGAGATCTAGCTAATCCCCCTAGTTTGATAGGATTCATAACTTTGTTATGTACAAAATATAATAAACAATCTGAGTGTTCTAACATTAGAACATCTCTTTTGTATCCTGCGCTTGTATCAAAATAATTATGAGAAGTACTCCTCCATCGTGGATATAACCGAAGGTAATTAATTCCACGTCGTGCTGCGTATTCCGCGATATCTTTTGAACTCTTTAAATTTCCCATTATTAAAAGCTGGGATAATTTAAACTTAGAGCTCTTAAACGCTTTTTCAATAGTTTCCATAGGGATCCTTTCAGTTAAAAACCGTTGAGATCCCGCTACTGTTATTATCACTTAGTTTTACCGGTTATAGGTTTAAGTTTGTACCCCAGGAGGGAGTTGAACCCCCGACCTCTTCGTTCGTAGCGAAGTGCTCTTCCATCTGAGCTACTGAGGCAAAGTTATTGGTACTGGCCTGATCTACACTTAGGGTCCACGCCTATGCCATGCTTCGACCACGTTGATAATACGTCCAGTTTCCTGGGGGCGTCACCACACGTTTTACGCTGCTCCAGCTGTTTTCAGTCCCCTAATTCGGGGAATACCAATAATGTTTTGTGAGGAGGGAATGAGACTTGAACTCATGCTGGGTTTCCCCGGGCCTCGATTTAGCAAACCGGCACATTACCGACTCTGTCACCCCTCCTTACTTCTTAAATTCTTTTCCATTCTCCATTATCATTATATAGTTCTGCAGAATATGTAAACCCTCTACCTTTTAAATAGGAGTTAGTTCTGGCCCAAACATTTTTCCCTGAAACTATAATTTTAAATAAAGGTTCGTCGACTGTTTTAAGGTCACTTAGTGATATATAAAATAGTCCCCCATCTCTGACATCGTCTATACCCTCTTGTCTTCCTAGGGGGCTGTCTAATACAGGATCGTCAAACACCTGTCCAACTCCCCAAAATGGTGGATTTATACTAAATAGTAACATAATATTTATTTCTTAATGGTTAGGGTGTTTATCTCTTCTACTACTTCTTTAAATATAGGTATGTCTAAGTATATTTCTCGATATTTACGATGAAACGCCCCATAACCCTCAAGAGTTTGTATACTGTCCATTGGGAATGAACTTTTAAGCATAACTGGTCGCGTTTTATCTGACATATCCTGCAAAATGTATAAGACTTTATTACCAAACAGGTCAACCTTAACTTTATTTTCAAATCCATCGGCTATAGCTTTATTAAATAAATCTATAATATCTTTAGTACGGCCATACCAGTCATTAATTTGTATCCGTTTTTCCATGACCCATAACCAAATTATATACTCCTTATGCGTCCCAAATTCTTTTCTATAAGTTTTATGGTTGCTTGCATATAGCTTTTGAAAAGTATAACCCTTTCCTTTTAATTCACGTTCTGGTATTGTATAATGAAATATCATATACTTCCTTTTTTTATTGTGTACCCCCGACAGGACTCGAACCTACATAACCCGGGGTAGAATCCCGGTGCTATTCCATTTCAGCTACGGAGGCATAAACCTTTACAGTTTTCTGTTTTTTAATCCCTCTATTACTTGCGCTTCCGTTATAAAAAAGAAGGGCATTTTCTTTTGTCCCATAACTACTCCATAATCTGGATTAGCTCCAGGATAAGCTCTTTTTAGTTTAGCTTCAAATTGTTTATACATAAGAGCGCCAAATGGATTTAAGAGTTTATCTATATCAACTTCTTCTTTCCAGCTTGTACGTCCATTAGTCCCTTCATTCACAACCATATACATTATAAAGGTAGTATGGTTATGATTTTAAGAGTTGATGGGGTTACTTTTCCGAAGTATGCTTTTACTGTTAAACTTCCATCTTTCAAGTGATAGTATGATTCTGGAATATATCTAAAAGTGTGAGTTAAATCGAACACTATGTCTTTTCCCACTTTACAGTATAAAAATGAATCTCTCCTATCACCAGGAGTTTCAATTTTAAATACTGTTCCTGAAGCTAAGCTTTCGACAAGCTCAAACCCTTTTAATTCTGGTTGTGTCATTTAGTTTCCTCTTTCATTTCGTTGTATCCATCCCATAAATTTGGCGATTAGTTTATTAGTTTCTACATACATGGGAATAACTGATTATACATAGCCCTATAAGCTTCTTCTGGAATTGTTTCCTCTACGCTACTCTTATCTTCTTCCATAAATATGGAAGCGCTAATTATTTTTCTAGTTATTGCTTCATTAAAACATTCGTCGCAAATATACCCATGTATAGCGTTAAGCCTGTTACATAGTATATTATCGCAACCCCTTCTATCACATTCATTTACACCCATTACTCTTCTTCCGCATCCGTTATAAAAGTATTCCAGTCATCCTGAAAGTGGTCATCATCTTTTTCATAAATTCTTTCAAAACGGTCCACCATTTCTCCACGTATAGAGCTCTCATCCATATGATCATAAGCCTTTAAAGCCAAGCGCTCTCTATTTTCTTCTGTGTTTTCGATTTTAGACGGAATGTTAGCCTCGTCTATACTTTTTTCAGATAGGTGATGAAATATGTCTCCAAAACTATCTTGCGTTTTTAAAAAGTTTCTAATTTGATTTATATTATATGTTTTCATAGTTGTCTATATCTCCCTTATTGATCCTGGTATGACTCTCCATACATCCTCTATAAATATGTCATTATGGTCGTCACCGTCGTTGTGATCATTATCGTTGTGGTCGTCACCATCATTATGATCATCCCAGTCGTCATGATCGTTTCCTCCATGGTCGTTTTTATCGCGATTGTCATGTCTTCGTTTTTTAGACCCATGGTCATCCTGTTCTTCACAGGAAAGATTCTCTAACAGCACTTCTACAGATCTATAATAGTCTCCTACGTATACAGTACTTATAGCTTTTTTGTTACATTCATCTATGTCTATAAATTCTACGCTAGTAAGAATACCGTCCGTACCCTCTAATCCATAGTCAGCAATAACTTGCTCAACCATTCTAATTTTAGATAGGGCTTTCCAGTACGCTACTTGAGCTGCCGCGCTTCTACTTGCTATTGTGGTTTCCAGTGTGACTGTACTATATAAAAAGATTACTATTAGTCCCACTATAAATGAAACTGCAAGTACAGTTATAGCGAATACAAATCCTTTTTCATCTTTATCTTTTGGTATCATTGTTTTCCTTTTATTATTTGCAACCCCGGTCAGATTCGAACTGACGAATACCGCCGTCAAAGGGCGGTGTGTTAGACCACTTCACCACGAGGCATTAGTTGAAAAGACCTATGAAGGCTTTTTTACGCTATGATCAGTTATACAGCATCTTCGCAGATAATCGAGTGCTCCTCCTATCTGACTGCACGTTATGGGCCAATTATTCCCACTTTCACTTTACTATGCGGCTTTAAAGCAGTTTAGCTAGTTTATAGTGTTGCCTACAGGTTCACGGCCTCTGGAGATACCAGATATTTATTGGGGCTTGGCTCCTGTAGTACAGATCGCGTATCCTCCGACACCTTAGTCATGGGATAGGTCTTTTCAAAGTGACCAGAGAGGGGGTCGAACCCTCATGGGCATAAAGCCCGCGAAATTTTAAGTCTCGTGCGTATACCAACTCCGCCACCTGGCCGTTACTTAGTTTTATATTGTCGTTTAGTTTTTCTAAATCGTTTCCAATTTCTATCACGAATAAATGAGCCATTTTCCCAACCGCCATGGTATGGGCATCTGTCGCAATTAATATTTCTGCGGCTGAGCTCTTTTCTTTTATAGAGTATTTTGTATAGCCTATTAATAGTAGTCCATACAAACTCTTCGTACATTTTGTGTTTCACTTTAACTTCTCCTATTTAAGGGTGTTAAAGTGCGATATATTCCTTTTTCATTTTAAATTTCTTTCGTTAATTAATATTATGCCATTTTTCTAAATGGCTCCATTATAGGTACATTGTCTGCTAAAAACCATTCTAAAGTACCTACCGTATCTGCCCCTATTAAGAATCCGTGATTCTTTAAATTTATAGCAAATAGAGTAGCTAATGGTTTTGTTATTTTAAGAATTTCCTCTACCTCTCTAAGATCCCCGCATGGGTAATAATGTTCAGTACTGCGTCCCTCTTTAAAAAAGGCATGCCCATGAATCATAAAATTAATTTTAGGAAGCTTTTTATATAATTCTAATTGAACCGGTGTATCTACAGAGGGTTTATTATCCCCAACATAGCCGTCATTAGTTACGTATACCATGTCTCCAGCTTCTAACTCAAGTTTACTAACGTTACGAGGGGAAACTAAACAACCGCTTTCACTTCTTACAGATGGAAATGTAGACATACATCTAGTGCTACAGTTGCCAAAGTATCTATCGGAAGTTCCTTCCATTATATTTTTTGCATTTTCTCTTACTAAATGCATAAATTCTTCAATTTCAGTATGTTTTGGTGTAGAAACTCTTTTTTGCTGACTATTCCAGTTATAAAATGTATGAATAGTATTAGCTAATGCTGAAGTATTACAAGTAGTTATCCAAATATTTCCTAAAGCGTCAATAAGACTAAAAGTTTTAAAATTAGGAGTATTTTCAATTGCAATTACTGCATTTGCCCGCATTTTAAAAATTCGTTGAACAGCCTCAAAATATTTATGGTGGCCTGTTAGAGCTTTTTCTATTAACCTCTCTGTGCTTTCCGCCCTACGAACCACTTTAGAAACAATTAAGCAAGAACCTACTTTTTTTATTGGATACTGCTTAGTTACTGCATTAGAAATATTAGGCATCCAAATTGTAAGCCCGTCAACCTTTTCAGGTAAATCTTTGACATCTCCACCATTATAAACTGTAGGAACCTCAAAAAAGCGTGCTAATTTAATTATAATACTTGATTCTTTTTTTAAAGTTTTATCTCCAAAAATTGGTTCTTGCCAGTTGCCTCCTACTATTGTAGTTTTCATTTGTTTTCCTTTTCTTAAATTTGTGACCCCTGACGGATTTGAACCGCCGACACCCTGGATGTAAACCAGGTGCTCTGCCCAGACTGAGCTAAGGAGCCAAAGGGCGGGCTTTTCACCCGCTCGTCGAGGTATAGGCCCCGCTACACTTTCTTTAGAATTCGACAGATAGTGCCAATATCTTAGACTCTCCGTCTTCGTATACTAAATAGGCGTTGCCGAATTTATAACCAATACCCCAAAGGGCTTCGTCATCCATTTCGCCATATAAACCTACCATATTACCCCACTGAAGTGAAGTAGTATACCAAAGAATCTCATCTTCAACGTATTCAAACTGAACTTTTTCAGTCATATTGAAAAATGAAGCTTCTGTATTAAAATCCCAAATAGGTTCTGCGCCGGGGGCGTTACTATCTGAATATCCTAACTGAAGCGTGTCTATTCCTAAAAGATCATTAAAGTTTGGAGCAATTCTCCAACAATAATTATCGTTGTTCTGATAGAAAATTCCAAAATCTCTATCTCCTACTAAAACTCCAGTTTGCACGTCGTGCATTCTAGGAGTAGAATAGAAGTTGCTTTGAGAAGGTCTATGTAAGGCCCAAGCATTTCCATAAGGAAGTGGTTGTAGTCCTACTGTAAACAATCCAAAACGGATGTTGGCTTCTTCTACATTGACCAATTGACTCTCAATGTTGAGGCCCAGGTTCCAATTTTCGCCTTGAAGTTGGAATCCCAGATAGCCAAGATCGTTTGTTAGTGAATCGCTATCGCTAACATTTAAAAAGGTTTCAAAATCCCCACTAATAGTGATATCCTGCGAAACAGTAGTATCAAATGTAGGGAACTGGGCCATTGTAAATGTAAACAGCGTTACACATAGCAAAAGTATCTTTTTCATATTTCTCCTTGTTTATTATTCTATTATCGTGACACATGTCACTGTACCTTCGGAGAGACTTGAACTCTCAAGATCTTTCAACCAACGGTGTCTAAGACCGCCGTGTATACCATTTCCACCACGAAGGCATTGTGGCCGGGACAGGGCTCGAACCTGTAGCTGACAGGGATTTAGAGTCCCCCGCTCTATCCAATTGAGCTACCCAGCCACTATTTATAAGGTTCTTAAGCTTTTAAATAATTTATTATTATTTTCAACTGCAATAGCAGTTAGTTGCCCGTCTAAATCAGGCTCATAAAAAGAGGAATGACTAACATCCCGGGATGAAAGTTTGTATTGCCATTTTTCGAGCTCCTGTTCATCCCGAACTGCAAGATAAATGAGATAATCGTTATTCCATTCCTGTGTGTTGCCATTAAGTAAAATTTCTGCAACTGCATGCCCTCCTTGGACTGCTGCGTAAACTGGATCTAAATCCTTTCTACATAATATAAATAAAAAAGGGGACATGATTATGACCCCTCCTGAATTCTTTCGACGTATTCTTCTTTATATAATGTTATTCTAGTTTCATTTGGGGGATTTTTGGTATGTCTCTCGATCTGCTCACGAGTGCGACCTCTAAGCTCACAGCGCGCAATATGCCTATGTCTAAACTCTGTAGACTTTGTCTCAATATTACACTGTAATTGCCAATCTGATCCATTTCCTTTTCTTTCCTTTTTGAGATCTCTGATCCCCTTTCCTAAACTTTTTTGTTCTTCTTTAATTTCTAAAATTGTTTTGTTCATGTCTTCTCCTTGAAGTTTGTTACTTAGTTACTTGTATTTTTATGTAATCTAAGTTTCAAGGAGGACCTCGCAAACAAATCTAGCTAAATTGCATTATGTAATTCTTCTTCATTTTTAAATATAACTATTAGTTTTGGTTAAATCAATTGTTTTCTTTATCTTTCGCCACCGCCTTAATATGTGGTCCAGGATGGAGTTGAACCATCAACCTCCCGGTTATCAGCCGGGTGCTCTAACCAATTGAGCTACCGGACCAGTTTATTAAGATGCATTTAATAATAAGTGTTGAACGTATCCAGCCTCTATAAAGTGATAAAGCGCTGCAAAAGCTGGTACTAAAAAAGCCACCCCTACAATATGTAAGATTATTATGTATTTAGCTATTAAGATTATTGCTATTGCGGCAATAACTTTTAAACTAGCTGAAGTCAAACTTAACTGTTGACTATACTGTACCCCTGCGGTTTTATATGCGCTAATTGAGAGTAACCCTAACCCTGCAAATATAAAATTGCATACTATTATTTCCACAGAGGTAGTTAAGAGCCCTATTGCAAGAAAAATGCAATACCATAGAATCATAACGCTAAATCCGTTTTTTATTTGTATATTCCCTAATTGTATAAATGAGAACATATTTTTCCTTTCTTATTTTTTATATTTTATCCATTCCGCAAGCCATATATCTGCTCGAGAATGTATTTTTGGCCAAATAAGTCCCCTAACTTGCACAGGGATTATTTTGAGCTTGTTGAGACGTGTTTTAAACTGCGCTTTTTTGAAGGCCTCCGCAGCTTCTTTCGTAGGCAATAAATGCCAACCTGAAGTATATACCGTAGCATGACTTCCATCCTTTATTGGTTTCTGATCAGACTTTAGCCATTTATTAGGCTCTAAGTGTCTAGATCGGTTTGTTCCATGGAATAGTGTGCGTACTCCGCCCTTATACTCTTCCACAATTCTATAATATATTGTCGTCGTTTTCAGTTGTCGAATATTAGGGCGATTGTCTTTCATTAATTATTTTTGATTGTTATCGTTATTTTTGTATCTTTGGGAATTAGTTCCTTTCCTGGGCACCATCTCGGACTTGGTATATCTCCAAAAGTAGTAAAGCAGTTTTCGCCTCCAATTTTTGGAAAAGTTGTTACCTTACAGCAATACTGCATGTACTGTATTCCCTGCCCATTTGCAGTATATTCATGAGTATCTACCAAGTATTTACAACCGTTACAATACTGATCGTAGTTATCTATTTCCCAAATGGTAGCTAAGTCATATCCTTTACTTTCACAGGTAGGGCAAGGAATTGGCCACGGTACTAAACCTTTAGCGTCATATTTACCCTTACCCTCGCACGTTTTACAAACTATTTTTACTTTCATTAGCAGTTACCTATAAATCCACGATCCTCTTGTAAAGAATCATAAATATCGGGAATTAACCCCTTTTTAAATCTTTGTTCTTTCCGATGAGCTAATACTACATTTACGGCTGCTGCTAAATTAGTACAGTGGGCCGTGGGTAGTACCACAAATCGATGACAATGTTGTAATGTTTTCCAATCCAGCCCACCATCTTCTGGGCCGAATACATACACTGCGTTTTCAGGATGTTCAAAATCAAATAACATTTCAGATCCAGGCCTTAATTCTATTGCTACCGGAACTGTGTCTTCGCTAAAATTTTTCAATGTATGTTTTAACGTATCAACTCTATGCATAGATACTTCTTTGTATCCCTTCATACGTTCTTCCCTTGGAAGTCTATATTTTTCTGTCCATTCATCTGGATGCTGCACTCTATGTCCAGTCCAATAAACTTGCTCTGCTCCCCAACATGACGCTGCCCTAACTGTAGCTCCAACGTTAACTGCAAACTTTGGGTTTGTCAGCATTATTGCAGGAGATATACCTTTAATTCTTTTAGGCTTCATTTATAGCTCCTTAAACTCTTCCACAAATTTTGCCCAGGTTCCTGCATGGTCTAATCTAATGGATATTACATTATCATTATATCCGCATTGTATATAAGTACTAGATATGGAATGTAGTGTATAAGCCACTGCCATACAAGGGCCCGTGATATCCATATTAGCATACGGAGTCCCATGTAATATGCTAATTATGTCAGGATCTATTATTTGGGCATACTTATTAACATCGCATGAGTCGCGGAGTCCTGCCTGTACTATAGCTCCTCGTATTAGTGTTAGGGCTTCTATCTGCCAAGTTTTTTCTGAATAGGTAGGGACTACTGGGTTAGTATAATCTTTATATGTTTTAATTTGTATCATTTTATTTTTTGGTTAAGTTATCAGTTATAAACTAAATCGCCGAATAGAAGGGATCTTGGGGCTCTATTCGACGACTCTTCTCCAGTATTGCTACTGGGTAAAGGTGTTTCAAGTTGTTCAGGTCGCTCACCGAGGATCTCATGAATGTTTGGCGTTAGTTCGATCGGTGATCAACCCGATAGCGTAGGCCCTCTCAACAGATCGCTGTGTGCGATACATCCTCTGTTCCAATCGTACATCCTCTGTGCCCTCAAGGCAACTTGAAAGTTTAATTAATGTATATAAATAGTGTGCTGTTACGCCAAAGACAACTAGGAGGCACTCCTAGCTACAGCCCCCAATGCCTTTTCCCTGGAGGTAGATTTTATCCAACTGCTACGTCATGTTTAGAGCATGAGTTATCACTCTTTAAAAGATGGCTGCTTCTAAGCCTACTTCCTACTTATAATTTGGTCGCGAGTGTAGTTTATTACACTACATTCCCTCTCTAACAAAGAGGTTCCTAGACTTAGACGAACTCGCGTTAATTGGTGGGGAAGTACAGGATCTTGCACCTGCGCTGATATGCATCAGCATATATCCGGATAACTTCCCCTCTAGCAGTTAGGATAGGACTTAAACCTATATATGTTACTAATCGCCAGTGACTGTTCACGCCACCCGTTTTTCACATGTCTTAGTCTATTTGGACGACCTAACTATTGGTTGCGGTGACAGGACTTTAACCTGTGTCCTCCCCCCTGCCTGGGGGGCGAGCTATTCTCTGCTCTACACCGCGCCTATTAGGTTTATTGTACCTTATTAACTAATAGGATTATTGCCTTCCGACAATGAATTGGTTGCGGGGGAGGGATTCGAACCCCCGACCTCAAGGTTATGAGCCTCGCAAGCTACCAGACTGCTATCACCCCGCGTTTGATTTTTAAATTGGTAGCTCTCAACCTCAGCTCATGAGGCCACGGTTTTGTGCACTGAGAGCCTTGTAGCGGGAGCGGGGATCGAACCCGCGTTGAAAGAGTTATGAGTCCTTTCCGGAAGCCAACATCCTTCCCGCGTCTATTTCTTTTCCGGAGCATTTTCCAATGGACAACCTTTTAAAAGACCTCTATTTTTAAAGTCCGCCTTTTCTCCAAATTGTAACGTCCATTTATCCGGTTCTGACAGTTTGCTGATTAGAGGGCATCCAGTCCATTTAGGGCATTGGGAACAACTTCCCACCCTTATCATTTTTTGCATAACTGCTCCTTTATTTTGTATACTGGTTATATACTTAAGTATAGTGGTTTTAATTCTCAAAATCAAATAAGAATTCTACATTATCTACTTCAATTAATTCTTTTAGTCTATTACAAATGATTTTTTCCCAGATACCGTACTTATTAGCCAACCCGCTTCCTAGTTTTGATATGAGGAATATGTTATCATGTTTGACTTGTATCATAGCTGTTAACATATCAAATTCGTTTTCAAAAACTGTTTTGTATTCTTCCGGATGGTAGTATGAGCTATCTTTATAATTAGGATACTTTTTTGTAATAAACCCAAGGACATTAGGGAGGTCTCTAAGCTCTGAAGCACCTTTTTTACCTTTTCGTAATAAATTATCTCCAAACACAAAAATGTGTGTGGGATTTTCTATTAGATATTCTTCTGTAATTATTCTTTCCATAATTTATTCTTTATATAGTTGATGTCCTATAATATAGCCAAAGATACTTCCGTCGAGTAATCTTCCAGCCAACTCATACTCAGCTTTACAAATGTGTTCTCTAACTTTACCGCTACTTGCGTGAGTATACTCTGAAATCTTTCCTAAATCAATCGACTCTATAGCTGCGCATTTTTTAATTTCATCAATATCCTGCCACTTATGAACTTCTAACCCAGTATCATCATCGCCTACATAAATTACAATATTCACATTATAATACATAATCTGTATATGATTAATTAAACTCATCATATACGTATGGTTATAATGTAATATAAAGTTATTTGGGAAAGCTTTAGCACACATTGCTACTTTGTCGTTGTAATCGCTTTGAAGAGGTTGTTCTATTTTAAAGGGATTAAATGACGGGCAAATAAGTAATAAATCTGAACTAGGGTATTCGGAGTTATATATTTTATTATTTAAGTATTCAACAGCTGCCATATGTCCCAAGTGAGGAGGATCAAATGACCCCCCGTATATGTGAATTGTTCTCATTATTTCATCCTTATATATTCGTAATTTGGAGATTCCATAAAAGATAATCCTGCTGCAAATGACAGAAGTCTGCTTGAGATTTCTACTTTTTTTGCTTTTTCAGAGGCTATGAAACTAAGTAAATTATAACCATTAATTAAGATTATTTGGTCTATATCTTCAAAGTCTCCTAACGACTGTTGCTCTGGTAAGTAACTTCCTAAAGCTCCCATTACTAAATGAGTTGCTTCATCTGACATTCCTGCGGTATTGATGGCTGCAGGAAATACTCTACAAGCCCCGTCTACTTCATATCCAGTTTCCTCCAACAATTCTCTACGCATAGCGTCTTCTGGAGTTTCTCCCTCTTCTATCATACCTGCTGGAAATGACCAAATGTAGTTATCTAACGCAGGTCTCCACTCCTTAATTAGTAAGAATCTTCCAGAGCGGTCATGAAATACTCCCGCTACAGACTTTTGGTTTCCAATTCTTCTAACTATTTCCCAATCAGTAGTTTCTCCAGCTTCATTTTCTAGATTTAATGTTTCAGCTATTACATGTTGGGGCTCTATTAAAGCGTCTGATACAAATTTAATCTTAATTTTTGGCATTAGGCTATGTCCCTTAAAAAGCTTGGAATATTATCGCGTTTATGACGGCTATTGTTTATCATACTTTCGATATTATTCATAACTTCTACAGAAACCGGAGATGGTACATTTTCACAGTCCATAGTACTCCACCAAATCAAATAAGAATCTAGTTCTTGGTATGTAAATCCAAATTCTTGTTCATCAGTTTGTCCTTCCCATAATCCCGCAGAAGCTACCGCATTTGCATATTCGTTAGGTAGCTCTAATTCTCTAGCTATTTCTCTAACTTCAAATTTGTAAAACTCTAACAATGGTTCAAAATCTACTCCACCGTCTCCATATTTAGTAAAGTACCCTATTTCGTATTCAGACTTGTTAGTTGTTCCTATTACGAGGTTATTGGTACTATTTGCTAGCAGGTACAGTGCAGACATGCGGGCCCGGGCTTTCATATTCCCTTTTGTGAGGGTAGTTATTGCCTCTGTTTGGATATAAGTCATACCCTCTATCATGGCGTCTACAGAAGTGGTAATATCTATACAATTAAGGTTTAATTGGAGATGTTTTGCAAGAGCTAGTATATTATCAGCTCCATGAAATAAATTAGATATTGAGGGAATAACTGTTTCATGGTAAGGCAGCCACACCGCCATAACCTTCTCTGGCCCTAAAGCTCTTTGAGCTAAAGCCGCAATTACTGCGGAGTCTACTCCTCCAGATAATCCTATGACTACCCCATCAGCACCTGCATCTTCTACTGTTCTTTTTATAAAATCTTGTAAGTCAATTATGTCTTGTCTAAGTTTCATCTGTTTTCCTTTTTAAATTAAGCAAAGCAGTTGTTTAATATGGTAACCGCCCTGTGTATGTTGTTATCTATGTAAGCTATTCCTCCTGCAGCATTTACTAACTCTACAGTAGCTTTTAAACTTTTGAGCTGTCCTTTATCAAATCCATCAGGCCTAACGTGCAATATAGTTCGTTTGCCGTGGGTGTGTGCGCTATTTACAACTTCTGCTATGGAAAATACTCCTTGCATTTCTTTAGAAATAAGATAAAAATGTACATTACATTTATTGTCTTTTTCATCCATTTCTATTGCTTGGCACGCCTCTGTCCAGTCTTCCACATCTGGATTAAAGTAGTCTATAGTTAGTTGAGGAATTATTTGATTCCTCCAGGTTGTATGTGCGCAAGTGCCTCCTAAAAATACTCTGTTTATCACTGTTCCTTTCCTTTTTTACTGTTTAAATCATCTTGGATATTGTTATAAGTTTTTAACAATTTAGCTTTTTCTTTGGCTCGTTTTTGATCATCTCCAATAGCCCATAATTTTAGAAACCCAGTCCATGTGACTTGTGGTTTTTCTTTCTTTTCTTTCATTTATCCTCTTTGTTATTAGTGGCTAGGACAGGACTCGAACCTGCATACGCACCATGCGTCCACTATATAGTATATCTACTGAAGTGTTACTGAGTCGAACAGCCTACTACGCGAAGATGTTTCCCAATTACATCACCTAACCATTTTTTTTGTGGGCCCTGCTGGACTCGAACCAGCATCCTACACATTATGAGTGTGTTGCTCAGCCAATTGAGCTAAAGGCCCTGGAGGAGAGGACAGGGATCGAACCTGCAGACCCCCTTGCGGGGGCGCACCGGTTTTCAAGACCGGCAGAATACCATTCTCTTACACCTCTCCGTAAAGAGCGACGCGATACTTTTTTCTGCAGTTATTATATTGCGCGCTCCCATCTCCTTCTGCTCTTACACGCAAGCGATGGCAGATGAGTCTGTGGCGAAAGATGGAATCGAACCACCGTCGCGTGGATCTTCAATCCACCGCTCTACCCCTGAGCTACCCCGCCGGAGTATTTAATAATTTAATTGCTTGTTCTACATGCTCATCTTGTAGACCTAAATCTGTTTTTGTTTGTACTAGTCGATCCATTAAATGCTCCATGTCTGAGTCATCGTCCAAAATTATGAAGGAATCGGCTCTTTCGTGGTAATGTTCTTTAGAGAACTCAGGATCTGCGTCGTATTCGGCATTATGCTCATCAAGCCATTGTTGAATTTCTATGCCTCTTCTTTTATGTAGTCTTGGGGTACTCTTCCCTATTACGAAGGGTAAATTGAATCCCAAGGCAGCAAATAGATGTCTAAACATAAATGAATCACCATGAAGTCTCCAAGTTGAGGATACTACTATTTGTGCTCCAGTTGCGTCAATTATTTGCTTTAAGCGTTCTACTAGCGTTATGTCTGGAAGCCATACATTTCCTAACTTTTCTTCATGTCGTTTATGTACCGACTCACGATTATTGAGTACGCCGTCGATATCTAAAAATATTACTTTCAATTATTCAATTCCTTCTTCTTTTTTCCATTTCTGGTAACGTTCAACTCTTTCCAAATATATCTCATACTCGGCTCGAGTTCCGCCTTTGCACCCTCCGTGACCGTCTGATCTGATCTGCCAACCAACAAAGGCATAATGATCCTTGCATTTAGCTTCATATTTCGCTAATTCGTCTTCTTCAATAGGAAAAAAGTCATAAATTTCTGTTAAACGTTTAAAGGTGTAGTTGTCATGAGCGTTTGCTCTTGTGCCGTCTGAATATTTTATAGGTTTATAGCTTCTATAGCAATTGTTTGATTCGTCTAATTCCCATATATAGGAATCGTCTGGCCTGACTATATATTTTGGATTTTTCATTTTTTAGTTCCTAAGTTAATTGGGGTGTCGGACGGGATTTGAACCCGCATGAGGAGCAACTCCAACTCGGGTCACAGCCGAGTGCATTACCAAATCTGCCACCGACAACGGGCTGATGGTAGGATTCGAACCTACGTGGACTTTCGTCACCTGATTACAAATCAGGACCTTTCGACCGCTCAGGTAACACCAGCTCTATTTAAAAGTGGGGACGCTTGGCCCCCACGTATTTAAACCTTTAATATTTGTTTACATAACGCAATCTCGTCTGGATCGCCTGTATGTTTTCCCGGGGAATCTGACAACTTAATAGCTGGTTCCCATACATCATTTAATTTAACAGCGTTAATTTTGATTACCATATTCAATGGTGTAACGTCTGTATCATTAGTGAAGTTGGTACCAATTCCGTAAGCCGTTTTAATGTGCTTATTCACTTCTTTTTCGATGTGTACCGCTTTTTCGAGATTTAAACTGTCTGAAAAGATTATTAATTTACTTTTCGGATCAATGTTTAAATGCTCATAGTGGTTAATAATTTTGTTAGCAAACACAAGCGGGTCCCCACTGTCTTGCCTCACACCGTCAAATAGTTTAGAATACTTCATGGCAAATTCTTTAAGAAAAACGTCTGTAGTAAAGGTATCTGGTAAAGCTGTTCCCAGACTTCCTTGAAACACTTCTACCCATTTCTCTAATACCATAGTAGTTGCCATCTTGTAACCGTATAGGCGTGATAAGACCATATATACTTCGTGAGCTTGTGTACCTGTTGGGGTTAAATTATATTTTTTGGCAAAATGAACATTAGAGGTTCCTACCAATCCATGCTTTAAAATATTAAGAGTTTTATCATGTACGTCATAAGAGTGCCTTCGTCTAGTTCCGAAGTCGGCTACGCTTAAATGATTATCGTGTATAATTCTCAATTTTTCTATATTCTGTTTTTCTAACTCATACAGCGGGCTTAATTCCCCATTAGACATCTCTGAAATAATAGCCATAATAGGTACTTCCCACAGTATAGTCCTATACCAGGGACCTCTAATACATATCTCAAATTGATGTTGTTTACCGGGTTCATAAATTACTTCTACTTCAGAAGAGTCATACGCATACCCTTTTAAAAAGTCCCTATACACGGGAGTGAAATAATAACATTTCTTTTTTAAAAAAGTTGCTTCTGAATCAGTTAACCGTAGTGATCCCATTGCGTTAATATTGCTTATCAATTTTGTAGCAAACGAGTCACTAAACTCAACTGGAGTTCTCAATATCCACTTGTATTCTACTTCCAGGTTTGGAAATTGCTGACAAACAAACATTTGTTGTGTAAATTTATATATGTCGTTATCTAAAATTGAATTAATTAACATTATTTGGTATCCTTTCCAGAGTGTATTGTACGTAATACGGTTAGGCTGGAAGAACCGTCAACCACCTCTATTATACAACGCTCGATAGCATAGTCTTTCAATAAAAAGTGTCTTTCTGCTATCTTTCTCCAACCGTAGTTATCGTATCCTTGAACGTCTATTTTAGTGGGACTAACTTTAGTTATTGCCCACCTACGTTGTGTCCAGTATGACGGAATGTGGTCTTCGCCAGTACTAGCTCGTACCGTTATAACGTCATCTACTTTTAATTTAAACATCTGTTTCCTCTCCATTAAGTTTATCGAGTTTTCTACAAATTTGTAATAGAAGTATATCTGTAAGGGTTAGTCTGCCATTTCCAAATTTGGTTTCCAAAATAAGTTGTAAATCCTCATCTATGGTAGCTTCTAAAGGTAGTATAACCTCACTCATTAATAAACCTTCTCGAGTATTTCCCAACGTGCCTCGGGAATATTAATTACTTGAACTATTTCGCCATTGACAAAAAAAGTTAGTTTGTTGTCACCTATTGACACACGATCCGCTAAGTATTCTTTGTCATATTTAATATTATAAGCTTTGTCATAAACTGTAAGAGTATAGGTAGTTCTAGAATCATTTCCATAACCTAATTCTGTTTTCGTACCATTCGCATCTATAACACCAGAATTAAAAAGCTTTGGTATTGCCACTGAGCCTATAATCCCTGCAATTACTAGAACAATAATTAGTTCTATTATTGTAAATCCTTTTTTACTTCCATTCATTTTCTTTTAGTTCCTTTCTTACTTTCATTAATGCTTTTCCTAAAAGGTTTGTACCTTTACCATTTTTTCCGATGCCCCATATTGCGTCGTTCCATTCAGCCGCGTCTTCTATTAATTCTGCATCTTGTGTACATAGTAAAATCTTTTTGTAAAGATCTATTTTGAATTTTTCTCTTAAGCACATAACCATAATGTCATATTTTACTTCTTCCCAATCTGGGCGAAGATTTACTTTATTACCCGCACGTTTAGATTTGCCAGGGGTTTTTAACTGTGCTATTTCTTTACGTATTGTGTTATTAAATGTTTTATGTGCTTGAAACGCATGCTCTACTGTTGGATATTCAATACCTTCTATAGTAATAGGGGAATGTGCAAAATTAGAAAAATATTGATCATAGCCTGATGGCTTCTTTGCGGAGAAAATTATTTGGTTTGTGTTTTTCATTTGTTAGTTTGATTTTTATTATTTAAAAGTGTGGGCAGAGAAGGATTCGAACCTCCGAACCCCGTAGGGACCAGATCTACAATCTGGCGCTTTTGACCGCTCGGCCAGCTGCCCAACTTAATTATCGTTCTCTTCCATGGTAGTCGTTCGGATATAAATCTTCTGATAAGTCTGATTGCCAGTACTCATGCGTATTTACATCCATGATAGTAAGTTTTCCTTCCCAACCTGATCCGGTGTCTAACATCCATAGATTGGAAATATTTAAAGGTTTATCCGTTCCAAACATTCCTGTAGTTGTATGCCCAACGAATACCTCTTTATAATCTTTAAATTCACGCTTTTGAGTTACGTAAATTTTTGCCACTTCAATGATGTGACGATTCCAATACAAATTATACGGATCCTGATCCCGGATAGGGACCTTTTGATCGAATCCTCCGTGTACGTAGATTTTGTTCTCATCATCGATGTGGTAAAATACTGTTTTGTTACGTAGATAATGTAGGTGCTTAGTTCTCCATTCTAGTGGGGCTGACACGTAGCTGGCAATTGTAGCCATACCACCTTGTCTAGTCCACAATGAGGGAGTTTGTCCATATTCTAACCACCCAAGTAGCCATACGTCGTGATTACCTATAACCTATATTAAATTCTTAATCTTTAAAAGTTCTTCGAAACACTTTGCCGTATCTGGCCACCCGTCATTTATATCGCCAAGAAAGACTAATGTATCCTCCTCATAATTGAAGTTAGAACGTTCGAAACATTGGAGCATGCCCTGGTAATTACCATGTACGTCTCCCAGTACAAATATTTTATTTTTCATCCTTCATCCTTTGTAATGTGGTTTATACAGGCAGCTATTCTACTATCCTGGTAAAATGGATCCATTGCTGTAGCTCTAATCTCTTCTGCTACTTCCGGATAAAGTATATAAAGTGCATTAAAAATACATTGCCCACGTCTCCAGAGGGGGTTGTTTAGTCCCATTTTATTTGTTGTTTGAAAGAGGGTTTTCATTTCCTCTTGAGTTAATTTATTCATTACCAACGTCTCCCGCACTCACACTCCCAGCGTCCTTTATAAACTTTGGTTGCTAATAGTCCGCAACTATGGCATGTCATTTTTGGGGCTATACGGGTATTTATTCCGAATAGTACTCCTTTTAAAAAGGTGTCAATTACTTGGAAAAGCCCGGTAGTAATTTTATCTTTAGTTTCTTGTTTCATAATTATTTCTCTTTTTTTTCTGTAGCACGAGTGGGCGTCGAACCCACCTTCCCAGGTTTCCAAAACCCAAGAGCCTCGCCCCCGGTCACCGCACTAAACCTATTTAGCTACCTAACTTTCCTAGCTACCGCTATTATTTCATGTACAAATACATCTCCCAATTCATAGCTGCCATAAGTATAGGGAGACTTAACTCCGCAAAACCATCTAGCGCCTTCTTTGTTATCATCTATTTGCCATTTTTTTAAAACTTTCCATTCCCAAGACTGATCTAAAGTTCTCCATATTTCATATGGGTTGTCAAGAGGTCTGGTCTTTCCACATAAATTCTTCTGTCTTGTCATTTTATTTTTCTGGTTTGTTACCTTCGTAGCGCATAGGAGAATCGAACTCCTGTACCCAGACTGAAAACCTGGTGTCCTAGCCATTAGACGAATGCGCCGTTATTAATGAGTGGAGAAGAGGGGATTTGAACCCCTGACCCTCTGCGTGCAAAGCAGTTGCTCTCCCAGACTGAGCTACAACCCCATTAATTTATTCTGTTTGTTCTGTTGCTTGTTTTTCTTCTTCTGCCATGACTACTTCTGATTCGGCCCATGAAAGTATTAAAAGATACCACACGATTCCACAAATGGCATAACAAGCTAGTCCATATGTTTTTGCCCATCCGGCTTTCTTTGTATACTTTGGCATTAGCGACATTACTAGGAACATAGTTCCAAGCCCAAATATAATTCCCACTGGTATGAGAAGTACTATAATTCCCATCATAACGTTGTCCTTTCTTTTTATTTCGCAGAGCGCACGGGGATCGAACCCGCAGTCTCCGGCGTGACAGGCCGGCGTGTTACCATTAACACTTCCACCCTATAAATTAGAGCCTAGGGAAGGAGTTGAACCTCCATTTCTCTTAGCGGACTAAGAGCGTCTTACCATTAGACGACCACGGCGTTGGTTGGGGGTGTGGGATTTGAACCCACATTCGCCTGCCTCTGCAGACGTCCTTTACGTTGGATGAGCCCCCATTAATTTTTTCTCTCTATGTCAAAAAACTAGAATCTTCTATAGAAGGTTCTTTTGTTTTAAAATACGATTTACATGTAGTTTTGTAATTACAGGCTGTTTATTTTGACTAGCCATATGTAACGCAATTTTAACCTCTTTACCTTTGTGCCCTGGTTTGCTTGTTGCAAATTTTACAATTCGTCTTGCTATGTTCATTTCCCGTGTTTCACGCCCCAGGTATCGTTGGCATTTTATTTTGTCTCTACCCTGTTTGTTAGAGTTTGATTTTTGTGACATTAGCTTTCCTTATTTTTTAAATCTTTTTTCCAATTGTTTATAAAGCTCAAAATCGTCTTTTTCTTTCTTATTCTTCCGTCTTGTCGCGTTTCGCTTTCTAGTTATTTCAGATTTTTTTGCTCTATCTTTTAATACATTCGTTCTAATAGTAAATTCCTCATCCGTCTCTTTTCGACTCACGCTAACCTCTAATTCGTCGAGCTCTATCCTATCGTCCCACGAGTTGAACTGGCTACAAACTGCGGTAAACCTCACATCTGGGTTGTCTACCCCTGTCTGTTGTCTAGAAAGAGCTATGATGTGCCTTAGTACCTCTTGTACGTCTTCAAGTTTTCCTTCTAGATCATCATAATCATACGGGTGTGCTATTATTATTTTAACTGTTTTCTTTTCATAACTTGCCATTGTTTTTTATTGGTTTTATTTGAGCAACTAGAGAGAATCGAACTCTCATCGTCTGAGTGGAAGTCAGAAGTCTTACCGTTGGACCATAGCCGCTTTAATTGGTAAAGCTGTGACAATTTCATTAGTTTTCTTATCATATACTACTTTGTATCTAATGCTATTTTGCTCAATAATCATAACTAACCTGTGTCCTACTTTTTCTAGAACGCTTACTCCTTGGTCGTTATACTCGTTCCTAATTCTATTCAATAATTCTTTTCTTAGCTTTTTGGTCAACGTAATATCATAACGCTCTTCAAATCTTTTTACAGCGTGTTGTCGTTGATTGTGTTTATAACTCATGTTGCCCTTTCTATTTATTTGAGCAGCTAGACGGATTTGAACCGACATTCCAACCATGGCAAGGTTGTGTCCTACCATTAGACGATAGCCGCATTACCAAGAAACTTTTCTTATTTTTAATAGAAAATCATTTACTAATTTTGAGTTAGCTTCTTTTTTTGTAGACTTATTAAACGCGTCTTCTAGTTTTTCTTCCCAAGAGCTACAAGTTTTTATAACCTCTGGTATAGTAGATTCGCCTTCCTTATATTTTCTGCAAAGAATGCCTACTTCTGTATCAGCTATTCTGGCTGTAAAATCGCCAGTTTGTAATAGTTCGTATCCATTATATAACATTCTTAACCAGGCCGCTGATGATTTTCTTTTTCTAATGGTATCTAATTCTACATTTCCATTACTAAGGGCTTCATCATTTTCTAAAAGCTTTTTGCGTTGCGATTGAGCATAACCCCTGTACGAGTGGAAAACTAATTTAGAACTCCAAACGTCTGGAAATAGACTTCTTAACTCTTCACACCAGTTCTCGTTTTCTGTAGTAAATGTCGCTTTAAAAGTTTCCAGAATTGTAGGATTACTTCTTAATGCGAAATGTAGAAATCTAGCTAATTCCCAGGTATCTGCTGGATCCTTTGGATCGCTGGGCTGGTGCTCTGGTAAAGCTAAAATATTTGAAGTAGTCTCAATAAATACAGTTTTATAATCGAAATCACTTATAGGAGTATCTAACCCATGCAATCTACTTCCTACTAACGCTCTCATTAATAATCTCATTTATAATTCCCTATTGTTAATAATTGTTAAAAAAAAGACCCAGCGAGTGATCGCCGGGCCTAATTTCAAAGATATAAAGCGGTTAAGCTTTATAATGTCTTTTATTGACGATCTACATAGAAGCGCTAGCCTTCGCTAACTGTGAACTCCTGTGGAGTGAATTTCCCTTTTACAGGTATGGCGATGGTTAAAACACCACGAACTAGCGAACTAGTTAATTTTCCATAATTAAAATGTTCACCGTTCTGTAATGGAAATTCGTTATAGAAACCTTTACAGAAAGTTCCTTTACCAATCTCTTTATCCGGTCCAGCTGTCACTAACAGGCGGTCATGAGTTGAAGGCGAATTGCCGAACGCAGTTCCAGCCTTAGCTATTCTAATTTTAATGTTAGAAGCCTGATAACCTGGTACTAATAGCTCAACCATTACGTTTGGCTCGTTCCAGTACAGTACGAAGTCTACTGCATCATATTTTTTATCGTCACTTAATTTTGAGTATAAATTGCTCATTTGTTGTCTTGATTATTTCATTTTTAGTTGATACATCCGATTCATTTCATAGAACCGAACAATATTGCCCTCGTGGGCCAGTGTCATCGACGACTTGATGGCAGAGTCTTTGTAGACCTGCACATCACTTGAAGCCTTAGCGCGAAACATTTCTAAAGCGCCATCTTCATGTATACTTATAGTTAATCCGTTAGGTAGGCAGATAAAATTCAACATATTATCTGCGTCCTTCAAGATTCTTATATCATATTTTTTGAAATTTTCATCGAATACGATAATAAATTTATCATACTTGCTGCCTGATTGTCCTATTATCATACAAACCCTGTCTCGGCATTTTGCATCAATTATCTTGTACTTATCTAGTTCAGGAATTGCTACAATTGCACATTTGTTGGGTGCGTATGGTAAATATAAATGAGTTTTACCTAAAATACTAGAACATAATACTCCATCTAACATTTCTGTAGAATTATTGAATATTTCCCAAGTATTTAAAATATAAAACGTAGGCTTTGAGCCGGTATCTAATACATCTATTTCAAAAAATCTATCCTTGTTTACGCCATATAGCCTATTTTCGTATATCATAGTTTTTTCAACCTTAATATTTGTACTATGATAAGGAGATTGGCTATCTTCCAATGATCTGTATACTAAAGATTCATCCTTAGTTTTCACAAGAAACGTCTTTTGAGACATACTGTGTGAAAAAACCTTGGAGGTGGTATCTTTAATATAACTATTATTGTTATATATGACAACATCTTTTTTGGTATATATTATATACTGTCTACCAAAATAAGTGCAGTCAATTATGTCGCCAGGATAATCGTTTAATTGTTGTATTGTAAAATATTTGCTTCCGGTGTGTGTTGTTATTATAGGAGTTATTGGAAGTATAATGTACTGCCCTTTCATGTCTGGAGGAGTACTTCTATAACCATTTTCAAATACTTCTTTAAACCAATCATAATAACTCTTAGGTATATTTGTAAAGTCCCTTACTGCGCCCGGAACACGCGTTTCAGGGTTAAAGATTGATACGTTTGCTCTCATACGTTCTTCTAATGTAGCTCGTTTAAAGTGAGAATTCTTTCCCTTATATGGGTGAATTCCTATAAACAGTTGACAAGCTATTACAGCGAAGGAAAACCAATCTGAAATTTCTGTGAATTCTGTAGCATGCCAATCTCTAATAGAGGGCATAATTACTGTAGCTGGATAATTAGGAGTTTGCCATGAGTTTACATCTATACAATAAGCAGTAGTATGCTTTCTAGTTTCTATTAAATAATTTAATTCGTTACCATCGACCATTATTATGTCATGATCGTGCACATGACTAATTGTATCCTTAATATTTGTAACTAATTTAGTAACGGTATCGTTATTTAAATTGTTTCTATTAAGATACGCAGATGTAAACATTCTTGGTAATGGAATAGACTGAGGTACAGTCTGCATCATAAATCCTATTAACGTGTTTTTTGTAGTGTAAATTAAATTCTCAGGTTTTATAATGGTATTCTTAGTAAGAACTGACAGTTCCCTAATTTTTTCTTCAGGTATCATAGTTTTTGGGTCATGAAATATTTTATAAGCTCTTCCACCTTTTACATATACTTTACCCTCTCCACCTTGAGCTACAAAATTAGAGTCTAATAATGATACTTGCCCCTTTCCTTGTACTAAAACCTTCATAATATTATTCCAGCAATTCCAATATCGTCTGCGTTAGTAATATAATTTCTATTCCAGGTTTTCTTAAGAAACCTTAGTTTTCTTACAGCGAATGCTCCTGCGGCACTTGGGAAATGAGTGATGATATCATCAATCACTACTCTCTCTCCAGTATCCCTATCTATTACTTGGTCTATACCATCAGTAGTTAAAATTACCGAAGCTATCGGGTAATCAGGCTGAAATATAAAGGGCATTCCAGTTTCTAATGCTACATTGGTAGGATCCTCGTCACCATCATTCATGTGAACAACTGTTTGTCCTTTGTCCTTTAAACACTCTTTGTATTCTTCCTGATCTTTTCGAGTAATGTTATACGCAGGATAGTATGGAGTATTATGAGGTGATTGAATATCTATATGAAGCGGTCCTTCTTTTGAATCTAAGAAACAATGTCCATCTCCGGCCATAAGAATATAAAAGCTTTGTTTTTCTTTATTATAGATAGCTACCAACACAGTTGACAGCAGCATACGGCGGTCCAGGCCTTGGACATCAGTATAACCTTTACATAATTGAAGTTGCCACTCTAATTTTTGACGAGTCAGCTCTCCAAATTCTCTAATGGCTTGTTCTACACTATGGGCTATTAATCTAGCTCCAAAATCTGTGTGAGGAGCGCTTGAACACCCATCACATACAATAATATAAGCTATCTCATCTGTTTCCCCATGAAGTGTATAATCTTCACAAACCCGATGAGTGGCCCCTTGAATAAAATGTGAATCTATGTTCATAGTTTTCCTTTTAATAAGAACGAACGTAACAGCGCGGATTGGATTCGAACCAATGTCTAGGGTATCCCCTAACTCTACCCTGCTGAGATACCGCCCCGTTACGCCGTTTCTTACGTACGTTTTGTAAGTTAGAATTTCATACTAGCTTGAGCAGAAGGTCCGCCAGTGCCAAGTGAATGGCTCTGTGAACTAATGCTTTGGCTAATGAAATTCCCTAATTTTGCAAGAGTTTTAGCATTTGCATTGCCCGCATCAATATATTGCGTGAGGTCTGCATCATCTTTAAACTCTTTTAATAGTTGTGAAACCCTAGAGCCCCAACCATGGTTGCCGTCTGTGCCTATCCCGATTAATACGGAAATTAAAGATTCAATTGATTCTTCGGCACGTTTAATGGAGTGTATTCTGTCCTTTACATTAGTGGCTGTCATAGTCGAAGAATTATCATCTCCGTCTGTAATAACATACACGGCAGCATTTACACTGTATTCCTGGTCCGCTAGGGATTTACCATACTGTTCAATTGATCCGATCATATCATAAGTGGCATCAAACAGGTTAGTAGCTGCGTCAGGTACTAATTTCCCTGAATACTCACTTAAATCTATATCGTTTACAGGCTTAAATCCATGGATTTCCAAAATATCAGTCTGACTATTAAACAGTGTTACCCTAACAAGTAGATTTTCAGAACGTGCAGACATTTTACATGCCCCCACTATTTCTTCAATCATCTTTTGTAACATAGTTTCATAACCGCCCACTGATCCGGTAATGTCAACGACTATACCTACTAAGGTATATTCGGAGGCTTCTAGTTCATCTAAGCCTATTGCTGAAAACTTAAAATTTCCAGCTCCTAATAAGTCCACACTTTGCATGGTATCTACCATTGATAATCTCCTTTATCTTTGTGTGTTTGTTTATTTCAAAAAGTCTTCAGCTTTACAGATCTGCATACCGCGTGAAACCATTTCCGTTACAAAGTCGGTACCCAATTTCTCAAACCCAGTAACATTTGAAGAAGTGTCTTCAAGCAGTACTAGTTTTTTGATATTCTCTTCTCCGAAGTTGTCTGCAATATCTTTAACTGTATTAGCTACACAGTGTGATAGAGCCTGACCTGAAAGGGCAATTATGTCTGCGTCTTTTAAAAGTTTTAAAAGAGTGACGTTTAACTGCGTAGTAGGATCTTCATCGTCAGGTACATCAGCAATAACGCCAGAGTAATGTTCTGTCCAAGGGTTGTGTCCTTTTGTAACATAGTTTATTCTGCGTTTTCTGCTTTCTTCCCAGGCTTCAAGTTCTGCGTTTACAACATCTACTACATTGTGGCCCCATGTGCCCACTTTACAATGTGGTGGCCATATACACAGAAGGTATCTGTCGTTGTCTTGGAGAGCTTGCAGGTAAGCTCTGGCTCTTGGAATTCGATCTGGGCTAGTCGGTGTCCAAACTGATCCGTTTAAGTCGTCTAGACTTATAAGTGTAAACGGGCCCGGATGTTCTCCAGCACTATTCATCCAAAATAATGGATGCGAAATATCCAACAATTGGTGGGTATCTAGCGTCACGTGGATCCCAGTAATTTTACCTCTTAAGCGGTTAAGCACCATAGCTAACCTCTCAGAGTCCTCATAAGCCCCCGGTACCGGTAATTCTGGTTCTGGAAGTCGTAATCCTATATCCGCCAAATTTATGCCGGCTTTTTGAAGTAAGACTAAATCATTGTTTCGATCCATAAAAGAGTTTTGTGGATCAATTATTAAGAAGTGCAATTTTTGCATTTTGTTTTTTTTCCTTTTCTAACTTGTATGTTATTATTTCGTCAGTTTATTAATTTAGAAGTTTCCGTAGTTTACTTGGAAACATTGTAGACCTAAGTCTTTACGCCATAGACCAACTACTTGGTCTCTATCATCAAACACGCAAAATACGTTGTATTTATCTTTAACGTGTTCATCATAAAGTTTGCGTTTAAGAATTGAATCTCTTATATTATGCTCAAACAATGGTCTCATGAACATCTTCCAATGAGGAAACGGAAGGTTTGCTTTCAAAAACTGTCTAGTTTCTGAAAGGTATTTTTCCGATCTTCCAGATAAAAAGATTATTTGGTATCCCTGTTTGTCCATAACGTGAAGAATTTCCCCCAAAATCGCATTGTAAGTATCGTTCTCACAAGTAGAGGCGTCATAAGGGTTACGGCCTTTAAGGAATGCCATCGTGCCGTCTAAGTCACAAATGATTGCCTTAGGTAAGCCGTCTACCAACTCAACCGTGCCTGGAGGCTCAGGATAGTCGTGAGGCTCATCTTTCTTTAGAAACCTACTGTACATATCATAAATAACTTTAGAGCCTACATGGGCCGATCCTGTACGTAATGCGTCTCGATCAATGGCATCAAATACATCTGTAGGGAATTCTCTAACCACAACTAATACGTCGTGCTTAACTTCCCGTAAAATGTTATAGTCCGCCACTATTTTTCTAATATGCTCCTCATTTGAGCTGTGTAAGTTTGTATCATCTACGAATACTGATCTTCCGGCATCTAAGTATCTAAAGATTAAAGAGTCTCTAATTGCTTTAATTATTTTCTCATTTCCTTTAGAGTATACTCCACCATCAACCATGCTTCGTAGACTATCCCTATTTACACGTTTGTATGTATCTGGCATTTTATCCATCATATCTACGGCATACGAAGTCTTACCGCTTGCGGGTAACCCCCGTAGTATTATTACTTGTCTCATTTTGTATTTCCTTTTATTTATGGCTTAGTCTCTATCCCATAACTTTATAGAACTCTCCGCCGTACTCTGGGCGTGTTTGTACTCAACGTCAGAGTATTGGTATAAAGATGCTTTCCACATATCTTTATTTCGTGCAAATTGTTCAAGATGCTCGGGAGCTATCACTTCTGTTATTGACAAACAGTTTCCAGCTGATTCACCTAACTGTGAACTATGTACGCGAGTATTTACATACAAAGTGTCAGAGTCAAAGTCTAACCAGTCGAAAGAGCGCCCCTCACCCTTTGGAATGAATTTAGTATTTTTGAGTTGGCATATCTCTAACACTGAAGGCTCATATAACCCAGGAAGCACCATTAATACTATATCGCCATCTTTCAGTGTTTTTAAAAGCTGGTTACTTTTCATTTATTCTCCAAACTTAATTAAGAAGTCAGGGTTAATTACTTTAAAACTAAAGCTACCATCTCTCGCTCTAATCACAATTCCCTCTCTTGGGATATCAGGATTTAGAAGGCTTGGGCCTTTAGAAAGCTCTACTAATTCGTCTACTGTATGGTTTAACACCATCTTTGGATTAAGGACAGGTACAGTATTAAATATTCTATCTAACCCTCGTACGCGAACTTCCCCCTCAGTTGTGTAGTCCCCAAATATAAGATTTAGAAAGCTCTCAATACTTCCAAAGCCACCATCTTGTATAGTAAAAGCGTTAAACATTTTTACTTCTGTAGCAGACAATTTGTATTTATTTTTCTGAATCCCTGGCCCCAGTAATTCTCCTTGGAAAATTACATTTATACCAAGTTTAGACATTTTCTCTTCTGCGTCAATATCTCTAGCGACTTTCCAGAAAGAATTTTTGTCATTCTCTATTAGGTCAAGCTTCCGACTGCATACTCCGAAAGGTGTTGCTTTTCGGTAGTTAGGTGCATAATAAAAGGTAGATGACGATCCATCTAATTTCTCTGTTATGTAGCACTCTGTTCCTGCCCATTCTTTTATTTCATCTACAAGATTCTGTACACGTTCTTCATCCGTCTTAGGAATCCAGGAAGGTCTGTGGCCTTTAATCTGGCCACTTAAGCATGCTGGAATGGGTGCTTCATATTTTACTACTTTCAAAAGTTCACTTACGTCTGTTCCCACTTCGGGGCCATCGGCGAGCTCTTCGAAAGTATCTAATGGCATGGCTAGCCCTTGACTAATTTGCTTACGCAATTTTATAGTTCGTAAGCGATAACCTCTTGTGCCGTCATCTATTGTTTTGACACCGTTTTTCTTTAAGAATTCAAACGGCTCTATTTCTGGCAACAAAGAGTCCACTTCAAAGTAGACGCATTTATCACCTATTTGAAATTCCCCCTTCTTAACTACTAGATGCCAGCCTTTTACAGTTGCTTTTTCAATTACATCTGCTCCAGAGATAGGCTCTAAATTAGCTATGAGTTGGATTGTTGCTAAATGTCTCATTTTATAATTTCCATTCTTGTTTTAAAAAGTTTATTCTGGCTGTTATACTTTTATAATATTGCCAACCTGCTGGAGACTCCCAGCGATTGCCCGCCCTGTAGGATCTTACAGTTTTGGACCAGCTACCATTATGTCTCTCATTCTTCCAATAGGTTAGTTCAGTTATTGCTTCTCTACAACTAAGTATGTGACTATCTATGAGCCATTGGGCCACTACATTCCTATTAAAGGGTGTGTCCTCTATCTCATCTCTATGTCTACTCATATATGTGTTGATATTGATATGGTGAGCTCCTGCGGAAGGGTCTTGCAAATTTACAAGGTATTTACCTCCTGCAGATTCTTGCCACTCAATAGCAGCTAATGTCCACCCTAAATCAAAGGGCACCCCATATTCATAGGATGCCCGTATTGATTCTTGTTGATGGCTTGTTAAAGCTTTCCATTCCTCAGGTAAGGCTCCAACGCATAAACATATATTTGTGAGTAGTATTAGTAAATATCTAATCGAGCCAACTTGCAATTGCAGCTATACCGCCTACAGCTAAAAATAATAAGACGAAGCCAAGCCACAGCGGGGCAGTTATCCACCACCAACTCCATGTAATGACTCCAACTAACTTTAGGACAAGTAATACTATAAATAGTATGAATCCGGGATTTTTCATTTTTTCTCCGTTTGTTTTGGTTTTAAATATTTCCAAATTAAGGGCTTTATGTTTTTCCCTTGTAACATTGTAAATACTAAAGAAATTATTTGTTTATTTCCAATATTTATGACTTTTTCTGCTACTGCTTTGGAAGTTCGTTTTTTCATATCAATTGATTCTGGGAAACTAGTTATAAGGTGCATGTATTGTTTACAAGCAGTGTTTGCTAATATCACATAATTCTCTCTAAAGTTATCTATAGAGGTATGAAGCCATTTATAGTATTCATCTGGTACAATATCAATTAACTCTTGTATATCTAATTCTGGATCTGATAAGTATTTCCATACCGTTTTATCATTGCAAAGCTGCAATATACGGTGATGTCTTACATACCAGTCAAATTTTACTTTAACTCTGAACCCGTTATCATATGCTAACACAAATCCTTCTTTGTTTTCTTGATTTGGTACATTATATAACTCACTTACATCGCAATCATGTTCATATAGCTCTGTTCTTGGTATACAAGTAGTAACAGCGTGCAACCCTATCTCTCTGCCAGTAAACGTATCGCGTACTGCCAATAGCCTTAGGTCGCTCTCTGGGTAGGTGATACAGGTCATCCCCCCTTTCTTAAGAGTAGGTGTTAAGAACTCATAGCAGTATGTGAAGTCCTCCCTTATAGTAAGGTCAGGGTATTTTTCTTCTAAGACTACATTGGCCTCTGTAATATATTCATTATCAAAAGAGCCTCTTGTAGATTTAATTAAATGCCCCCTCCACATAACCATTATAAATAGACATCCGTCTAGTTTATTAAAAATGCTGTAGTGGTCATCTGGGAGCTCGATACCTAGTCCTTCTAATTCTGTATAGTTGAAAAATTTTCTAAAAGGGTTGGCTACTACAGTTCCATATTCATCTAGTATAAGACCCCTACATCTAGTAGTGGTATCGTTCCAATTTCGAGCATACTGTGTGGCATGGGTATAATTATATATCCAAAGTGGAAACTCTGGATGTTTTCTTCGCTTTACCCACCCTTCCTTTATTTGGGTTTCTAAAACTGTTAGGACTGTATTCATTATTTACCTTTTTGTTTTAAAGCCTATATTATGAGAAGAAATTGCTACTTCAGACGTAGCTACCTCTTGCCTTAGTTTATTAATTCTGTCTATTGATACTTTATAATCTGTATCTAACATTATGACGCTTACTATGAGTTCTTTAATATGTGCGAAAGACCAGTTATTAGTATCTTTTACCCAAGTATTTAATTCTTTACCCTTTAAACTACTCTTTAATTGTAAATATTTTTTACGAGTAATTTCATCTGGGTAATCCTGGTGCATAACCCTGTCAAACCTCGAAGGTCTATTTTTTAAAGATGTAGGAAGCCGTTCTGGATAAGCAGTTGTAGCTAAAAATACAACATTATTTATTACTCCTATTCCATCTAGTAAATCCAGAATCTTTGCTTCAGCTACTGGATCCATTATAATTCTGTCAATGTCTTCAATTATAACAAGTATGGGCCTATTCCCCTCAATATCTCTTATTCTAGTAATACCTTCTGATACTACAAAAGAGCTATCAAATACTAAATATCCTTTTTGAATACAATTTGACATTACTATTTTCATTGTACTATTTTTTCCTGAGCCGTCTCCACCATAAATTAGAATTCCTCTTTTATGGCTTTCTCCCCAAGCTTTATAAGCTGATCCAAGTTTCCAAAATTTTCCTAATTCTAATAATATTTCTTCAGCTATTGAATTACTAAATAAAATTAGGTCCGAGGCTTCTAGCTCAATATTTAAGAACTCTACGGCGGCTCCTCTAGATTCTAATACTTCATAATACCCTGCTGGTAAAATTTTTACAAAAGCTGAAGCTGGTAAAAAAGTTCCTTGTTCATTGGTTAAATATCCAGAGGTTACGTTTTCAAGATTTAGGTTTTTATCTTCGGGGAGTAGGGCGCTATTCTGGCTATCTTCGGATAAAAAAGTTTCAGGTTCACTATTATTATATAATTCTGAACTTGTAATCTCTTTTTTCCTAAATTTATCAATTTGTTTTTTATCTACTTCTATTTTGCTAGTCATAAATCTCCATAAAGAAAAACGGGGCCGAAACCCCGTTTATATATTAATATCTAGTTGTACACGCTGGACAACATATCCAGGTAGACTTTTTTCGTCTAAGTCCACATTTTTGGCAATAACGTTTCTCTAAATCATTTACCGTAATAGGTTTTAATGACATAGGTAATAATTTATAGGTTACTACATGAGAGGGAGTATGCTCAAATTTTTGATAGCTTCTTCCGAACTTTTGTTCTGAATGACTACCTTGTTTAATTCTACCCGTCTCTTTCATAGGCGCGCTTGCAAAGCATGCGGTTGTAAGTACTTCGCCACTATCTTCTATCATACCCATAGCCATTTGAGGCTCTGCTGGATTTGAGCATCTTGTGCCCCTAGCGCTATACATACTTGGCGCTGACATGCCGCTAATTCCCGTGAATTCGCCAGCAAGGTCGGTCCACCAAGTATTATCGTTGGTTAGTATATCACCTTCCCATGTAAACGGTCTTGGGTAGACATTAGGATTAGTGTATGGGCTACAGTATTTATGCTCGATAGGAAATGACTCTCGATAAAACTCTATCTCTAGTAATCCGTTCTCGGCTATAGCTTTGTCTATTTCCTCAGTATCTTCTACGTTATATGTTGAAAATTCAAACTTTCGATCTACTTCGATATGTCGTTCCAGAAAATAATGCTGTCCAGGGTCAAGCACAAGCCCGCCATTGGAAATATATTTTCCATTAAGTTTTATCCTCAATTTACAGGAAGAAGTTTCTAAGTTAGTAAGTTCGATTTCAAATTCGTCTTTATCATTTAAGTAATAAGTTGCTTCTATGCCATTCCAGACATCTAATTGGCTATATACTTTTAAACGATTCTTTTGAATTGTAAGGTTGGTTTTTATATTCATTATTGTTACCTTGTGTTTACGTCAAATTTGTGTGGAATTGCCACACTCAAATGCCACATATTTAATATGACACTCTGATACAATTATCAGGTCTCTTAAATATAACTATTATTTTTAATATAACCAACTATTATATTTATAGCGTAAGCATGTCTCCATGCCCACTATCTAGTTTGATACTAGTGCACCCTGCGTTGGGCATACCAAAATCGTCTAGTGGTTCAAATCCGTCGTATTCTCCGCAAATATATCCGGTGTAATATAATATATCATCATCGTCATACATTTCGAATTTTCTGCCGAATTCTGTAATTTCTTCTTCGGAATATACAGCCCCTCCTGGGCCTAATGTTCCTAATTCATCTTTTAAACTTTCAAGATGGCTTTCGGTTATAATCCAAGCATAAGCTCTACTCATAGTAGTTTATTGGTTAATTAAATAAATATCTCGGTATTATTATTAAGATAGCTGTAATTACCCAAAGAATCCCAGTACCCATAAATCCGGCTAACATACTTATTAACGCAGTTCCAAAAGTTATTATTATTAGTTCTTTAGAAGTGCAAAAATTTTCAGTAAATTTTAACATCTCTGTTGACTTGGTATTTATATCTATAGCAGAAGAATCGTCCGTCGTCGCTAACTTTACTATATGTATAATAACTAATGTTATTAACGCTATAGTAGTTAAAGTTATGAAAAAGAATATTAGTCCCTCTATGTGAAGTAAGAACATTATTGCAGGTATTAGTAGTAATAATGTCTTCTTATATTTCATATTAATCATCTTCTGTTTCCTTTTGTTTTTGTTTTTGTACTAGTTTACATACAGCTTCGTATTTTTTAGGCTCTTCTTTAGCCTCACTATAGTTACTATAAACTCTTTCCATTTCTTCTTTTATTTCTTGTGCAGTTTGAATGTTGTTGAGAATTTTAATAGGGCCGTCATGCTCAATTCGAATTGAACCGATACAAGGTTCACCCCAACCTTCATCCATATGTTCTTGATCTAGTTCAGCTAATTTTTCACTTTCCATTAATTGTGGATAAGCACTTCCATCCCCACCGTTTTGTACACTGTACCATATTTTAGTTATCATTATTGTTTTTTTTTGATTTAGTTTAGTTGACATGCTCTCTAGTATTTAGAATAGCTTTTACATGTTTAACGAAGGCTTCCCAATCATCACTTAACTTCTTTAAAGCCTTAGCTTCTTCATCTGTTACATTTTTATAACTCGATGTAACAACTCCATCCTTGTCTTCATACCATAGAACTTCGCATCTGAATTCGCAACAGTAAAACATACAAGTTTTTCGTAGCTTATTTCGAATCGATTTATAGTAAGATAGTAGGCGTTTAGTATTCAATTTGTGCAGCTGTTTATCAGTCAGTATATTAATTTCGTCTTGTAATTCCATAGGTTTCCTTTTTTGATTGCTGTAACGACGAGACTCGAACTCGCAACCACTGCATTAACAGTGCAGCGCTCCACCAATTGAGCTACGTTACAGATTTAATTTATTAGGTCATTTTTGGATAATCAATGGAAGAGGCGTGATACTTACCAGCTAAAACATCCAGTTTTTCCATTTCAAAGCTTACTTTTAATACTTGATGAACTGGATAATAACTCATAATTCCATTTTCAACGTTACGCCATCCTTCTGTTATTATTCTATGTGCATGCTCTCGAGCCACTGCTGAATCACTTACTTCATACTTGAATACTCTTCCGTCTTGCATATACACATTTATTGTAATTGACTTTTTCATTTTATCTTTTATTGGTTGATTTTGCTAAATAAGCCTCTTCATCTTCTTTCCAGTTTCCTGTAAGCTCTGGATAAATTTCAAAAAACATTCCTGAATTTAATAGTTTATCATAACCTTCTCGAAGATTATCCATTAACTCTTCATATCTTTTGGCAACAGCGTCATCTACTGTATGCTCATGATTATAAACAATTATTTTTTTTCATTTGGTTCCTTTTTAATGGGGGCGTGAAGGCGGTAGGAATCGAACCTACGTCGGCGGCTTAAAGGGCCGCTGCTAAACCACTCAGCTACGCCTCCACAGTTTTTATATTATGAGTGTTAATATTAATAGTAGTGCTACAAAATGTAGGAACTGGTCAAAACCTATAGTATTAAACATAAACCTAATTTTGTTTAAAGCAAATGCTTTTTTTTACTATTCTACTAGTAACAGCGTCTATCCATAAATGTGACATAAATAATAAAGACCAGCATAGCGCTGCATTTCCTAATGAAATAGTTATTATTGTGCCAAGAGAGGGCGCTAGCATTATAAACGCCGTCAATACAGTGGCATATACTACACAATGTAAAATTAGAATGCCCCAGTGTTCATGTTTTTTTGAAGCCATTTCCTGTGTTTGAAACAAGAAATCTGCTACCCAATGAACTAGCAATACAACTAGTATTATGTGAACTGTAAATGTTGTAGTTAACATTAGCAGCCTTTATAGTGGGAATCGTAACGTTCTATAAACGCGGCTAACCACCCTGCTAATAAAAGGCAGCCCGCTATCGTAATAGGAGTACTAGGTAGTATAATTCCTCCAGCTATTACAAATACTCCTGTCAAGAAGTTCAGTAGTAATCTTAATGCTCCGAAAAATTTAAAATTCATTTTGTGTTCCTTATTATTTTTATTAATTAAAATACTTATCGTAAGTATTGAGGGATGAGTCGGATTCGAACCGACACAGTCCAGGGTTGCAGCCTGTCGCATTAACCAATTTTGCTTACCATCCCTAATTTTTTATCTAAAAAGAAAGAGGGCGGATATTGCACCGCTCTCTTTCTAATCTTTTAAATGTGGCTTCTAGTATCTATTCAAACAATACTTTTAAGACACCATTTCTGCTGGTCATCATTATGTTGGTCGACGGTGTTACCGCTTTCTCCAACGTTTCCAACGATTTCACAAAATTATAAAAGTCTGGATCTGCGCCATAAGCTTCTGCGTAGATCTTGGTAGCTGTTGCATCAGCTGTACCTTTAATCATCTCAGACTCATTATAAGCCTCAGACATTAGATTTTTTATTTTGTTATTTCGTCTTCCAGCTAATTCCTGTCTCTCTTTCTGCCCCTGGGCGCGATATTTCTGAGCAATTCGTGACTGCTCTGAAACCATTCTATCCTGTATCTTTTTCTTGACTACATTGGTAAAATTTACCCGTTTCAGCTGAACGTCTATAATTTCGATTCCTAATTTACGTTCGGCTAGTTTTGATTGAGCCATTGCCAGGATTTTAGCCACAATTTCGTCTCGGATTCCTGGTTGCATGAAGCTGGACTCGGTGCCCTGATCTTCAGTATTTGTATCTGAGGTTTCCTGCGAACGTAACACCATCTCCCGATTACTAGACCGTACAATTTGAGACATTACATGCTCAGCAATTATGTCACGTGAGCTACCATCTATTACATCATCAATTCGAGATTGTGCCTGGTTTTCACGACCACCTACAGCTTTATGATATTCCTGAGGATCACTAATTCTCCATCTGGCAAATACATCAATAAAGACATATTTATTATCTTTTGTAGGTAATTCTTCGGCATCCCCATCCCATTCCAGAATACGTTTGTCATAAACATGCTTATTCTGAATGTAAGGAATCTTCAGGTGAACCCCTGCGTCAGTAATCGCTTCGCCGCGAATTTTACCAAACTGAGTAATCACCACTTGTTCTTTTTCATCGATAACGTATAAACCGCTAAAGAATCCAAAAAGCAGGAACATAAAGAGGAATATGAAAGCCCCTTTTTTAACTGTCAATTCCATAACTAGTTGCCTCCCAAATTAAAGTGTGGTAGTGCTGAAATGTTTTCATCAATAAACCAAACGTTTTCTGCTGTCGGTAGAATTTTCTGCATTGTTTCAAAATATAAACGGTCCTTAGTTACCTTAGGATTTACTTTATACTCATTATATACTGCAGTAAACCAAGCTGTGTTACCTTTAGCTTCGTTAACTCTTTCGATAGCATAACCATTTGCTTCCTCAACCAGTCTTGCCGCTTCACCTTCAGTTTCTGTTACCTGCTTGGTGTAGTCTTCCCTGGCCTCATTAATAGTAGTCTCCTGCGTTTGCTCAGCAGAATTTACTTCTTTAAAGGCAGCCTGAACTAGCGGAGGTGGATCAACAGTTTTCAACTGAACCAACTCTACGATAATGCCGCATTCATATAATGTTAGCATATCCTGCAGGTGAGTCTTGGCCGTATTGGCTATAGCTACACGATCTTTTTGTAATACTTCATAGAAGGAGCGATCCCCTACCATTAAACGCATTACACTTTCCGAACCGTCTCGCAAGAGCTCTTCAGGGTTTCTAGTGGCAAACAAATACTGATAAGGATCATTAATCTTATATTGTACAACCCATTGTAGGTACACAATATTTAAATCCCCTGTCAGCATTTCTGATTCTTCGACGAATCCGCTTTTGTTGTAGTTGGTATTTTTACCAGCAGATACAGTTCTAAATCCAAATTCGGCTTTATATTCATACTCAGTTCTCACTTTGTATGCTTCATCAATCCCGAACGGAATCTTAAATTGTAGTCCTCCAACAGCGGTAGTACTATTGTACTTCCCCAAACGGAGCACGACTGCTTGTTCATTAGCGTCTAGCGTGTATGCAGCTGAGAATGTACCCCAGAGCACTACAACGACTATAGCTATTAAAATGCCTAGCGCTTTGTTCATGCGTTATCCTTTTTCTTTTGTTATGGCGTCTTTGAGGCTAGCGATTTGTTCTTTCAGGCGGTTGCCTAATTGTAAATCCCCTAGTTCTCTTGTTAATTTATTTACTTTACGAACCTCTTTTGGTACTAAAGCATAATATAACATTATGACTATCAGTAGTCCAATAATCCCTCGTAAAAATAGTAATCCGAACATGTATGTTACTACTCCTTATCTAAATATCCCGGAAGGTTATAAGTCTTTATTAATTTTAGAAACGCTTCCAAATTACCCATAGCGTCATCGATAGAGCTATGTGTATGAGGAGTATCTCTCAGGTGTTTGAAGTTTTCAAAAGGAGTTTGAACCAACCCTTTAAAAAGACTTCCTAGGTTTGCACTTGAGTGCCCAAAGGGATTTATCCCTAAGTACTTATGACAGTAATAATTTATGAACTGCCAATCATGCCCATTGTTATCAGATATAAACATCGGCCTTCCTTTTGAAGTTTCTTTTACAAACTCTGCTAAAGTTTTTATAGCTTCTTCAGGATCTCCGTATCCAAGAGTTTCTTCCCTAGTTACCCCTATCTTTTCTAAAGCTTCAGGTTTCCATAGGTTAGTAATAGGCCTTAGGCGCTCGTGGACGGACTCGTCCTTCGCTTCCGTGACCCTTATTGCTGCAAACTCTACCATAGAGAATATTCCAGGGCATTCCCCGTCAGACTCTATGTCTATCATGAAATAACTCATACTACACTACTCCTTGTATTTTAACGTGTCTACTTCGTCTGGAATCCACCAATCGTAGTAATATTCATTATCAAACTGAACGTGATTGACCCACAAGTTGTACTCGCGTGCAGCCATCTCCGAACTGTTTTCCATTTTATGATGAACTAGGTCTCTAGATATCCATATACTGGCAAATAAACAGAATACTGCTATTAACTCCCAATATATAGCTTCTGTTTTCCATCTTGGTAATCCAATTGCTTGAAAATACCACGGTACTAAAAAACATATAACTAGAAATCCTACTATCCATGATAACATCTTAACCTCCTTCCATTTTTCTTAATTCTTTAAAGCTTCGCCTTTAATTATTTGTTCTATAATCATTCCAGAATATTCTTCATCCTGATTTACAACCCAATAATTAGGTGCTGCTTCTCTTCCTGTTTTCTCTCTATATTTTTGTATTTTTATTATTATTGCCTGCAGAACTAAGCGTTCATCAGGCTCTAGACCTTTGTCAATATCTTCAGTTTTCAGTATTAGGAATAAGTTGTCTTTTATGTTTACTGTACTCATCGGTCTAGATGGTTAGTTGTTTTATGCTTCTGCCTCTATTCCTGAGCTGGCAGTTGCTCGTTCGATACTAATTGTATCTATTGCTTCTCCGTCGTCTAAAGCTATAGCAGCCCTTACTAACGACTCAAGTTCGTACATGGTTACCGGTAAACAGGCTCCCAATCGATCTTCTTGATTTTTATGATGCACTACTTTTAATAAGTTTTGCATTAACTTCATGTTATCTCCTTTTTCTTATACCTTATTTATTGTTATATTTTTGGCGTTCGCTGTTAGCTAATGCCGAGTATCTACTGGCATAATCCATTGAAAGTTTTTCAGATACGAAACTAGCCATATTTAAATGTTGAGAAAAGGAAACCATCTCTTCTCCAGGAGTAAACCAGAAAACTCTAACTTCTAAGATACCGTCTGCATTTTTTCTAAGAGAAAGCTCTACTCTATCTGCCTTTGTAAGTTTAAGAATTTGTTGAAGAGGCTTTATGTCGTTCATAATTTTACATCTCTCAGGTTTTGTCGTAAGATATCTCCTAAAACTACAACATAGTAAATAGTAGTATCCTCAAATAATATTTTAGTGTTTATCCACTTGCGAGTTACATAACTAGAGGCATCTTCTTTATAAGTAGCATAAGATACCCCCATGTAGAACATCACCTCATCGAACTCTACCGGGATAGTGCCGGGTTCTAACTTCATAAGGACTTCTCCACATTTAGGGAGAAATTCTACCTTATATTCTAAGATTTCACCTTTTACTATTTTTCTTAATATTTCAGCATTAGTATAGATCATTAGGGTTTTGTTCATTCGTTTTACAAAAGTCATTGGGGTGCTCATTCGGAACGGATCCCTCCCATTTTGAAAAAGTCTACATTACTTAACCCGGTAAATTTGAAAGAATCTCTGTCTTTTTTCGAGTATTTATCGCAGACATAATGTTCCATTTCATCAACAAACTGGTTAAAATCCATTTTGTTGAAATAGTTTATAGTATCAATAGCTTCTTTTAATTCGTGAAAGTTATGTTTTATTTTTCTTATTGCACACCCGCCTTTAGTTGTGCGAACTATTTCAGTATTCATGAGTTCTCCCCTTTTGCTTATTATATGGTTCTTTCAAGTAAAAAAAATCACCTAATTCTGAACATTTTCCTTTTTCTGATTCGGTATAGCAGCATGTCCTATGATATTTATGTTTTTGATATTTCGTATGACACACACATTCACAGCTTTCCCATTTTTCTTTTGGTTCTGGTATCTTATCCACCAACCATACCACGAAAGGAGTTTCCCAATAAAAATTACCAGATTCTCCGGCTTCATATTGAGCTCTTACATTTTCCTCTCTCAAATACTGTTCCATTAGTTTTGTTAATTTCATTCTTTCTCCTTCGGCTTAATAGACTCAGCAAGCCTCTTGCCTAGATCTGTAGCGCATCTAACTATGTCGTTAGCCATAATATCTAAATACTGTTGAGTATAATTCTCAGGAATATTAAAACAGAATGATTCGTCCTCTTCGTTAACAAAGGATATTGTACCTTCATATCTATCATGTCGTTTATGTTCTTTCTTTTCCCAACCATATCCTTGTTTAAACCTGATACTTATATTATCAAGTTTCCAATTATTTTCCATTATTTCTCCTTATTTAGGGTTTAATAGCAACATACAAATCTAAGGCTTTATATATTATTTCGCCTTCTTGTAAATTCGCCCTCACCTTTTCTTCAATATTGCCCCACTCCATAAGATTTTTATAATTGTATCTTTTGTCATGAAAGAAATTAATACTTTTTAGCAAATCTTTTTCAATCTGTGTTAAATCATTTTTCATTTAGTCTCCTCCAGTTTCTCTGGTATACTGTTCATATAGGCAATCTAATTCACCTGCTGAAAACTCACAATCTAACTGAGTTGTCGGTCCATAATGACTTAGATGCCCTTCTTCTATTAACCATTCTATGAAGTCTTCCATTGTTGTTAGGTCCCCTTGATAAAATATGTTTCTTTGTGCCAATATGGGCTTTCTTTTACAACACTTCGATTTTTTTGTTTCTTAAAACATTTTTCACATACCCTGTGCTTTTTTGTAGCCATTCCAAAAGTCCAATAGATCCAGCTATGCCAGCAAAACCACTTTTTTCGTTGCTTAGTATGTAAAATTAGGTCGAGCTCTTCTCTAGTTAGTCTGTAACTTGTTGGGGTGAAATCAATTACCATACTATGCTCCTTTATAATAGTTTTTCATCTGTTTATCCATTTTCTGTAGGGTCGTGTATAATTATTGAGTTTCCTTCACTCTTTGTTTCAACTACCATTCCTACACTTAATTCTAATTTCATTTCTTTTTCACTCCTTAATTATTTTCTATTAAATATACATGTTTTTCAATGTAATCTTTACCCCTAGCTGAGGCAAACACTGGGATATTCATATCTGGGTGGTTATTGTCTATACAGTACCCTTGTCGTCTTAAACTAGAGAAGTCATCAAAATTAATTCCTATCTTTTTGGATAGAAGATGTTTTATATTCTCAACACTTCTCATGTGAAGTTCTTTCTGAGAGAAATGCTCTCTTCCTACCATCTGGACAGCGTTGCGTATAGCATCTTGTTGTCTCCAGATATAATAGTTTGTCACTTCATCTTTTGCCAAATTAAAAGCTCTAGCATCAAACTGCACTTTTTCGCCAGTTATTGAATAAAAGTTAGTGCTTACGATAGCTGCTGTAATTGATACTATTTTCTGTATGGAATTATTGAACCACGACTGTGTGTTATGAGTTTTATAATCCGTTAATAAAAAACTGATCTCATCAGATTGACCATAGCAAAACTTTGTTGACTGCATATCTTCCATAGAAGCCCTAGCAGTTTCCATCATATTTGCAGAGAATCCGGTAGACCATCCTCTTCCATATAATTTTCTTGTAAGAGTGTGAAACGCTCTACCGTCTACTCTTATTATTACTGGCATTCTTTTGTGAAGCTTGTATTTATAGGTAGCTTCATAATCTTTCATACGATCACCTAGTGGGGTTCCGTCTCCCATATTATTTAGTCTCCTCTTTTTCATCTACGAACTTTACTTGAAAGTTTTTTCCTTCTACTTGTTTAGTGTGTTCATCACATACATAAAGGAAGCCTATTAAGTGGTTATCTTTATTACGATGCCCCACCATGTGGATGTCCTTTCTAGTTGAAGAGCATATACAACAACATAGAATATAATCTTTTCCGCTGTTGTTTCCTACTTTACTCATTGTTTTTCATTGTTGTTTTCCTTTTTAGTTAAAAATAGAAAGAGGCGCACAGAATTATCTGGCGCCCCTAATTATTCTATAGTAATCCTTGTCTTTCTGCGATTGCTATAAGTGTTTCATTTGGTACTTTACGATTTCCTATACTCAATCCTGTGTCTTCAAAGACTATTACGTCGCCGTCAAGGAATATTAATGGAGTTGTTTTAACATCTAACACTCTGGAACAGAAGCCAGCTCTAAACAAATGACCTCCCTCTAATCCCGATTGTAATAACACATCCATGGCGTTTATACCGCGGTAATAACGTGGACCCGACACCTCACATACCGTTGTAACAGTTTCTATATATTCGTCCATGTATCCATGCCAACTACGCCATTCTTTATCCGCATGAATACGTGCGAAATCGCCTTCTCTGAAAGCTACTCCATGAGGAGCTTCTGCTTTTATTCCATTTTGATTAAATAATCCCTGTAGTCCTGAATCAAGTTGTACTCCATATATAGTAATATTTTGGTCCTGGGGATTAATTGCTGAATCCATAATTATTCCCAAGTCACCATTAGCTCCTACTGAGTGGTATTCCTGGTATTTATCGAGACCAAGTTTTCTCGCCATTTCTTCATAGCCACTATATTGTTGCCCAACGTGGGTTATAGACACTAAAGTATTTTTAGGGATTATATTATAGTCAATCATTTACAGTAAGCCTTGTCGTTCTAGTACAATTTTAATAGTATCATTATCGATACATTGGCATCCTACCTGGATATCATCCTCACTAAAGACTACTTCATGTTCACCTATATACAAGGTTTCCTCTTCTATTTCTTCTGGCTCCACTCTCATAAGAACGAAGAAAGGATATGAATTACCGTCTGATAACTCTATTCCTGTGTTAGAGTTTTTGCCTAGATTTGTTATTTTAAGGATATGCTCCTCTTCAACAGCCTCGGTCATCTCATGGATCCAGCTGTCTCCCCAACCCATTTCACCATCTTCAGCTGTTCTAACAACTTTAATAGATTCTCCTACTTCGAAGTCAGTGGCCTCGCTTAAAGTCATGTAGGCCATACTTAGTTTTGCGCTTGTTTCGCTATTGTTCATTGTTTGTTTCCTTTATTTTAAAAGATTTATTAGTTTCTGGCAATGATGCCTTGTTTTTTGGCAACAGTTAATAATTGATCGTTGGATATAGTTAGGTTTCCAACCCTTACATACTCTTTGTGGAAGTGCATAATAGATCCATCAAAGACTAGGGCTACGTCTTCCACAAACTCTAAAACAAACCAAGGTACCCAGTACGGGTTATCTCCCTCTAGGTCTTCAATTTCATAACTATTGTGATCTTTATTAGTAATTCTATATAAATCGCCAACATCACAATCGTCTAATTCTTCAGGCCACTCCTCTGCCCATCCATATTCATCTTCTTCTGCAGTTCTGACTAATTTTACTAAATTGCCTGTTTTCAGCTCACACTTTGCGTGGTATTCCTCAAAAATTCCATATAATGAGTTAGTGTTTGTATCTGGTTCTAGTACAAACCATGGATACCATCTAGTTCCGGCTGGTGTATCTAACATAATTCCCTGTCTAGGGTCTACAGCTGTTACTGTATAAATATGGTCCACTGTACTGTTCATGTCCGTTGTCCAAACACAGCCGTACCCCATTTCGCCAGTTTTAGCCGTTCTAATGACTCTTACTTTATCCCTGACTCTAATATTGCAGTTTTCAGTAAATCGTCTATATAATTCTCGTTCGTTAGTCATTTGACTTTTCCTTATTTTTATTGTTTATAATAAATGTTGTTTATGTTTGATGTCATATATACTTATGGCTGTGTTTCGCGCTTCGGCGGTGGAAGATCCATAGGTAATACACATTTTTGGTTAGAGACGGTTCCTCGGTTCCTAGACCCAGACTCCGTCAGGTTGATAGCTTGATAGCTTGATAGCTTGATAGCTTGATAGCTTAGTCAGAAAATAGTTTAGATTCGCCATAGTTGTTATACGTATTATCTATACTGTCATTATGGTCATAGTAGTCATCAGCTGGCATTCCAACTGTTTTAATAAAAGCTTCAGATAGCTCAGCATGTGTAGGTATTTTAGGGTTTACTTCTAATGACCATAAGGGATATGACCACTTTACTAAACTTTCATCTGCAAATATACTACGTTTGTCGGTAATGTCGAGATTAGGTTTTAACCATACACGAGCATTATGTATATCTACGCGATCTACAATAGCAAATCTACCAATTGCTTCATCCATATTAGGAATCCAACAAGCTTTAGCTCCCAAATATTCATCTGGCACTTTAGTAACTATCTTTACTGAGTCACCAGCGTGTATATAAGACTCTAATAATATTGAGTAAGCTTCTTTTATAGAAAGGTCTTGAAGTACGGCGCCAAATACGCTATCTTCCTCTTTACGTACGTCTTCTGCAATTACTTCAGAAATTAACTTAGGAACTAATAAAGAAGTATAATTATTACTACTGCAGACGCTGGTAGTTTCTTCTAATTCTATCTTCTTTAAGCACCATATAGGGAAATAGCATTTAACTGCTGCTAATATTGTTTCAGTTGTATGTGTAAATATGCCTCTTTCGGAATACCAAATTGGATCTTCGCATAAAGTTACGCCATTCACGTAGGAACGTCTGTGCCCGAAAGGAGCGTTTGATAGTGTTTCAGGCGAGTCTATTATATGTATACCTTCAACTATAAATCTATGCCCTATTGTTACATCCATTTCTGGTATCCAGTCCGTTGACCAGCCTAGCTTTTTACTAATGTCGCTAGTGTCTGAGGGGCTGTTGATTGTGTATGGATTTAGGACTTCTACTATATCTCCTGGCTTTAGATACGAACTTTGTAAAGTTTCATAAGCCTTTCTTAATATGATATTTTTGGGGGTGTTATTCATATTTGTGTTTCCTTTAATATGTTAAGTTAGTGTGTTGAATTAATATTGTTTATTATTCTGAAAGTATAATTTACTATATGTTTAAGTAAAGAGAGAAGGGGTTACCTCATATCCTTGTGATGGCTTGTTTAATGGTCCATCTTCTGGATAAGTGCAAGATACATCAGCTGGCTTTGGAGGAGCCAAGGTGCCATCTTTGTCAACAACAAAATTTAAGTCTATATATTCAATTGATTGTCTCATTTGTATGCTTACATTTATAGAATCTATTTGTTCTATCATATTTTTATCTAATGTTGTACTTAGATTTCTACGAATTTCATTACTTACAGCTTTGAGTACATCTGGGTTTTTTGGATACATTGGATGTGGAGGTACTATCTTTTGTAGACTCCATAGCGGGTATAGATAGTTACTAGCGTAGTCAATTGCTTCGTACTCCTCAGTATCTACGGTATCTTTTAATATAATACTATATTTTGGATGCATCTTAAGAGATATACCGCTATATTCTAATTTGTTTACGATAAATACATGACCTATTGCTGGGTGCATATAGTATTCCCAGGAATATGGGTTCCCTGCAAAGTGGCGTGATGTTCGGTGAGTAACTAGTACTACATCACCGGTTTTTAAATAGGAGTTATATAATGAAGTATATTCGGACGTGTGTGTCATTTTAGTGAGTTCCTGGTTAATTTTGATTGTAATTTTTGTAATAATTTGTGTGTTTTGGGACAATTTATTGGTAAAAAGAGCGCAAAAGTGGTCAAAAGGTGGTTGAAAGTGGTAAGCAATTGGTCGAAAGTGGTAACGAAAGTGCTCAAAGTGGTAAAGAAAAGTGTAGTTTTGGTAAGACCTATATGTTGTGTAATGGGTATATAGCTTGTGTACGATATAGTTCTGCACAACATATGGGTAACCTATATAGCTGCTTGCTCTATCTAAAATAGAAATACACTGGCTTTTTTTGATGGTTTTTTTACCACTTTTGATGTTTTGCTTACCAGTTTGGGGCGTTCGCTTACCACTTTAGGGGGGTTGGCTTACCAGTTTGGGGGTTTTGCTTACCAGTGCCATTTTGGTCGAAATTGGGTGTAAGTATAGGTAAATAATAAAGATAAGAGAAAAGTATAAAAAATCCAAACTACACTTTTGAATCCATTACTACACCATTACTACACATAGTAAAAAAATATATGTATATATAATAACAATAACTTATTTGGTCTAAACTACGATTACTACGATTACTACGCTTTCTGGAAGGAGAGACACGTCAGCAAATATTTATAAATTGTCGATCTCTTTTTTTTCTGATTAAGGACCCTCTAGTTTTGGCCTAAAAGTGTAGTAATGTAGTTTAGTATTGATAAGTGTATGTAAATAAAGAATATATCCAAACTACACTTTTGAAAATAGGTGTAGTAACGTGTAGTAATGAAATTGGTAATTGCTATAAATGCTTAAAAATACTGATGTTATAGATAAAAAAAAGTGTAGTTTAGAATTTGGAAATATTTCCTTAATTAGGATACGCTTGTCTTTTTAGTATATAAATGATGGTGTAAGTGATGGTGTAAATGGTGTTCCGTGCAGGCTACAAGCCTACTTTTTCCTAAAGTTAATTACAAGCGGTTTGCTAGCAACCAACTTGTGTTCTCCTTAGTACGCATTATTGATATATATGCTAACGGAACATTCAGGAAGTTTAATGGCCTTTCGAGAAGAAAAAGATAGCACGGCCAATTACGGCCAATTATTCTTCTTCAGGATGTAGTAGTATTATTTGGTTGTGGTGTCTGCTTTTGATACTAAATCTTCAGCACAAGGTACATAGACTGACTCATAAGTTACTGAATCTTGTTTGTTAGCTATGTGAGCTAACCCACGCCAGGCTGCTTCAGGTAAGTTCATACATCCTAGTTTTCTGATGGTACCGTTTTCTCTGTATCTTATGTTGTATCCGAAAAGCCTTTGAGGTTTTGGGTCTTGTAGGTGTTTGTAGTTGAACCCTGGATAGAAGAATGTGCTCTTACCCGGAATTAGGTGAGTCTCGTTCTCATACTCATCGCTGTAGTTTTTTAAGGAGTGTATTCGAAATATTGGCTCTAAATAAGAGTCCAGAGCGCTATCGATTATTACACATAGCTCGTCATTTCCAACATTTCCAGGTATTTGAACAATATCACCTTCACAAGGAGTTGTAACTTTTGAGGGGTTGTATAGCTTTCTTATAAGATCTTTAGAAAACATAATTGATCGAGCATCTGTAGCAGAATATACTATAAATGCACCTTTCAACATTGCAAACACAAAGTCTTTAGAGCTGAACAACACTTTAGGTACTAACTCTCTGGGGTAGTATATATTAAAGGCTGAGTGAGATAATTTAGCTCCTGAGCTATATAGTAATAGATGAGGAGTGTCTACAGATACGCTGTCTTGTTGCATTACTGTTACAACATTATTATTGATATCAGTACATATTCGTAGATGACCTATTAACTCGTCAATGCTTTGCTGACTAGACATAAGATAATAGAGCCTTGACATATAGTCTTCTACTGCTAGATTAGCTATTTGGGGATGGTCTTTGAGATTCATGTTATCCTTTCATTGCGTTTTTTAGAAGTAAGTCCCATAATTTGGGGTCAATATCTTGGCAACCTACATTTGATATAGCATTTCTTTCTTTATTGTAAGTTGTACAATTACTACCAAATAGAAATTTGGGAGTAGGGTCTTGTAAAAACTCACAATCTAATAGGTCTGTGTACTCTATGCCTATTTCATAATCATCTACTATTCTAGTACATCTCATCATTAGTTTATTACCCGCTATGCAGGCGTCCAAGATCATAACCATCTCACCAGTTTTAGTTCTTACTACGTCACCTTCACAGGGTTGGTTGGTGTGGTCGCTTCGTCGTATTTTTCTAATGAGGTTTTTTGTAAATACCCAGATTTCATCTCCGTGTAGTAATAAGTAGGCTTCTCCTATGTCGGCAACAATATAATCGTTTGTTCCATCCTTATCATAAATAATGTTAGGTATGAGGTGTTCAGGGTATGTGTAAGTTTTTAGCTTTTTGATGGGCGCGAGGTCCCCTATATGAGTTGAGTGCCAGGTTCTATAAGGCAGTTGTTGATTCATAGGGAAGCCGGGTTTAGAGAACCACATAAACACAGCACCCTCCTGAGTTCGCTGTATTGAGATGTCTTTAAGTTTAAAAGTGTTGTATCCGCTCAGAACTTCGTCATATAAATGCAGATAAGCTTGTACTAAGGATAGATGATATTTGTTAATAATATGTTGTAGCATATTTATTCCTTTTTTAATAGTTTAAAAATAATCGTTGTTGGCGGATTCAAGTAACACGTCCCACAAGGATTTAGTGATCCTATGACATCCAATTTGAACAATCCGGGACTGAGAACCCTCATTAGTAAATCTGGCGTGATACCCGAACAATCGAGGTGGTCTTTTGGTTTGTAAAAATTCACAAGAATTTACAAAGCTCATAGATACCTCACGATCGTAGCCCCGAGTGGTGGCTATAGAATAATTGAAAAGATTATTATTTTCTTGAAGAGTTACATAATTTATAGTATGTGGGGTATCTTCAAATAATATAACATCACCTTCGCAGGGTACCAGTACTTTAGTAGGAAGGCCTATCTTACGTATCAAGTTTTTGGAAATATATATATAATCGGAAAGTTCATGATGATACACTAAAAAATGATTTCTAAAAGCTGCGTAAATTGCTGTACCACTTTTACTTAACACTGTAGGCTTTAATTCTTCTGGAAACTCATAATGGTGAATCGTTTTGGTAGGAGGTAAGCCTGTATAGCTACGAGAATAAGCTGTGTATTTTCCTGTAGACAACACATACCCTATCGAAACATCGCCGAATATAGTTCTCTGTATAATAACTGGAGTATGTATGTCCCCCATTCTATGTTGCAGGGACATATATTCTTTAGCAAGTTCATATGTTAATTTGTCTGTAATAGTTTTAAGCATTACTGCTCCTTTTTATTTGTTAATTAGTTTCGATAAGATATTTAGCAAAATCAGATAAGCTTACGTCTTTAGGTAATTGTTTCATGTATTTAGAGATAATAACTTTTAGTTCTAGTTCTTTGTTTGATTTTGTAGAACGTAAGGCTTTATTAATTTTGAACACAACCTCTTTATCGAAGAGATTGTTTAAATCGAATTTAGTCAATGATGGGTCTCCTGTGTATTCCAGTATTCTTATACCGGTATTTATTAAATAATGTTATAGGGTTAAATATTGTCATAGGTCTTATACCTACAAATTTAAGGTAAAAAAAAGAATACGCTTGTAAGATGGCACAGAGTGCACGGGCGTAAGGCCAATTTTTCAGGTGGCTTTCCTGGTATTCTTTTTATGGAAGATGAGAGTGGCTGAGGGGTAAACTCTTCTTCCGAGGGATGCAACTCCCTTTGCGAGACTTATTAATCCCCGCACCACCTACGTTAAGTAGGAAGCCCTATCTTAAATTCTTTTCCAAATTGAAGGCTCTAGCCTTGCAACTCCTTCGGATAGACACCCAACGTTTTTATTACGTCTTTGGCCCAGTTTTATGAAGTTTGTACTTTTCCTGAGAATACAGTTAGTACGGTATATCTTTAAAGGGATCATTTCAATTCCCCTCGTTTCCACGCAGACTTACGTCGTCGTAATACACCAATCACAGCTCCAGGTATGGAGCCAGGTCTTTCCACTTACATTAACTCTACAATTTCACGACTATCTTAGCTGCCGCCAAGCTTAACCGCTTCCTTATAAATACTGCTGCAACCCTTGCGAGGCGCAGAGCTCGACGTTATACAGGCCGATATTAGTGATCTTTTATTATAAGCAGCCAGGAATCTAATTGCTTTCATTATAAATGACGAGAATCGAACTCGTGATCTACGGATTAATATTCCGTTGCTCTACCAACTGAGCTACATTATGGTTTTTCTGTGATTGGGAGGACGCGTTCCCGGTTGTGGTTACGTAGTTTTCAGCCACATAATGCCACTCGCCCTCGTAAGTCATTAGCCATGACAGCCTCCGATCCTTCATCATAGTAGTTGTCTCTTCTTGACTTAGAAGCCAATGAAGGCCTCAATATCTTGATCCCGACAAACTATATAATTGATAACCCGCTTGACAGACAGGATATCTTGCGATTACTATACAGACATTTCTGCCTACCCCTCAGGGGATACGTATCTCGACCTTCACGCCTCGCAGTTAGCCTGGAGTGTTGGACTATTTTTTACAAGATAAATAGAAGTTCGCAGTGTATAAATGTTTGCACTCCCGAAGGAGAACAACGCAATGCCAGGTATAATTTCACAGACCCGACTGCTTTTAGTCCCATTGCTGGGGTTATCTTTAACTGGATGTCATACCACCCAGGTGCTAATTAAGGCTAAGCCTTGATTGCGAAATTCTTATACCAGAAAATATTGTTTTTTAAAAGACATTGGGTTATATTCAAGTATGGAAAGAAATTATGAAGTATTTAGAGCTAGGGTAGTTTCAGTAGAGAGTCCTGATGTAAACGCCCTAGATAAAAAAGACATATATATTCAGGCAATAGATGAGACAGATCCTGAGAAGACGTATTTGGCGTTACCTCCGATATTTATACCAACTTCTGCATTTGGGTCGGGAGTAGTATCAGTGCCTCCTGAAAATCAGGAGTGTTTGGTGGCCTTGGACAAATGAAATAATGTTGCACAGATTCTTACTTATATCCCCTCAGGACTATCTTCGGCCTTCGGCGGTTTATCTGCAGAAGCTGTACCAGAGGGGGGAGTGTTATTAAAAATAGGTGGAAAGAACAAAACTAACTTCCTAATGGCTCCAGATGGATTCTTTAGTTGGTTTTCTAACGCCTTCGCTGAAATAACTTTGGATGGAGCTTATAAGAAACTAAATATTACAACTAAACGATATGAAAGACGAAGCGCAACTAATTTTGTTAGAGACTCATATCATCCTAAGAAATCTGCAGGAATAGATAAAGGAGCTACATCACATTTAGAAGTATATTCAAAGTTTGATGATACTACTGGGTATCTTGACCATATCTCAGAAAACACTGAGACTCACCGCAGTATTCCTTTCAAGCACCAATTCACAGATCAAACTATTATAAAGTCTGGATACATACCTCATGTTAAGAATTTAAAAGGCACGCCTTATTCCCATTTGTATCAATTAGAGACTAGACAAGCTACTGGAGGTTCTAAACAGAAGAATACCTATACTAAGTTACATCTAGGGTATCAAGGGGCTACAGATCTATTTGATATAGGAGAAGAACACCCGGCAGGTTCTTTATTTCATTGGGTATTTAAACGAGCAGTAACAAATAATAATAGCTCAATGATAAATAGATTTGGGAAATTAGAGTCCGGGAGTTTAGCGGGAGAGTTATATAGACATCAAATATATGATGGAACTTTTGATGCTACAGCCTGGAAAGCTGGGCAAGGTTACGATTATACTTTTATCAACACCGGAATTAAACAGCAATATGTAAGTAGTTTTGGCAAGTTAAACACGGGTAGAATATGAGGAAGACACATCCATCAGCTAGAAACCACAACTAATGGTAAAATGTATACTAAAGAGTTTGGCGGTACAGATATATTAAAGACAACAGTGCAGTCCGGGGATGTTGCAACTCCAGAGTTGAAATTGACAAAGACGTTAAATAATGAGGCATACACTGTTAAACTGAATCTAGGAGATACTACTCTTACTATAACTTTGGATAGCAGCGGAATAACTCTTGACGTGCCTGAAGGTAAAAATGTGTATCTCGGAGGCTCAGAGGGTCAGACGTTAGTTACTAAAGAGTTTGTTACAGAATTATACGCGGGACATACACATGGTACAGGAGTGGGACCTTCGTCACCTCCAATAATTCAGCCAAGTATTTATGATCCTTTGGATGAGAATATTTATACTGTGAAGACTTTATCAGAATAATGTTAAGTGAAACTAATTTAAAGACTGAGCTAATCGCGGAGTTTTATAAGTATTATTATTTAGAAGGCGATAACCGAATAGCTTATACAGTTGATGAAAAAAGCATCAGGTTAGGGGAGATTATTAGTGAATATATGAGCGAGGCTGTAGTAGGAGTTACTGGAATCACTACAAACTTTTCTAATGTAGAAATAACTATACCCGAATGACCAGAGGTTGATGTATCTTTAACTTTTATATCTAACCCATTGGCGGAGATTTCAGGGTCTAGAGGTATATCTGATGAAGATTTACTAGCGGAAGCTACTACATTAGTACCTACAGCAGTAGGATTTATAACTTATACTCCTGTAGGACCAATAATACCCTTTATAACACCCACATGAGGTAGCAGCAATGCAGAGTTAATAGCCCAAACTGTGGAGATCTTTTGTGAAGACTTGGCAACTAGTATCCATAACTATGTAAAACAAATAAAGTTTCAAATGACAGGAACGTCGGCAAGTGGTGTAGTACTTACAGTAGTATGGACTATAACGTAGATAATACTTGACTAAAAACCTAAGCTTAGTTATATTGAAATGTTAGAAGAAACAAAGTTAGTGATTAATTGGAGATAATAATGGACAACTTATTTATAAAGAACTCTTTTACTAAAACAGCGTCATACTCAGTGGATATGGACGCAACGAAGTGGGTTAGAAATGTAATTACGTATTTTTACGAACAATATCCGTTCGCTCAAAATCAGCCTGCAGTGGTTCAGTGGAAGAAAAAAGATAGTACAAAGGGATATGCGGTAGGGGTATTAAAGATATCCGGGGCATCCATACCAGTAGTAATCAAAGATTGGAAATTATCTCCTTTAGACATAGTTATGGCAGGTGGAAGAACTTTACCACTTAATACTGAGGTGTTAAGAACTATGTTAACTTCGCCAGGAGCATTTGTAGGAGTAGCGTCGTCTCCTCCTAAATCAGGACTGGACATGTTCTCACAATTACAGTATTCTCCTGATGGGAGTATAAACAATTCAGCTAGCGAGTCTAGTTCACAAGAACGACCTGCTAAAATAGCTTCATTTATTGACAAAATTGAGCATATAGACAAAAAAGCCGTTGTTGAAATACTAAATACTGTTAAAAACAACCCAGAAATCCATAATAACTTCAAAAAGACCGGAAGATTAGACGTTTTAGACAAACTAGCGTCAAAAACAGAGAGTCAAGAAGAAATCGTGGATTCTTTCATTAGGGACCTTGATATAGATAGACAGTTAGTTATTAAAGACTCTTTAGGTAATCACACAGTTAAACAAGCTAATTCTAACATAGATTTTGTATGAGAACTCCCTATTAAGGCTTCAGAAGCTGAAGAATTTGAGATATTAACTGCTTCAAGTTTCCAAGAAAAGACTGCTGAGTCTGTAGATGCTAATTGCTACAAGATTTGGGACACTGATAGACACCTTATGGTAACATCGGACAAAGATTATCATGATTTTAGTAGAAATGATGTGAAAACGGCTGAAGCATTTACTTTAGAAGAAGACCAACCACAAGTTGGTGATCTTGGCGTTTGAAAATTTGGAGAATCAGTCTCTGAACCTTTTGAAGTACTAGGAATGGACAAAGTATCGTCATATTCTTCAAATCTTTATAAACTAGACGGAGGTCCAGGGTATCTTAGCATCAGTAAGAATAAAGATTGGGTTATTTTAGAGAAATTAGGACAAAAGTCTTCAGAAAATGTAGAAATAGACGGAGATTTTCCTAAAATAGGAGATTTCGGAGCGTGAGTTATGCCTGATGGCAGTGCCACTAAGCCTTTTGAGATTAGAGAACTATTACAAGACTTAGAAGCTTCTAGCAATAAACAAGTACAAGTAGCAGGTTGGGATGGATTGCAGAAGATTGCGTATTACCTGACTGAAATGCCTGTTAAGAGTCTGATGGACTCAGAGAATGGCGGAAAGTTACTACCTAAAGAAGCAAAGTTTGTTAAATTAGGCAAAGAATTAAGAAAAGTTTCTGAAGTTAGCGAGGATAATCAAGATACCCCATTAAAAGTTACAGGATGGGCCGGAAGAGAAAAAGTATCTTATTACATCGACAACACAACTACTTCTGAAGCAAAATATGTAGAAAAAGAATCTAGTTGGTATTTATCTAAGGACGTGAGCTTCATTAAGCTAGGATCATACTTACAAAATGAAATACCACATACTGTTAAAGTAAATAAACACACAGTTGGAAAAGACTCTGTAGGCCTTTATTACTTAAAAGGTGCAGAGTTCTCTAAATATGCAGAAAACAGCCATGAATTACGTGATTTAAGCCTCTCAGAGGCAGAATGATCATTAATTCATTGTGGAGCAACCAAGACTGATATAAATAAGGCGGCAATGTTGCTGAAAGGCACTGAAATGCTAATTGCTTGTCCAATTGAAGCTCCTATACCTCCAAAAGTGTTTATTGATAAAATAGCAGAAACTTATGAAGATAGTACTAATGACATAGAGATGTTAAAAGTAGACTTAGTAAAAGAGGCTGCGGTTTTATCTGATAAAAGCACTGTAGATGCTGTATTGTCTCTTGGAGCTATCAACAAACAGAATATTATAGAATACATAGCTCTATTACCTCAATATGAGATGATTATGAGTGAATTAGCCAAAATGCTGCTTATGACTAGGTTAGGTATGAGGCATCTTCCGGAGGAAGCCGTAAAGAACGCCATGGATTCAGTAACTAAAATAGTACTGTTGCTTATGGGCGTTAACAAACTGTACTCTAATTAGGAGATACTATGAGATCTTTAGGGGATATGGCGCGACAGATGACTTCATTGCAGAAATTAGTGGTTAGCCAGAATGATCAAGAAGGCGTAGACGAGGTTGTATATGAAAAGGCGTACGAGTCTACTGCAGGGGCAGATTCTATAGGGCGAAGTATTTATAACGAAGAAGATGGATCAGTAATGATATTATCTTTGCCAGAAGGAACAGAGTTTCCACCACATACTCACGAAAATCCAATAGTAGAGTATGGAATCATATTAAAGGGGAGTATAAGAATTACACAAGAAGGAGTAGATGACGTAATCTATTCTTATCAAGACTGCGTAATTCTTAAAGATGAGGTTATGCATTCTGGAGTAGCTTTAGAAGATACGAAGATAATCGCAATAACAATCCCACAAGAGTTAGGATACCCTGGAGCTTAGTCTCCACATTATAAAATAGGAATATTAGAATGACTGATAAAAAAGGACCAATGAGCTGAGAAGAGTTTTTCGTTAAAATCGGAGACAAAGTGGATGAGCATGAAAAGACGTTAGTGACTTTTACTAACGGTAAGTTTAAATCATTAGAAGATAATGTAGATACTTTAAAAGAGACAGTTGGGGGCATTAAGAATGATATGTCTGAGATTAAAAGAAGACTTCTAGATCCTGAAACCGGCGTAATTCACAAAATGAATGAAGCTACGGTATATGTAGGCAAATTACAGAAAGAAGAAACGTTAGACCAGATCAAATTAGTCAAAAAAGCTAATACGAACGTTTCACGGTTATTCTGGCTAGTTATGACATTTGTTATAGGCTCTTTCTTATCTCAGGTCATACCAGACACTTGGTATCCATATTCAGATAAATATACACCAAAAATAGAAAATGTTCAGCCTGAACCAGTGATAATACCTGATACTATCGCTAATTAATATTTGTATAATACCTAGAATCTAACTATATTAAAGAAAGGGGGTAATTCCAATGATAATACACTGGGGTCTCTCTATAAAAGACAATTTGAAGAATAAAGTATTAAATCAGTATAAAAATAATGCACAATTCGCCTCTCTCGATTACAAAAGCAGCTGCAATACAGTTAGAAACTAAGAAAATTAGCTTAAATCACCCAAAATCCCACATATTAAACATAAAGTTGGCGCCAAATTACGAAACTGAGATGGCACACTTCGATTTTACATATAAAGACATAAAAGATATTAAAAATATAGTGTATGATGATGACTATGCACACACCATGGATTCGGAAACTGCTATGTATCTTCTTGGCAGTACATTAGATTATAAGGATAATAGACTTATATTCGATCATATGGAGCTAGATGGCTTAAATAACTTTAATAATATTGATAATAATAGCAATTAATAGCTTTTTAAGGTAAAAAGAAGAGCTTTCACTCTCCTTTTGTGCAACTGACGTGTTACACAACGTAATTACTAATCGATAGCAGATTCTTCCAAGGATGGAAGGTCTGTATTGCGATTATCATAGGCTCGTAATCCAAATGCCCCAGCTGCAACACTTAGGACTACTAATCCAGTGTTTTTCACTGCGGGTTTTGAGGCAACGGCTTTAATACCATTAACTGCTTTACGAAAATAACCTACTTCTGGGGTCTCAACGACCTTAAGTTCATCAGACATGTTATGTCTCCTTTTACGTTATTTAGTTGTTTAATTAACGCCAGACATGGATTTTTCTCATTGTATCCTCTGGCGCATCATTCTTATACCCTATTTGGGGCCAAAATAGCCCATTTTTGACTAATATGAGCATCATACACTTAATTATTAACGTTTTAAACTCGATCTTGCGGATTAAGGTTCCATATCATGCCCCCTATCCAAATGCACAGAATAAAACTAAATTGAAGGGTTTAAAATTTTTCCTATATGAGATTTTTTATTTTAAAATTTTTTAATTTATTTTTTTTTATTTTAAAACTTTTTCCCCAGATTTCAACATTTTTTCCCGGTGCTTATGGCAGGCCCATACTTCTTTTAAGTCACTTCTCTTAAGAGTCACGGTATTTATAATATCCCAACCATAGCCCTGAATAGCTACTTCAAGCCTAATCCGTAAGATTTTAGGCCCATAGGTTCCATGTAGGCGCATACGGGTTAAAATTCCTTCGGGAGATAATGTATAGGTATCCGTGCCCCCAGGCCATGCTAAACCTATCTTAATTCTCCCAAAAGGTGAATATTTCAATTTATCAAGCACTTGTTTTAAAACTGAGTATTTATATATATGACAACCAACCCTTAATCCTTCATGATGCGGTACAATATTCCTATTAATAACCTCATGATCGAGCGCTCCTATGCGTTCCTTGACTTTCCAAGGCCATTTATCATTCATCACAACTTCTCCATAATAGCTACTATACTCCGGTTATAAGCCCACATGTCCTTTAAAACTTTCCTTTTAAAATAGACGGTGTTTACAGGCCACCAAGAACCTTGCCAGCTGATCCCTTCAACAGCGACCCTTACAATTTTAGGCCCAAACCGAACATTTAATCGAGCGTTATATAGAACATTTTCGGAAAAATCATAAAGTTTTAAATCAACAACATCTTCTATAGCAAGCCTAAATTCCCCAAACGGTAAATATCTCATTGAGGAAACTATTTTATCCAAAATACTTATGCCGAAACATAGGCAACCTACCTTTACAACCTCAGTATCTACGATAATACCTCTAGTAACCTGCATACTCTTTAACTGTTCATCTGCAGTCCATTTATATTCTTGCATCATAAAATTGTCTCCTTATCTTTTTGTAAATCCTCTTTGATATTATTAGCGGTTAACGTATCAGCTTTTAGCTGAAGCTTTGCAGCTTCCCGCTCTCTAACCAATAACTCTCTCCATAACTCTCTAAGATCTGATTTTTTAAATACAAGATCCTGCAAAACTATGTCGTAGTTTATACCCCAGCCAGTAGTAACAATAATTTTTCTTATTCTTACCTTCCTAAGACCCCAACTCATTTTTAGAAGTGTGGCACTAACTCCAGGACTCGGGGTTTCACGGGTGCTAAGCCCAAAAATGCCACCACGATCGCGTATATACAAATCACCTCGGCCAAATGGCCACATAACTTTTCTTAGGGCGAGTTCTAATACAGACTTGTGAAAATTATTACAGCCTATATTTACAAGCATACCGTGTTTTTCAGACTCCCATAACCTTATACCTAGCTTATGGGGTAGGCGGCTATTATAGTATTCTGCGTGTCTCATATTAACGCCTTCCATGCTTTTTTTAGGTCTGATTTATAGAATACAAGATCTTCTATCACAGAAGCTTCTGAAAATCCCCAACCTTGATAAATCTTTTGTATTCTTAGTTTTCTAGGACTATAACTAACCTTTAAATATGCACGATGTGGAGCTGTGTTAACGCCTTCTACGTAAAAAATATCCGTATGGACTATTTCTATAGAGAACTTACCAAATAGCCCTTTAGAACGATGTATTATCTTTTCCAATAACTCTACCCCATACCTTTCACATCCTACTTTTAAATAAGATCCGCCACCCGCGTCGGTAAACCGCATAGAGTATACACTATAGTGAGCACACACGCTTCGACGGGCTTTCTTGTGCGGACGGGTCTCAAACATAACTTCTTACTCCTCGGCTGATATGCGACATCTTGTTGCCTCCAATAATTTGAGTTTTCTTTTAATTAGTAAATATTATTAGTAGATAAAACTTGTTTTATTTCTATACATTTTTGCATTTTTCCTATTAACATAAGAGCCTTACCCATCTCTGTGAGTAGTTCTTCATATATCATATTAGTATGAAATCTAAATAACTGTCCACCAAGTCCTTCAAATTCTAGACTTTTCCAGGTTGATCCGCTACCTTCGAAAGGAAATGGGTCCCTTGTTACGGGCCCTAATCCTAATGCAGTCCCAATTGACCTAATAGAATCAATATTTACGGTCATATAAGAGTCCTTGTTACCGTTCGTATTGGCCGGTATTGCGTCATAATGGGCCCAGTATCGCTGTTGTTGGGCAAAGGTCATGTTACACCCCTCCCAATCTTCTATACCCAAGTTTTTATCGAGGTCCCACTGCTCTTGGGAACTTAGTTCAAAATAATTTTTAGGTCTTTTGAAGGACTCTTTGTACATTTGAAATTCAGTCATTATAAGTCTCCTATATATGTGTTGCCATCAGGCAAATCTTCTAGTAATTTTGGAAATCTTCCCATTTTATATAAATAGGAGTCATCTTCATCTGTAACTTCGTCAACGGTAATATCTTTTACTTTAAAATTGAAGCCTTCTGCTACTTTCATTAAATATAACCTAGAATCACCATCGCCAAGGGTATGTCCCTCGTCATGAAGCTCTCCATTAATATAGATACCTTCCCAATTCCCACTACCAGAGGTTAATATTAGTACTTGCATTTATTTCCTAAGCCCTTTAAGTTCATCTATAATTCCTACAAACTCGCGCCCTTCTGCAAAGTTAGCTTCACCGGCAGCCAACCCTCTTAAAACTTCATCTTTAGTTGCAAGTCTGAAAAGGCCGCTACTGTTTAAGTGTTCTGCAAATTTAGCTCTAGGATGAACTGCAGCAACCATACCATCAGACATGGATATTAAACAGTAATCGCCTCGGCCACTAATGGCCACGTCGTCGTCATCTTCTTTACGATTTTTTATTGCAAGGTAGTCTACATGCCAGCCTATTTTGTATAACATACTAGTAATACTTCTGTTATCGTCAAGAGTTACTCTATCTGTATGCACAATATACAGCCCACCAGTAATATCGGCAGTCTCCCATATTGTTTTTATATATTGTCTCATTATTTTTCTCCCATAATCATTTATATTTTAAAAGCCTACGGGACCTGTGTTATAGTAACAGTGCCGAAAAACTCTACGAAAGTTGTATGATCCCATACGTTTGTTATTAACCCATTTGTATATACTGTGCCGCCAAGTTCTTCCCCATAACTATAGTGTATACACATACCCAAAAGCTCCTTATTGCTGGTGTTGGCACAGCGAACCACTACCACTATATCACTGTGTATTCCGAGGTAGTACCTACCCTGGATAAATATCTTCTCTCTAGGGGTCGGCAGAACTGTATCTACCGTAGTAACTATTGTTGACATTTTTCTTTCTCCTTATCTTTTAACACCCACTTTAGTATACCTATTTCGGACTCTAAGCCCAGCTGTATAAGTGCTAGTGGTGCATTTGCAAATACGGTAGCCGCTGGATACCCCAACCTTTCATCCCCTTTAAGCTCTTTTAACTTATCCTGGATCTCTTTTTTTGTTTTCATAGTCTACTCCTTGATCAATAATGGTAATTTCAACAATTCCGCCAAACACCAATCAGAGCGTTCATAGTTATGCCCCTCAGCCTGGATAGCCCAAGCATGTACTTGAGTTCTACCGTGAGTGAACTTATACACACTGTCGTAATCAGGGAACCTGTCAAAGAGCCAATCATTAACTGCGTGTCTATCGTTCCCAACTAACGTATGGAACAAGAGGTGTTCACTTATATAATTACAAATTCCCCAAGTATTTCCAAGAGAATGCTTAGGTTTTAATCTAAACACCTTTTCTGCATCAAGAAGCATGTCCCTAATAACTATCAATAATCTTTGCGATGGTTCCATAATTAATCCTCCTCACAACAAGGTTCATGAGGAAGTATACAATCTGTAACTCTATTGTACGAGCTTGTTATAGGTATCCCTCCAGCCCTAATACAGGCGTCTATAGCTTGTTGCTTGACGACCCAAATCCTATCAGCCTCTTTACAACCAATAAATACAAATATACTCATTAGAAGTAATATCTTTATTTTTTTCATTACTATTCCTTTATTTAAGTCTTTTAATATCCACCTAGTTTTTTACCCGTTTTGTGCGACTCTACGGCAATCTCATCTTCTATAAGTATGAGGCTATCGTCTAGCGCAGATCTTGCTGCAGCTATTATATCATTCAACAGCTCTGCAGAACTCTTTCGATTATATGAATGAACTACCTTCCCATCTGTGTCGTAAAACACTACCCTATATGTATCATCCTTTATTTTCCAAGATGCAGCTTCAAGTTTGGTATATTGTTCTTTTAATTTTTCTAGTTTTGTCATTGTTTTTCCAATTCTATAACTAATTCGTTTAAAGATCCCCAAATATTCATTAACATTCGGTTCATTTCTGTGTCTACTTCTATAGTTTTCTCATTAACAACATTACACGTAGAACTCAAACGATCAGAAATTATAGGATATTCTTTTATATACATATTAAAACGGCGTTTACTATGAGACCCACTAAATACCATGTTAGCAAATCGATCACATAATTTTACATATAAAGACATTTTACTAATTATGTCTGTCTGCTCTAAAGCTACATATACTGATTCTTTTCTTTTAGCTCTATTGTATCCTGGAGAATCTGATACGTTTCTTACTATTTGCGCTGCAGTTTCGCCAAACTCTTTTAATAACTGTTCATAAGTTATCTCAGAGTCCTCAATAACATCATGTAATATACAACCTAGCATTATATACCTTCGGAGATCGCTAGCAGTTTGCGTATACGCCGGTATAAAATTAGATTCAGCAACTATAACCACCTGTTTTAAATGAAATTTATAAGGGTATATGTCATAGCTTTGCCCACGATGAGCAGCTTCCGCAACCATCCAGGCGCGCTCATATATAGGAATTTCTTTCGGATACATTTTATTTTTCTCCTAATTGTTATCGAACATTATAGATCTTCTACTTCTTCTACTTTTACAGTTACCCTAATCACTAACCTTTTACAGTTCTTATCAACAGGGTTTAACCTGGTATGCCTATAACCACGTTTTATTTGGTCCTTTGCGGTATTGAAAATACCACCGGCATGCTCTCTTAGTGTTAAATTTCCATAATCATACACCATTTCTTGTAATCCCAACTCTACGGGGGCGGAAAGTGTCCTACTTTTTATAGTGTCTTTACTCATGACACCCACTCTCTACTTCAAAATAACCTATTTCGCCAAAGGGCTGCTCTCCCATTTCAGGGGTCCACGTTCCCAAATGCCCTATGCAAGGTTCGTCTAACGGCTCGTTTAAAGACGGGTGTGAATCGTCGTCAAAACATTCACGACAAAACCCGGCAATTATTTGGTCTTCACCACGACAAACATGCCCACTAAAACAAGTAGCGTCTTCTTTAAGGCAGGTTATACATTTTGCGGTTGCTAATGACATTTTTCTTCCTTTTTGCTATTCATCATAATTATTCGTTAACTTCAACTGGGTGGATACTAACAGGTCCATCATCGATAACTTCTTGCTTAGTCATACCTACCATCCCCCAAGGGATGTCATAAGAATAGACACTCATTACCCACCAGTCTCAAGCCTTAATAGTCATATTTATTTTTCGGCTATCCTCTAGCGTGTTTACCAATTTCACCACTTCTCCACATTTTATAGAGGCCAAGTACTCTCGTGAGTTTCTATAGCTTTTTTCATTTCTTTAAAAACTTTTCTTTTAAAATGAAAGTTTTCTTGAGTAACCCAACTAGGGTATGTGTGCCATTGGCACTTAGTTTGTAATAATATGTATACATTTACAAACCCATAACGAACTTTAAGCCTAGTTTCTCTTTCAGGTATAGACACATATCGTTTTTTATAGAAGTAATGCCCATTGCAGTCTCTCTTTATGAATACATTAAACCACCCAAAAGGGTATCTTCTTAGTTTGCTAATAACCTTCATTAGCACAGATTTATTAAATCTTCTACAACCTATGGCTACTCCGTCAGCATAAAGATTAATTCGACGTGAGTCTTCCATTAATCCCCGATCTACAGCTTCCCATTTATCTGATATCAAGTATACAAAATTCATATTATTTTCCCTCTATTATTTGCTCACTTACATTACTTTTTACCCGTCTTCGGCGAGCACTAATCTCCGCAGGAGTCAGTCTCTTACGGTTAGGGTTTTTCCATTCCGGATTCGGCGCGCTATTACAGCTTAAAAACTGTATAATATCTAACCACTCGTTTGGGTGAAAGCCGGCTTTGTCGTCCAGATATATGTCAAAATAAGGCTTGTTTTCATAATAGCCAAAGTCCTCGTATGAACGTACTTCTGGATTTTCGTTTATATAATCAAACTTAATATGGTGCCCTTCCAATATCTTTAGGTATTCTAGTATTTGATCAGGATAAGAAGAAGTATATAATATTAATCTAGTATCGTCACGTAAAGTAAGCATCTGCAAACAGGTACATGCGAATTTATTAACAAAATTCAACTCTAACTTATCTAAATCATAATTAGGATGGCAAATCACTCCATGAATATCAATCATCCAGTAACTTTCATACCAATGATATAGCATTTGCTTCTCATGTTGTCGGGCAAGTACATCAATTATTTTACCCATCAGCTATACTCCTCAAAGCCTGCTTCTCAAGCTCTCTGGAGATGTTTCCGATCGTTTCTGCATCTTGTGTATTCATCGATCATTCCTTTTTTTTAATTTAAAAAGAACGGCATTATACCGTTCTCTTTGTAGTTATTAATCAGTTTTTTTCATCCTGAGCAGCTTCAAAGATAAGCACTATATCGTCACTTACTAAAAGAGATACTATATCATAGTAAGGATTATATCCCCCTATGAATACATTATCTTTATAATAAATCCAAGCGCCTCTATCAGCATCCCAGTGAATCGTATCAAACTCGAAGAGATCCACTGTGTCATTTAAACGATCACGTACTATTAATATATGCTCTCCCTCAAAATAATGCCCATCTTCCAAGTCTACGAATATTGTAGCATATGAAGATTGGGTTTCAACGACGGTTGGATCGAAGGAAGTATAACTAACTGTATAGCTATAAAACGGACCAACTGTTACGCTTTGAGGGTGTATTCTATCTTTAGCCTGTACTTGGCAACCTATTCCAATGATTATTATTAAATCAAATAGGGCAACCTTTATTAAGTTTTTCATAATAGTTTCCTTTCATAATTTATGATTGACTTGTATCTATACTTCTTATACCCTTTTTAAGGTAAAAAAAAGAGTATATATTTAAGTTAAAAAAGCAGCTATATCCGTTAGGATACAATCATATACGCTACTTTTTTTATAAGACCTTCTACAGCTTCGACCTTCTGTTTTCAGCTTGTGCGTTTTGTTAGGAGGAACGCTTCCTTTTTCAAAATTTAATTATTTTACGCAAGCTCCTATTTCTTTGAAGAAGGACTTGTATGGCGAGATAATAATCCAATAATTTTAGTTTTTCAAGATTGCTAATTGCCATGATATACCTTTCGTTATTTTAGTTATTGTTTGCTCTATTATTCTTATACCCTTTTTAAGGTAAAAAAATACACCTCCCCCGGAGGGGAGGGTACAACTCTTTCTTTTATCTCAGGAACAGGAATTAACCTTGCCCCTGGACTGGAAATACAAATGACCTCTACAGCCTTTGTACTTACCGTTTTTGATATCTTGTTTCTGGTTCTTATTCTGTAGCTGGCGTAAAAAGCTTCTACGGCGAGCAACAGCTTCTGGGGATAAGACGTCAAACGCCTCATTATTTTGAGCAGCCATAATCTTCCTTTCATTTTTAGTTTATGTTTAACTCTAGTATTCTTATACCCATTTTAAGATAAAAAAAGAACTAGCGGGTTGTTACACTAGCTCTTTTTTATAGTTTCTCACTTTATGCTACTGCATAAGCGGTTCCGCAGTAGAAAATTAAAGATTGTGCACTTCAAATTGATAATGACCTGGAATCGGTTTGACTCCTATAGTCACATCAATAGCGAAATCTCGAGCATCTTGCCATCGATCATTTTCTGTTATACCCTCATAATTCCATACAACTACGTATACTCTCCAGGCTGCCTTATGAGCGCATATATCCTGTCCCACATTAGGGACGTGATTGGTGGAAAAGGTTAGATTCGTTTTCGAAGAATCGTCAAAAGCTATTCGCATCCTAACCATAATTTTATCTCCTTACCATAGGTTATCTTTGCTTCGAAACCATTTACAACTGCTAATACAATTAACAGATTGTAAACAGCGTTTTAAACTGCAGTTATACCAGTAGCATTTTTTACACGGCTTTTCAAAATAGCCAGCGTATAAAACACTACCAGCAACTACACAACATCCAATGACTAGAGCAATAACTCCTGTCATTTTTTACGACTCCTATTGGAGTTCCAGGCATAAACCCATTTCCATCCGTGATAGCCAATGAAGACTATCCACACAATGATTACAATAGTTACTAGCATCCTACTTTCTCCACCAGATACTAAATGCGCGTTCCCAATCTTCGAGAACATCAGCTGTATCCTTTCCATGTACAACCCAAACTCCAATACCAGCTATCACTAGTAATACTACGATAGCTCCTATTAGTCCGAAAATGAGCCATAACACAGAGAAGGCTATCTTAAGTACAAAGATTACAAAGTAACCAATGAGCAAGAGTACCAACCCTATGACTATTCTGGCCATAAACGGCGCTTCATATAATGATTTAAAATCCATTATTTTCCTTTTTGTTATTTATTAAAATTTATCTCTATCCTCTACGCGGTCAGCACACTTACAATCCTCAATACAATGCTCATCAGCTTCATAAGGTACTTCCATATCCAAATCGGGCAGTAGTTTCTTAGTGGCGGCCTCAGGATTAGTTAAATACAGAGTCAAATTTTCTATAAAGTCAGTCAAGTCTGAAAATACTAAAAGTTGACAACCTACATGTACGATAACTCCATTATTTACTCTTTCTATCCTAATATCGTGAATTTGGTACCCTTCTTTACCAACACCCCAATAGCTATGCGACCCTCCAATTTCTTCCCTATCTAATATTAAGAAATTATATTTGGGAGGAAACTTAGCGCTATAGAAATAGCCGTTGTCGTCTAACCAAAGTACCACCTCGTTTGCAACATTATTAATGGTGTCTAGTAGCAGCGGACCCGTAAAGGTATGCATGATATACCCATTTTTTGCGTGACTAATAATTATTTTATTTTTGTCCATTAGCCTTCCTCATTTACAAATGTTGCAAAATTTTGATCGCACGGAGGCAGACCTTCGGCCTCACACCAATTTTCAAAGTCATTATAAAATGCTAAAAGCTCCTCAAAATCGAAGCACGATAACACATCTTTTATTATCTCTGTATCCATATTCTCTCTATTTCTCCATTTCTTATATTATTTGTTAAACCACACTACATGGCTAAAATCTGTTCTCACATTATCAGGTACATCACTAGGGTAAATGTGTATATCCGAAGCCCGGGTCGAAGTAGCATACACGCCATCTCCATCAGAATCAAGAAATCCCCCACATTCACAATTTCCAATAAAATCGTCTAAAGAAAAAAGATCTCCAAACGTAGGCACATAATCTTCGTCTTGAAATACGCTCAAGTATTGCTTTTCAGCTTCTGATACCGGGTATTTAATTGCAAGTATTCGACCCTCTAACCATAGGTTCTTTGGAGTCGGAGGTAGCACTGAATGATATACAAGAGTATCTACTTCGTCGGTGATGTAGACAACTTCAACGGATATCAATTGACTATTTACGGGCTCTTTATAACTGCTAAGCCCTTGGTTGAGCACTCCAGTAAAAATTGCTACCATAATGGATACGACAAATACTATAGCTATGGCATATCTCTTTTTAGTGAATTGTGATTTTGTGTGTAACATTATTTTCCTTTTCTTTTATTAATTGTAAAATTTTTGTACTAATTCATCAAGCTCACTACGAGCTAAACTAAATGTAAGAATCACATCCTTACAAGGTTTATAGCTATTAGTGCTATTTTTCTTTAATTTCATAGTTTGTGTTAATTGAATTACAATGCTTCCATCCCTTAGATACTGTGCCTGAAGATTTCCGGAGACTATAGTATCACCAAAACCTCTAGACATTAGCCAGAATCTCAAATCAGGATTAAAGTGCACAGGAACAATGTGAATATGGTCAGGATTACCTGTTAAAATCTTTAACACTACTTCTTTAAAAGCTCTAGTGCTTATATCAATGTATGGACGCGTGTCCATCCTTAAGAATTGCCCATTATCTATCCAAGCGACCCAGCGAGCTATCATATGCTTCCTTTCATTTAATTAGTTTGGTATTGAAATTACTTGCTCAGCAAAAATTCCATTAGTTGTTTATACTTCTTTTGTATATTAGTGTCTTTATCAACGGCAAAACGTATGTTATGATGAACACAAGTAACAGCCGTATTTGCTAAATTGGCAAGCGCCTGCATAGCATATATAACGTCTATAATTCCCCCAGAATAACTCTTACTTATTTGAACAGGTATCACTGTAGAAGCAGTGTATATTTCTTTATTAAGTATTATATCACGTTGAATTAAGGCTTTTTTAATGGCCAGTTTATTAGCTTCAATTTCTTTAGCTCTTGTCTCTAATTTACGTTCGTACCAGTATTCCAATTCCCACATCGGCTTCCATGACATACTACTGACTCCTTTCTATTATTTATAAATATTGATTGTCTTCTATACTTCTTATACCCTTTTTAAGGTAAAAAAAGGAGCTACCCTTTTTCCGAACAAAACTTAGTTTCATAAGCTAGTATCGCTCTCATTATTAACCATTCATAATATCCACATTTATCTTCACCAGAGGACTGTGTGCCGTCTGGAAGACTTTTTTGTTTAGCTCCTAACGCTAATGGGGACGAATTATTAGAATTACCTTTCATAATAATAACTACACTTTTCGGGAATAACTCTTCAAGCTTACTACGTAAGCGGGGGGATATGTCTCCCCTAGAGTATTTATTCTCACCAACTATTATATACTTCGGCTGTAGGTTATAGTTATTATACCATCCAGGAACGTGGTGTTCCATAGGGGTATCAACTAAATGTTCCGGCCGAACTATGTTTTTTCTGGGAGTTTCATACTGCAGTATTCCGTGACGTATTACCTCTTCAGGATCAAATAAAAAGACTATCGGACGTAAAAGGTCTGCCTGTTTCTCAAACTTATATGACTTGAGATAATTCCATGCAGCATTAACTACGACACTTGCGAACTTAGTAGTTCGTGATAGCCATATATTGGTCCAACAATCGGTGCCCTTAAAGCCAACCTTTTCATCTTCTTTAGTAATCATAAGATTTCTAAATTGTCCGAAAAGTGTACAAGCTAAGTGGGCGAATCCCCAGTATGGGAATTCTTCCATCTGTTTCTGAACTGTCTTACGAGATACAGGTAGTTTCATCCTGTTAGTGTATCTTTCCTCAAAGATATGACACTTCATGATTTTCCTTTCATTTTTTTAGTGTTATGACATTCTCTATATATCTTATACCCATATATAATACTAATTCCTTCGTAAAAAGAACAATCAATGGGAACTAATATTTGACTCTACCCCAAAAACATATCTATATTTAAGAAAGAGATATAACCACATTTAATATGAAAACTAAACAAGAATTAATAGACGAAATAGAGAGACTAGAAAGTCTAACATGTCAGCGCGCCGGCGACTTATTAGGTCGTCCAAATATTGCTATAAATAGAGAAATTGTATCAGAGAATATTTTTCGAATGACATGTAGAATATCTGCTCTGAAATGGGCACTGGAAGAAACCGAGATTGTAATATAATGAGGCCAAGAGAAAGGAAATTAGCGACGATAGTAAAACTATTTGCCAAGGCAATGTTTCATGGCAATTGGGTATGGGAAACTCCAAACGAAAGGGTAATAGAGATGCTAATGAGGGATATTGGTATGTATCCTTTTGAAGATGAGAACGATATGATTAGCAAAACAAGGGTAAGTGAAGGACTCTACTTAAAGGCCAAAGAGGTGATACCTACGAGAAAACCTATTGCTCGGCAGGGCCTGGTGAACCCCCGTACTAGCAAGATATCAATTTAAGATAAAAAAAATAAGGTAGAGAAAAGCGTTAGCTTCTCTCGGTTATCCGTCATATAGCCTGCACCAAAACATCAACAGGCATGCTCTCGGTGTGGGTGTCTATAAAAGTATCATTATCATCTTCTAGTCTATAGCTATATATCACATCTATCACTCTAAAAGAATCTCCAGCCCCAACAATAGTGCTTTTGTACTTTTTAAGTGAATCAGGTATATGTAACTCAATAACACCGGTAAGGTAGATTCGTTCACCTATTCTAGGGACGATGTTAGTGGTTAGACTTCCTATAGTAAACTCATGTCCTTCAGGTAAGCCCATTTTAAAGCACACCTCTACGGACGTCTGTGGTGTATACATTGTTTCTTCCTTTATTTTAATTAATTTAATCGATACACTATCATTCTTATACCCCATTTTATTAATATTTAAGATAAAAAAAAGGGAAATGTGCTTTCACACACTCCCTTTTTCAATCGCATTCCTGGAGATTTTTTCAAATATGTATGGGTTCTCTATGTGAGATCTAATTCTTCATGATAGCTCCTAGTTAAAATTAAGTAATTTTTAATTGCTACTTGTCATCGTTATTCTTATACCCTAAAAATTGCCAGACCTCGTAATTTTTACAAAGCGTCTAGGTACTGTGATATAGGAGTCTCTCATATTTTTTTCTTCATGAAAGTCTTCCATCTCTGCAAAAGTGTGGCCAGGGCCGCCAGGACTTCCGCCAGATACCTTTAATTTTCCATTGTGCTTAATTAGTGCATCTACACGTTCTTCAACTGTTAATGTAATTTTTTTGCGTATCATAAATACACTCCTTTCTGTTTATTCAAATCCTAGCGCTAAAAGGCGTTGATCCTTTTCTGGAGCTACATAATTAGCTTCAGGTAGAAGCTCCACCAAAACATCTACAAAAGCGTGAATGGTTTGGTCAGCAGCGGCGACGCCGCGTTCGAGCCAGGCATCAAGCACCTCTTGTCGATATTTATATTCTGAATTTTGTAAGCATATAGCTGTGATCTCATGCCAGACTTTCCCACCGATGTGCTTTTCTCGTCTATATCCCAGCCGTACTGTGATTACAAAATCATATCCTTTATAGTGAAAGTCTTTCACCATATCCATAGTTAATTGCTCCTCATAAGTTTGTTGTTAAAAATTGCTATTGCCTTACACGATAACCCATCTGCAAACAGTATCGCCACCGCCCACACCTCGGGCAATCTCCTGGGACGGCCAGGTCACTCTCAGACTGTGTTGTCGGGGGTATAATTACCATAAGCCGGCTGAGTCCTCGCTGCGTCCCATGTTTAAATTTGTGCGAGAGAGGGTCGTGTGATGACAAAATCACCGCCCGTATCCCGCATTTTTGTTGGCCCCTACCGTAGAGTAGGTTTGCCGCCAACGGCTCGTGTTTTATATTAGCTTAGCTTTCTCCGTGCAGAGTGCCTACGTTACTAATATTAGAGAAGACATTCTGTCAAGAATGCCCAGCAGTCCACATTAACCCCTCTCTATGACGCCATAGGAGCGGCCTCTCCTGCATTAAGGTCTCTCTATTAGACCTATTTTGCTGTAAATTGAAATGGTTCAAATGGTGATCCAATAACCATGTTTGCTTTATCTAAAGGTAGAGTTTCCGTTAACTCATGAGTAAGGTCGCCTTCATTCTTATAAATAAAGGAGTACTCGAGTTCTCCAAATTCTTCATGAGAATATAAAGTGACTAAGAAAACCTTATCACCTGTTGGAGGAAAAGTCATCCAAGTTCCTACGCCTCTGCATACTCCATCAACGACTGCGGCTAACTTACCACCCTCGGCTATATTAAAATCTTCTTCAGACAGTTCGGCCATCAAAGCGTGATTGTACTCATAGGCATGCTTGTTGACTATAAATAATGGATTAATTTCTTCTGGGGCAACTATAGGTTGTATTTTTTTTAGAGAAGCTTTTCTCTTTCTATTAGCAGCCTGCTTAGCTTTAGCCCTAGCTATTCTGTCTTGTAAACTTACGTTTCTTTTTCTAGAAGAAGCCGTTTTTATTGGTTTACTGGGTTTCATATATTTATGTGATTTATTAATTAATTAAAAAAGGAAGCCCCCGTCCTCAAATTGAGACAAATCACGGGGGCCGCATGGCTTAAATTGCGTTCAGCTTTTCGGTGTGGCGCTGAAGGTCCTGACTTTACATAACAAAGTCTAAGTGGTACCAGTTAGCCGTGGAGCTTTGTTAAACAACCAAAACGAAAGGAATGGCCTTATTTACACTGGTAAGGTAAACAGCCGGGTGTATCATGGTAGCTAGGTCCTCAAAATTCCCAAGGACTGTCGCTACAAAATTATCGTAATTATTATCGCTTGCGTATACTTCTTATACCCTATTTCATTGCAATTTTAATTACGTTATTTCTTGTCGGATTCTTCTATGAATCTAGGGAATCTACTTCTTTTTAATATGACAGCATCAAGCCGTTTATTAGTATTAATAAATTCACTAGCGTCTTCTATAGAGTCTCCACTGAAGAATGCGAAGTCTGCTTTAGCTTCAATCCTGCGAATTAACGAGAGTTGTTGGCTGGTTGCTTCCTGCATTCGGTGTATTGCTGGTGTCATTTTCTTTTTTTTGATTAAGTTTTCGGTTATAGTTAGTTTTCCATATTTGGGTAATTAGCTCTGGAGAGTGCCGTTTAAAGTCAACGTGGCACTCAGCGCATTGCATCTCACCGTCATCTCCGTATAGGGCATGAAAGTCGTGGCCATGATTAATCCAAAGAAGTTCTCTTAATTCTTTGTTTTCTAATAGTAGTTGTGACATTTTATTTTCCTGTTTGAAGTACTATGGTTTCAGTACATTTAGTTCCGTCGAAGTAGCATAAGTTCTTTTGAGCCTCTTCTAAGGTACCAAAACTATCGGTACAGTTAGCGCCGCTAGAACTATTGAGCCAAGCATCACACCACCACCATCTAAATAAGTGATGAGGTTGCTGGATAACCCAAGATGTGCTAGGGCCGGGACCTGTACGTTTAATGATTCTTGCTTTAGTTTTAAATAATTCTTTTAATTTAATTAATATGGTATTCATTATAATCCATTCATTATATTAACCCCCCAATAATACTACATTCTGAAGAATAATTGGAGGGGAGTTAAGGGTTTAGTTTTTGCTGTATACTTTTAAATCTTTAGTTAACATAGCATCCTCTATAACTGAGTCTCGTTTTTTTCTCTCTATTGTTATATCTTTATTATCAAGTTCGGACATTACTTTACTAATTATATCTTTTTCTCCATAGTAATGCTTGCTTTCCCCGCATAAGTTTGGAAGGAGCGCGCGAGATCTGGTAGAATATACTATCATATATGGGCGATAAATTGTAGGTGGACGGTCCACTACTATAGTGAAGCCGTTGTGTTCTTTTCTTGTCATTAGTTTAAGTGATTATTGGTGGCGATAATGCGCTTCCCGTTGAAGAGTCAGATAGATTTCCAAGCCAAGCAAGGTCATCTTTTACTCCGCTAGCTATTACAAAATCAGAAGATGCTCCAACGCCCATTCTCCTAAGAGAGTTGTCGTCAGTGAAAGGGTCTTCCATAGCCATGGTTAATTCACGTTGAATTTTATGTCGTTCGGTGACCATTAGTGAAAAGGCTAAATGTCTGTTTTCATATCGTTGGTGTGAGGGGGTACACCACCAACAAGCTTCGTGAAATTCGGGATGCCAGCTTTTACAGCAAAGACAATACCATCCCTTTAATTTTGTAGCTTCAATATCTTCTTCGGAGAATTGAGACATGGGTTTATAATAAGGTTTTCGAAGCCCCTTGGCGTAGTTAATTCCATAATATTTTCGATTTCTGGAGCTAATTACACCTTCAGGTTTCTGATGTCGAAATTCTTTGAAGGGGAGTCTTTTGGTTTTTTTGCGTTCTCTTGCGTGGTAGTTATATAATTCATCTGTCACATCTTGAGGCGAACGATTAGCTCTCCCAAACGCTTGCAAAACACCCGCCATAGAAATCCCTCCCTAATTGCATTACGTGTGTAAACTCGTAGTCAATATCAGACATACATACATTTTCTAAATATTCTTCCCGTTCTTCTTTATCAAATCCATCATAATTACCGTTAGCAAAAATATAGAAATAAAGAGGGTCTTGACCACCTAGCTGTTGAATGTCATAACAAATACCCTTAGTTCCAGTATCGTTTCCCAACATAGGAAGTCTTAACTTAACTATTGTTCCTTTCATTACCACTTCTGGCCCCTTCTAATTGCACTAATATCGTTTAAAAATGTAATATGTTCTTGAGCGGATGTAGCATCCCTTTCCATTTTTCCTATAACACACCCTACGGTGGCTATAAGTTGTTCTTTATTCATGTCCTTAATGGGCTGGCCAAAAATAAAAGTTTCCATGCCCTTCTTTAGATATCTATCCATAAAAGTCCCGGGCAATCGTACTTCTATAGGTTTCGTTGAGGTTTCTTTACTCATGTTTGTTTTGGTTATCTGTTGTTTTCTGGAGGAAATACACAATCTTTCATGGTATTATGCCAGCCATCTATTGTTGGAACTCCTCCCTGAGCTATACAAGCATCAATAGCTTGTTGTGATTTAGTAGGACGTCTTTCGTCATTTTTATAAAAAACCATTCCGATCATTATTATTATAAAGGTTGCTGTCCATATTATATTTCTCTTAATTCGATAATCTTTAGCCATATGTGCTCTCCATTGTTAGGTGCAGGGACGGCAGGACTCGAACCCGCATTGCCGGTTTTGGAGACCGGAGCTCTACCAATTGAACTACGCCCCTATTAATTTAGTCTTAAGTTAAAAAAATTCGTTCTGAAAGTATAAGCTACTTCATACTGTTCTTATACCCAAATACTGAAAAATTTCGGAGCCGCGCTGCGCTTATTACAAAAGGAAATATGTCGCTTAGTATATAATTTTGGAGATAAAAAGAAAGGCCAAATGGACCTCTCTTTTTGACAGCGTGGGTAGGTTACTTAGTGGTTTCGGCAAGTTCTGAGAGGGTTTTTCCGCAATAATGACAGCGGGGGTCTTCTTTAATATTTTTAACTTCATCAGGATGAAACCCATGTATACAGGGTCCGTCCGGATCTGGATCTTCGTCTGGACCAAAAATCCACTCTTTCAAATTAAATGGCCATAGGCTCATAAGGTTTCTCCTTTTTTAGCTAATTGCCATATTCCGGTTTCTGCATGAGCAGCACACCATATAGCATACAACCGTTTGTAAGTCATTTTAGCATACTTTGAAGGCGGATCATTAGGCCAGCGTTTCTGAGCCCAAGCCGCCAATTCGTATTGATGTTTGTAGGGACACTGAACCCCAGTAGACCATACCATAATATAGATCTCCTTAGTTATTACATAGTTCTTATACCTTTATTGCATAAATTATAAAAAAAACCTTTACAAATAAATTCGTAACACTTATATTGAGATATCAATTGATAATTATTTTTAAGGACATAAAATACATGGATAAAGCACAACACGTGTTTATGAAATACGCTGAGCGTAATAAACGTAAACCTAATCGTCTATTATTAGATTTAGCCCCAGGAGCATTATCTGGGACTGTTACCAGTTTATTGCTTCACCCCTTAGATACCCTACAAGTTCGTCGTCAGACGGCTCCTCCCTCTCAAAATGTTGACTTTAATAAACCTCCTAAACTTACGAAACCAATAGGTAAATTAAAGGCTTTTAAATCTTTGTATAAAGGTTTAGGATTAAAATTGTTACGTAACATTCCAACGTTAGCTATAGGATTTGGTACCTACGGAGTTACTAAAGACTATCTAGACAAAAAATATAAATAGGAGTTAAAATGGATATTCAATCACCATTAGGAACTGTAGTAGGGTTAGGAGCCTCAGCAGTCCCGTCGATTCCACAACCAAAAAGGCGTACTAAATTTAGAAAACTTATGAACGCCTCTTTAGTAGGAGCATCAAGTGCTATTTCTACGTTGGTGCCTGGCGCGCCCTTACAAAGTGCAGCAGCGGCGTCATTAGCTCCGGAAGGGAGAAAGGTGCAAGCAGCTCAAGCAGCCCTTACTGGGTCTATGTTAGGGTCTTTACCTGGGGCGGCACTGTTTACTAGACAATTTTTTGCAAGTAATAAAAAAAACATAGAAGATTTAAAAGGAAAAACATTCAACGACATAAGCGATGTTACAAAGGCCTATTTAAAAAATCAAAAGCAGTTAGCTAAAAATTTTATAAAACAACCAGATTTACCATCAAAAGCTTTTCAATTATTTACTAATAAAATAAAAGGCACCTTAACAAAATTTAAAACATTCAAAGTACCAGCAGCCGCGTTATTAGCAGGAAGTGCTATAGGTTCTGGCATAGGATACCATAGGAGTACAAATATGAAGAAACAAGGAGAGTTTTCTAAAGCAGAACTATTATTTAATAAAACTGCAGGACCGACTGCTGCAAGCGTGGCTGAGACAGGGCAGAAGGTATTAAAAAGAACTAAAGAGTTATTTTCTGGCAATAAGATGAAGTCTAAGATAGATGCAGCTAAAAAGAGCGGGAAAGAGCTTGACGCTAACGAGGCTGGTAAAGAAATTGTAAAAGTATACGCTACACGAGGTGCGGCGGGTACAGGCGCAGCAGCTGTATTAGCAGACGCAGTTATAGATAAAAAAGCGGAATATGTATTTTTAAAAGTTGCAATTAATGCGAAGGCATTAAAATTAAAGGCCATAACAATTGCCCAGGAAGCGAAAGCAACCTCAGATGCGGTTGTTAAAGGAACTTCAAAAAGAGTAGTGAAAAATAAAAGTCTGGCACCCGTAGATGCCCGATGGACCTCTTCTGGAGGTAAAGGAACCGCTGCGAATACTTCGAAATCTTCGAAAGCGTCAGCAGCTTCAACTACTTCGAAATCTACAAAATCTACAAAGGCTACAACTTCAACTGCTCCGGCAAAAACTGAGCAACCTGCGGCAAAGAAAGGAATAAGTTTAAATGCTAAACTTCTAGGGTTTGGCGCAGGAACAACTCTCGCAGGAATAGGGATAGGGCGCGCTAGTAAAACTGGATCGGTATCTGCTAGATATTTGGAACTAGTAAAAGGTAGCCGTCTAAAGGGCCTTAAACAAAGTAAAGCAGATTATATAAATAAATTAAAAACTGTGACCTCTAAACTTCATAAGGATCATCCTAAGTATACGGAACTATTAAAAAATGTAGAAAAAGAGATTAAAATCGAAACAGCTAAAGTAGTAGGAACAGTAGTAGGAACTCCTACAGCAGCAGCTACCTTAGTAGGCGGAGCTATGTCTTTAAATAAAAAAGCAGAAGCTGTAATGAGTAAATTAGGTAAAAAGTATCCTTATATAGATTTAGCACATGATCTAGAGTTGTCTAGAATAAGAGAAGAGCTACAAGCGCGAGCGCATGCTAGAGCCTTACAGGAAAGTCCTTCTGGCAAATGGAATAAAGAAAACGCTCCAGAGTATTCGGCGAGCTCAAAAAAGGAAAGAAGTAAACAATATAGGACTGCCACAATACCTAAAACAACGGGGGTCGGAGCAGCATTAGGAGCTTGATCAGGTACAAAATGGTTAGGTAAAAATCCTCCTAGTAATTATTGAGCTGTAAACCCAGAACCGCTTTCAGTATTAAGAAAAATGAAAGGTTTAGGAAAAAATGTTGCAGTAGGAGCTGTAGCGGGTGCAGCGTTTGGAACAATGATAGCAGCTGCCGTAGGGAGCGATAAAGCTCAGCGAAAATATTTGAAAGTTAAAGGATTAAGAGGCGGTCAAGATCTTACCAGTAAACAGCTAAAAAAATATGTACCAGAGGCTTTAACAACGTCTAGATTAATTAATGATATAGACTACGCATCTTAAAGAGTGGGAAATAATTAAATGAAAAAACAAGCAGTAAAAGACTTAGTTACCGAAGTAAAACATCTGACTCACATGATTGAGGGTAAAAAGGGTTTTAATGTAATGAGAGGTCTCTACGGACCCAACGCAATTGCAAATTTTGCTAAATGAAAAAAAAGCAAATCCTGGAAAGAAATATAAAGATTATGCTCAGTTATACAAAAAAGCAGAATACATTTTCTCAAAAATAGTCAATGCCTAAATTCTTTCCAGTACCAAAATTTAAGATAGATCGAGGATTCGATCCAACCCTCATTCAACAAAAAGCTGGATGAGACAATATCTTTTTGCAGGGACGAAAGAACAAAGCTAAATATAGAGCCTTAATAGCTAATAAATCTATACCATTTATGAGTAGAGAAGTGTTTACTAGGAAACCCCTCCCTAACGTTACTAGGGAAGGTTATAATGGGATCTTAACCTCTTTTAAGAAGGTAGCTCAGGTATTTGAGAAGTATGCTAAATATACCTCTTGTAAAATCAAGTTTAAGAAACTTCAAAAACATAAAAAACCTCTAACTCCAGAAGAGCGCGCGTTAGTGATGAAAAGCAAAGCAGTTTGGAATTTTCATTTTGGTAGAGATGGCAAACGCCAAGCAACTCCGGCTGTATGGAAATCGGTACAACCTGATGGTAGAACTATATATGTAACTAATACTCATCGAGCCTTTAATACAGCTCCTACAGTAAAAGGCGCAATTAACAGATATCACACATTTATAAAAGGAACAGCATAATGAATAAAGCACAATACATATTTGAAAAATGAGCTTCAACTGCGATGATAAGAGCGGTTAAGGCTAGAAAGATCTCTGCAGAAGCAGCGGGAAAAGCTACTCAAACTTTAGGACTTAAGTCTAGATATTTAAAAGATTTGGGCCAGGGAGTTGAAGGGTTGGCACAGTTAAGGACTTCCGCAAAACACCAACTTCAAGTTGCTAAACTCTATGACCCTAAGGGAGGGCTTTCGAGTAAAGAGGTATTAAAAGAAAAAGTTCGTACTTTTAAAACAATGTCAGGCAAAGGCAATTTTGCCAAGTATTATGGAAAAGATCCTAAACGACCCATCACTTTCCACGAGTATAGTCCAGGAACTGCCGGAATTGGGAGCTCTATAAAACAAACTCTTCTAACAAAGGCACAAGCTACACTGAGAGGTGTACCTATGGCCGACGTAGTTAGAAACCCAGGAAACATTCAGGGTGGAAAAATAATTGACTTCCTTCCCGCAGGTAGAAGGGGGCGCAAAGCTCTACAAACAACCACTGTCGGGAAACAGACTGAGGGATTTAAAAAAGCGGTTAAGAGTGAAGTGTGGAAGGCTCTGTCTTTAAAGAAAAAACCAGCTGCAGCTATAGAAGGTATTAAGTACCAAGCTATAGATTTTGGAAGTAAGTTATTAGAGAGCGGTATGACCCGAAATTCTAATATACCTAAAGCAATATACGGTAAGAAATAAAATGGATAAAGCCCTACACGTATTTAATAAGTATGCTGCCGATCAGCCCCACCAAGCTAGAGTATTAAAGAAGCTTGAGAAGACTGATCAAATGTTGTTATATCACGGCTTAGGTTCTGGTAAAACCTATACGGCATTACGTGCAGGTGAAAAGTTTAAGAAACCTGTAACAGTTATAGGCCCTGCAGCTTTAAAACATAATTTTCCTAAAGAGAGGCTTAAGCATAAAATAAAAGGGGAAGGTTCTTATTATTCTTATAATAAACCTCCAACAAAAAATGTTTCAAAAGACGTAGTTGTATTCGATGAAGCCCACAGAATGGGTAGAACAGAGTCCCAACGTTCACACTATCCAGATAAAATAAAGGGTAAGAAAACCCTGCTTCTATCAGGAACTCCTATTAGAAATGAACCTGCAGAATTAATACCGCTTTTACGGGGTTTAAATATTAATATAGGTAGAGATAAAAAAAGATTTAACCAGGCGTTTATTCAAGAGACTAAACAAAAACCTGGATTTTTTGCACGAGTATTTAAGGGTATTAAGCCTGGAACGGTAAAACGTGGGAAAAATTTAGGAGTTCTTAGAAAAGCTCTACGAGGCAAAGTAGATTATCATGCCCCAACTAAAGATAAAAATTATCCTTCAGTTATAAATGAGCGTATAGAAACTACAATGTCTAAAAAACAACAAGCAGCTTATAAAATGGTTATGAAAGAAGATCCTGATTTAAAGTATAAAATTAGGCATGGAATAGCTCCTTCTAAAACAGAATCATCTCGAATGAATGCATTCTTAGGAGCGGCACGCCAAGTATCTAATCGTCCGGGCAAATACAATTTAAGCGCTACAGAGGCCGATGCTCCTAAACTAAATAGAGCGATGTCAGAAATTTCTAAGAGGCATAAAGCTAATAAAAAATATCGTGGAGTAACTTACTCTACATACTTAGGTCACGGAGTGGACCCAATGGCCAAAAGACTTAAGAGAACTAAGATACCTTTTGGCACCTTTACAGGAAGACAGACTGACCTAGAAAAAGCTGATGTAGTAAAGAAATATAATTCTGGCAAGATTAAACACTTACTTATATCTGGAGCGGGAGCAGAAGGGCTTGATTTAAAAGGAACAAGGCTTCTTCAAATATTAGAGCCTCATTGGAATGAACCTACTCTAAAACAAGTAAAAGGTAGAGTAAATAGATTCAAGTCTCATGAACATTTAAAAAAACAAAATCGAAATATAACGATTCAAACATATATTAATAAGCCACGTAAAACTAGATTCTTACGTAGACAACATGCGGGAACTGATGAGTATCTAGAATTGCTATCAAAAAATAAACAAAATCTTGTAAATGATTTTACTAAAGTATTAAAGGAAGTAGGAAGTGATGGATAAAGCTGCGCAAGTATATAATAAATATTTTTATAAGTTTGGAATGGCGAGAGTACCCTCGTTACAAAGTTGGGATGACGTTATTAGCCAGGTAAAGAGCCATACCCGCCTTAAACCAAAATTGGACCGCGTAACACGAATGAAGTCAGTTACGTCTAATAGGAATGAAGGAAAAGATATAATAGAGAAAGTATTACCAGAAATAGATATAGTCAAAACTAAAATGAATATTGGAGATAAAGGGGTGGTACAAACTAAAAACCATCAACTTATATTTCACAGAGCTAATCCGGATTGGGGAGAAAGCGGTGATATGCATATGTCAACATATTATACAAAAGACATGCCCATTCAAAAAAGGTTTGGTGAAAAACTAATTAATTTTACTGATGCTAGTTTAAAAAAGAAAATAAAAGACAAATATCCAGAATTAGAGATGAATTGGTAAACTAGTGCAAAATAAACCCTCTATATCAGACCACTATCAATATGGTAAACGTCTTCTTAGGCATAAGGCCTTTATGATTAGGCCCGGCAGGACTATAGGAGCCCCATACGGGACGCTTTTAGCTCATGACCTCTCTAAGTTCCGCCCAAGCGAGTGGAAGCCTTATGTAGCCTATTGGCAGGGCCCTAAAGGTATTACTGGTACGAAGGATCCAGAAGTAACTAGAAAATTTAGAGAAGCAGCAGCGCTTCACTACAAACGAAACCCACATCATGCCCACAAACTTGGTTTGGTCTCTGAAAGAAAAAATAAATTAGAAGCAGTAACTGATTGGTATGCGACCTCAAAAGCTAACCAAGCTAATACAAAGGATTTTCCTAGTTTCGGCACCTGGGTGAGAACTCAAAGCCCAGCAGCTAGAAAGAACTTAATAGATTTAGGAATAAACACGGAGAAATTAGCAATGCAAGATAAAGTAACATTAATATTTAAGAAATATGCAGAAGTTCAGGATTTAAAAGCTAAAATCAGGAGCGGAGTAACAAATATAAAAAATAATGAAGGAGTGGCAAAAGCTACCGCTACCGTAAAAGCTATAGATAAGAAAATTAATTGAAGTAAAGTAGATAACGTGGCTACAGGGTTAGCCGTAGGAGCGAAAGGTTACCATCTTAAAACCGTACATTCACAGGTGAAGGCGGGTAAGGCCGCTCAAAAGGAAATGGCAAAACAACCATTTATGAAGGACGTTCCCGGGTATGTAAACTCTAAAATGGGAGACAGTGTAAGCGTTATTCACGATAAAGCCAGTTCTAAAAAATGAGTTAAGAAAAATGTAGGTAGAGGACCAGGAGGTTTTATATCTCATCAAATGAATAAAATTATATTAAAGCAACCTAACGCGGCAGCTACTATGGGTAAACACGGCCCCGCAGTTATAATTGGATCAAAAGGGTCTTCTCAAAAAATTATAGATCACGAACTAGGACATATCGCGGATTTTAAGAATAAGGGTCTTACTTCTCCAAAAAAATTAGGAAAACATTCAAGAGGAAAAGCAACAGATGTTTTTCATAATCTTGTGGGCAAGCCTGAAAAAACAAATAGATTTAAAATGGAAATCGATGCTTGGGATAACGCTGGAGTACCTGCAGACGACGCTCTTAGAGTTAAGGCGTTAAAAACTTATAGGCAACAAGCAGTAGGGGGAACTAGATCTGGGATAGCTAATTTAGCTACAACTGCTTTTAAAGCGTTCACCACTGCAAAAAAGAATAAGATAATATAATGGATAAAGCACAGTATATATTTGAAAAATTAGGAAAAGACTCTTCAGCTACCAGAGATTTTTTCGCAGGAGTAGAGCCTACCGGACGTTGGACATTTGAAAGCGCTATTAATAATAAAGAAAATCATAAAAGGCATATGGGTACAGCGGTTGCAGGAGGTTTTATAGGGAGCTCTGTAATTACTCCAGCAGTGTTGTCTACTATGGTAAAAGGGCCAAGCGCCTCTAGACAGGCCGGACCCGGCATAAAGGCTAAAGCCCATGCAGTAGCTTCTGAAGCTTTTAAACCATATAAAGTATTAGGGCAGTCTCTTCATGCGCGTAGTAAAATTAATAAAGCATTAAAAACTAAATCTAAAGTATCTAAAAAAGATTTTTCTGTTATTCTGGATACATTAAAAAACCTGTCTATAAAGGATTTAGAGAAAACAAAAGGTCCTTCAGAAAAAGGCAAGGTATTATGAAAAAATAAACGAGGGGATACTATAAAATCAAAAACTAACTTTAAGGATGTAATTAAGGAAACATTTACTAGCGCAAGAGCTAATCCAAAGATACTGAAATCAGTAAGACACGGGTTAAACCGAGGTATAACTTTAATATCTTCTGGAATATTAGCGGCAGGAGCTATAGGAGGGGTAGCAGCAGGAGCTCAATATAATTCTGGATTAAGAGCGCGCAAGATGCTTGTTCCAGGGACTACAAAAAAATCTAAAATTTTGGAGACAAATTAATGAAAGATAAAGCAACTTACATATTTGAAAAAATAGCTAAAACAGCGTTAGTAAGGGCCTTTAATCGTGGAACATTGTCGCTTAACAACGTAAAACGTATTTCACAGAGCTTACAGTTGAAACCAAGAACTTTAAGAAAGGCTGGTCGAGGCAATGAGGCGCTCGTACAACTAAGAACCTCTCCGAAACATGGAGTAGAAGTGGCCAAAATTCATGACACGACTAGTCCAATGTTTAGCCGTAAAGCCTTTAATACTAAAATACAAGTTTCAAAAAAACTGAATAAATCACCACATTTTGCTAAGTTTCACAGAGCCGATAAAAAAAAGAAAATAACATACCAACAATATAGTGTTCCGAGTGAAAAAACATTTGACGAGCACGTAAAACTTATAAGAAGTGCACGTAAAGATTCTAGAAAAATAATTGGTAAAACCGTGCAAGATCTTCACTCTTCAAATGTTGCTGGAAATAAAGTAATTGATTTTTTATCTCCAGATATAGCAAAAAACAGATCCACTGAACTTGGCAAGATATTTAGTAAGGGAAGTAAAAAAAAGTATAGAGCTAGAAAGCATATGAAAACCTTATCAGGACAGGCTAAACATGATTTTTTTAATAGACCCTCTTCAGAAAAGTCTACATATGATAAATGAACAGTTCGCATGTCTAAGTACAAAAAAAATAAAATAACAGATAGTAACTTACTTAAAAAGGTATATGGATAAAAATATGAAAGATAAAGCAACAATAGTATTTGAAAAATTAGCGGGTAGATCCGTAGAAAGTTTAGGACTGATTCCTGAAGGTATGACTGTTAAACAATGGAACGACGACTATAATGCTGGCTATGAAAAATACAAAAAAATTCATGGTAAAAAGCTACACGCATATGATAAGCAATATAGATCGACCCATACATATCCTAAAGTTAGTAAGCAGCAGTTCAAAAAGAATAGGCGAAGAGCAGTATTAAACGCTGTTGGAGTGGTGGTGGCGGGGGCTCTTACAGGCGCAGCAATACTTCGTAAGTATGCAGGATCAAGAGGGTTAAAACGCCTTAATAGAGTATATAAGAGTGTTGACAATTCTCGTAGCTTAGCATTTAGACAATCAGAAAAAAATTGAAGAAACTACGATAACCATACTACTAAGAATACTGAAAAAATTCTAAGACTTGGTAGAGTATGAGACCGTTCTGCTACAAAAACAAACATACTTGATAAGAAGACAGAGCTTGCAGGAAATAAATTATATAGAAAAAAACAAGAAGGGAAACTTAGACATGTAAAAGGCATGATGAAAACTATTAAGAATGGTGATGAAGTGGGATTAGCCTAATGGATAAAGCAACAATAGTATTTGAGAAACTAGCAATCTCTACAAGACATATAAACAAGGCTCTAACAAAGTCCAAATTACAAAATACTAAAAATTTGTGAAACGTACTTGATCCTAAAAGGCAGAAATACAGAAACCCAACACGACTAGAATTAAAGGCTGACTCTCTAATTCACAAAAATAATACTAATCTACGAAAAAGAAAAGCTGGAAGATTTGACCGAACACAAGATCTTGAACTTATGAATAGTATAAAAACTGCTGAAGGCCTAACTAAATCTCAATTACAATTTTCAGGGGTAACTGCGGCTACTCAAAATAAAAGACTTCTTCCAGGAAATATAGCTACAAAGGCACAAAAGGCAGATATTACCACTATTAAATTACAGAATAAGGCAGCAGTTAAAGCGTCACAACCTTTTTTACTTAAGAAAACAGCAAAGTTTATACCAAAAAATCTTAAGGCTTATAAACTGAAGAATAGTATAAGTAAAGCTAAAATTTCAGATAAGAAAAATACTATACTCCTACAGAAAGAAAAAAATAGTGCAGCAGCAAATCGCATAGAGATGGCGAAGAATTGAGCTAAACGATACAAGTAGTAAAAACTTGACTAATTTAAATAAATAACTTATAATAAAGTATGTACATATTAATAGAACACTCTGGAAGTGACAAACATATTGAAATGGCAGAGTTTATTAAACAAGCTGCGGAAGACTTAGGATTTACCTACGAAGAAGCTGCAACTTTAGCGGATGAACCTTTGACTATATACGACGAAGATTTAACTAAGATAGCGGAACTAAAATCAATTCCAGATAGTTTTACGTTACATTACTATTTATCCACCATGGAGGAAAAAGATAATGACCCAAATAATTCTATATGATAGAAACCCAGAAAAAGATGCATTAGCTGCAGAGTTTTTTGATAAAATAGAAAAAATGGACCTTTTTGAAAAGAAAGCAGATATACCTATGGACACAGATAGCGATTTTGAAAAAATATTTATTAAGTGTGCAGAGGAATGGAAACCAGAAACATTTGCAGAATTTAAAGAAAAAGTTGCAGAAGTATTTGATAATAAATTAGATGCGCGCCTGGAAAGATGGGAAGCAAAGCTTGCTATAGATAGACATCTTTTATCAAAATTGTTTTAACCATAGGATGACATTAAACAGAAAATAAAGTACTATGAAAAAGGGTACTCTCATATTTTGAAGAGTATGGACTATAAAGACTGGGACTATTCCTATTCTGTTCATAAAAATAAAAAAGGTACTCATTTCGATATGAGATTGTTTTGTCCCTCCGGAGCCGAGCTAGTGTATTCGTGAAGTTCTAAACATAACTTTTGAAAAGAGCGATATCCAGTACCAATTATTCGCACTAAAGATCACGCTCTTTCAAGTATAAATTACGAGGAAGATAGTGAAGAAAACATAGTTAAAATAGTCTCTAAAGGAACCGCCCTTTTGCTTGATGCTGAAAAGGGATTTTTGTTATTTAAAACAGAATTAGGCGATATTTTTAGTTTAAAGAATTTAAGAGGCAAACGCTATATCTTCACGTCAATAAAATAATATGAAATACCCATTTATAAAATATGTAGAAACGCTAGTTATGCGTAAATTACCCCCAGAGGATGTAAAGGCGGGCTTAGATATCTATAATCTTGAAATGCCTTTGTCAGATATCATGGTTATTAGAGAAGGACTAGAGAAGGCTTTTCCTGAATATTTTAAATCTCCTGAGATTGTGCCTCCTTCTGAAGTATTAGAACAAATAAACATAGAAACAATGTTTGCATATTTATATAAAGTATATACTCCTAAAAGCGTTAAGGGAGTTAAAGGTTCTTTTGAAGTAGTAAATGATATGCTTATGTATAGATTAATTACATCACTAGCGCTTGCGAAGATAACAGAAGAAGATATTGAGCTTATAGTTAATGGGAAATTTAATATCGACTATGAGCATGAAGATATAGAATCTTTCTTACACTACTTCTTTGATGTACAAGGTTGAACAATTGCTGATAAAAAAGCATTAGTGCGAAAAACCAAAGAACATTTTTTACAACACGCATATAGAACTGCTCTAGAACATGATAAAAATTACTTAATTTGAAAACTTGGAGCATCTCCTGATAAATCTTTTGACTCCATGTTAAAGGATATGATGAATGATGCGTATTATAATTTTACCGAGAGATCAACAATTGACCCAGAACTTGCACAAAAATGAGGAGCGTTAGCTGTTAAGCTGGCAGACAAATTAGAAAAATTAGATAAAGATAAAAAGAAAAAAGAAGACTTCTTTGCCGAAGTAACGTTTGAAGTAAAACAGCACAGAGCTGGACATGTAAAAGATTCTGACGAACCCAAACATATCCTGGATTTGATGAATGAGTAATCAATACATTAAAAAACAAGCAGGCATCTTAGATGTGCCACAAGATACTTTAGCTAGCGATATATGGACTACTGAGGGAAAACTATATCCCCACATTAGGGATCAAATTTTAAATAGGTTATATGCTTTTGTGCCTAAGAAAGTGGTACGAAGTGTGGTTATTTTAGGATCCATTACAGGATACAAATATACTGAAACGTCGGACATAGATATAAACGTTACGATTGAGCCTTATGGTGACTATTTTCATCAAGCTAAGAAAGAAGTTAATGGCTATCTTGCACAGGGTACCCGACATCCTGTAAATTATTTTGTTATGCCCCATACTTCAAAATTATCTAATTGAGAAAATTCTACGTTTGGAGTATTTGATGTAATTTCAAATGTTTGAGCAAACAACCCACCCGCTAGAGCTACAGTTAGAGACCCGCATAAGCAATTTAATCAAGAATTTATTATAGCAAAAATGGTTGCTGGACATTATAAAAGACTTGTTTTAGCTTTCCATAAAGACAAAAAAGATTTAGAGACTCTTATAGCATTACCAGATTCTTGACATAAGTGATGGTGGATTAGAAATAAAAAAAAGGAAATAAATGAAGATAGACAAGATCTCATTAATTTTTCTCAAAATCTAGATAAATCTAGAAAATTAGAGTATTCTTTAGGGTGAGGAACCCCGAGGAATAATTATAGAAACGTAGTATATAAATTTATCGAACACGGACCTCATGGCGAGTTATTCGAAAAATTTAAAGAAATCAAGCTAAACAATGGCAAATAAGATACAGAAGAAAAGTGGACCTAAAGATTTTGGGTTAAAGGTATACGTACACAACCAAGATCAAAGAGGAATTAGTGATGCACTAAGACGCTTAAGAAGCAGATTAGATACAGAAAATATCATGGAAGAAGTGAGATGAAGACAGCATTATGTTAAGCCTAGCCAAAGAACCAAACATAAAAAGAAAAAATCTAATCCAAGATGTCTCAAAAGATAGCAATATCACGTAGCGAATTTGCAGAATCATTTTTCTGGCTAAATGGCGCCCCCTTCTCTTTAGATGATTACCCCCATATGCGACGTGTGTGGGATACTTCGCCTAAAAAGAAAGTTATGCAATTTAGCAGACAGACGGCTAAATCCACTACAATGGCGGGAATGGTAACAGCTAATTCTGGTATGATTCCTTTCTTTAAAACTTTATACGTAGCTCCTACGATTACTCAAGCTAAGATATTCAGTCATGATAGGGTGAAACCTTTTTTAGAAGGTAGCCCTTTTATGAAAGATCACTATATGAATACTTCTCTAGTAGATAATGTTCACCATAAAGAATTAGCTAATGGATCTTTAATGCATATAAGATATGCGCTGCTTTCTGCTGATAAATTACGTGGATTTTCTGCGGATATGAATATTTTCGATGAGTGTCAGGACATGCTTAGTGAAATTATTCCTGTGGTACAGGAAACTATGACACACTCTGATTATAAATGGATAGTATATTCTGGTACCCCAAAACGTTCTAGAGGAACTTTAGCTGATTTATGGCATAAATCTACTATGTGCGAATATATAGTTAAGTGCCAAAGTTGTAATCATTGAAATATTTTAGATGAAGAAAACATTGGGGATTTCGGAGTTATATGTAAGAAGTGTGGTAGACCTTTAGATATTAGTGTAGGAGGAGAATGAGTTTCTACATATTCTTTAAAAAATCCTACAGCTATGGAAGGGTATAGAGTTTGCGCTTTACACTTTGCAAAAGCACCCTGGGTTAATTGGCAGGAAGATATATTAGATAAACAAAGGCATTGGTCTAAAGCTTTTTTTCACAATGAAGTATTAGCGTTAGAATATGATGCTGGAGTATCACCTGTTACAGAATTTGAAATAGATAGAGCCAGTACCGGCCCGTTAATGGAAGAGGATCCTAACGAGGAACAGCGTAATTATCCTAGTGTATTAGCTATCGATTATGGCCCAGTTAATTCAGAAAAATCTTATACCGTAGCAGTAGTAATGCAACTTCGCTCTAATAAATTACGAGTAGTTTATGCTAAAAAGTTTATTGGAAAAGAAGCCGATTATAGTTTTATCGTTCCAGAAATTCCTAAAATAATGGCTAAGTGAAATTGCGTTAGTGTAGCTTCAGATTATGGAATGGGCGAAGCGCCAAATTCAGAACTCAGAGCTAGAATAGGTTATGAAAAAGTAGTAGCATTTCAACATTCCGGTACCCAGAAAAATAAAATTCAATGGAATGACAAGATGCCCGCCTACACTTTAAATAGAACTAAAGTAATGACTGAATTCTTTGAAAACATTAAAAATTTACGAATAGAATTTCCACATACAGTATCAATGGATTCTTTTAAAGAAGACATTATGAATATACAAATTGACTATGACGAAGAGCGAGGATTTATGAAATATATTAATATAGGTCCAGATGATTTTGCCCATGCTTGTATTTTTGGAACTATAGCTTGCGAACTAATGTTTGGGGCAGTAAAATAAAAAAAAATAAAAAATTACTTGACAATTAAAGGATAAGGAGCCATATTTAGTTATGTTCACAGCATCCGACTTAGAAATTTTCGGTAAGTCTATTTCCGAAAAGTATATCAAAAACTCTATCCCTCTTACAGAAGGTTTAGCTAAAACAGCTGAAGCCCAGGGATTTACTACATACCAAATTGACCGAGTTGCAGAATTTGCTAATACGGCCACGTATCTTAACATGATGAAAACAGCTTCGGATAAATATATACGTTTTGAAGTTGCGGATTCAAAGGAAGCTAAAAAGAATATGAAATCTATCAAAGTAGCTGTGGATTTAAGCGATTATGACGATGAGCCTTCTATTTTTTCTATGCAAAAAGTAGCAAGCGCTGAGAAACGTGAGGCAACGGAATCAGAATTACGGAAAATGGCCCAACGTCATTTAGGTAGTATACAAAGAGAAAGTAATATAATTGCAGAGCATGTAACGAGTTGGGATACTACATATGGACAGTTAAAGTCTCTAATAAAACAAGCAGTATTAGGCGGATGCTCTTATGGAAACGTTTCTGAAATTATAAAAGTCGCTGCACCACAAACCCATGAACATTTTATTTCCTCAATAAGAGAGGAACTACAACCAAATATGCCTTTTGTTAAATTAGATACAGAAGGTGACAATTCCTTAACCCCTAACCCTAACTCAGATATTTATAAAATCGCTGAAAGATTGGAAACATATACTGATGAAATCTGCCAAGCAGATAAAAATTTAGAACAGGAAACAGAGGATTATACTAAATTTACTAAAGAAGCCTCTCTTCCTAATATTAGTGGACTATTACAAGAAAAATCAGCGGCCTTAAAAGTAATTAAAGGTATTGGAAAAACAATTATAAATCATCCCAAAACTACTGCAGCATTAGCTGTGGGGGCAATGGTACATAAGTCTGGCAAAAATAAAGGTAAGTTTGAACAAGGTTTGATATTACAAAAGAAATTAGTTCAGCATAAAATGGGGAGAAGATAATGCCTAAGATAAAAGGTTCACAAGTATTTAGTGGTTTGATAAGAGGCGCAATCGGGGAAAAGGATCCGGCAAAAATAATACAGTATTTTAAAGCTGGTGCTGGAATGATGATTGCTACTTTAGCACTTGACGCTGTTGTAGATACAGTTACGGAAGTATTTAAATCTAAAAATAAAAAGTTTGTGGCTAAAAAAGCATTTAAGAAAATGATGGCAGTGCATCCTAAGTTACATAAGGTAGACCCTAATATACTTTCATTATACTGGGAATCATTATACCATTTTGCACCGCACATGGCTAGAGATCCGTTAGCTTCTGGAGCCTATATTAGGCAGTCTATTGAAAGGGGTCATTATGATTCCTTTGGAGGACCCCCTCCTGATACGTTTTCTACATTAGTAGGTGTTGGTAGAGCTCCTATGAAACCCGGAAAGGGTCCTGGATTATCAGATATGGTATCAAAAGAGTTAGTGCAAGGAGCATTTGACGGCTTAGCAGAATTTGGGAAAGCACAAACATCTCCTACAAAATATAATTCACCTTTCGATAGCGACATTACATAAAAATTAAATGATAGAAAAACGCGCAGAATACTTTTACGGAGACAATAACTCTGAGGTGTTTACCCTTATCGGTAAGGGAACCATGGAGAAAACTGCGTCGTATTCAGAAGAGTTAGTAGATTATATTAATTCTTTAAAAAAGCGTGTTGACAAAGTATATGCTTTAGTAAATGCTTTATCTGCTGGAGAATTTTATAGCTCTAATAGAAATGGTGATCATTTTCCAGAAAAGGCCTTAAAACAATATCATAAAACATTTGAAGCTTTAGGTCATGTGTACAGACACCATGTAAATAAGGATCCAAGAAAATCGTTAGGTAAGGTTTTATTTTCACATTATAATCCTACAATGCATCGAGTAGAATTAATATTAGAATTAGATTCTAAAAAAGGTGCAGACGTTATTACAAAAATGCAAAAAGGAGAATTACCATTTTGTTCTATGGGAACTAAAGTTCCTTTTGACATATGCTCCATTTGCGGAAACAAAGCTCAAACGAGAGCTCAATATTGTGACCACTTAAAGTATCGTATGAATAATATTTTATCCGACGGTAGAAAAGTTTACGCAATAAATACAATGCCGAAATTTTTTGATATCAGTGTTGTAACTATCCCTGCCGACAGGACTGCTAGTTTTATTAGGCTTCTTGAAGCAAAATCATCTAGTAGACCTCGTGTTATAAAAATTGCAGAGGAATTACCAAAAGAAACAAAACAGCTTTTTAAAGCTGCCGGGTTTGAACCAAGAGCAGAAATTAGAAAAAAAGTAGACGTTAAAATAGAGATTGCGGACCAAGATCCAAAAAATATCCTATTACATACTCAGAAAAGACTTTCAGATGAAACAATCGAAAAGCTTTCTAAGTATAATATCGACGAGATACTTTCTACAATGATGGCTTTACGAATTGCACCAGTTAGAGAAGATTTTCAAAAATTGGCTGCGTACGTTTTTGGACAAAAAGAAGCGGCAGATAAATGGGCTGAAAATGGAGTTTGTTTTATTGTAGATAAGGACACAGTCCCTACAGAATTACCCAATGTAACTTTTGATAATTTTAATAGCAAGATCGCAGGGGTGCTTTTGAAGTCAGTCCCAGATATGTCTCTTACTAAACAATGAGTATTAGCAAGAGGAATACATAAAGTAGGATATGAGTCTCAAGCAACAACCTATCCAAGTAATGTTTCTAGAGAACGTAGCGGAATAAAACGTTTCTTATTTACGCAGAAAGAGGAACCACCTGTTTCAGCACATAGAAATCCAGTAGTTCCATTAGGACTTCTAGGAAGCTTATATTACGGGTATGCGAAGGTATTTAATAATCCATCGATTAATAAATTTAGATCGTTTGTAGTTAAATATCCTTGGTTACTTCCAGTATTAGTGGGAGCGGGAACGGCCGGTTCTTTAGCCAGCCAAAGTGTAGCATTTAATAAAGAAGCCTCTTTAGGAGCTGTGGACAAATTCCTAATGTCTTCTTTAATAACAGTACCAACCGCCTACTATTACGCAGGTAAACAGGAGAATAAAGCTAGAAAAGGTGTACCTTTAAAACCAACAGAGAACTTTGCCAGAAAACATCCATTACTCGCAGGACTAGTGGGGGCCACTGTAGCAACAGCTATTAAGAGACCTAAGTTTTTTAAAACAGCAGAGTTATTATCAGAAATAAGTCCGGAAGATTTGGATTTATTGTATAAAGATATCATAGGAGGGCAATAAAATGTCACTTAATATAGACAATATTTTAGCAAAACTAAAAGCTGAACACGAAAAAACAGCTGAAGAATCTTTTAATGACGCAATGCTTGAAGGTTCTACGGAAGTTAAAGAAGAAGTTAAAGAAGCAGAAAAGACTGAAGAAGTAGCTGAAGAAGTGAAAGAAGAAGTTAAAGAAGCTGAAAAGACTGAAGAAGTAGCTGAAGTAGTTAAAGAAGAAGTTAAAGAAGCAGAAAAGACTGAAGAAGTAGCTGAAGAAGTGAAAGAAGAAGTTAAAGAAGCTGAAAAGACTGAAGAAGTAGCTGAAGAAGTAGCTGAAGAAGACTTACAGAAAGAAGCTGAAAAATATGAAGATGCGGGTAGAATTATGGCTCAAGGTTTCTGGAAGGAATTGCAGAAACAGGCGTCTGAAGAAGTAGCTGAAGAAATAGCTGAAGTAGTTAAAGAAGAAGTGAAAGAAGAAGTTAAAGAAGCTGAAAAGACTGAAGAAGTAGCTGAAGAAATGAAAGAAGAAGTTAAAGAAGCTGAAAAAACAACTGCTGCGGATAGAATTATCGGAGCATTAACCTCACAGTATTTAGGAGATAACTAAAGATGGGAACACTATTAGACACATATAAAGCTATTCAGGAAACTGAAGCTGAAAAAGTGGCCGAAGAAGTTACTGAAGAAGTAGTTGACGAGGGTCAAGAAACTTTACGTAAGTACGCTGAGGGCGCTGAAGGCTTATTAGCTGCAGAATATGGTGAAGATTACGACGAAAATGACGTAATAAAATTAGCTGGAATGATGATTGATTACGATGTGGAACAAGAAACAATGCTTGAAAAAGTAGCTGAATTGGAAGACATGGGTACAATTATAGGACAAGCTATTAAAGCTGAGTTAGCTAAAGACTAACAAAAAAAATGGATCCCAAGTTAATTAGCGAAACTATGGCTCTTGTTGAATCTCTTAGAGATGATAATGAGAAATTAGCATCTGATCTGGCGCATGTGCAAAACGCGTATGCAATAGTATTTCAGATGTTTAAAGCCGGACATGTAGCTGCAGAAAATTTGGAGTCCACAATCAAGAAATTCGTCCAAAAGGACGACTCGGAACTTGAAGTTATTGAAAAAGCTGCTAGCTTCGGAGGCGCTGTCGCGTCTCTAGGGGAAGTTAGTGACCGACTTCAGGATGACGGGACCATGGATCCTTTGACAAGAATGCTTGTCGAAGATCTTTAAAGATAATCGGAGGATATAATAGAATGTTAGAAATTCTTTCTACCTTAAATAACCTTACTAGAATCGACTTGACGTTAGACGCGGCAGGCTGGGTTTTAGCATCGGGCGTAATAGGCTCATGGGTTAGTCCTACCGGAACTGATCAATGTATAAAAGTTGCGGCCGCTGGAAACTTCGGATTTCCAATCTGGTCTGAATCTAACCGTTCAAGCTCTTTAGCAGGGTTCTCCCCTGACATAGCAGCTACCGGAAAAATTACTGTTTTATATGGTAAAATCCGTGCAAGAACTGACCAATATGATGGTACGCCAGCTATTGGGTCTAAACTATACTTATCTGTTACAGGAACACTGTCTACAACAGCTGGGAGCTCGGCTCACCAGGTAGCGGTTTGTACTAAAGCGCAGTATAGTCATGATGTTAAATTCCAAGGCGCCATAACTGCAACAAACGTAATTGAATACGTAACCATATAAAGGAGGATTAAGAAAATGGAATATTCAGCTAGTACGCTAAATGAGTTATTTGTAGAAAAGCTTAATTCCCCTGCGGGACTTGAGAAAGTCGCTATGGAAGGATCAGCTTTCGTTAGACAAAAACTACGTGAAGTTTCTTTTGCAAGAAAAATAATAAATCCACAATATGTAACTAAAGCTGACTTGACAAGATCTGTCAATCACGACGGCCTAGTTAAAATCGTGGACATCGAGCCTGACTCAGAAGCCATGGCACTGAACATGCGCGGACAGCCAAACCTTAGATACGTAATGGGCGATCGATTCGAGATACCCCTGTATCAGGTTAGTTCTGAAGACTTTCAGAAGACTGAAGAAGAGCTGTTGGCCTATGAAATGCCACTGACTGACATAATTGAGAAGAACTCAGTACTCGATTTACAACGCATTGAAGATGAAAAATTCTTAGAAGGTGTAGACGCGCTAATGCCCGTTGCAAACGCTAAGACCGGTTCTTATAGAGCATCCGGCAGTGAAACAGGTGTGATTGAAAAATCAAGCCTAAAAGAACTGTTTGACGTTTTAGACGGAGCGGAATTACGTTGCGATACCCTATTAATGGATTCTACAATGTATAACAGATTATTCTTGTATGATGCATCAACTATTGGTGACTCAGCAGGAAGCGAAATCTACATTAATGGTTTCACTTACAATACGCTCTTCGGACGTAAAGTAGTTGTTTCCAATAAAGTGTTCAAACAGGACGGGTCAACTGCACTGTTACAGAACAAGATCTACGCTTTTGCACCACAAGAATTCTTAGGACAATTCTTAGTATTAAACGATACTAAATTCTGGATCGAAAAGAAAAAGAATATTATCACATGGGCCGTGTACGAACACATTGGCATCGGATTTGGTAACTCCAAAGCGCTTGCTAAACTTACACTGTCGTAGTATTAATACATACGCTAAAATTAGGGTCGGCTTTGCTGGCCCTTTTTTTTACCCTTGACATTTTCCTCCACAAAATCTATATTTAGATATGATACATCCCACAACTAATTATAAACGTGAAATAAAGGCTTTAGTAGGAGATCCAGATGTATTTCCAGTAACTCTTCCAGGAGCTTGAGGTACTGAGGCTGTAGACTTTACATCCGACTTAGCGGCATTATTGTTTCGAGATTTACAATTAGGGATGACAGACACAACTTTACAAGACGACAGAGCCTACGCAGTGAGTAGTGTCCTAGGGCATTCCTTAGTTACAGACGTTGTATCAACTGAAGCTACGAGTTTAATAACAAATTCTCAAATACAGATGATTGATACCAGTATGGATACAGTAGTAATAGTTACTACGAAGGGAAACACCTTAACTATAATATAGGAGATTCAAATGGCTACTAGTGTAGTATACATGAAAAGACACGATACCAGGCCCTTCTTAGATGTTCAACTTCAGGACGTAGACGCTAATAACATTAATGTAACAGCGGCTATTGCCACTGAAGTGAAATTTACTATGAAGGAAATAAATAGCACTACTATAATTGCTACAGGGGCTTGTACCATTTTACCGGCAACAGACCTAACTAAAGACAACGGATACGATGGTCGAGTTAGGTATATTTGGCTAGCAGCAGACACCGTTACTGCGGGAGAATACTTAGGAGAATTTCAGATCACTTATACTAATGGTGATAAAATGACAGTACCTACAAGTGGTACCTTAGCTATAGTAATTTTGGAGGACTACGATAATGCCTAATACTCAGGAATTATTAACCAATTTAATACCCTTTGCAGATCAGCTATATGTAGATAGATTTAGAACCTTTCTTAATGATACAGTTGCAGAAAATGAATTAGATTTAACAGAAGAAAGTTCAGATACTCTTTTATGACATTGTCTAAAAGATACCCTAGACGAAATTAATTATGAAATACCCCCAATAAGAAGTAGTGTGTATACTACAATATCCGAGGTACCAAGTTGGTCGGTAATGAAATTTGGGGCTACCCTCCATATTTTAGTTTCAAAAGGAATTCTTTCAGCAAGAAATCAATTAACATGAAATGATGCCGGAGGGATTACAGTTAGGGATCAGGATAAGTATGGGCGATATGTAAATTGATTTAACGTGTTATCAACTAGATATGCTAGAATGGCTAGATCTATGAAAATGTCTGCCAACATAGACGACTGTTATGGCGGCGTACACTCTGAATATTTTGATATAGGATACTAATGCTTACTTTAACTTCTTTAGATATAACGTCTTATGATATAGACGCTCTGACTTTAACTTGAGCTTTTTCAGACGTAAGTGCTTCTGGATTTAGCATTAGTGTTTATAGAAGCGAAGCGCCCAGTAGTGACATTACTGAGTATGATTTAATAGCTTCAGGAGTAACAGCTTCTGGTTTTTCTTATTCAGATACTTCTGTAGAAAAATTATATGATCCACAACGTACCTGGTATTATAAATTAAAGATAATAGATTTATCAGATTTATCTTCGTCTATAGCACCAGCTACCCCAGCTTATTTAGATGACACTTCAACTCATAAAGTTTTTAGACGAGTAAAAGCTCTAAAAGAAAAGGCTTTAAGAGTAGGTGGGGGCAGAACTATATACATATTAAAAAGAAGAACTTGAGGGACACATTGTCCGGATTGTTACAATAGTACGTTAGGAAGACAAACTGAAAACGAATGTTTAACCTGCTTTAATACAGGATGAACAGGTGGATATTATGACCCAATAACTATAACGGGTATGATAAATCCAGCACCACAATTTAATCAAATAACAATGTTTGGAGAGTTTATGCCGAGTGACTGTGTTTTAAACATGCTAAATTATCCCCCATTGAGACCTAAAGATGTTGTAGTCGAAACTACTAATCAAAGATGAATAGTTAGACAAGTACGACCTTTAGAATTTCAAGGAACTTTATTAGAGCAAACAGTACATCTTAGCAGAATACTTCCAGACGACACCATTTACGATAAAATATGAGCTTGGTAGAAGAAGTAGCCTTATTAGACGATTTTAATACAGGCAGATTAAAATGAAATAGAAGCCTAGTAGCTTTAGAAGGCGGTATTGATTCGATAAGTACAGCTAATGCGTGGTCTCAAAATTTAGATACGGTCTCAGGACAGTATGTATCTGGAGACTCATATTTGCTGATTAGCGGCTCTTTTATGCATTCTGAGTTCCACACTAGCGGTATTGTTAATGATACCGGAGAATGAGCTTTATACGTTAACTCTCTACGAGTTCCTCCAACCGATATAACTTCAATGATAAATAATGCATTAGGAATATTAATTCAACTAAACACCACAGCGCTAGGATATAGCATCGATGCGACTGATGAATTTCTACTATGAGGACCGGTAATATAATACTAAATGAATATATATGGTCACACTTCCTTTGTCGGGCAAACTGGCTATGCCGCTCATGCTCGTGGATTTTTTAGAGCTTTAAATAACTACTTACCAGTTAAATTAAGAAATTTTTCTGTAGGGCCTTCCTGAGATGGAGTATCTGATCGTCCTCATGAAAAGGAAACATATCTAACAGACATTGATAAAGAAATGTTCATTAGGCAGACTTGTGACGAAGGTATGGATAGTGGGGTGTACAAAGGTATAGATTTTGAGATGTATAACGGAGTCGGAACTCTTCCTCCAGAAAATCCTGTTAACATAATTTTATCAGAAACAAACCACCATTACTGATTCGAAAATAGTTATCCCGGCTACAACATAGGCTATAATGTCTGAGAAAGCACTTTATATCCAAATGAGTTTTTTGAAGCACTATTACGAAATGAAATGTTATGAGTACCCACTAAATGGCAACGCGACTGTAGTATCGCCCAAGGATACCCTGCTGATAGAGTATTTGTAGTTCCGGAGGCTGTGGACACCTCAATCTTTAACGTTAGTTCTGGAAAAAGACCAGACGAGTTTAAAGACGACCGATATAAGTTTGTATTATTTGGCAGATGGGATCATAGAAAATCTACAACAGAAATTTTAAGAGCTTTTAGTGAAGAATTTGGTGCAAATGAACCTATCGATCTGGTGTGTTCTATCGAGAATCCCCACTCGGTGGATGGAATGAATTCTACTAAAGAACGTTTAGCTTTTCATAAAATAGAACATCCAAATATTAAAATTATACCTTTTTTACCTAGAAAAGATTACATTAATTATCTTAAATATGGAGATTGTTTTGTATCTTGCGCTAGATCGGAAGGGTGGAACTTACCCTTAATAGAAGCTATTGCTTCTGGAATTCCCACCATATGCTCAAGCCATCCGGCACAATTAGATTTTGCGGGAGGAATCTCCCAACAAGTAAGGACTATAGATCAAAGACCTATGAAGCCTTTTATGTTTGCTACAGAAGGAGTAGGATTATGAGATGAGCCTGACTTCGACCACTTAAAGGAAATAATGAGAAGCACTTATGAAAATAGAAATATAAATAAGGGCCAGGCACTTCTTAAAGCTCCTAGAGTCAATAAATTTAGTTGACAGAATGCGGCATTAACTGCTGTTGATATATTAAATAATAATGTAAATGAAAATTATTATAAAGATTTTGGAAATTATATTACAGCTATAAAAAGTAATAATACTCCATTAATAAAAATAAATGGACCTATAAAAAAGCAATATACTGTTGAATTTCTTGAAGATAATAAAGAAGTATATAAAGCAGAATTATCAAATGAAGATTCTTGGGCGTCTAGTTTTCCTATTTCAAAAGATACAAAAATTAGGATAAATGGCGAAGATCAATTTTTGCTTGATAAGGTATCAAATAAAATACAAAGTACTGCTGCAAAATTAGGAGCGTATGTAGTAGGCGGTGATCTCAAATATATGCCTTATGTAGAGGCGTGTGTAAAAAGTTTATTAGAATTTTCAAAACTCCCAATAATTGTTTATGGATTTAATTGTGAAGTACCCTTTTCATATTCGAGAGTAATAAATAAAAAAATAGAATATTCTGGAGGCAAAGTAAACCAGGTAGGTCATGTAGATAGCCAAAACTATTTTGCTAGAATAGCGGCTGCATTAGAAACTACAAAAAATGATGAATTTGATTATTATATTTTTTTAGATGGAGATATGGTAGTGTCGGAAAATATAGACCATCTTAATACTTATGTAGATAAACTAAAACATTATCCACTATGTATGAGATATAGATACCCCTCTTTATTACATTTTAGAGAGGATGGGGATGGGCGAAGAGAAAAGAAGCATGGAGAAGAGCTTTGCGAACTATACGGGTGAGATACCGGTAATTTACCATATAGCGGTCACACAGTGGCCACAGGTATATTTATGTATGATAAAAGATCTCAACGTTTTTTTGAAGAAGTTCTCCGAGAAGAGGCTTATATAAGGAACATTAGTAATACAGATTCAGATGGTAAAATTTTTGTAGATGACACGGCATGCTCTGAAGAACGAATTATTAACATGTTATTTTGAAAATATAAATATGACGAGTTTCTTCCTATAACTTGAATTTCTCCACATGACAATGTTATGGGCTTTAGCCAGGGGCATATAGCCTCCTTAAATTATTCTTCTATGTTTTTTATGGAGAATTGGCCCAAAGAAATGGATGAGATTTACCCAAAAAGCGAAGCTAATATACTAGCGTATCATCCAGAAATCGATAACAAAAATCCTAATACTGCTTCAAAAGTATTGAGGTTTCTTAAAAAAATTAAGAAAGAGATTGTAGTTATAAGCTCTTATACTGATACCGCTAGTAAAGAAAAATTATTAAAAGAACGCATAGCGCAAATTAAGGGGTTTGGATACGATATATTATTATCAACCCACTATGATGTTCCTCAGGAGATAAAAGATGAAGTAGATCACTATGTGTATGATCCAAATAATGAAATATTTGAAACTCCTGAATTTTTTTGAGGAGATCTTTCTGGAGTTTATTTTGAAACTTTTTATAGTAAAAATAAAAATCATTCTTATGCAGCGTTTACATTATTTAAAAATGCCTTTAATTACTGTAAAAACTTAGAGGTTGATACTATACATTTTTTAAATTATGATGTTTTGTTAAAATACAATCCTTTCATTAAATTTAGAACTCTATTAAAGACCACTAATAGTTCAGGATGTTTTATTACAAGTCAATCAAACGAAGACAATATAACTTTTGAAAATGTTAGAGTTCTTATGTTTTCAGTTACCACTAAATTTAAAGGATTTGAGGGAATAGATTCTTTACAAGAATACTTAGAGCTTTCAGAAAGACAATTGGAGAAGTGACTTTATGAGCGTTTTAGAATGCAAAATATCTGAGATGATATTATAAAATTAGATGAAAAAACAGAAGCTTCTCAATATACAATAAAGGATTCCATAAGCTTGACAACTTATAAAGTTAATTTATTTGAAAAAAATAAAAATTTATTGGCCCTAATTTTTAGAGAAAGATTAGATGATAATGAAGTATTATTTAAATACACTTGCTATGAGGATACTAGAGATGTATTGGAGAGAGAGGCGCATATTAAATTTGAAACAGATAGTAAAGTGGTGGTGATTAATTTAGGAAATTTAAAAGATGTTAAGAATATTAGTCTTTTAGATTCTCATAATGGTGTGGAAATAACTAAGGAACTAGACGAAAAAACTTTATCTGAAATAGAAAATAATATAATTAGGTTAGAAAAAGAAGTAGAAATGGTGGATCTAACAAGAAATGATATATTACAAGCTATAGAAGATAATAAACCTTTAAAAGAAGTAGTGGCTATTTTAGCCTATACTAACACCAAAGAAAAAATAGATGTTTTAAAAAAATGTATAAAGCGAATTAAGGAATTCGGATATGATATTTTGTTAGTAACACACTACCCAGTTAGTTTAGAAATACAAAAATCTGTAGAACATTATGTATATGATAGTAACAATGAAATTATAGAAATCCCGGTTACTTTTTGATTTGATAACGAAGATTATTTTGTTAAATCTGTAAATCATGAAACTCCAAATCATTCTTATGCAGTATTTTCATTATTTAAAAATGCAGAAGTATACTGTAAATCACGAGATATAGACATAATTCATTTTTTAAACTACGATATGATTCCGCAAAAGGATTTATTTAAAATTCATAAAGAAGATTTAGGTAAAGGCGCTCATGGCTCATTTTACTACTATGATACAGATGAGGATTCTTTTGCTATGACATTTTTTTCAATTTCTAAAAATTTTACGGCGTTCAATAATATAAATAATTCCCAGCAATATTTTAAGGCTTCTTCTTCAAGAGATGGGGATTCTAGACTGTATCTAGAGCCTTGGATTTATGATCTTATTATTAAAACAGAGGGAGAGTCTAATCTAAAAATAAGAAAATATATAGATGTAGAAAAGGATTATGGAGTTAAGAATTTAATTACTGATGGAGCTCTTAATATATATGGATTTGTATATAAGAAAGAATTTAGGTTAGTATTAGGTAAACCAAATATTACTGATGATTCTAAATATTTGTTAAAATATAATGGTAAGGAAATTAATTTAGATTTTTCAGGTTCTAAATTTTTTCATCATAATTTGGGATTAAGTTCTAAACTAAATAAATATCAAATATATAAAGATGGTAAATTATTCAAGAATGAGCTAGTTACAAAAGATTACAAAAAAAGAATAGAAAAATATAACACATTTGTCGTGAAGGCTGATACTAAACTTCCTAATAAGTTGATGATAGTAGCTCACCCGGACGACGAACTTATTTTTGGAGGATACGACTTATTAAAAGACCCTGAAGATTGAAAAGTTATATCAGTAACGGGAAAAAGTAATCCAATTAGAGCGTATGAGTTTAGCAAAGCTATGGAAACTTTAGGAGTAGGAGAATATGCTTTATGAGATTTTCCTGACTCTTTATATGATAAATTTGATGAAAAATATTTAAGAAAATTTATATTAGGTGAAACTTCTAGAAGATATTATAAAAAAATAGTAACTCATAATTCTAACGGAGAGTACGGGCATGTACAGCATAAATCTCTTCATGATGCTATGATAGAAATTAGTCCTAGAAATTTATATACTTTCTCGATAGGAGATAAAACTAAAATATATCCTTTAGAAGAAAAAAGAAAATTACTTGAAGTTTATGAGAGTGAGGAAACAGAATTGCCTGGTTATTTAGATTATCTTTATTACGGGGAATCAACTTCTATATTAAATGGAAATATATCAGTTGACCATAATTTTGTAGATGGACCATTTGTAGAATTGTGAGGATCAGAATCTGACCATACTTATGATATAAAATTTATTGATCAAGATTTAGAAGAGGTTGTATATGAGAAAATTGGAGTATCTGCTAATAGCTGAATTAAAGCAAGTAGAGTATATTTTACCAATTATATGATTACGGTACATAAAGGTGAAGAATTAGTGAACCAATACGCTTTTAATTGTGATAATAAACGAGTATTAATTGCGTTAGATAGCAGCTCTCTAGGAGATACTTTGGCTTGAATACCCTATGTTCAAAAGTTTAAAGAAAAACATAATTGCGAAGTAATAGTGTCTACATTCCATAATCATTTGCTTGATTATCCAGAATTAAAGTTTATTAGTCCGGGAACTACTGTTGACAATTTATACGCAAGCTATGTAGTAGGTATTAGAGAAGATGATGATTTCCTTCATAAAAGAAATCCATTTTCAATTCCTTTACAAGAGGTTGCTTGTGATATTTTAGGTCTCGAGTATGAAGAACTATTACCGCAAATGGCTAAGATTAAAGGACATACTGATATTGACGGTCCTTATGTATGTCTAGCGGCCCACTCCACAGCTCAGTGTAAATATTGAAATTATCCTGGAGGATGGCAAACTGTGGTAGACTATTTAAATTCAAAAGGTTATAAAGTAGTAGTTATAAGTAAAGAAGAAAGTGAATTAAATGGCATAATCGACAAAACTAACTTGAATCTTACTGAAACAATGCGTATATTGAAACATGCTACATTCTTTATGGGATTGAGTTCAGGATTAGCTTGGCTAGCTTGAGCGTTAAAGGTGCCAGTATTAATGATTTCCGGCTTTACAGCGCCTTGGTATGAATTTAAATGTGTTAGAATGCATAAAGACACAGTATGTCATAATTGTTTTAATGAGGAAAAATTTGATAGAGGCGATTGAAATTGATGTCCTAGAGGAAAGAATTTCGAGTGCTCTTCAAGTATTTTACCAGAGGAGGTAATTAATACTATTTATGAAAATTGAAATATCTAATGGAGAATTAATAGATAAGCTATCTATTCTTCAATTAAAAACTGAGAATTTTACTGACCCAGAAAAGATTAAAAATGTACAAACAGAATTTGAGGCTTTACAACATAGCGTTGTAGAGCTATTGAATTTCTCATTGGATTCTGAAAGTTATATGAATCTTTATAATTGTAATGCAGAGCTATGGGATATAGAGGACCAACTGCGTAGAAAAGAACAATTAAAAGAGTTTGATGAGGAATTTATAAAATTAGCGCGAGCAGTGTATTACACTAATGACACTAGAGCTAATTTAAAAAAAATAATTAACAACGAAACCAACTCTATGTTTATTGAGGAAAAAGAATACGTAAACTATAACTAGTTTGGAGACCCCGCATGTCAGGACAAATAAAAGCCAAACAAATATCGGATGTATATAGCCAATCACAGGCTAATGCAACATTTTCAGCAAAATCCCACAACGCATCCGCCGCACCACCAGCGTCCCCAATAACTGGACAGACTTGGTGAGATTCATCTAATGAAGTATTAAAAACATGAACAGGTAGTACATGAGTAGCCTCTGAAGGTACCTCAGGTACTTCTGGCTCAAGCGGAGCTAGCGGTGCTAGCGGTACTTCCGGATCAAGCGGAGCTAGCGGTGCTAGCGGTACTTCCGGAACTAGCGGTACTTCTGGATCAAGCGGATCAGCAGGTTCAAGCGGATCTTCGGGGACTTCCGGAACTTCTGGAACTTCAGGATCAAGCGGAACTTCAGGATCAAGCGGTACGAGTGGTACAAGTGGTACGAGTGGTACTTCAGGTTCAAGCGGTTCAGCAGGTTCAAGCGGTTCAAGCGGTACGAGTGGTACTTCTGGATCAAGCGGGACTTCAGGAACTTCAGGATCAAGCGGATCATCAGGATCAAGCGGAACTTCGGGAACTTCTGGTTCAAGCGGGACTTCAGGAACTTCTGGTTCAAGCGGGTCAGCAGGATCAAGCGGTTCTTCCGGAACTTCCGGATCAAGCGGTACGAGTGGAACTTCAGGATCTTCTGGAGAGAAAGGAGTTACTGGAGATTCAGGATCAAGTGGATCAAGCGGAACCTCAGGCTCTTCTGGAGCTAAAGGAGACGCTGGAACGAGTGGTTCAAGCGGAACTTCTGGTTCAAGCGGAACTTCAGGATCAAGCGGTACTGGCGGTACTTCTGGGTCTTCTGGAGGAGTTGGAACGAGCGGTACTTCAGGATCAAGCGGAGCAGCAGGAACTTCAGGTTCAAGTGGAGATACGGGGGTGCCCGGAGCTTCAGGGTCAAGTGGTTCTTCCGGAACCTCAGGATCAAGCGGTACGAGTGGTACTTCGGGGTCAAGTGGAACTAGCGGTACTAGTGGTACTTCGGGTTCGAGTGGATCAAGCGGTTCAAGCGGTTCAAGCGGTACGAGTGGTACTTCAGGTTCAAGCGGTACGAGTGGTACTTCAGGTTCAAGCGGATCAAGCGGTTCAAGTGGATCAAGCGGTACGAGTGGTACTTCCGGAACTAGCGGAACTTCGGGATCGAGTGGAGCAGCTGGAACTTCAGGAACAAGCGGTTCAAGCGGAATAGACGGAACTTCCGGGTCAAGTGGTACGAGCGGTATAGGCGGAACTTCCGGATCTTCAGGAGGTGCAGGTACAAGTGGTACTTCTGGATTAAGCGGTACGAGTGGTACGAGCGGTTCTTCTGGGACTTCCGGATCAAGCGGGACTTCTGGATCAAGCGGTTCAAGCGGTTCAAGCGGCACAAGCGGTACTTCCGGTTTAAGCGGAACGTCAGGTTCAAGCGGTACAAGTGGAACTTCAGGATCAAGCGGAACTTCAGGATTAAGCGGAACTTCAGGATCAAGCGGTACAAGTGGAACTTCAGGTTCAAGCGGATCAGCAGGATCAAGCGGTTCAAGCGGATCAAGCGGATCAAGCGGTACGAGTGGTACTTCGGGGTCAAGTGGAACTAGCGGTACGAGCGGTACTTCGGGCTCAAGCGGGGATAGTGGTACGAGTGGTACTTCAGGGTCAAGTGGGACTTCAGGAATTAGCGGTACTTCAGGGTCAAGTGGGACTTCAGGAATTAGCGGTACTTCAGGATCAAGCGGAACTAGCGGTACTAGCGGTACTTCTGGGTCAAGCGGGACTAGCGGTACTAGCGGTACTTCTGGGTCAAGCGGGACTGCGGGTACAAGCGGTACTTCTGGATCAAGTGGAACTAGCGGTACAAGTGGAACCTCAGGGTCAAGCGGTTCAAGCGGTTCAAGTGGAACTAGCGGTTCAAGCGGAACTTCAGGAACTTCTGGAACTTCAGGTTCAAGCGGAACTAGCGGTACGAGTGGTACCTCTGGATCAAGCGGTTCAAGCGGTTCAAGCGGTGTAAGCGGCACTTCCGGATCAAGCGGTACGAGTGGTACTTCAGGTTCAAGCGGTTCAGCAGGTTCAAGCGGTTCAAGTGGAACTTCAGGAACTAGCGGAACTTCAGGATCAAGCGGAACCTCAGGAACTTCAGGATCAAGCGGTACGAGTGGAACTTCGGGATCTTCTGGAGAAAAAGGAGTTATTGGGGATTCAGGATCTAGCGGGTCAAGTGGGACCTCGGGCTCTTCTGGAGCGAAAGGAGACGCTGGAACAAGCGGTTCAAGCGGAACTTCCGGAACTAGCGGAACTTCAGGTTCAAGCGGTACTGGCGGTACCTCTGGGTCTTCTGGAGGAGTTGGAACTAGCGGAACTTCAGGATCAAGCGGAGCTGCAGGAACTTCCGGTTCAAGCGGTACTTCCGGTTCAAGCGGAACTTCCGGAACTAGCGGAACTTCGGGTTCAAGTGGAACTTCCGGAACTAGCGGAACCTCAGGATCAAGCGGTATAAGTGGAACTTCAGGATCAAGCGGTTCAAGCGGTTCAAGCGGATCAAGCGGAACCTCAGGATCAAGCGGTACAAGTGGTACGAGTGGTACTTCAGGTTCAAGCGGTACGAGTGGTACAAGTGGTACTAGCGGGTCGTCTGGAACTAGCGGGTCAAGTGGAACTTCCGGTTCAAGTGGTACGAGCGGAACCTCAGGATCTTCTGGAGAAAAAGGGGTTACGGGGGATTCAGGTACAAGCGGCTCAAGTGGAACTAGCGGTACAAGTGGAACTTCAGGATCAAGCGGAACTAGCGGTACGAGTGGTACTAGCGGGTCATCTGGAACAAGCGGATCAAGCGGAACTTCAGGAACTTCTGGAACTTCAGGATCAAGCGGAACTTCAGGAACTTCTGGAACTTCCGGGTCAAGCGGAACTTCAGGAACTTCAGGAACTTCAGGTTCAAGTGGATCTGCAGGATCAAGTGGTTCTTCCGGAACTTCAGGATCAAGCGGTACAAGCGGTACTAGTGGTACTTCGGGGTCAAGCGGTACAAGTGGTACGAGTGGTACTTCAGGTTCAAGCGGAACTAGTGGTACTTCTGGGTCAAGCGGTTCAGCAGGTTCAAGCGGTTCAAGCGGAACCTCTGGTTCAAGTGGTACTTCAGGCTCAAGTGGAACTTCAGGTACAAGCGGAACTTCAGGTTCAAGCGGAACTTCAGGTACAAGCGGAACTTCTGGGTCAAGCGGTTCAGCAGGTTCAAGCGGTTCTTCCGGAACCTCAGGTTCAAGCGGTACGAGTGGTACTTCAGGATCAAGCGGTACAAGTGGAACTTCAGGATCAAGCGGAACTTCAGGATCAAGCGGAACTTCAGGAACTTCAGGATCAAGCGGAACTTCAGGAACTTCAGGTTCTAGCGGAACCTCCGGGTCAAGTGGAACTTCAGGAACTTCAGGTTCAAGTGGATCGGCAGGTTCAAGCGGTTCAAGCGGAACTTCGGGATCAAGCGGAACTTCAGGAACTTCAGGTTCAAGCGGTTCAAGCGGATCATCAGGATCAAGCGGAACTTCCGGGTCAAGCGGAACTTCAGGAACTTCAGGTTCAAGCGGATCAGCAGGATCAAGTGGCTCTTCCGGAACCTCCGGGTCAAGCGGTACGAGTGGAACTTCCGGGTCAAGCGGTACGAGCGGAACCTCCGGATCAAGTGGTTCAAGCGGTTCAAGCGGTTCAAGCGGTTCAAGCGGTTCAAGCGGAACGTCTGGATCATCTGGTAACACCGGAAATGCAGCCGGACATGTCCAGTACAACTTTGACAGCTCAACAACT